TTTTGGCGTCGCCAGCGGGAGCTTCAGCAGGAGCTTCCGAGGTTTCGGCTTCGGCGACCGGAGCAGAACTTTCGGAGGTTTCAGCAGGTGCTTCAGCGGCGGGTGCTTCGGCGCCAGGAGCAACGGGTGTTCCGTCTCCGACTCCGAGGACCTTCATCGCAATCTTCAGGATGTCGTTCTTGCCGAGCGCCACGGCGTCCTTGCCTTCAGCGTGAATCGCTTTCGCGACTTGAACAACGCCCAGGGCGAATTTGACCTTTGTTCCGTCGCGCTTGGAGAGCGTTTCGGATTTGGCACCGAGCTTGCCTTTAAAAGCAGGCTCGCCTGTTAAGATGCTTTCCACGCGAGATACGCGTGCGACTGTTGGCATGGTGGGATCCGCAATAGCGGGTGTAGCAGTGGTAGCTGTACTCATAATTTGTTGAATGTGTTACTGTTAACAACCTCTAATTTAACACGAACTTAGAATTTGTAAACACTTTTTGTTAACTTTTATTTAAGCGGTCTGCTGGTTAGAACTGATTTGCGCGCGGAAGCGCTCACCAGCTTGCATGAGGACCGGTAGGAGTCCAGATATGGAGTCCACGTCGTTGGCAAACCGCGTGATGGTGTGCGAGAACTCAACGACATCCGGTCTGCGGGTCTTGAGCTCTACGGTTTCACGCTTTGTGCGCACCTCGATCTGCATCAGCGCGTGGTGAACTGCCGCCACCTTCTTGTTCTGAGGAGCATTCAACCAGAAGCAGTAGTCCATGACAACGCAGTAGTCTGAGCTGACTTGCAGCTTGATCGGACCTTTGAATTGCTGGAGCTTCGCTGGGTGCGGCCCAGAGATAGCAGTTTGTGGGTCAGCATCCTCCGACTGCTCCTTGTACGCGCACTTGAAGCATGATGTGATTCGCACTTCATGCTCGCGTAGAGGAGCAAATTCGGCGTAGGATGTGTTGGTTACCATCCCGACGATCATCGTCTGAAGGTCGGGAGAGTCTTCGTATTCAATAATTCTTGGCATATCAATCTTCAACTACAGTGCTGTCAGCGTCGGTGTCATCTTCTGCATCTTCGCGAGAAGCAACGAAACCGCCAATGCCCTCAGTGGCGAAGATGTAATTCTTTGCCGCAGCCCACATGGCGTCGAAGTCTGCTTTGTGGGCCTCGTAAAACGCGGGCCATTCAGCTCGAGATTCGATGCGCGGATTCTTCTTGCGCTCTGATCGGCTTTCCTCCTCAGCAGCATCTCCCTCTTCAAGGTCAATCGCGTTAGACCCACCGAAGGTGGTCATTGGAATCTTCCAAGCGTTAAACCTGAACGCGTAACCTCCATTTTCCTTGTCATACACCGCGAATCCGTAGTAGATCAAGCTCTCAAGGATGCTGAATGTGTTATCAAGCCCGCGATCGAATAGCAGCGCCATGCGACCTTCGCGCAGCGGTTTTACCTGCCTGTTTTTTGATGTGAAGAAACCCACCAAGAAACCAGCGGCAAACTGGGCTCCTTTGACAAGCGTATACTTGACGTCAGGAATCTTGAACATGAAGATGCGGACAGTCGCGTAGAACTTCAGTGCCCTTCCACCGAACGTTGAGAAGTCCTGGTCTCGTGGAAGCGTCGACTTGTTACCCTTCTTTCCAGCCTGGGCGGCCTTGTAAGAGTCCGACACCTGGTTGGTGCAGATCATGCAGACGTTCTGGCGGTTGATCTTGCGCGTCATTCTGCGGAACGCTTCGCGGAGCTGCTTTGGCTGGCGAGAGTAGTCGTCTTTTCCCCAGTCCTTCGTCATTTCTTCTTTCGAAGATGTTCCTGCGATGGTGTCTACGATGACTACCACGAACTGCTGGCGTCCAGTCTGTTTCTCGAACGCTGAGATCTCGTCGAGAGTCTTGTCAATCGTCTTGAACAGAAGCTCCACGGTGTCGCAGCGAGCAAGCACGGCATCGATTTCAACGTCCTCAATGACAATCTTCTCGTCATCTTCAAGGGACTGCTCGTTGTCAATGTAGAGCACTGTCACGTCAGCGTCATTCGGGATCTTGCGCAAGACATACTCGATCTTTTCGGTGTCCTCGACTTTGATGCGCTCGTAGATCTCACGCTTCTGAGCTCTGACTGCAGAGCGCATGCAGACTGCAGTCTTACCGCAAGACTCCAACCCGTAGAGCTCGACTACGCGTCCAAATGGAAAACCGCCGACAGCATCGTCGAATGGCTTTATGCCAGTGGTCAGGACGTAGCGAACCCTTGACAAGATTTCCTTGTTAGTGCGGCAAACCTCAATAGATCCAGCGTCTTTATTGCGAGGAGCAATCCTCTTGACGCTGGCTACGATTCGATCTTTAAGGTCGCTGTTAGAGAAGCCAGCCTTGAGTTTCTTGGTTGGCTTCGTTGGCTTTTCAGGCGCAGCTTTGGCCATATTTATTTCCTGGTGTCAAGGCTGTTTATTCCAGAGCGGATGCGCTGCGACAAGCGGGGAGCTGACGGCGTAGCGCCAGCTGCAGCCACGGGCGGAGGAGCGTCTGCAGGAGCTTGAGCTTCAGGCTCGGGCTCTGGCATAGACTCTGGAGGAGCGGGATCTCTGCGTTCCTCTGGAATGGCTTCGTCATCATCAATCGACTGCTCTTGCGCTCCGTTAGTCCCGCCGCGCGCAGGTGGAGGAGGAAGCGTTTTTGAAGCAGACGGAGGTGCCTGGCGCGGAGTCTGAGACACCGACGGAGGAGTCATGCTTCGGCGAGAAGCAGACGGAGCAGAGCGTTCTTCGTTGTCGTCTTCGCCGCGTCCTCGATCGTCACTGCGTCCTCTTGACCCACGGTCGTCATCTTCGCGCCCTCGGTCATCTCGTCCGGAATCGGCGTCTCGCTCGCGCCTCCCGCGAGGAGCGTCATCTTCGTCGTCGTGCCGGCCTCTTGGCTCTTCTTCGCGTCGTCCGCGAGGAGCATCTTCATCATCTCCACGGCGCCCGCGAGGAGCATCGTCATCTTCTCCGCGCCTGCTGCGAGGAGCGTCATCGCCGCGACGCCCGCGAGGAGCATCGTCTTCAGAGTCGTATCCGCCCCTGCTTCGATCGTCGTCACGCCCGCGACTTCCGCGGTCATCGTCGCGCCCGCGACCTCTGTCGTCTCGGCGTCCGCGCCCGTAGTCTTCAACTTCGTCTTCACCTCGGCGACCACGATCACGGTCGTCTCCACGGCCACGACCAGCGTCTTCAGCTGAGTCTCGCAGCTTGTCAGCGGCGTCTTCAAGTTCGCGAGAGCTAAGGAACTTTGGCTCTTGGAACTTAATTCCGGACCAGATTTTGTCGACGATCGACTGCATCTTGTCTTGGTTGTTGGTTATCGCGCTCGGCATTTCAGGAGCGAAGCGTATGCCAGTTTTCTTCTGCGTAACCCAAATGTCCTGACCTTGAACGAGGTCAAGGATGCTCAGCGGGCAGCGGCGCGTTCCCTTTCTGAAGATGCTCAGGAGATCCTCAAACGAGTTTTTCGTGATCTGAAACTCATGAGCGTCCCACATGTCAGGAGCTTTAATAACGTCGCTGCGCTCGCCGTCATCTTTTTCGAAGACCAGTGCGAACAAAACCCACTGGCTGATGGACCGCGCGCCGTATCCAATCGACGAGATGCGCTGAGATCCGTGGCCATTAAGCTCTTCGGAAGCATCGCACATGGCGCAGGGAGCGTGAGGGTCTCCGCCAAAGTCGGGATGAGTGTGGCGTCGGCAAGGAATGGGACGGCGATTAACCCAGTGATTTGCGACGCGAGCAAAAAACGATTTGCGCGGGCCCAGTTCAACCGGAAGGAACCGCATGAGCCACGCGTGTCCGAGAGGGATCTTGATGCGCTTCACCTTGTTAGAGGTGTTAGCTTGCATGTAACTTGTCTCTTCCTCGAGGAGAGACAGATATGCTGGACTTTTTTCTTGATTACTCATAAATTTGTACTATTCAGAATCGTGTTTGCTTATCAGTTGGCGGCGAGTGGCTTCGGATGACCGAGTAAGGTCAAGCTTCGCCACGAGAGAACCTTGTAAATTTGACAGTCTTTCAACCCACCCAGCCAGAACAGCATGCTTTCGGTGAGCTGATTTGACCTTTTCGTCAAGCGCTACAGCCATCGCCAAGGAGGTCTCTGTCATCTTGTCTGAGTAATTCTCAGCAAACCTTCCTCCTTTAAGATCGAAGTAGGCTTCAGCTTCAAGCTCCTTTATGCGCTGTTTCGCGATCAGCCGAGATTCAACCATCTCCTGGAGCTTCATGTTGACCCACTCGATGACCGCAGGGAGCTCGCTTGAAGCCTGCCCTATGTCGTCGTAGCTTTGGGTCAAATAGTATGACAGATCCAATTTAAAGTCATCTCCCATGTCAATGGGAGGAAGCTGTGGTAGTTCGCGCTCAGGCATATTACTTGGTGGGTTTAGCGGCCTTGAAAGATGTGACGGACGGATTTCCAGATTCGATTTTCTCAAGCTTATTTATCACGCTTTCGACGGGCGAGACCTTTAGAACTTCGCAAATGCGCTGAGAATCTCCTTGTGGGCATTTTTGAGTCGGAAACCCGTGGTACGCGAAGCACGGTGCGTAGCTGCATGCACTCGAATTCCAGATAGCAAGCTCCATGTAGTCCTTGTCGTATCCGATGCGAACGCCAGGATGATGCGGTCCCCAGATTGAGATGGCAGGCGTGCGCAAAGCTTGGCTAATATAGAGTGGGCCAGAGTCCAGGCACACCACGCCAGTTGCTCTCGCGATAATGGCTGACACGACGCGAAGCTGGGTGTTTCCCATGGCATTGATAACGTTCGGAGCAAGCTGGTTAACCTGGGAGTAGAATTCTCCACCAGTCATGTCCATCGGAGGAACTCTTTCAGACATCTGGCCGATCACAACTACAGGGCGCTTCTTCGACAGCTCAGAGATGATTTCTAGCCAGGAGGCGTACGGCAGCGATCTCAGCGTCCCATTGCTCAGAGGAGCCACCACGTAGTAGCCTGTCTTGCGCAAGTCGATGTGCCGATCTCCATATACAAAGTAGTAGAAAGTGTCAAGATTCGCGAAGTCCTGTTCGTCAAGGTGAATGCTTGGTCGCTTGAACTCTGCTCCGACGCTCTGCGGATCGATGCCGATTTGCTTGAACAGCGCGTCGTACACGTTGAGCTGATCCTTCTCTTCGTCGTATTCAGTTACGCAGTCCGAGAACCACTGGTAGTCATACTGGTTGATGGTGTCGTAGATCAGCGGTCCAGCAAGCGTGCTCTTGTGAGCGAGAGCGGGATGCAGCTGGAGAACTTGCGACCTCTCAGCGAGAGCATAAAACTCTATTTTCGCGCTGTGTCCTGAAATGTGCCGGATGTAATTCAGAGGACCTGTCATGAATAGCAGGTCTCCGACTCCGCGTCCGCGATAGCGCTCGACAAGAATCTTTTTCTGAGCGAGATTCGCAAGGCCGTTAAGAGGCTTGTGGAACGCGGAATTTCGCAGGTCTGAGCAAGTGTCAACAAGGTGGTTGAGGTGCTCGAGCTGATCTGAGTTCATGACGTATCGAACTGTTGGATTCAGCATCCACACTTCGCTGTCCGTCCTGGACCACAGGACTGGCTCTTTAAGAGTTACGATTGACCACTGAGAATTGTGAGGGGTGCGTTTTTTGGTGTCGCTCATTGCTAAAAGAACTTCATGCGAAGACCTCGCTAATGCGAACCATGTTTGTTTTTCTGTTTCGCTTGATCTTTTTCTCGCGCATGAGTCGGCTAACTAGCGACGTCACCACCTGGCGATTCTCACGAGCGGTTTGACCGAGGTTTGGAAGATCAGCCGAGGCTTTGTTTATAAGCGTCCATAGCTTGATCTCTCCTGGCCTTAAGTCTCTTAAGTCGTCGAGGATCTTCTTCTCTTCCCAAATGAGGTGGTCGGTGTCCATTAGACGTGCCGGTAGTTGCTGGGGCGCGACAGGGACTCCGCAAACGGTATCATGCGGCGTTTTGGCTGCTTGGCAGTCTTTACAGGTTCAAGCTTAGCGAGCGAAAGGTACTTTTTAACTGATTCAGGGATGTCTGCGAGTTCATCGTCAGTCCATGCTCTGATCAACGGCCAGATTTGGTAAGGCCTGTACATGTGGGCGTTGCGCATCCCTGGATGCACGTTTGGAAGCACTCTGGAGATCCATCCCTCGAAGTCGTAGTTTGGGTCGTCGTAGTGACCTGATTCTCGGTGCTTCTTGATGATCTCATCCATCGTTTTCCGCGTGGCTGTAAAATGGATGACGTTATGCGAGTCAATCAGAGCTTTCTTGTTCCCGCGAGGAGTCCTGCAGCTATCGAAGATTTTTCCGTTTCCGATGTACACCCCAACGAGATCCTGAGCCCCTTCGATCGGAAGTCCTGGAAGGCCGATGGTTGGAATGCACCTGCAGCTGATGGAATCCGGTTGAACGCTGTTAATGCAGCGCTGGATTAGCGTGAGCGTCCCAGTGCGCCATAGCTCGTCCCCATCAACCACGAGGATGTGCTTAAAGCCGTCGCTGCGGATCCACTCCAGAGAATCATTACGGACACCGGCCTCAACGTCTACCAGCAGTCCCTTTCCTGTGCGGTGACTCTTGACGTCAAAGATCTTCAGCTTTGAGTTGAGTCCGTCAGCGACCAGGCGCTTATGAACGTCTTCGACCTGCGCGATTTCTTCTTGGCTTACCACCTTTCCAGACCAGTACTCGCTTGGGATGCAGAACCGGAACGACTTTACTCCCTCGCTGACAAGCCTCAAGCAAACTTCAAGCAAGCAGAAGTCATCTTTCGTGACTTGGAAATATGCCACAAACGAGTTGCGCTGCTCAAGCTCAGAGTCACTTGGGAAACCGAGTTTCTTCCTCTCGTTGAAAATCGCCTCTCCCTCGTTCCACCTCTGTTTTGAAGCGTGGTGGGCGTCAAAAGCGTCTCCGGACCGCTTGCCACAGTCAGGGTGCTCGTGTTCAAACAGGAGGTGCATGGCTTCGATAACCACTCCGTCTTGGTATGCGCGCTCTGTAAGCTCAGTGTCGCAGAACATCGACTGGTATCTTGGGTGGTAGATGTACCCAAACTTGTCATAGCGCTTTCTGGTGATAATCGGAAGAGTGCATATGGTCTTCACATAGCCATCGTTTACGTGGACCACGCACTCTTCAGACCACCATCCAGGTCTTAAGCTTCCGATGAGCTGAGAGTCCCAGTGTCCAGGAGGTGAGAAGTCATCAGAGATCGCGATCAGGACGTCGCCGCGGCAGTATTCAGCTGCAAGGTTCCAGCCCTTGACGCAATTGAACGGCTCTGACCCCTGGATAACGAAGTCGAACGTGTCGTTGTCTCCGTTGCTCTTTCTCATCTGCTCGCAGACCTCGATGCCGGCTGTATCAGTGGCATCGACAGCAACGATGACCTCGACCTGGCTGGGATCTTTTGCCCTGGATTTCCAGAGGTTAACGGTTTGCTTGATCAGGTGCGCTCTGCACGACGTGTAGCACAGCGAAAATTTAATCGACATGTTCTAAAGAATGTGGATAAACTAACTCTTGGCCGCCGCGCCGCACAATTTAATGCTAGAGCCAATGTGATGATCATGACTGCGGCGATGCTTCAGGAAGCCCAAGCCATTATCGCAGACTACCAAGAGCTGGTGAATGAGGTTACCGCGGTGAAAGCCGAGCAACCTCCGGTGAAAGCCAAAGCCGAACCTCCTACTACTCCTTCCGCGCCTTGATGCTCGCTGCGTAACCTTTGAAGAAGTCGTAGTCTTCTTTCTGATTCCTTGTCAGTCCGCTGAGCTCAGGAAACTCATAGGCGTGAGCAAGCGAGATAAGATCTCTCTGGTCCTTCTCTCTGAAGGTCCCAAGCTTCATCCTTAGCAAGTCATCAAGCGCAGCCACAGGATACTCCTGGGGTGAATCTGGAGCTACCTTGACACTCTTTAGAGTGCGATACGTCCCAGACAGGACCTGACCGCCGATGATAAAATCGACGTTGCCGCCAGACGGGCTTTTCCAGCTGTCAATTCCTTCATGGTTGTTGTCACTCCACCCGGAAGGCGGAGGAGGAAGAGGCCTGGTGACATGGACGTCGATGTCCACAGTAGGACGGAAATCGCTTGACTTAGCCGACTTCAAGTGGTGGAACACGGCGACTCCACCGACAATGACAGGGTTCAGCTTGAACTTCCGAAGGTAGGCCAAGAGTTCAGCCACTTCTTGCGGCGTCGGAGGCGTATCTGAAGACTCAGATTCGCACAGCGATCGAACACCGCACTGCAAGATGTAGTCGTCGATTCTCATGCTATTTCTTCACGCACCCACTATATCACGCTTTCAGCATTTTGTAAACACTTTTTAGTATTGCCGCGCTAACCTAACTACCATTTCAAACTTGACGCCGTTGCCCACGCAGATTGGACCTGCTCTGAGCGCTCTGTGGCGTTCGGTCTCTTTCCGAACAGCTTCTCAGCCGCGTTGTCGTACAGCACGGCTGCTTGGCGGTCATCTGACCTCACTCCAACCATCTTTACCTTGCCTTCGATTGTGATCCTAGCCACCCACTTTCCTTTAAACAGCGACACTCCTTTGTACCTCATTTTATCCTGTTTTTGAATGATTCCAGGACGCCTTCTGTTTGGGTACTTCCTACCGCGGCAGGATATGGACAGCGCCTTGCGGTGCTCTTCAGAGAAGCCGCGTTCAGACTGCGCTCGGCGTCCGGCGTCAGTAAACACAACATGAACGTGGTCCATCTTTCCAGACGCATGGAGATCACGAATTTTCTGAATGTGCTCTGAGCTTAGCTGCTTTCCGCGGTTTGACGCCGCGATTTTGGCAGCAACTTCTGGAGGGTGCCCAGATCCGTACTGATCGCGACAGCGTTGAACATAGGCTTTGAGCTTAGAAGCGATAAGCCTTCCAACAGCTGGTTTCATTCGGCGTCCAGTGAAGGCGTGAGAAGCCACGTTTAACAGATTATCGAATCCGTATTCGTGGATTCGCCGTTGCTCTTCGAGAAGGCACACGATCTCGTCGGCGGACTCAAACACCTTTCGCGCGATAAACGACTTTCCAGGTGTGAGCTCAGCGCGCAGCCCTTGGTACATCGGACGCTGATTCAGCTTATTTTGAGGATGGTCAATAACTTTTTGGTGAAAACTCATCCGCGAACCGTGTCCTTTTCCGACGTAAAGGACGCGGTTGTCAGGCATTAACACCAACTCGTAAACATAGTATTCCACAGACTAGATACTGCCAAGCCTGCTGGAATCAGTAAAGCTAAGATGGTATCGATCATGATGGGGGTGCTGGTCTGCATTCCCTGGAGCTTCTCGAGCAGCTTCTCCATGCGGGCTTCGGCTTTGTCGCGCTTGGAGGTGTCCATCTGAAGGTCTTTAAGCGGACCAGGAATGGCGCCGCTGAACTTGGACATATTCTCGCCATACTGGTACCGGGCTTTCTCTAGGGCAAACTCCTTGACCCACTGGGCTCCTGTCATTGGCAGGCGCTCTGTCCGCTCATAGTTGCCGTAACAAATGATCCCTGCATGGTACCGGTCAATCGGATTGTGTATCAGAAGGACCCTGTTGACCTCGTCGTAGATCCAGTCTGGCTGAACTGACATGACCCGCTTCCAGGTCTTTCTCCACCTGAGCCACATGTCCATCTCCTCGAGACCGCGTCCAACAAGCGGACCGTTGTTGAAAAGGTTGCCGTAGAAGAGCTCGTACTGGAGCGGCATCGGCTCGACAAAGTCAATCTGGGCGATTCCCTGGCCAACGTCGACTCCTTTGAGGTAGGCTGATTGGCCCTCAACCATCTTGACCGACCCAAACTTTGGCTGAGGGCACCACTGAGAAAACTTCCCAAGCGCGTCGTTTATGCAATCAAGGACTTGCTGTTGGGTGACCTCCACGCTCCACATCGGAGATCCAAGCGATCGAAGGATATAAGCTTTAAGCTGGTCGATTGTGTAACCGACCAGCGGAAGCGAATCTGGGCTATTGGCGGACGTTTGAAGTGGCTCAGCACTCATGCCCTAAATACTAGGGCGCGGCAGGGTACGGCGCCATGATCTCTTCAACGCTGTCCGGGAACTTGCTCTTGGCGTGCTTCTCGAGTTCTGAGCGGAAGTCGAACTCTTCACCGTCCAGCGAACAGACAAACTTGTCAGCGGATTCGGTCAGGTTCGGGCGAGGAAGATTTGCTGTCGGGTCGACTTCAGGAGCGGAGGCCATGAGAGCGGCTTTGACGGCATCGTCAACGATAACGTTGTTCTTTCCGGCTTTTCTCAGAGCTTGCTGAAGGACTGCCTGCGCGTCGGATTCAGGAGCGGAAAGAGCGGGATGAGCAGTCTGGGCTTCGCGGTTCAGGCGGCGCTGCTCGCCAGGGGTAATATCGCGCGGCATGACATCGTCAATGGTGGGGATTGACTTTGAATCGGCAGGATTTCCAAACGTGTCAACAACGTTCGATTCACCAGGGTCTACCGTCTGGCGAACGAGGCGCATTCTGCGAGCGGCCTCCATAGTCATTCCAACCACGGGTGCAGAGCTCGGGAGAGGAACGGATGCCGTTGGATCCACGACCGGGGTCATGATCGGCTTGATCACGATGCCTTCTTTGTTTTTGTCGAGCGTCTGGGTGCCGTGCACAGAGTGCTGCTGGTTCGGCGCAGACACCGACACAGGGATGATGCGGATGACAGGGACAGGAGTCTTTGAAAGCTCGCGAGAGAGCTGTCCGGGACCGGCGTACTGGTCCAATATGGGGTCATTGACCTTCTGGCCGTTGGAGGTGACATACTCGCCGCGCTGGTCGAGATGGATCGAGATTCCAAGGGCTGAAATTGAAATATGAACCGGCCACGGATTTCCGTTGAAATATCCTACCACTTGGGTGGTGGCTCCCTTTTTAGGGGCTAGAATCGGCGCCGGCGCGACGGGAGGACGAAATCCTAGCTGCTGCGCTAGCTGTTGTTCTTCTTGCGTTTTAAGCAGTGGCGAAGTACTCTGTGTAGACATGCTCTAGTAGAACAGAATTTATTCTTAACTAGCTATGGCGAAATCTAAAAAGCCCAAGAAGCTAAACCCTGCAAAAGCCAAGCGGAAGCTTGACCGGTTATTCTCCCAGCTCATCCTAGAGCGCGACGACCGGGTCTGCCAGTGGTGCGGGCGCGGAGTTCCAGATGTTAAGGTAGACACCTCCCACATCATCCCACGCGAGATCCTAGTGCTCCGCTGGGATCCCTCCAACGCCGTTGCGCTATGCTTTTCGTGCCATAAGAAGCGAGGGACAAGCTGGCATGGAAGCCCATTGGAATCGGTAGCGTGGTTAAGGCAAACAATTGGAAATGAACGCTGCGATGAGCTGATAGTTAAGGCCAAACAGCCTTTTGTTCTCAGTAACGACACAGTCGCGGCAATCGAAAGTGATTTGCGCGCGCGTCTAAGTTCAATTCAACCAGTTCTTTGCGACCATGAAACAACGCCAACGTCCTAAAAACGCCGAAGAGTCACTTGAAATCGTCCGCATGCTGTCAGAGCACGACATCTCGCGCAGTCCGTACGCCGTCCTGATCCATTTCGTGGAGCGCAAAAAGAAGCTTGTCCCGGTTGCCCAGCCAATCCAACAGTTCGAAGGGCCAAGACGGGATCGCAGAAGTTTTGAGAGGATTGGAAATCCTGAGCTGTCATCGCACTTCCAGCCGCTCCGAGGAGTGGCCGTTTGCTCCGACGATGAAGATGAAGGAGAATCTTACAGCGCAAGCCTCTAGACCGCGCTGAACTTTGTCCCGCTCGGGACTGGCTCCCACACGCCGCCAGTCCTGACTTGAAGATGGGTGCACCAGACGCGGGCGGCGTCAATCGCTTTCGGCTCCTCGTTCAGGTAGACTACAGAAACTCTCCGCCCGCTCCTGATCTGTTGCCAGAGCGCATCGCACGTGTCGTGAGCGTTGGATAGCATTGGGATTTCAATTTCCATATTTCCTCCTAGTTAAAACTCCATCGCAGAGGTGTCGACTGACACCGGCATTTCGACGCCGAGCATTTTATAGAGCTCTGCTTCTGAGATGCACTTTGTGCCCCGTTTCTCAGCGTCCTTCGCTTTGTTTGCGCCGCCACCTTCTCCCACCACCAAGTAGTCGGTAGACTTACCAACGGACCCTTTAACCAGGCCGCCAGCTTCGATGATGCGGTTTGAAACGACGTCGCGCGTTCCAGATACGAGAGCCCCGGTGATTACGAAGATCTTTCCAGCAACGGGTTTGTTACCACCAGAGACATCCTCGAATTTAAGACCGGCGTTGTCGAGCCGCTCGATTTCGTCAGCGCATTCCATCAGGTATTTGGTGATGCTCTCAGTGCATTCAGGGCCAACAAGCTTGCGGAGCTCGCCGTTCGAAACCGCATCCGCGATTGCCGTGATCGATCCAAACTTTTGTGCAAGCAGCTGACTCGTTGTCTTACCGACACTCTCGATTCCAAGAGCGTGGATCTTGCGCCACAACGGAGCAGACTTGACGCGTTCGCGTTCAGCAAGGAACTTGATCTTAGCAGCGCCAGTCAGGCAGCTCGCGTTGGTGGTGAAAAGATCGGAAATCTGTCGCACGCCGTGGCTGATCAGAGACTTGATGGTAGCTTCACCTGCGCCGTCAACGTCTAGGCACGATTTGCAGACGGCGTGGGCAAGCCTCTCGTAGACCTGAGCTGGGCAGTCGTCATGGTTGACGCAGTAGTAGTGGACTCCGAATCGGACGAGCTCGCCGTTGCATGACGGGCATCGTTCAGGCATTTTCCAGTGCGGCCCGTTCAGGACCTTAACCCCGACGACCTTCGGAATGATCTCAGCGCTCTTCTCGACCCATACCTCTGCTCCCACGCTGACCCCTAGCCTCTCGACTTCATCTTGGTTGCACAGACTAGCGGCTTGAACTGTCGACCCGCCTAGCTCAACCGGGACAAGCACGGCATTGGGTGTAATCTGTCCTGTACGGCCAACTGTGATGATAATCTCTTTGAGAGGAGTCGACTTGCGCTCAGGCGGATACTTGAAAGCCACACCCCAGCGAGGAGATTTGGTTCTGACACCGAGTTCGCGTTGGACCGCGAGTTCGTTGATCTTCAGCACCGCGCCATCGGTTCCAACGTCAAACGCTTTGCGCAGGTCGTCGAAATCTTCGAGAGCAGCTTCAACGGCGCTTTCATCCATGTCAACCAAATGAGCGCCAAAGTCCTTGGAGGTGATGAAACCGAGATCTCTCAGAAAGTCAACCACCTGGGAATGTGTTTTAAGCTCAGGAAGCTCGATTCCAACAAGGCCGTAGGCAACAAATTGGATACCGCGTCTTGCAACCTCAGCGGAGTCGCGTTGCTTCATACTTCCAGACGCGGCATTGCGAGGATTCTTAAAGGTGCGCTCGCCGTCAGCTTCAAGCGCAGCATTCAGCTTCTTGAAGGTGGATTCAGGCATATAGGCCTCACCGCGGACTTCAAGAGTCAGCGGCTTTGAGAGCTCAAGAGGGAGAGTACGGATCGTGCGAGCATTCACAGTGACGTCGTCGCCGACGCCGTCCTGTCCGCGCGTCACCGCTGTCTGAAGCTTGCCGTTGACATACCGGGCGCCGAGAGACAGGCCGTCAAATTTTGGCTCGAGGATCAGGGTGTGGTTTCCAGTGGACTTGAAAAACTTGATGACCTCATTCGCAGTAAACGCGTTATCGAGGCTGAGCATCGGGACAAGGTGCTTGACTTTTGCAAAACCCTCGATGGTCTGACCTCCGATGCGCTGGGTAGGGCTGTTTGGATCGTGAAGCTCAGGGTGAGCTTTTTCGAGGTTAATGAGTTCTCGCAGAAGCCGATCAAACTCAGCGTCCGTGATCGACGGATTGTCGAGGACGTAGTAGTTGTAGTTGTGAGCATTAAGCTCCTTCCGTAACTGCTCAATTCTTGCGGTGTCAGTCATAGGGTTATAGAACCTCCCCGTTACTCATATTGCGCATAGCAGTCTCGTTTTCGTAGGCGGCCAGCATCGCTTCGTTCTCACCACGCTCGATCCAGGCGGCGTTTGCTTTGCTGACTTTCTTCATGCGGCGCGTAATGCGCTTGCGGGATTGTTCGCGATCATGGCGCTACTATATCACGCTACGGAAATTTGTAAACATTTATTTGCAACTATTTTTGAGACTAAAAAGGCGCCGTCTTTTGAACGGCGCCAGTGCGTTGTTTTAGACTTATTCTTCGACCAGCTTACTGACAAGCTTTGACGCTTTAGATTCAGACTCACCACGCATGGCTTTTCCCATGTTTGTCGCTCGGCGCTGAATCTCCTTTGCAACTCGCGCTGTGTGCGTAACCGGCGCAGAGTTCATAAAGCGACCACCAAGTTTTCGGCCGATGTCTCTGGCTCCCTGCGCCATTTTGCCTGGAAGCTGCTTCACGCCGCTCGGAATGGTCTTGCGGTCGCGCATTCTTGGAACTGAATAATCGTTGCGGACTCCATTCTCGCCAGTGCCGAATGTGGATTTTGCTGTGTAGCTGGAGTCATAGTCCGCTCGCCCAGAAGTGGAACAGTACTCGTAGATTTCGTCGTCAGGAACGATTCCCATGCCACCACGCCGGCTTCCGAACTCGTTCTGCTCGAAGCCCTCACCCCAACCGTCGCTCATCTGACCAGACACCCATCCAACCAGCGCTTTGGTAGTGGCGTCATCGGGGGTGGTGTCGAACTCAGCGCGCAGCAGGATGCCGATGGCGCCTTTTTCCTTCTTATCAACGCGGCCGTAGTCCACACATTGGATGCTCTTCAGACCGGGAACATCTTCAGCGTACTGCGCCATGTTGGATTCATTCCAGTCGTCCTGAGCAGCTTCAAGCACTCCTTCAATAACGCTCTCGTCTTCAAAGTCAGCTGCAGGCGATTTCTTTTCTCTCCAACCTTCCAACCAGCGGTGCCATCCGCCATTCTCGTTAACGTAGCTGTTGAAGGCGTCGTCCCACTGCTCGTCAGTCATGTCCTCGCCTTCGTAGCGCCAGTCATGCCGGTCGACGCGTCCGTCTCCTCGCGAAGAAGGATCCTCGTCTCCTTCTTCGTCTTCGCCCTCATCTTCTTGCATGCCAGCCCAATGCTGAGCGACATCTTGCTTGAGGGTTGACCCGGTTTTCTCGTCAATCGCCGAGATGTACTCGAGCGTCGTCATCATGCCGTCATTCTCTTTAAGATTGGCGGTGTAATACAACGGGACGAAAATATCGATAGCCTGTCCATCGCGCCAGAATGACTCGATCAGGCTCTTCGGAGTCGGGATTCGTACTCCGGTAAGCTGTTCAACTAGTGAAGGTTTGTACATCGTGCCATAACTACACGCGCCTGAACGGGTTACCATTCAGGCGCGCGGTGCAGTCAGACACGGGTTTATTCACTGACAAGCAGCTCTGTCGGATGAGCCGCTTTATGCTGCTCTTGAGCGCGGACCTTCGATGCGGCGCGCATCTCAAGCATGGCTCTGGCGGTGCTGCGGAGAACCACCAGGTTATGCCGGATTGTCCACGTGGAAGCCGTTCCTTTTCCGCGGAAGGCGTCCTTGAGCGCGAGGTTTTCCTTTCGGATTCTGGAGCTGAGTTCGGCGTATTCCTTGCGCCACTGGGCGCGCCAAGCGACGTATTGTTCGCGGGTGGTGAAGGTCAGCGGTGTGCTAGCGATATTCGTTGTCGTTGTCATATTATTAGTTTCCTATCAGTTTGTTGAATTTTAATAGTTCAGTTGATCAGTTTTAACCGCCCGAGGATCTTTTTGACTTCGTGTCTCTTCGCAGGTCCCACGCCGATGGCGGTTATCGTCGGGGCTCCGTTGAAGAAATTAGCACACCCAGAATCCGTGATGATCGTCGCCGGAATGCCAGCTTCGTCGCACTTGGACTTGATGCTGTGGATCTCGTCGGTGGAATTCGCAGAGAGGGCCACTTTAGTGCCCATCCCGTCTGAGCGGTATTCCTTAAAACGAGCAGGTTGAAACTCTTGTGAGTGAAGAAGCGCTTCAGTGAATGCGTGACCGCATTGAGAAGCGAGTTTGCCAGTTCCCATGCCGAGGTTGGCATGAGCGATGGCGTACAGCCGCATGGTTTGATCAGCGGCCGGTTCAGACACCTACGTGTGGGTATTCATGTTCATAAGAATATGCTTTCTTTGTTGAGTTGTACACTAGTTTTTCTGGTCCTGTCCGTGCGCCTGAAGGTAGTCTCTCACCCTCTTGACGCCGGCAGATTGCTTACCGGTGAATGTTCCCTTTCCACGGCGGATGAACTGGATCTGATCTTGCGTGACCTCACGCGCGCCATCATCGTCCTCGTCGTGGATGCATTTTGGATCAACCTGCACCACGTAAAAATGCTCACCAAGCGGTGATATTCCCTCATCCCACTCGATCACTCCGAACTCATCAGGGATCTCTTCGCCGCCGATCAGGCGGACGTAGTCGCCGGGCAACAGCGTCTGCGGCGTCTGCGACTTTTCCGCTGCCTCAATGAGCTTACGAGATTTACTTCCTGGTTTCTGTTTTTTCATACTTTACCTACAAAAGTTGGTGCTCCCGGCCGGGATTGAACCGGCGTAAAACAGATTTAGAGTCTGGCGCATAACCACTATGCTACGGGAGCATCTCAAAAATCGGTCGCATTCTTGGCATTTCAGGTAGCGGAGTTTCTCGCCGCTGCCGACGCCATAATTTAACCAAATTAGTGTTGCGGATCGGCGATACAACCCGCAACTGAGCGCTGCGTCTGAGAATCGACTGGCGTCTGCCTACGCCATCGCAGCCGATTCTCGTCAACCTGTGCGCGCTCAAAATGGATACATGTTTACACGGTCAATTGTTTCGTGGTCTTTGATCAGCACAACGTCGGCTTGAGTGCAGACCAGCGTCTTGATGTGAGCGCGCGCGTCGTCTAAAGTTCCAAACGGACCGTGGACTTGGACACCACAGACTTTAAGGCTGTCGCACTCGACATACATGCCGTCGGCGCGGGTTTCAGCCTCAGAGTCCTCAAACTCGAAGATGACTCGCTTCAGCTTTCGTTGCTGCAGATTGCAGCGGTCGCCGTAGTGGCCCGCGTCATCAGCCTGATACTTGGTGGTGGACTTTGAAAGAGCAAGGACCAGCTTTCGCTCTGGCGCGGTAACCCAGCAATCCAACCGCTTGGCGACGTTGATCTGAACTTGGCCGTGAGGACCAGAAGAGCTCTCTGCGACTCCTGCCATGGCGTAAGTGTTCTTGTGGTCAGGCTGCATGTCGAGGACGATGGTTTTCATGTTAGGCTTGTTCGTCGTAGTTGTTTTCAAGAGCCGCGAAAGCTTCAGCCTCGGACGAGGCAGACGCGCCGTCGTTCAAAACCTGCGGGCAGGGACCGTTGGCGCAGTAGATGTGAACCACTGATCCGCGCTCTTGGACGCGCAGAATGGCGTCGCAATGAGGGCAGCGAAATTGGCTCATTTTAACTTCGTTTTCAGTTGTGTTGTTCACGATCATGGGATGACTATATCACGTTTCGGAAATTTGTAAACACTTTTTTGCAAAAAAGTTTTGTTCTCCAAAAGAGTATGGATATTGCGCGCGAAATCAGCTTTTGGGTAGTCCTCATGTGTGGGTTGGCTTCCCTCATTGCTGTAACCTTCTACGTCTGCGTTCGTTTGACCATGGGCGCGATCAAGAGTGCGGCGCAGCAACTGACAGGTGTGAAGCCCCCAATATGCCCAGTGTGCAAGAAGGAAATAAAATCGGCGCCCTTACGGAGCGCCGTTGGTGAAACTGGAACTGTGCTAGTCTTCGGGTGCTGCAACCAAGAGGTTGAAGTCCCCCTTACCGAGCAGCTTGCGCAAGCTCTACGACAAGCTTCTTAAATGCAGAGGATACCGCGCTGTGAGTCGCGAGCTCTAAACCAAGAGCAACGTTGGCAAAAGCGCTCCCGTAGTTCTCGTACAAACCTCGTGAGCAGTAGGCTGAAATCAGAGGAGTCAGGCTGTAATAGCGTTTGAGCCCACAGAAGTCAGCAGTTGATCCCCACTTGCGGACGTCGATGTTTCGGCATTCAGCCACGCGGACCTTGTTTGCGATCAAAGCATTCACGACGTGGATCGCCACAAGGCGGTCAACCGGTCCAGCGAAAGACTCAACCACCTGAGCGTACTGATTTCCGGCGGTAATCCGATCCTGGATGGCGCCGATCTGCTCGTTGGTTGGCAGGACAAGCTTGTGCTTCCACCGCGTCGCAAGGTTTTGAGAAACCCACTTGGACGCCACCATGCCGCCAACTTCCGTGAGAAGCGCATGGGCTCCAGAAGGAGCAGGGCGCGCTGCAAACGACGGGTAGACCGTGATCATCTTTCCATCGCGCGAAAGCTCGACGTCAGACGGCACCTTCTGAATCTGGCTGTTTTGCCAGTTGACGGAATCAAGAATCGGCGCGAGCTCTTTTAACGGGCTCTGCGCCATCTTATCTTTCGCGTATGATAGAGCGTCGGTCATGAGATCAATCAATCTTCTCGAAGTCGTTATTTCTCATCGCCTTCAGGTTCCTCATCAGACATGCTTCCACCAGGCACCTCACCTCCGTGCATCTTGATCAGCTCTTTGGCCGCTTTTTCGATCACTTCGTAAGGGTTTTCGCCTTCAACCTCTCTGTTTTGAGGACCGCCTGCGGTCATAATTTCAAGGGCATCAAGGATCTTCTTGGCGAGCTGAACCTCTTTCTTCTCTTCAGGGGCGTTAGAGGATTCGGGGTGCTCGCATTCGCAGCCCTCGAGGATCTTCGATACCAGGGATGACGTCTTGCGAGACTCAGCGCGCATACCAGATGTCGGATTGGTATCCCCGAGCTTGTCGCATGCTCGCTGAATGGCAGAATAAACCGCCTGCTCAGAAACTCCAAACTCTGCGGCCAGGCTTGCTAGCAGCTTCTTGTCACCAGCAGAGAGCTTTCCGGCTTCTCCGTAGCAGATCTTTTCGATGTTTGACAACTCGTTCATGTTAGTGATTCAATGGGGTTGAGTTCAAGGTGGACGAGCCAGGATTCACGCGCGTGACGGGATGCGGTTCGTTGGGCTTCTGCTCAGTTCGGCTGAGCTCCTCGCTGGCGTACTCGCGAATGGACTTTGGCTTGTTGTCGTCCTTGAACGAAATGGTGTACTTGCCTTGCTGGCCAACCTTCTGAACCACGCCAGTGTAGGACTGGCCGTCGTCAACAACGGTGACAGAGTCGCCGACGTTGTAGTCTTCTTTGGCGGCGTTGCGGATGTCCTCAATGACTGACGCTGAGTTGTTGACCGACAGCTCACCGGATTCATAGTTTGGAACGATCCATCGGCGCTGAACGGCCTCGGCGAATCCTTCAACCCCGAGCGTCTGGCGCATTTCGCCACACGGAATGATCGCAGAAGTGCGAGCGCGTTGCTGAAGGATAGCTTGTGCAAGTTGTTTCGTATTCATGTTGTTAAATCTTAGGAGGTTCGTCGACAGCCTGATCAACGGCAGCGTCCGTATTCTCAGCGCCTTCAGGAGCATCCTTTTCAGGGCCAAAGTCGCTTGCCGGCATATCAGAGGGTTTAGGAGCGCGTCCACCGCCTCCTCCACCACCCTTTGGAGCGGGCTCGTCAGGAGCAAGGCGCGGGAGCTCTTCTTCAGAGGCAATCAGCACTCGCAGACTGTCGCGAAGAGTGGAGAAGTAATTCTGGAGCGGCCAGTCGTCGACGGCCAAAATTTCAGCGGCAGAAAGTAGGGTGTCGAGGATTTCGCGGTTGACAGAGCCTGTCACCACATTCGACCTCCAGATCTGGCGGTATTTGCGAATCTTGTCGGCGTACGCCTCGTTTCGGGCATCCTCGTACTCCTGGATAAGGCGGTCAAGCTGGCGCTCGATGTTGCCATACCAGCGTACGACGTCAGTTCCCCTGAAAGCCTCAAGCACCTCGCAGCGCTGAGGCGTGGGGCGCCTCCACAGAGATTCGTAATCGTGTACCATACTAATCAATCAAGCGGTTGACCAGGGATTCGACCGTGGTTTTACCCTTGGCGATGGCGTGCTTCGCCTTGTCACCGGGTTTGGCTTTACCAACGCCTCCCTTTGGAATCTTGGGATTCTCGGGCTCGTCAACCACAGGCTCATTCACGAAGTCGTAGGCGTCTTTTGCAATCTTCTCGAGATCGACCTTCGCGTCTTTATCATCAGACTCAGGAGTGACAATCTCAATAAAACGGATTTTGAATGTGGGCTTTTCGCCGGTCATTGCTTCGTCGCCGCAGTCAGCAACCACCCAGCCGAGCTCAGCAAGCTTGTGCATGGCATCAGCAGTGGACAGCGACTTCTTGGCTTCGCGGTATGACTCGACGTCTTCAGTGGACAAGCAGAAACCGTCGGGGTCCACATCCAGCCCGCTCTCAACCTTAATCCCGAGCTTCTTGAGCGCGGCGGACAGCGGACTTTTCTTGGGTTCAAGGCGCTCTTGCTGACCCATTTGAGAGAAAATCTCCTCGGCAGCCTCAACAATGCTTTCCTGGTGTGACTCTTCCTGAGACGTTCCAAACAGAAAGGTCATCAGGTCATGGCTTGTCTTGTTTCTCATCGCTTTAATTACTGCTCTCGGTAACTGGGACGAATTTTCATTCGTGCGATAACGTATACGAATTATGGAATCAAGAACAACACAATTGTGTTCTAAACCGCGTGCTTGAATATTTTCCATCTCAACTGACACCGCGCGAAAAGCAAACCACGGCTGTCAACTTCATCAATAAGGCCATTGGAATGGGCTGTGAAGACATTGTTCTCGCTGCTCCAACTGGGTCTGGAAAGTCAGCCGTTGGCGTGACCCTGTGCAACTGGGGAGCAGCTAATCGGTCGAGCGCTCAGCCTGGAGGCTACATTCTTACTACCCAGAAGATGCTCCAAGACCAGTACGCGGATGACTTTCCGGAGATCGTGTCGCTGAAGTCTTCGAACGAGTACGAGTGCTCCAGCGGTTTTAAAAAGTGCTCCGTCGGTCAGTCTTCCAAGAAGTGCAAGCTCGGAGACAACTGCACTTACCGTCGACAGCGCAACATGTTCGCCAGCTCGAGAGCCGGTGTTACGAACTATCCCTATTTTCTAACCGAGCGCATCCACGTCGGAAAGTTCTCGAAGCGTCGCATCTTGGTGTGCGACGAGGCTCATAGCCTTGAGCGCCAGCTCATTCGCCACATGGACATGACTGTGTCTGAACGCGACCTTCCGAAGTGGGCCCCAGACATCCAAGAGGTTCCGGTTCTGAACACTCTAGAGCAATTTGTCGAGTGGGTCGAAGGAACTTATGTCTCTGCCATTAAGGAACGCTCTGAGGTGCTTATCGCGCTGGCTGAGGGTAACGACGACCAAGCCATTCGCGAAGCCTACGCACTTGAGCAACACGTCAACAAGGTGCTCCACGCTTTGAAGCTCATCAAGGAGGACTCAAAAAACTGGGTCTACTGGCAGGAGAAAGACAAGGAAGGATACCGTGACTCGATCGCAAGACCTCTTGACGCCGCTCCGTTTGTGGATATTGTGCGAGACATGGCCGACATTCGAGTCTACATGTCGGCGTATCCTGGAAGTAAGTCGGTGTTTTGCCGCAACCTCGGTCTTAAAGCAGCTGACGTTGGGTGGTGCTCGCTAAGATCCACGTTCCCAGTTGAGAACCGCCCTGTGGTCATGCTGTTTGCTGGATCTATGAGCAAGCGCAACATCGAAGCGACGACCCCAGAATTCATGCGGCTCACACGAAAGATTCTGGATCTTCACAAAGACGAGAAAGGGATCATCCACTGCAACAGCTACGCGCTTGGGGAGCTAATCTATGCAAACTTTGCGCCAATATATCCTCACCGCCTTCTGTTTCCTCGCACAGCTGATGAGCGCGACCGCGCATTTGCCGACCATGCAAATTCGCCATTTCCTACAGTGATCATTAGCCCGTCGATGACAGAAGGATTTGACTTCGCAAGCGATCTTGCCACCTGGCAGATTATCGCGAAGATCCCGTGGCCAAGTCTTGGGGATGCTCAGGTGCTCGCTAAAAAAGAAAAAGACCCGGATTGGTATGTCATGCAGACGGTCATGACGGTCATCCAGGCCTCTGGTCGAATTGTGCGCAGTGACACCGACAAAGGTGTCACCTACATTCTTGATTCGGACTTCACGATGATCTGGGAGCGGTATCCTCAGTTTTTCCCACCGTGGTATTCTGAAGCGTTTGTGTGGAGAAAGAAGTGACTATGTCCAGAGCATGCTGGCGGCAACTCCGTCCTTGACAGTTTCCATTGATGTCAGTTTGCCAGTAGTCATCGTTGTGTTTTTGGGCTCTCCACTGCGCCCAGACAGCTGAAGGAACTCTCCAGTGGCGTTGTCAATGCACATTGCAGTCACATTTGGACCAACAACGCTGCGCTTCGTGATGAACTTCGGATGGGTCTCAATGGTTCCGGTAAACAGGTTGAGAGTTGTTCGGTACGCCGCAAGCATTTGGCGAGTCTGGTCAGGCCCCGCGTGTTGCAGGATCTGAGACATCGTTTGAACGTGTTGGACGGCAAAATTCGGGTAGTGATCAGGATTTAGCACGCCTATAAGAACAGGGCTACTGCATTCCAGCCTGTGTAATCGACGAAACCTCGATCGTGCTTTCTGCTGGCCAGAACTCGCGGTCTGCCACGTAGGCTCCAATCGCAATCATCCACGGCTGCAATGCCACAATCGTCGGAGTGCTCCAAGTAGAGCCGTATTCTCCGTGAACAGACCCGTTAGCTGTGACCGACAGACCGCGGGGAAGCAGGCACGGTTTTCCGATGTCGCCTGGGCGCGACTGCCTGAACGCTGTCTTGATGCGCGCGTGCAGCGTCTCAATGTCAGACATCCAGCGCTCGATGCTGTTCCTATCCCACGTTCCATCTGGGTTCGAGTAATAAGGGGAGATGCTAAGGCAGGTCTTTCCATCGCCGCCTATCTTTATGAGGTAGTCAACTCCAGACTCAGCGTTAAACACTATAGATCTTGACGTGGTTACAACGGCGGCTACGTCTGTTCCGTTCTGAGTGACTTTAAGATTTCTGCTGTCTTGATTTTCGCTTCCATCAACGTACACTTTCACATAGCCGCTAACCGGAGAGGTGAACAAGTACCAAGCGTAGTTCGGCACCGAGAGCTGAGTCTCGCTGACAAGCTGACGGACGGAGAAGTTTGAAACCGGGACCGCATTTTCCTGAAGGGTATTTGCGGCGGTGCTTAGCGATACGGCAAGTACGATCGACCCGGATGCTCCGTTAATTCCATCAACTGCAATAGAGTACGCTGTTCCTTTCACTGCCTGGAATGAAATTGCATTTTGTCCTGGAGAAGACGTTGTCACCCTTTGCAGTGACTGCAGCGACTCTCCCGTGTATATCGCGACAGACGCCCAGCACACTCCTTCGTCGTCCATCAGACTGCCGTCGTAGTTGATCGTGACGGTGCAGTCGTGCGTAGCAGTCCACGCCCACCAAAGCGACTTTCCTCCATACGCCCCGAGCGGTCCATGATTTGGCTCTCCTGGCTCTGAGGTCGACGAGATGTTAGATCCCGCCAGTATGATCGACTTGTTGAAAGACAGTGTAAACCTGTTTGTGAAATAGTCAGTCCCTGGAAGCTGGTGCTCTTGACCGATCGGAGAATTTATCTTCTGGCTGTACGATGCCTTGACGTCGGAGAGCGCTTTCATCAGGGAGTCGTACTTCCAAGCGGCGTGACCTCCAGTCTCGGGAGTTCCAGTCACTGCGTTTGCCGCCTGAATGTGAATGGCGCTAAGCACGAGTGGGCATGGTTGAACTCCTGTGATAAGCCACAAAATAGGGTGTCTTGACGCGATCGTTGTTGTAAAATCAAACGTTACTACGTCGTACCGCTGGCGGCGCCCGTACATGGTAATGTCCACGGGCGACGACCCCATGTTCGACCCCATGTCATCCGTAAGCACAGCATGAATCGAGTACTGAGGATCTACGGTGTAATTTTCTTCTGTAAGGATCACCTTGCTGATGTTAAGAGTTCCGTTAAGAGGCTTGATGCGCAACGGCGATCCATCGAAATAAACAGGGTTTGATGTTCCACTTCCAGCAACAATGGATAGAATCTGTGGAGCCCCAGACGTCCCAGCTTCGCATGAGGTTGCGGTAGAGTTTGAGTAGACAAAGGAAAGCTTCCATCGAGAAGAGCTACTCGAAATAAGAGGCGTAAATGTGTACGAGGCGCCTGAAGTCAGATTTGCTCCTGGAAATTCAAGGATGCTTCCTGGTCGCACAAGAATAGAAACGCGATAAGTTCCTGCTGGAAGCTCTCCCCAACCGACTCCGGTGCTGATGTTGTACGGGGTGTAGAGGCACTTGCTTCCATCTAGAAGAGGACCTCCAAAGTCGTCGCCAGTGTAGCAGACTCCGTCGATTTCCAACGCCCCGCTAAATTTGAGAAGCTTCGCGCGATCTAGCCTGGTTACTGCATCCGGGGACGCCGGGATGCTCGCTACCAAGTCCATGGATCCTCCAGAGCTTTGGACTGTCATCGCAGTTGTGGATCCATTAGCGTCCATCGTCGGAGGGACGGCCTGCGCAACAATGGGCGCCGACCCATCCTCAGGGACCCACGTCATTGTCTTCTGAGACTTTGAGTAGATCAGTCGATTTCTTCCAGCTGATAACTGCGGCATTCCAGCCCACGTTCTGGTGTCATCGCGGCTTTCATTCTCCACAATGGCGAACGTAGTAGGTTCCCGCGTTCCTATTTTGACATATAGCCTGTTTGCGTAGTCAAGCGGGCTTGTCAGCACGGCGATAAGACGCGATGCAACAGACGCAATCTGGTTGTCACGGTCAGCAAGATTCTGGTCAGGGACTTTGAACAAGTCGCGGTTGAGCTGGTGCGCTCCTGAAACGCTCCTATTGGAAGGTGCTCCTTCTGCGAGCGACCACGCATCGGATATTGTTGCAGATGGGATCTGCTGTCCTCCAGGAAGAAGCGTAAAATCTGGCTCAAACACCTTACCTGCTCGAGCAAGCGCTTCAAGGAGAATGGTATCGCGGTAATAAAGCTGCTTGTCGGTCGCTACGGCGGCACTTGGAAACGAGCTGTTCAGAACGTGAAGAACTTTTCCAGCTTGAGACGCGTCAAGATCTTGCGTTTTATAGTCGAGGTTCGGAGACGGAACTGACGGTATGAGGATGCGCGGAGCGACGAACGACCACACTGTCGACGCTCGCATTGACACCTCCATAAGGTGGGCTGCAACTACGAGGTCGCGGTACTGAAGCTCGTTGTCTCGCCTTGAAAAAGTGGTTGGATTAAAGTCCCCAGTTGTTGCCGCAGGACACAGAGTGTGGCCGCTAACCCACCCTCCAGAAGTGTACGCGCCACTCGCAGTGGTGCCGTTAAGCCTGAACCGTGTCGAGCTCAGAACTGTGATGGTGCAGTCTGTCACGTTTGCCGCAAGATTTCCAAGCACTCCAGAAACTGAGACCTTGTCCCCGGTTGCAAGCCCAGTCGGTTCAGCGGTCGTGATTACGATCGGAGAGGTATTTTCTGCGTTGATAACAGCAACAACACCAGGCTCAGACGACTGCTGCGCCAGGATGCTCGCCGCTTGAGCTATGACTCTTGCCGACTGTATCATAAAAAGTAGTACAGAATAGATCCTGAAACTCCGACGTTAACTGTGGTGCTCTGCGTGTTGTTCGACACGATAATTGAGTAGGTGTCAGGACTCTCAAAGTTTCTAGGGTGGTACGGGTTAATCATTGAGGTGCCTGTGGACTTTACTGAAACCAGAGCGATTGGAGTTCCACACGGACCATACGTCGAGTTGTACCCAGAAGAGTAGACTCCAGCGTAGACTATCCCGAGACCTGGGTTGATAAGAGTTGGGTTTGTAGCGTTAACCCCGCAAAGCTTGATAAGGTTCAAACTCAGCCACCTCAGCATCATCTTCTGGTTCTGCTCGATCTTAAGCATGGAAACAACAGCAGAGTCTCCGGGTCTCAGCTCAAGCTGAGGAAGGCTTACCGGAATGGTCGTTATTCCTGCGTATCTGCTGGCTAGGATGTAGCTCATGATGCGTTAAGGTTTAAACGGATTGAGCCGGTCGCACATACGCACAGCTTGGAGTTCGTTCCAGTGCAGTTATTCGTGACCTTGACCACATAAATCTTTGACGCTCCTCCTTTTGGTATTGACGCCACGCAAGGAGTGTTCACGTTCCTAGCGATCGGTCCGAGGGCAAGAGTTGGGGTATAGTTCTCCGTAAAACCGTCTGCCAGTGAAGCGTATGTCGAACCTGAGACTTCCTCAATGCTCACGAAGATGTGCCCTCTTGCGGGTATAGACCTGTTGTCATTCAAAGGGGCTGCTTGTCCGTCTCCATTGATGGCGAGCACGTGAACCTGCATCACCTGGTGAGTGAGGCTCTGGCCCTCTTGAAGACAGATAGTTGCAAGCACCACCGAGTTGGTCGGGTAGAGCTCCGTCTGAGGTAGGCTCAGAGGAATGTCGATGGTAGAGTTTAGTTTCTTTTCTGTCAAAAATCCGCTCATATTATCCGTTCAGCACTCCTTCGCGCGACATCCGCTCGCGGGTTGGAATCCTAAGTGTTGTACCAGCCGCCACGCCCAAAAGCGGGTCTAAAATGTTGTTCACGCGTGCGATGACCCACCAGAGATGCGGCGTGCCATAGAACGCATCCGAAATTAGATCGAACCTCGACTCAGAAGCCTGAGTAACGGTAAAGATGGTGTCGGTGGCGTCAGGAATGACAGCGTCCCTCATCAGACCGAATACCACGTCTTCGCCGGCCTGGTAGACCGGAGTAGACGCAAACATGCTATAGGGTGGCAGGTTGACTATCACACCAATAAGTATTCGTCAAGCCTGGAACACTTGGGACTTGCGTGGCTGACGCGGAATTGGAATGGATATGGGAGAAACTTCTTCGTGCTTATCGGCTGACGAAGAAGCGTGCAGCGATGGATCTGTGCCAGACTGGGAGTCAGAAATGTTCTCGGAGTTGATGGCGTTGGTGTATGCGCCGCAGACCGCGTCAGTCGTATCCTTCGAACCTTCAGGAGGATGGTCAACTTTTTCTGGGCCGTCAACCAGCTTCTCGAACTCGGTGAGCATTTCGCCCTGGTGGTACAGGCGCAAGCGAAGTTCCTCGATGCCAGTCCGCAGCCCGTAGTACGGAGCTTTCTTTCGGTCAATGGACAGCACGTCAGTTTCGAACCCTCTAGAAGACATCATCTGAAGAGGCATGGCTGACTGGTAGGTGTCAGCCGTTATCTTGCCGAAGTGGTATCCGCACTCGCCGCGGAGCCAGAAAAAGAACTTCTGGATCTTTTCAAGGCTGATTGGCTTTGTTCGACCGGCAGTGATTGTGAGGATGAAGTCGAATTCGACGATCAGGCGGTACTCGTCGTAAATCTGGCCGTTTTTGATAAGGCCCTCGACTTTCTGCATGCCCACAAGATGGCAAATTGCCAGACCTGCTTTGGTAGCGGTAGCCAAGTCCAAGTGAGCGAACCGAGTAGCTGAAGGATGCCTGATAGGGATGACCTGGCTATGGCGCAAAGTCAGGAATGACTTGTGGTCAAGATAGTCCCAGATCTCACGGTCGTCTTCGTCGGAGATAGGAATCAGCGCCATTCTGCCGCGGACCGGGTTAACCACGCCTGAGCGCTCTCCGAGCTCAACACATTTCAGCACGTCGATGGTTGACGAGAGAAGCAGGTGGCTTCCTCCAGTGCTGATACCACAGACGTTCTGCAGACCTGATTTGGCGTTGCGCTTGAAAGCGTCAAGATAGTCCTCAGGAACGAGCTCAGTCTGACAGCCATCAGGCGGCGCCTCAACAGGATTCTCAGGATCGTTGGTTATCGGGGTACCGTTTTCGAGGTAAAAACCGCTAAGCACAACGGGATCAACATTTTTGATACCGTACGCAACCTTGAACCAGCGATTTTTAAGCTTGAGCAGGTGGCGTTTGACCTTATAGACTGCGAAGCGGTAGACTTTCTCGGCGTTGGGGTCCTTGATGGCGTTGATGTCTGAGATGACCTTTTCAGTAAAGCTCGACTCATCGCGGGCAGACGAGGACAGTATCGATATAGCGGGTAGAAACCCAGCGACCTTCTGGAAGCGGTTTTTAATACGAGTCCGAACTTCGTCGTACAGCTTGTACGCCTTCATGTCCGGGTTTGCTTCAAGGCGCCAGTTACCTTCGTCAAGGAAGACACCCATCGTGTTACGACCGATGATATGCTGTCCTTTTGAACCGGCCGTAAGGATGATCCCTTTTCCTAGCGGAATTCTGAAATTGCTGTACTTCAGCTCTGGATTGAAATGGCAGTCTTCGAGAAAGTAGGCGCTGTGTCCCATGAAGTTCTGGACATCGCCAAAGACCGTTTCTTGAACGACCGCCTTGCTCAATGATAAGACGATGTAGACGATAGTTGAACCTGCTGACAAGCCTAGAAAGTTCTGCGGGTTTCTCAGAAGCGTGGCAAGTGTCAGCCTGTAAAGAAAGATGCCGCTGCTCACCCACGATTTTCCAGTTCCGAGTGAACCTGTAATGACAAGGTTGTGGATGCGCGACTCGAGATCAAAGTCTTGAAGCAACACTTCTTTCCAAGCAGGAAAGATACCGGGATTTTCTTCCGTAGCGGCCATGGTGTTTCCAAGCCAGTACGGATCAGTGATAAACTCTTCAATCGACGGCGGGCGACGGGTGTAATCGATTTTCCACAGGTCGTCGAGAAGCTCTGGTGCTGCACCGTTTCGAATCTCGGTGACAATGTTGTAGAAGAGACCCTGCTCTTTTTCAGACAAGCTGCGGATTAGCTCGTCAGCGTTGTCGCCTTCAAGGATCCGCAGTAGGACATTTTCAATCTCAGTGGGACTCATTAGTCGCTAACCACGTCGCGTCTGGCGTCAGAGGCTGTCGCTTTGCACAGCTTTCCAATTAAGCGCCTGATGATCTCTCTGCCTTGCGGCGACGTTCCTGTGAATTTCTTATGAATGTCACCTTCAGACATCTGCATCTGGTAATCTGCTCGATTTATCAGAGCCATCAGGTCCTTGACTGACGTGGCGCCGCCACGAATGCGCCCAGAAATGACTTCAGTTTCCTCAGAAATGAGCTTCAAGAAGGCAAGGGTCTGAGTGGGTGTAAGACGCCCGCGGTCGATTGCTTCGAGGATGGTGTTTTCGAGCTTTTCTCGCGCCTTGGCGTACTTCGCAACCCGGGTGTAGTCGTGGGTCATCAGGAGGTTAGAGATCAACTGAGCTCTGTCTTCCTGGTTAGAGATCAACCGGAGCACGTCCGGTTTCATGGCAGACAGGTCTCGGCCATCTTTTATGGCTCCAACCACCTGCTCTATCACCTGGAGAGGCTTGTCAGCCTGGGGATGTTCTGGGGGTTCCTGTGGGTTTTCGAGGTTAGGAGCCCCGTTTTGCTCTGTGAGAGTGTCTCTGATGATGGCGGTGCACGGCGTCAGAAGCTGATCCACGACGTGGTCAGGAAACTGAGCGTTGGTGTCCGCAGCGTTCTCCGGAGCAATCAGCTCTGTGGGGACGACAACACCTTCAGATCCGGGCTGCGGTTCCGAAGGTAGAAGCCCCAAGTCAAGTTGCTGGGTAGGCATTAACCGTTGACAACCGATTTGATTTCAACGGGCTTTTCTCCAGCAGATTCGTTCAGCCGGCTGTTGATTTCGTTGGCTTTAGCCGTGGCGTCGCTCTGGGTGAGGTTTTCAGAAATACGCTTGCCGTCTCTTACGAGTACAAAATTTTTGTCTTCCATGCCTATTAAGAACAGTGCGACTTAAGCAGCTGCTTGAACACAGCTGCTCCTGCTCTTATGGCTCCCAGGGTGTCAAACTCCTCGTCGTCAACGATGACGCTGGCAGAGTGGCTTGACCTCTTCTTTTTCGGCATGCGGTTCGGAATTGGAATCGACTCGTAGACAGGTTCGAACGGGGTGGTCTGGTGCATATGCACCGTTTCCCAATTCGGGCGAACAAACTTCATTCGAAACTCATCGCGCTCTTCCTTGCTGAATGGCTTGACGGCGATGATGACCGACGCATCAACCTGCACGGGATAGTAGTATTCTGGAATTTTCTCGTCTTCCGACTTTAGCCGGCGCAGACTCCGGCTGTGTCCGTGTCGTTTGAGGTCTTTTCCTTTGGCCCACGGAAACTTGCCGTCATCCAGCGCCTTTTGGACGTAATATGTGTTTTCGTCTTTAAGATCGCTGAGTTTCATAGTTGTAGGTAGATTGTGGCTGCTCGTGACATTATTGAAAGGATTGCGTCCATGGACTCGGTTGAGGATCTGGCATGCTCGTTCGTGGAGCAAGAAGTCGGACGCCTTGACTGGAAGAATAACTGGATGCAGCTAAGAGAGCAGTCAGACGTGGTTGAATTGATCCAGCAGTGGCTAAACCGATACCGCATAGACGGGAACGCCGCTGAGATTGCCCAGTGGATCGACGATCTTGCGGCTCATTCTGACGGGCGCTGGAGATAATCACACTTCCTCCCATGGCATTACTGGGTTCTGAGGAAGATCAGGGACATGAACCCGCGACTGAATCTGGCTCAATAAGCGCTCTTCAACTGCTCTTAAAGACACGGGCGCGGGATCCTGGCTTGGAGCTGCGCTGTCGCGCTTGTGCCTGAACTGAAACCCACCGCCAGTCGGAAAAGCCATGCCCCACATCGGATACTGCTGAAACCCCTCTCGGAACAACTCGAGATCATGCCGCGGAATGCTCGGGTAGTACTCGTAGAGCTTGTTCTGAAGGCTTTCCAAGGTTTCTCCACCTTCAGGAAAGTCTTGCCAGCGCGTCAAAACGAGGGCGCCGAATACTTTTCGCGACTCAAACATTATTGTTCCTCTCCAGGTAGAACCTCGCCTGAGCGGTCAGCGGGCATAGCTGCCTCCCTGGCTTCCGCGGCTTGTTGAAGCTGCTCAAGATCTGACCCCGCGAATGAGACAAACTTTGCTTGGTATTTCGATCCGATCTTAGCAATCAGACCGCGAGAAACGGCGGCGTTTAGAGTCCGCTCGCTCAGCGGCAAGTTGATGTCGAGAGCGCGCGAGATGTGAAAGATTCCGCGAGGACGGCGTCCCATAGCGGCAACTGCTTTTGAGATGAGCTCGTCGCTCGGTGTCTCTTCGAGATATTCGCGTCTCCAAACCACCCAGTCAGCAATGTGGCTGGCACCAACCATGGATTCGTGGTCGCGAAGCATCTGCACGAAGTTTTCCCACGACGCTTGCTGACCGATGTAAGCGCTGGTCATGGCGTCGTTCTTGGCGATTTCAACCATGGCAACGCAGAATGCCGCCCAGCCAATGATGCACTCAAACCGCTTTGTGGTGCTTCCTTGGCGAAATTCCACCGTGCGGTCGCTGTGGCGAGTGCACCGCATCATTGCGAAGTTCACCACTTGGTATTTGCGGGCAGACTTGGCGCTGGCTCTCGTGCTGGCAAGCGAGCCGAGATTAAATCTCGACGAAAGATCGGCATCTGTCACGGAGTGCGTAAACGGAGGGCAGTAGTGGTTGTTGTGGCGAGATTTTCCAAGCAACCGGTTAATCTGCGTCTGAAAATGGTGGTAGAGGCGAGCGAGATTTCCGGCGTCATGCTCGGTGTAATCCGCAACCTGAACATGAACGTGGAAGCCGCCGCTGCTGAAGGTGTTTGTCCGGGCTCGGTTGAAAGCGTCAGCGAACTCTTTGACCACTGGAGTTGCATCTGTCAGCGTCAGAGGAGGATTGAGCACCATCTCAACGCCATTCTGCAGGCTGCCGTCAGACTGCCGCGACCAGCCAGAAGGTGTCGTCGTTGGCAAGCTGAGCTTGGTGGTTTTTGCGTCGTACTCGAGCTCGAGTCCAATGAGTCTCTCACTGGCGTATGAAGGTATGGGTCCGTTGTTAGGCATAAATTAGGCGGCGACAGGTTGCGTGGTGTATCCGAGCTTGACAAGCAGGGACCAATAGTAGTTGATCACGCGTGCGATAGGCTGGCGAGTTGTGATCCTCGCTTGAACGAGCTCCTCAAGCTTGGCGCGGGTAGCGTCAGGATGAAGGACTAAAATTTGGGCAATGATTCGAGCTTGCTTTGGAAGCTGCTCGTATGTCATGTTTTCCACGTTTGCTGTGCTCATCGTGATATGACTATATCACGAAACTAAAATTTGTAAACATTTATTTGCAACTATTTTTAGTGAGCGGCTGCTGGTGCCAAAAGCTTGTCCCAGTCAATCTCGCCGTGCTGAGGAACTTTCTTCGCATCGAGGTAGTTGAGACCAACTTCGCAATCTCCAGCCAGAGGAACAAATGACAACCATGACGTGTCATAGTTGTCACCAAATGTGAGCTTGAGCACGTCAGGGATGTTGTTGAGCACCCCGTAGACAATGTCGTGGACAACAGGCAGCTCTTCGCGCACAGCGTCAACCACAAGAGAGTCGTGCACCGTGCAGACCATCTGAGATTCAAGGCCCTCGTTCGTCAAGATGTTCTCGATAGCCGTCAAGCAGATAAGCATCAAGTCAGAAGCAGTGGACTGAATCAGGTGGTTGCAACCAGCGCGCAGCGCTTTGTTTTTCGCCTTAGGATCATCGCCAAACACCTCTTCAAAGATGCGAACGCGTCCGAGAATCGACACGGCCACGCCATTTTGCTGGATGAAGTCCTTGTAGTAAGACAGGTAGCGGCGCATTGCTGGATAGCCATCGAAAAACGCCTCAAGCAGAGCTTCGCACTCTTCAAGCGTCTTGTAGATCTGGTCGTTTGCCAGAGCGGTTTGTAGACCGAAAGCTCCTCCACCGTAGCCTGTCAAGAAATTAACGACCTTTGCGGCTTTGCGCTCGAGCTTGACTTTCTTTGCTTCAGAGTCTCTGCCGTGCGCCTGCAGCCATTCCATGAACTCGTTGGTGCATTCCTCGTATGCCTTGCTGTAAATCTTGCTGTGAGTCAGGGCGTGCAGGTCGATGCCGCGCTGATAAGCATCCACCATTGAGGAGTCTCCGCAAGCTGCAGCCAGAAGGCGCAATTCGATCTGAGAAAGGTCGCCTTGGTAGACGCACCCTCTTTTTCCAAAGCGGCTGGTGTAAATGCGTTTAATTAAACCGTCGCGAGGTAGCTGCTGAAGGTTCGGATCAGAGCAGCTCAAGCGTCCTCCGCGCGTTCCAGTCAGCTTGAAGCTGGCGTGCACGCAGCCGTCTCGCATAAGGTGCTGTATCTCCATGCGGCGTTTCTTATCAACGCCACCATGCTTTTTGTCTGAGAAAGCGTTGCGAAGTGGGCGAATGTAGGTGGTATACGCCTTGAATATTTTCTTGTATTCCTGGAGAGGCCGAACCTGAGGATGCTCGACTGACAGCATGTTCAGCGTGAACTTGTCCAGCGCCGCGTATTCGACCAGCTTCTCGCGCGGAAGCCCTTGCAAGTCTTCTGGGGTATCTCCAAAGAGCTTCTGCCCGCTCTCAGTGATGCGATTGACTGGAAGATTTAGAAGTCTGCTGTCAAACAGGATTGTTTTGAGGTGCTCTTTCTTTTCAAGGTCAAGCTCCCATCCAGGCTCGGTCTCCTCCATCTGCTGGCACCACTCGATAATCTTCGGGTCGACCGCTCGAAGTTTGTCGCGAGCTTCTCTAATCTTCTTCGGAAAAATGTCTTCCTGGCGCGCTAGCTCCTCGATGTCCACGTGCATGCCGCGACCCATCATATTCATGAGCATCCGCGCGGCTGGAGATACAACGTTCGGATAAACCCAGCTTCGGGGTGGCGGCTCGAACAAGCGAAATCGACCGCGTCGGGTTGGGTCTGCCAGCGGCATTCGGTAAGTTCTGGCAGTTCCAAGCTTGGCCTCAATCTTCGGTTTTGCGCAGTAAGCCACCTCGACGTCACCCATGACGTAGGGCTTGAGGTGGGTGTCCCACTTATCGCGCGGGCAGTTGGCGTAGTGGCCTCCCTTTCCGGCTCCCGGATGTAACAGGTCTCTGAGCAGCTCAATCAAGAGGGTCATGTCCTCTTCGTAGCCCGCAAGGTCAGGCACCCACTCGTAAGCGATCATTTCCAAGCCCAACGTTCCGCGCTGCTGGCGCATGACGTATGCCATATGCCAGGTATCCCATTTTGCAGCATTCGCTAGCTTAACCAGGTTGGCCCCAGGCACGTTTGCGTAGGTAAACAAGACGTCGAACGTGATGTTGTGTCCAATGAGGTCTGAGGCATACAGAGCTTCAAGGACGAGCGGCGCGAGCTCTGGGAGATAGTTGATCAGCGGGCTGTTCGGGTAGTTCCACGGGAAGCCAATCGATTTCGGGTTGCCATCTTCATCAGTCCATCGAAACATCATGAACACGATCGCAGCGTCCACTGCCCAAGGTCTGACGCCGTTTGTTTCAGTGTCGTAGCTGGTGAGCGTTCCTGGGTGGTTGATCAAGTAGAGGAGATTTTCAGCAATCTCGTCTGGATCGACGCTCATGTTCCAATAGGCGCGGTCGTAAACCTTAGGAGGAACTCCCTGAAGTGCCATCTCGAACGCGGTCTTGACGTGAGACTTCCAGCGCTTGATGACATTCTGGTTTTGCGTCATGTAAACCATGCGCGGGCTCTGAATCGGAACGATGGGAATTCGGAAGCCTTCTGGAGCTTTTCCCATGATGGGATGTCCGCGCGTGAGAGATGTCTTTGGATCGCGCGGATCAGGTCGGTCAAGCATGTAATCAGGATCTGTCAGCCAGTCATCCGGCCATCCGCGATACGTCAGCACGCGGCCACCCCAGTCTTGAGCATTCGATTTGAACGACAGAAGTCCGAGAGCGGCGCTTCCAACGGTCATGATCATCTTCGGTGGGTGCTGCTCGATGTCTTGAATAAGATGGATTTTGCAGTGGTTTCCCTTAGTCGAGTAGTTTGGAAGCTTTCCAGTCCTGGCGGAGCAAAGAGTCGCCGGCGCCCATCGTATTCGAGATGCGTCAAACCCCATTTCCTGAACCAGCTTCCGAATCAGCATTGGAGGCCCATCAGATCCGATTTCGCCGCGCGAGTCTTCCTTTCCAGACACCGAGTCAAATACCACCGTCACTAGTGGGTCCTCGGCACCAAACGGCTTCATGAACGGGTGCTGAGCTCCTTGCTCGTAAAGCGCGCACTTAGCGCACACCGGAGAATCAGGACCAGGCTCTAGGAGCCGCGTTCCTAGCGGGTTTTCTGGGTCGAATGTGGTGACGATGTTTCCGCCACGATTTTCAGTTCCGTTGTGATAGATGATGGTGTCTCGCCATTTCTTATCGACATCTTTAAGACTCAACTGCTGTCCCTGAGGGTCAAGGTATATCTGCTTTGGCTTTCGAGCGGCTCTTTCCATGTTCTCAAAGAACGCAATGCTTGAACGCATCCCCATACAAACTCCACGCCCCTGCTACGGATTCGAGTTCGGAAAAGACGAACTTTGCTCAAAGTGCGAACATGCTGAAGAGTGCCAGAAAGCTCTTGGACGGCGAAAAGGACGCATTCCTTTAGACAAACTGAGATTCAACTTTGTTCCAAAAGGGCTTCGAGATCTCCCAGTTAAAGACCCAGAGGCCGACAGTCTGGCGATGCTGTACGAATCCTGCTACGAAACTGTCTACAAAACCAAAGGTGACTCTCTACTTCGGGTAAAAGATGCAAAGCAGCGAGTCGAGCAGGCTGCTAGCGACGCCGGTTGCTCTCTTCGCCTATACATCCTGACCAACATGATAGGCTACCGCGAGGCTTCTCCAGACAGGAAGTTTTACGCCAACATGCTGTTCGGAGATCGCGCCAATCACCGGCTTGAGCTGTACCGCTCTGTGTGCGTCCAGAAGTACGGGACGTTTGACCTTGAGGCCATTGACACACTTCTCGGAAAAGAGAAAACGTCCGACGCCGAGAAACAGATGCTCAATAGCGAAATCATCGCTGGAAGTTTCATCGTGGGATACAAGATAAGGTCGTCTGGAGATCCTGCTCCAATGCTGTTCAATATGCAGGAGCTTTCTCTTAGCCCCATCTGGCTTGCCACCGACGCCTGCTATGTTGAGACCATTCTTACCCCGCACCTTAATGAGCCTACTGGGACTCCGATGGTCCAGCGCCACCGGTTCAGCGTTTGTCAGACTTTGAAGGAACTAAAGAGAAGCAACAGGAGAGCTCAGTATGTTTTCAAGACGAAAGAGCGCATGATGCCGATTGCTGTCAAGACAGTTCTTAATCAGCACGGATTCTCTCCCTCTGATTTTGAGATCGCGACAGAAACTGTAGATGATTCATTCGAATTCTGGCGCCGCATTGGCTACGCCATCCAGCAATACTGGACGCTTGAATACTACAACAGCCGCAACGAAGTCTTTTTGAAGAAAGTGATGTGATGGAACAGTTTGGATTTACAGCAGAATTTCAAGACCTCCTGCTCAGTTGCCTTATCAAGCACCCGCAGGATTTTCAGTGCTATGGACAGATTGTCGAGCCGAAGTTTTTCTCCGGTGTTCAAGCAACTGCCGTGGCAAAGGTAGCCATCGAATACAACGAGCAGTACGGGAGGTTTCCGGGATGGGAGACTCTCAACCAAATGTCCTCCGAGTATCTTCGCCACATTGAAGCTGGTGAGGAAGATTCCAGCAACCGCGTCGCAGATTACATCACGCGGCTCAGGGACATGGACACTGGAGATAAGGAGTATGTGGTGCAGAAGACCGTGGACTTCTGCCGCGAACGAGCCGTGGTTAACGCCGTGCGCAAATCGATCGACTCGATAAAAGAGGGCAAGATCAAAGAGACTAACATCGTTAAGATATTTGAAGAGGCTCTTTCTATCGGTCAGAATCTTGACGATCTTGGATGGGTGCTGCATGCCCACGCCGACTATGCGGTCGACAACATTACTGCTAAAGGATTTGGTATCCGCACGGGTTATCCGCTCCTAGACGGCATTTGGAAAAATGGCTGGCATCCCGGGTGGCTCATCGTTCCACTCGCTCCTCCTAAACGCTACAAAACGGCGGTGTGCTTGAATCTGGCGCTGAACATGATCAGCCCGTTAATCCACGAGGATGTCCTCTACTACACCTGCGAAATTTCAAAGGAGTTGGCCATCTGCCGCGCCCTGTCTAATTTGTCTGGCAAGACGATGGACTACATGTATGAGAATCCTGAAAAGTTCAAGCAAGCTTGCCACGAGAAGTTCGGGTCGCTCGTAGCCGGAAACCTTCTCTTCAAGGACTTCGCTGCAAAACAGGCGACAATCGCCAACATCAAGGCGCACGCCAAGACGTGCATCAAACAGTTCAATCTGCACCCAAAAGCGATATTCATCGACTACGCTGAAACGATCAAGCCAAGCGCCACCAAAGACATTAAGGACCATCGTCAGCAGTCTGACATTTATACCGAAGCCCGCGCGATGGGTAAGGAGCTTGGCTGCTGCGTGATCATGCCCGACCGCTGCAATCGCGACACGGTTGACGCAGCCGTTCCAAATATGACGAGCTTCCAGGGCGCGTTCGAAAAAGCAGGTATCGTGGATGCGGCGATCGGTCTCTGCTCCACTGAAGAGGAGTATGTCCAAAACGTGCTTCGTTTCTTCATCTTCATCAACCGTCACGGAGCAGCTTGCGGCCACTTTAAAGGCAAGGTCGATCCTACCGTTTTCAAGATCACGATCGACAGCGAGATCGAATACGACCCAGATGCCGCTGAAGAGGATAATAAGCCTCGCAGAAAAGGCAAAAACAGCCGGACTGAAAAGAAAGATCCGGGTGAAGATGTCCCTGAGGAGCTCAAATAATATGGTTGAAATTCACGGCCCGTGCGAGATCTGTGACAGGACGTCTCCATTACCCAACGGTAAGCTGTGTCCTGAGTGCGCTGAGAACCCAAAGCTAGCCATGGAAAAAAGGAGGAAGTCGACTGCGGTGTCGCTACTGATGCTTGTGATTGCATCCTTAGCGCTTGTGGCACTAGTTCGCGGGTGCGAAGAGATCGCCAAGATGATGGTGAAGTGACCCAGGATTGTTCCTGGGGAGCTTTTAACTCCTGTCTGGATACTTTCCTGTCTTTGGATCCCTGACAGGCCTAATGAAGTCCCAGGTGAATCTCCGGTTCGTATAGCGGGGGTCCATGTACCACCGGATGTGCCCGCGACGTCCTTTGAACAGGCGCCCGGAGGTTTCGTGCCGTACAGGAGGAGCAAGCGGAGCTTGGCCGTACGAGAGCAGGAATGACGGCATGTTCGGCCGTCCTTTGACGCCTGGTTTTCCCTCGTGCATCTGCTTTCGAGACATCGGCGTGGGTTTGTACCCTGGAATGGACGCGAGAGCAAGGACCTTGAGCGCCAGGTTCAGCATGTAGGACATCGATGCGTTGTCCACCTCAGACAAGTTGTAGCTCATCAAACCGGTTGCCATTTTCTCGGTTTCTCCGGTTGTCAGAAACTCGTCCCACATATCTGGCTTTAGCTGGACGCTGAGCACTTTCCCCAGCTCATTCGAGCCTTCCTGAATCAAAGCGGTGATGTACCACTCAGCTTCTAGCGCGACTTCAAGATACGGAAACCACTCGGCAACCTGCGCTGGCGACGTTTTCATCAGCAGAATGGTCGGAAGCTTTGGGTCCTGAAAGTAGAGTTCGATAACAGGGGATGGCCACTGGACGTTCTCAACCGTCGCCGCCTCAGCGACAAAGTCAGTTGCCTCGAGATCCAGCGAGACGTCCTTCTCCACTTGAATCTGGATTCCTGCTTTCGAATAGGCGCGCTGTGTGATCCATGTTGTCATGCCTGGCGACCCAGCCATCTGCTTGACCATCATGAACTGCATAGAGTCGTCGTTGTCGAACAGGTAGTGGATGTTCTTTTTGTAGATCCCACTTTGAAACGCGCCGTACGCAAGCTCTTTAATGTTCATCGTCGTAGATCCGATTGATTTTTGGCTTACCAACGTCCTGGCTTTTTGGTATCCATCTTCCATTCCGTAATACGTAGACGGTGGGAGACCACTTCCTTTGGCGCCGAACCGCAGCGGCGGTCGCTGGAATGCCAAACGCTTCTAGCATCTGGTTACCGAAAGACAGCTGCCTTGGTTTGCGATCCTCGTGGTCAGGAACTTTCTGTGCTTGAGCTTTCTTCTCGCGTATCCTTTCAAGCGTCGTCTGCTGCGCTTTGTGGGCGCACGCCGCGCAAGTGCGCCCTGATGGATCGTGCGCGCCGAAGATTCGGACGCGCGCCATCTCTACAAGAGAGCCGCACTTGATGCACTTGATAGTTGGATGAAGCTCAGAGATCATTTGGTTCCCGCGTCTTCAATTTTGATCTGCTCAGCGGTTTCGGTTTCAACGACCGATGATGAAAACTCGTCCTCAATTGCCTGGTGGACAGGAACGCGCCCTTCATCAACCATGGTGTTGGGCATAAGCCGGTAAATGCGCCCCTCGTCGTAGTTGATGAACGCGATGTCAGAGTCAACAGCGTCCGCGATTTTGTCGAATGACTTCTCGATAATCTCTTTCGTACTGGCAACAATGGTGACAAGCTGGTCGTCTGCCGGTTCTCCGGACGCTGGCTTTTTGTATTTCCAAACGACGGTCGCCGCAACAGCTTCTTTAGCGCTCCTGAAGGTATAGACGTTGTCTGCTTTCATCCAGACCAGCGCCATGCAACCGTCAACTTCGCTGAAGTCGCGGTTCTCGATGCACGGTCCGAGAATCATCGAGTCTGTTGTCGCATTTTCGACGTAGCGAAGACGGGCGGCGATTCCCTGAGCGGCGTTGAACTTGTCCTCAGCGAGTGCTTTCAGAGCATCCTGCTCTTTTGAGACAGGCTCGCGCTCAGCTTTCGCAAGGGCAGTCAGGACGACCTTAACCTCTTCAGCGGTCATTGGCTTCTCGCCAGATGCCGTAAGCGCCACAAATTCTGAGATCAGCTCGTTCAGCTCTCTGGAGTAGATTTCAATCTGCTCCGCTTTGATAACTTTCCAGTTTTGGATTCGCCCGTTGTGCGCAAAGTAATACTTGCCCATGTTTTCCCACGGATAGACGTATGGGTGCGCGTTCGAGTTATCGATCGGCATTCCAGGAGATGCATTGCGAGTGTGAGCAATGCCGCGGAATGAACGCCGGGCGTCTCCCACGAAGTCCTTGTGGATGTCAACGAAGGTGCGGGCAGGGACGATGTGGCGATAGCATAGATTGCATGTCTTCCCATCTTCAACTGCTCGAAAAGCGAGTCCAGTCGAATCCTTGCCTCGGGTTTCAGCCCCGATCAGCATGCGGGTCAGCAGGCCTTTTGGGATCTTTCCGGCCCAACCAATTATTGCGCACATCGTTTATCCTTTTGGTTAAATTCAAAATTCATATTGTTACTATATCACGCCACGGAAAATTGTAAACACTTTTTTGCAACTATTTAATAGTGCTCGCCAAAGCCATCGTAGTCAAGGACGCTAAAGTGGTCTCCGCCCTCGCTCTCCTCTCGCGGTCTGCTAGTCACGTTCGATCCGGAAGAAGTTAATCGACCGGTGGATGTTCCAACCACGCGGTAGGATGGAGGAGTTGATTGAACGTTCTCCTCTTGCTGCGCGTTCTCCTGCTGTGCATTTGCGCGCTCAGCTCGAACAGCATCGCGAATGCGCTCTTGAATCGGCCTAAGCCCTCGTCGTCGTTGCGGAGGAGGGGGTAAAGGTGCGGGTTCTGGAGCGGGAGCAGGAGTTGCGGCAGGAGCTGGAGTTGCGGCAGGAGCTGGAGCCGCTTGGGCCACCTCGCGAGACCGCTGAGATGCGTTCACTAAATCCTGAACCATTCGTTGTTGCCGCTGGCTGTCGGTCTCCGCACTGTCAGAGTATCTGATCTGCGTTCCCGAGTATCCGCCGTCTTCAGCACCACCAGGAAACTCTGACCAGCTTGGAGTCGCTGGAATTTCCCACGCTTGGTGAGTAGGGTTGAACACAGGCAAAGACCTGCCGTTTCTCGGATGCTCGTCGTCAATTCGCGAAATGCTCGGAGACCGCTCAGCGGCCGGAGAAACTTTCGAATTCTTCGCGGTCCTCACTGCCTCAATGTCCTCGTCTAGCGCCCCAGAATGTACGCAGCTCATTATCGCAGAAGCTGGAGTAGCAAATGCCACATAAGTTCCGATCTTGAGCCAGAGGTTAATCCAGGACCAAATGTATTCAAACCTGCGCACTGCTCCAAGCATGCGAATCTCGACGGTTCCTGGAGACGACGGGACGTTGTCAATCCGGAGAGTCTCGACGATGTTAAACCAGCAGTAGCGCTTGGCGTTGTCCCACTTACGGGCGACAACTTCTCCCGTGGGGTGAAAGGCCTCAAGCTCTGCGTTGGTGTATAACTCGCGAATCGTTTTGCAGTAGCTGTTGTTCCTTCTGCTCGGAGGGCAGAGGTCAAACATCTTATCCTCGAGAGCAAGCGCGATGGCGAGAAACGTCCGCGTCTGCTCTGGATTCCAGCGGCTCCTCATCTGAGTGCTACGCCCAGTGCTCTCCAGCGGACAGCCGATGTGGATATGCAGACCACACGATTTGTTTACGGACTGCGCGCAGCTGCACAGGTCGCGGACAACCGCTTTGGTATCGTTCCGGTCGTTCAGCACGGCTTTGCGATCGTGCAAGTAAGCTTCAATGATCAGAGGCTTGGTGACGAGTTCAGATCCGCCACCTTCTCCGCGCGGGAGATCCTCGCCATCGTTTCCTTTGATGGAGTTGTCGTAATGGTTGTCAAACTCGCGGCGTGCAATGATCTCAGCCGCGTTGGGCATGAGCTTAGTGCACTCCAACTCGATTCCGTATGTTAGCTTAGTCCGAGGCATATCACGTCAGTCAGAACTGGCAAGCGCATCCACAACCTTATCGGCACCTTTATCGCCAGGATTGTCCCAGCGGTAGGTGTGCTCGAGAAACCCGCATCCATCCGCGGAGATGCCGCATCCTTTTGCGGTGTCTTCGTACCAGGTCCCAAGTAGGTGATCCCGATAGCAGATAAGGAGACGGGTAACGTAATGCCTCGCGCTGTAGAGCTTTTCAGCCAAAGGACGGCGGCACGCAGCCGCGCCAAGTTCCCATGCCTTTTTCACATCCTCAGTAGCGTTCTCCCAAGGCGATTTAGAATCATACCTGAAATCGGGGTTGCTATTGAGGTAAGCGTGGTGGGCTTCGTACGCGAGTTGACCTGGCGATTTCTTCTTTTCCATAAGTTAGACAGTAAAGGTTCCTGAAAGTATGCGGTTGAAAGTCTCTTCTGAGAACTGTCCCGTTGACTTGAACTCGACGCCGGATTTCTTGAGACCGTCCACAAATCCCACGCACATCTCGATCCACGCGCCAACCTTGCGGATGGCCACAGTCGATTCGAGCATGCGGAACTCAACAACCTTGATCGAGAAGACCCTGGTGAAGTTTAGACCATGGTAGCGGTCATCGTGGTTTCTCCATCCACCAGCAAGATCAAGAATGCGCTGGATGCTGTCCGGGTGCATGGCGATCATTTGGCTGATGTTCTGCGTCGGGTTGCGCTTGCAGTAGCGGTTTTGCTGGCGCGACTCGTTGCACTGAGTGTAGAAGTGCTCCTGTGCGCGGAGATAGCCAACAGCAAGGCGCTTTAGGTCTCGAGGGCTGTGGTCCGAGACATCTACAGTCACGTGCACGCCGCAGTTAGAGTTCACAGCGTTCGGGCAAACTTCTCGGATTTTTTCGACCGCGACTTTGGCGTCGAAAATTCCGCGCTCCCCAGAGGAAATTGGGCTCGCGAACTCATACCCGCATGACCCGTCGCGCTTAATATCCCATGTTGCGCCTGTCGAGTGGAAGTAGCGCCCCGATTCAAGGTTGACTTTAAGACCGCGTTCCTGCATGCGCCTTGCGATCTCGCGAAGCTCCAGGTTAGAGTGGGTCTCAACTTCCAATCCCCATCGCCGCCCGTCAGCAGATGGGCGGTCTTCCACCTGTTCGCCGTCCTTTTTAATGACGACGTAAGGCTTGTCTTTGCGGTGAGCTTTTTCCTTGAACTTTTTGTCCCACGCCGCTTGGCGTACTGCAGGGTCTTCCGATTCCACAAGGACCTTTGATTGTCCTTTGGTGTTAATGGCTCCCCAGGTGGCGATCACGGTGCGACCGTCGTCTTTGAGCTCAAAAAACTTGTTGTGCTGAACATCGCCGGATGATCCGCGCTGTTCCATGTAAACAGATTTCATGGCAGAACTCTATCATGCCGTCATGAAATTGTAAACATTTATTTGCTAGTAAGTTGTTACTTTATGCGCAATTTCAACCGCAGACACTTCTGTCTTGAAGACGCGCCTGACCGACCACTTGATCGAATACCATCCAAATATGATGACTCCAAGGCATGCCATTGCGGATGCGGCGATAATGACCGCGCATCCGCCGTAGTAAAAGATTTCTCTCATGCCACGGAGAACTCAATCGATTTGGTTGTTTATCGTGATTTTTCCTACAGTGAGGAGTTCATACCCCATGGCGTTGATTCGATCGTCAGTACTAGACGGAGTTCCTAGCGCGACACGCGCGATAGTTGCGCCAGGGACGATTGCCTTCACAACTGCCGCGATGTTGCTCATTGATGCTGGAATGCCGTGGGTGTCGTAGTTCGGAAGGTTCGTAGGATCTCCAGCAAACATTGCTCCACCGATCGTCAGATTGTCGCTCCACGACCTCAAAGCAGCCCTGATTTCGCGGCGTTTGACGATGGTGTTGTCGCCAGTGTACCCGATGAAAACGTCGATCGGGCGCTCGCGGTCATAACCTTGAACCGAGATCAAGCGCACCGTCAGCTTGCTTCCAGACTGAACAGGGTACCATTTGATCTTTCCTGTTAGGAGGTTGACATAAGACGGGCCGCGGGTCTCGTCGATGATTCCGTTACAGAGGATGCGCGCCTGACCCGCTATGGTATGAGGGATGACAGTAAGTTGCGATCCGTTAAGGAACATTTGGAATGACCAGGCGCGGAGCGGAGAGACGGGCATCTGCGAGAAGTAACCCCCAGTGCCGTCTTCCTCGTTGGTAACAGCGTCCAAGACATAGTTGAAGGAGTCGTCAGGAGCCGTGAAAAGCTCCATCGGAGTTGTGGTCATGAGGTCGGAAATAGGAGAGGCCATGTTGACCGAGTCGACTCCGTAAACCTCGTCAAGCTTGCGGACGAGATCAGAGTAAACCAGTGGGCTTCCAGGGCGAAGGGTCTCAACCATGCTCTTAATAGTGTCTGTGACCAGGTTAGTGGTTGCAAACACGTCAAATCCGCTGTACGTTTTGAAGCGAAGGCTCAGTGGAACAGGCCGGCTTGTTCCGTCACCGATGACGATGTAGTCTGTTCCAACTGCCTTGGTTTGGAGATATTCCTTGAGCGCGGTCTTCAGCTGAGGTTGGAGAGTGGTCAGTCCACTCGCCCCAGTCGTCCAAGCGTAGATGAAGACGATGTTTCCTTCAAGGAGCGAGTTTTCAGTGCGGACGTGCGCTCTGGCGTAGGCCACTGACCCATACTGCTGGTGGCTGTACTGCTGAGCAAGCGTCTGGTAGTCGTCGAGAGTAACAGCCCTTCCATTTGTGCGAATGTGATACGGAATGCTCACGCGCGCTTCTTCAAGACTTTCTGGGTTGCGCCCGCCTTGCCCCTGGGACGTATCGTTGCGAAGCGTGACGCTGATTACGTTTTTGCCTGAAGTCGCCGTGATGGACGTGTTGACCGTGCCAATGGCAAGGTTTCCAGCGACGCCGCCGCCAATGCGATAAGTGATGACCACTGAACCTTCAGTGGGTACAATCGACCCGAACTGTCCGTCTCCGAACTGCGCAACGGTATCCCCGGATGGGAGCGTGCTGACCTGATAAACCTTCGAGTCTCCAGGCTCGATTCGGACAGATTGAACTTGAGTCCACGCCTCGCCGTTGACAGTAACCGAAACAGACCCGTCGATGACGGGTGTGCGGCTCAGCTTGGCGGTGTAGCCAGGAACTTCGACAGCTGGCGTGACGTAGCGATCAGAGATTGTCTGTCCCTGGATAAGGGCGATGCGCCTGTCATAGACTTCAGCCTGAACTTCAGATGTCGCCCCGTCCTCAACTGCGTCAGCGATCTGACCCGACCATGGAGGAGTAATGACCATGCGATTTTTGCTGATAGCGCCAGGAGACGACTCGATGGCTTGAACAGTATAAATCTGCTCTCCGGCCACTGACGGGCTCACTCTGAATGTCATGCCAGGCTGGATGAGCTGGGTGAGGTCAACGGTGCTGTCGATCACGTCGACGTACGCGGATCCGCCAGTCACAACCACGTTACTAGACACTGTCTTTGTTCCAGTAAGCCCTTGCGAGAACGCCGCCGCCGTGTTTTCAGGCGTGGTCTTTCCAACCATGATGGCGTAGTCCTGAATGACTTCAAACGGAAGAGCGTCGTCACCGGCGCGGATCAGAGTTCCCTTTGAGATCTTAACTTGAGACGTGGCGGGTCCAGGAAGCACCACCTCGCATTGCAGGGTGGCCGGAGTGGGTCCCCTGAGGTTGTAGCCGACAAACGACCCAAGCCGTATTGCCGATTCGCGTAGGGTCATCGTAGTGATGAAATTCTCGGCAGCAGCTCGGTTGATGACGTACGCCAAAGTCGCAGTTGACCAGGCGATGATGTCAATCAGCAGGATTCCAAGGCTGTTAGCCAGGAAGTCATTCCATACGGTTGGCCACCGAGACCGAACGCGTTGAATCAAAGCGTCCTTGTGGGACTGGAAGTCAAGTTTCAGGTAGCGTAATGAGTTTTCTGATGCCATAAGTCTAGACTAAGTATCAGCGCGGGAAGCGCTCGATGGCGTGCTGGTAATTGAGCTTGCGGGCCAGCTTGGTGCCGTTGGCAGCCATGCGCTCGCAAGCGACCGGGTGGTCTACGCACCAGCGGATGCACTTTGGAAGGTCCTCAATTGTTGTTACCACGCAATTTTCGCCGTTGATTAGGCTAGAGGAATACCAGTTTTCCCAGTGTGACTTGATCCTGATGACCAGCGAGTTGGACAGGAGCTTCCAATAAAGCCCACTCCACGACGAGGTCGTTCCTTCAACGTCAACGATGAACTTGTACTTGAGCTGCTCGCTAATAGGTGTGTCGTACGAGTACGATGCGCTCAGGAGGGAATCGTCTAGGCGCGTGATTCTGTCTCGCGCATGCAAAACTGGATCAACCTTGTAGTCTGAAACGTGCCTTCTTCCGCGCCAGATGGCCAGGTCTACTTTTCGCTCCCATGGAATGTCGTTGTCAGCAACCTCCTTCGCGAATTCCTTGAACCCAGTGTCTATAAAGTCGGGGTCAGGAATGACTAGGGTGTTGGCGTCGTCGGTGTGGCGGTTGAACGCGATGACCGGATGTGGCATGATTGGAAAAATGTTCGTGTCTTGGCAGGCATGCACAAACCGCGGCTCTTCACACGTTCCTTTTCCAAGGAACAAGCTCTTGTCGACTGAACTCCACGGCACGAAGACTTTCTCGTCACTCGGATGCGCGTACTCTCTCCAGCCGTCGAACAAGCAGACAAAGAACTCTCCAGAAAGCTTTCCAGCGCCGTTGAGCCCCTGCAAAAACTGCGACATCTGTCTCCAGCGGCCAGACCACAGATTTACCTTTGGCGCAATGTACCGATACGCGCCGTCGCTGTCAAATACCGCGTACCCAAGCTCCACGATGTCGTTTAGCACCTCGCGAACTTCGGCGCTAATGTTCTGGTGCCTGATCTCGCCCAGAACGTTAGAAGGCCTGCGCGAGTGCTGACCAAAGCTGGTCGACACAAGGTGGCTGTCATCAACGGGATACTCGATTGAGAACTTACGGGCTACCTCTAGAGGAGCCCATTTCATCCCAGCTTTCTCGAGCTGATCTTTGAGCTGGAAGCACATGATCCAGTCCTCGTTTCCAACAAACTCTCCGAGCTTCTTGACCTCCTGGAGCAGGCGCTTGCTCCTAAGGCTGAATCCTCCGTTTCCGACTCTCATGCCGAGCTGCGGCCACGGAGATCCGATATAGTCGTAGTTCAAGAAGCTGTCGTCCCAGGTGTCAGGGTTGACGATGAAACCATCCTCCTGAAAGACCAGCACAAACTCTGAGTCTACATGGTCGGCCATCTCATACAAGCAAAATCTGCTGTACGCATCAAGATTGAGCATCACCGGAGTTTCGACCCATTCGGCTCCTGGTATTTTTGGATCGGTTGGACACCCGATTTTAACAGCGCTGAAGTTGAAGTGCTTTCTCGCGGTGTCAACGAGCTTTGTGACATTTCGAATGAAGCTGTCAGTTACTGGACGGCCGTCTGCAAGGAAGTATGTTACGCGCTTTAAATCGATCATCTATTGCAGAATAAAAAAGCCGGCGAAGTTAATCGCCGGCTGATCTCTGGGTTTATTGGGTTGGCTGACTAATTCTCTTCTGGGTCCTCGCCTTCGCTCTCGTCTTCATCCTCGGGCTCTACGGGCTCCACTCTGGACTCTGCCCTGGCTTGCGGGGTGAGCGCTGGCTTCACATCGCGAGTTATCGCGTCAAATGTCTCGCGCTTAAGAACGGTATCCGACGTCAGCTTGATTTCACTTCCGTATTTGATGCACCACTCTGCCATGTTCAGCATTCGATAAGCGAAGGCGCAAATAACCTCGACGGTTGTCACCCCGCAGAGCAGGTAGATGATGACGCCATTTGTCGGAGTAATGGTGACGCTGCGGGTGCTTAATTCTGAAAGATCGAGCGCTTCGTTGTTGCGCATCGACCTCCACGGATTTGCCGGTGCAGAGCCTTCGTGACCTGCCATGAACTGCAGGTTGTCCCAGCTTTTGCGGCATAGCGCGATGTAATTGCACACCTGATGCCGCGTGAAATCTGCGTTGATGGCGAGCGAGATGGTCGTCCCAGCGTTCATCTGGGTCATCAACCGACCGAGCTCCTGCTTGAGCTGCTTGTGGCTTTCTACACGGTGCACCCCGTTAAACACCCACGGTTGGCACCCTGTTGTCACAGCTTGAATTTGGAATGCAATCATATTACTTGATCCATTTGTTTTTGAAGACGTTAGTGCTCTCTTGGCTATCAGATCCGAGAATCGCGTACGGCGTGCCGACTTTCTTGCGAACGATTCCTTCCCACACGGGAACACGCAGCTTGGTCTGCTCCTGAAAATTTTTGATCAGCCACTCGCGAGTAGGGGTTTCAAATTTCCACTCGACGCCAATGACGTGAGAGAACGCTTTGGCAGTCCCGATTCGGACTGACGGGCACTCGCGCATCAGGGATTCGCCGCCGATAGCAAGAGCTTCAAACGGATAAAACATCTTCTCGTAGACTTCTCCGTCAAGCAGTGTGCGGTTTGGAAGCGCCAGGTAAGACTTGAGATTTTCGATGGTGTAGCTGTACCACTTTCCGTGGCGGTTTTGGGCGTAAGCTTTGCCGTCAATCACAGCCACCGTCACGCGGTCACCGTTAAGCTTGGGTTGAACCTCCCAGGTGTGGGAGGAGATCATTTCCATTATGGTGTCAATCTGCTCGATTCCCCTGATCATCGAACCCGTTGTCGGGCGCATCGGGAAAAACGGCATTTGGACGCCGGGTATCACCAAAAGTTTGTCGTTCATGGGAGGACTATATCACGCTACGGAAATTTGTAAACATTTATTTGCAACTATTTTCGAACAATCCTTCGAATGAGCATGATGGTGAAACCGATGACAAACCCGGCAACGAAACATGCAAACCAGTGGTTGTACACCCACGGCCAGAATATCTGATTCCAGTACCAGTCGCTGTTTGCGTCAGATTGACTGTGATAAACTATGATTTGGTTCATATTTTTTAACGCGAAGGATTCCAAGCCGCAGCGGACCGGCGATAAGCGCGAACTGGTGTCCATAGCCTTTCTCGCGGTCGATGCGGCAGTACGTCGTTCCAAGCGGAATGTAATGGCGGTAGCCATGCTCGCTCTTAATCCACCACAGAGTTTTTGAGATCTGCAGCGAGAAGACTACCCTCCTTATTCTGAGATACCAGTCAATGATTTTCTCGCTGTCGGTCATCCAACTCCCTCCCACGCGCCAGACGACTCGAAAACATCCTGCTTTGGCGCGTCGTCACGGCTCGCGTGCAGTCCTCCGACTTGATCCTTGCCGGTGAATGTGTACCGCACTCCGTCGTAAAGAAAGCGGTCGCCGATTCTCCAGCCTTCGCAATCAGTCAGCCTTAAAGATGCTTTAATAATCGAGTTCATGGGAATTCGTCAGTTTCTTCAGAGACGGTCACGAGTGCTTGTGAGCCGTTTTCAGCTTCAAGCAGCCCCATGTCTGACACGTTAAGCCAGATCATATTCTTGTTTGCCATTGGCACCGCCATCTGCGGAATTTTAAACACCCTGCGGTGGATCACAGAGCGGTCGTGCTCGATTCGAAGTATGTCACCTGGCTTAGCTCCGATGCGGTTTCTCGCGCTCATGCATGCCATGCATGGGCCATCAGTGGCGCTGATGGTGAACACCGTCTTCTTGATCTCTTCGTGCCTGCGAAACTTCTCTTCGCTGCTCTCCTCTCCGGGAGAGCCCATTGGGTTTGACATCATTGCACACCTCCATTAGGTTGACCCGGGTTGGCGGGCGCTGGTGTTGGGACGGCCTCAGCCTGTGCGCGGTTCGCAATGTCTGCTTCAGTCAAAGCAGGACGGTCTTCTGCGCGACCCGTCAGCTCTTGCCGAGGCTGATTTGGATTTGGGTTGAACGCGGCAAACCTCTTGACCGTCCATTTTCGAACTGTCTTGGCGCGGTCTTCGTCTTGCGACTTGGATTTCTTTCCGTAGAGATTGAGCTGCTGCAGCATGGTGAAAAACAGCATGCGGTTGCTCTTGGCGCTGGCGCGACCCCAGGACACCCGCTTCCCAGCGATAATCGTGTCCATAACATGGACGAGGAACATCACATAGTTGAGGATGAGATTTGGGTCGAGAGTTCCTTCCATGAAGCGAAACTCTACGGTGCCGATGCGGTTCAGAGTCGCGAAGTTGATCCAGGTGTTCTTGTCTTGCCATGCCATTCCCACGTCAACGCGCCCATGCTTCGCTTTAACCGACTCGATGATTCGCACGTTCATCGGTTTGCAGTAGGGGTTGTTGCGGCGGGTTTCTGGAACGAGCATGTAGAATGCCTCCTCGTAGCGAGACAGAAATCGAAACAGGCGCTCCCGAATTTCGGGAGTGTTGAACTGGCGAAACCCGATGTGGACGTGCAGACCGCAGCGGCGATTCGCACTTCCGCCACAACGGGTGACGATGTTGGCAACCTTGACGGCGTGCACGAGCTCGTCGTACGTGCGAATCACGGGGCTCACAACTTCAAACCCGCCCACGCCTTCGCGGTATCCGCAGCTCGAATCGGTTTTGAGATCCCACGTTGATGGGTTGGCAGGAGTGTGGCGCCAGCGGCCGAAGTTGGTGACGGGGTAGTTGTTCCTCGCCATGGCGTCGGCAATCACAGAAAGTATCTGCTGGTTCGGCGAGCCAAACTCAAGCTCAAAACCGACCGTGACTGGTAGTACAGCGTTCATATCAGAACTATATCACGATACGGAAAATTGTAAACATTTATTTGCAACTATTTTACTGAGCGCCGCTGAGCATACCCCTGCCGAGCATCATATTCACCTTTTCCATGTCGCGTCCGTAGACGTGCATTGAGTGCGCCATGTGGCGGTAGTGGCCTTTTGTGAGGGCAGGATACGTTGGCTTCAGCGCTGCGACCATCCTGTCGATCAGGTGCATGAACCATGGTAGATCGAATACGAGACCAAGAACGACGTCATTTGACCGCATGACCACTGAGAGGTTGAGTTTGTCCTGGCGTATCTGGAAGATTCCATGCATCGTGCATGTGACGTCACGGTTGCCGACCCAACAGTGTTCAGGAAGGTTAAAGTGCATGATGGCTTGGCGGGTATCTTTGTCCTGGATGAGAGACTCGGAAGCCCACTCCCATGGTGTTCGCTCAAGCTCGCTGAGGTTCACTCCTTCCGATCCGCCATTGCCGTCGTGCTCGTTCAGAAACTTGCGCTGAACTTCGTACGTTGGATTTCCGCACGACTGGTTTTTGAAGATCAAGTGTCCGTAAGACGAGTTGATCGTTCCATCTGGATTTGCGAGTGATTTCCAGAAGCTGCTGATCTTCGCGAAATCCTCAACTCTGCGAGATCCGCTCTCGTAAACCTCAAACTCCTTGTGGGTGTAGTCGGCAATGGTTTTGTTGCGGGACTCTGAACGGGTGACGATCGGGCTTGCATCTGGGAGAGCTACCTCAAACGAGTAGTCTGTCTTCTCGGCTATCGGCTGCCCGCGTGGAGAAACGCGGTATTCTGGGTTGTCTACAACGTCGGCGAGGACAGCCAAATAAGCCTCGCTCGGGGTTCTAAATTTTTGCACTCCTATTAGAACAATGCTCGGCTCAATTCGTCCTTGTAAGACACATCCGAAAGCGACGAAAATCGCATTGCCGCTTGCGGGTGCCTGACAGTCACAAAGTCGTTGACCCCAATCTTCTTCAATCCAGCTTCAGCATTCTTGCCGAGAGCTACCACGCGGAGTGGTTTCATCTCTAGTATTGCGCGAATGTGCGCGTCAGCATGGTCAGAGTGATTCACGTTGGTCCACATCGCATCTTCTTCGCGGAAGTTGATGTTGTGCAAGGTGCGGGCCAAAAACAAGCTAGAGTGACCGTAGTCATGAAACGGCCAAAAGATGTGGTTCATCTTCGGGTTTGCCTCGTCACCGACGATTAGAAAGCGAGCAGACTCGATGTGGCCTAGCACATTTCGAAATCGGGACTGAAGAGCTGGCTGATACTGCACTGCGGTGTATTTTCCAGCCTTGTTTATCAGAGCTTCAACAAAACCGCAGACATCCTGTCCTTCGATCTCCATACGATAAGCGAACGCATCTTTCCTGTGTATGAAGCCTCCGGTGCTTGCAATAAATTCGGCGTGGTCTTTGGCAACTTTGTGCGGAAACCCATAAAATAGGTTGTTGTATTCTGTGGCTACTTGAGAAATCGAGTGCGAATACTCTTCCCTTCGGACGCACTGAAGCTGGGCATGGCGCTTGGCGATGGCCTCTGGATCTCCAAGGGTGAAGATATACGTTCCTGCCATCTTGAGTATGACTCGGTCCATCATGCGTCCTTCAAGAGGCCAACGGGATCCGTTCCTGAACACTTTACCATATACCATCTCTGACGGCCAGTGGCGGTCGAGGATGACCGTCTTTCCTTTAGCGATGAACTTTTCGGCGAAGTGGAGGGCGGCTGTGTGGTAGACAAACATCATGTCGCGCCAGCGGTAACTCTGGTGAAGGATGACTCCATCTGTCTGTCTCCGGATCTCCTCTGCAAGGGTAGATTTTCCGGTTCCGTCTGCTCCATCTACCAAAAACAACTTTGCTTTCACGATTACGCTGGGACTAGCTTTGCTACCAACCTTTTTGTGCTCGACTCGCTGTCGAACACTTCTCTACCAATCGGAAAAAACCCACGGCGGCGAAACACCCGGTGAATCTCGCGCTGGCTATAAGGACCGCTAGGACCTCGCGCAAAATACCGGGCGTCGTTCGCCCACCGTGGGACTGAGTCTATGAACTGAACTTTAAACATTACGCTCTGCGCACAAAGTGCATCAGGCTGTTGTTACTGAACTGCGGGTATGCCGCGGCCACAAGCGCCGTGAAGTTTGCGTGGTTCAGGAACTTCTTCGCCTGGATCAGCAAGGCGTCGGTGCGCAGGCGCTCCTGGAACTCCTCAGGAAGGCGAGTGATGCCGCAAAACGTTCCAAAGTTCTCGTGCAGGCTGAATCCAGCGTCTTCGAGAACTTCAATCTTCGACTCCATCTCCCACTCGCGGCTTTCGCCTTCTGCGTCCGTGTGGTTGTCAGCCGTTGAATCGGACACTCCGGCATTCGGAGAGCTGAACAACAGGATTCCTCCTGGCTTCGTCCAGTTGAACAAGCGCTCGGCCAGAATGATGGCTTTGTCGCGCGGAACGTGCTCCCACGTCTCGAAGCAGGTGACAAGGTCGAACTGGCCAGGCCAGAATTCAATGTTGTCTTCGTTGATCTCGTCAAGAATGATGTCAGCCTTGATGAGATTCATGCTGGTCTTCCAGTTGATCGGTTCAAGCCACGCCTGCTTGGCGCGGAGTTCGATACCCCAGTAGGACCCGTTTTCTTCCAGATGTAGGCGGTTGCGCCACAGGTAGTACGGAAGCTGGAGCTTTCCGCATCCCACGTCAAGGATCGTGCCAGGTTTTGATTTCTGGATGACCTTGCCGGTGTAAGCATAACGGTTAACGTGGGCGATCCAGTCGTTGTGGCTCATGAAGCCATTATCGACCGACTCAGCGGCGTTCAACTCTGTTAGGTTACAAGCAAGAGGGTTTGACCCGTCGTTTAGCGCGAAGAATTGTTTTGACATAAAGTACTAAAGAACTACTTATACAGTTGATGCGGTTATGTCCATGCTCACAATCTCAATTGTGACAGGATCTCCTACGGATGGAGAAAATGCTACTTGCCATCCTGCCGGTTTATGGCGCGATGCCATCGATTGGCCTTGGCGGTTCACGCGAAAAGACCAGGGCCACAACACGCGGCTCTTTGGAAGACGAGTGTAAATCGTGACAATCGATCCTTTCTTGAGATTCTCAAGGCGGTTCAGCGGAAATTCGGAAGCAGATCCGAAATTGATAGTGACAAGATCCGGCTCGTGCGAGCTTGCAGCCGTCAGGTTTACAGTGACGGGTTCAGCAAACTCAACGCGAACTACGGCTAGTATTTTTTCGCGAAACATATGCTATACAGAGACTTCGCCTTTGATGGTTGGGTGGGGATCATATCCTTCGAGTTTGAAGTCCTCGTAGGTGAACTGGTTAATGTCTTTGACATTCGGGTTGATAACCATCTTCGGAAGCGGGCGGCAATCGCGGGTGAGCTGCAGCTTAGCCTGTTCGATGTGATTGAGATACAGGTGAAGGTCACCATAGGTGTGAATGAAAGTTCCGGGCATCATATTGGCGACCTGGGCAATCATCATGGTCAGCAGCGCGTATGATGCAATGTTGAATGGCACGCCAAGGAAAGTGTCGCAGCTGCGCTGGTATAGCTGAAGATCGAGACTGTGCTTCGGAATGTCGTAGCGCTCGAGGTCAGAGTCATTGCTGATAAACGCGTCGACAGAAGGATTTCGGCGATGGAATTCGGCGATCCGCTCTTCAAGCGTCAGCGGATACGCTTTCAGCTGGAAGAAGCAGTGGCACGAGGGGAGCCCCATGCAGTGGACCTCAGAAGGCTGCCAGGCAGTGACGATGAGGCGGCGGTCGTCTGGCTTACTGATCAGGCGCTTGATCAAAGCATCGAGCTGGTCGGTATGCGTCACGCTTCCAGTGTTAGGATCAACGCCGATCCAATCTCGCCATTGGGCGCCGTAGACGCGGCCAAGGCTTCCGTTTTCATCTGCCCACTCATCCCAGATGGTGACGCCGTTATCTTTCAGGTAGTTGAGCATCATCGGGTCGCCTGGCTTTGCGACCCCGCGTATAAACCAAAGAAGCTCGTGGATGATAGCTTTCGTGTAAAGCTTCTTGGTGGTGAGAAGTGGGAAGCCATCTTTCAGAGGAAAGCGGGCTTGAGCACCAAACACAGACTGCGTGCCTGTGCCAGTGCGGTCGGTTGTTATTTTTCCTTCGTTGAGAATCAAGCGAAGGAGGTCATGGTATTGCTTCATTGTTCCTTTTGCGTTGCACGGAATTCCTGATATTGCGCGGCGGTCATGCAATCCTTTGGCATGTCGTCGAGAGGGAATGGGCGTTGGACACTTCCATTCTCCGAAACGTTGTTGACCCACCTGGTCGCGAAGCCGAACGGCCAGCGAACCTTTGGGTCAGCGAACACAAACAGGAAGAAGACGTTTGAAGTGTCTACCAGGCGCTCCTCGGCAGGGAACATTTCCATGGCTTCGTGCTCAGCACCGACAAGCTCGTTTTTGATGCGCTGCATGTCGCGCCAGTCATGGATGGGTTTCTTGTCGCGACGCTTGATGGTGAGCCGGATCATCTTGGATGTCCAGCCTTGACCAACAGGAACGTCTCGGGTTAGGGTCACCATGTAGGTGGAGTTGACCCATGTTTCATCTGCTTTCTGGGAAATGATCCCAGCTGCACCAAGACCTTTGAGGTCTCTGTCTTGAAGATCTAGTCGCACGAACGTCGACCACTTTGTGTTCATGCGACCTAAGAACTAGATCCTGAAGAAGAGGTGCTTTCCAAGTGTAGCAACGGGGGTTTTTCCCACTGCCCACTTCGGAGTCTTCTTGATCCAGTTCGCGTAATAGTGAGTCGCCCCATTCGCATATCGAGTAGTCGGAGGCGACTTGACCATCTGAAGCGCTTGTTCCCAGCGAGGATGCTGCTTTGACTTTGCGATCAGATCGTCGGTGGTGACTCCGTTCAAGCACGAGAACTGTGCGGGCTGCGTGACTACGTCTTCGTACGATTTCTTTCCACGAACGGACCTGTTGTTGATGATCTCGTAGACGGCTTCCATTCCCTGAACTCCTTCTCCCCCAGCTTCAGCGATCAGGACAGCCGCTACGATTTCTTGTGATTTTGCAGTTGAGTCCATCGAACTAAGTAAAGTGATGGATACAGCAGTGACCAATATAGTTTGTTTTAACGTCATGCGGTAATACTACCACATTAACGCTAAAATGTAAACACTTTTTGGTTCTGAGCTTCAAAACGTTTACGCTTGCTGAGTTTGCGGATAGCGTATTTTTCCAGCAATGAAGTCAGTCACAATCTGCCGGGCGAGCTGCTCTCCAGAATGAACCCCGACGATTAGACTTGTTGCGGCCAGCTGGTTAAGAGTTGTGCGCTGGTCGTCAGGGATTCTGAAAGAGAGTACTGATGTTCCACCCGAACTTCTTTGAGTCTTTTTGATCGTGCTCATACTCGTAATAATAGCACGAATCCAAAATAATGTAAACATGCCCGGGTTGACAAAAGGTATGTTCGAAATGAACAACTTAGCCGGTTTTGGCCATTTTTGGCTAGATTTTGATGTTTAGGTTGGGTCCAGCCGGAGGCTCTTGGCTTGGCGGTTCCTGCTGTTTCGGTGGTCCTTCTTTGTACGCCTTCTTGATCGCTTCCATGGCGCGTCGCACGTCGTCCCCTTCGTAGAAAGTAACAAAGCCTGAGAACTCGTTGGTACTGCACGCCGTGAACCTTGCGCTGCAGGTATCTTCGCGCTTGTCTGGATCAGGGTGCTCGCAGTAAATTATAAGGTCTTCGCTCAGGTGGTAGTAAAAACTAGGGCATGCATCGTTGTGCCACGAGCCATCCACAAAATCAGAGTTGTTGTATAGCTCAATAGGAACAGCGTACTCAGGTCCGAACTCCTTAACCCAGTGAGGCGTCTTTTCAGTTTTGGGCTCGTCTCCTTTAGGCGCCACCTGAGCTATCCCGTTCACCATTTTGTCCTGGCATAGAAAGTGTGCTTGTGGAAGGTTTTCGAACTTCAAAAGCTCTTCGCTTTTCATGCTGTCAAGATGAAAAGAGCCGCACTTTTCTGGCCATACCACATTCATCGGAAAGTGCTTCAAGCTTTTCAGATAGACGTCGCCGCACACTTTTGGAAATGCGAATCCCGACGGTAAGCTTAGAGCGCCAAGAAAATTTAAGTCTTGGCACTTAAATGGGAGATTTTTAAAGTGAGGATGTTGAATGCGCGGCATGCTGATGGTCTCGCACTCGTGAGGAAACACGATGTCAAACGACGCTGCTACGAGATTCGGAAAGTAAAGCCTCTTGCACTTTTCAGGGAACGTTATAGGTCCGCTGATAACCGTGCATGCGGGAGCGTCAATGTTTCCGATCGCTCCTTCCGGGAATTTGAATCTTCCGGTAAGGTTTATGGCGGTGGTCTGGAAGTTTCCTGCGGAGTCTACCACTCCAACTTTGCCGTGCAACGGAGGGTCAGGAGGCTGTGCGTTATACCCAGCAAGCTTGAGAGTCTTCGGAGGAGGCTCGTGCTCATCAGGTATTCCAGCTGATTTCAACGCCACCTTAGAAAGTTTGCGCATGTCACTCGAGCACCTGTCAAGGAGCGCATGTATCGATTTAACGCTTGCCTTGTAGTTCAACGCTCCTGAAAGCCAGCCATAGCCGCCGTTGATTGCATACTCCTGGACTTTGTTGAGCACCGTGCCCGTGTTGTGCTGCATGTCGAACACGTGGTCTATCGCGACAGCGGCAGACTTGAGGTCGTTTGACTTGTCCGAGTTGAGCATCTCCCATCCATCGCAGATGTTAGCCCACGCCTTACCGCCGTATGACGAGCTCCAGTGACCGCGCTGGAACGCATACCTAGCCAGCCTGACAAACTCGCCCATCGTGGAGCCACCTTTCTTGATGGCCCAGATGGCCGCTTTCATGGCCTTGTCGTATCCTGGCTGAGTTCCTGAAACGGGAGGTGTCCTAACTGGACGGTTGACTCCTGGAAGGTTTGATATGCTACTAACAGCCTCCGCCTGCTTCCTCGCGTACAACCTGAACAGGCGGTGATTCGTCATCGTCTGCCAGAACTCTGGACTTTGATGGTTGTCAAACAGGTGCCGGATCTCGGCGCAGATGCTCAAGAAGGTGGCGTTACTAAGCTCTTTTCTAAGGTACGGAATTAGCACCCCAGCAGCGTGTTCAACATCGCGCGAAACAGAGTCTCTGGTAGTGAACGACGTTTGAGAAGCTCCTTTGAAAGAGTCTGAACCTTTCGCTTCAGGATCGAGTTGAAGGCTCTGAAGATAGGCGAGGGCGTAGAAATCGTAAAACAGGACGTTTTTAGACGCTGGAAGTCGGTACGTTACCGACTCCTGTACAAGGCCTTCGAGCAGTGCTTTGGCTGAGCTCACCCCCTAACTACGCACCTTTAAGAGCGGCGAGCTTTGCCTGAAAGTCGGAAATTGTCTGAGGTTCGGATTTGAATGGGGCTGGTTTACGGTTGTACCCAGCCGCAATGGTGGATCTCACAAACTCGTTGTCGGTGAATATCGACTCGGAGATCGGGCTGTAGCACTGATTGCAGATCCAGTTTTTAGCATCCTTGCGGAATGCGATCTTCTCGGTTCTGACGCCGCACTCTGAGCACACCGCCGAACCAGCGGCCTGAGGCTCACTGGTCCGTTGGCGGCGCCCGTACGGAGCTCCGGTCGAGGCCGGTGTCAGGCGCCTCATCATCCTTGCGTCGTTCGGGTCGACAGCGGCTTGCGTCCGGTGCCGCGGAGCGCTGGCAAATGTCCGTCCGAATATGTCAAGATTCTCGATGATGGTGCGCGCATTCACAGACTATCTACCTTTGATCTTGCGAGGCATCTTCCGTTTGTATCGGTGAGTCTTTCGAAGTTTCAGCAGGTTGACAAGCCATGCTGGGCGTTCGACCAGGATTGTTGTTTTCGTTGTTGTGTTCACGCGGATTGTTTGTAAACTGATTTTTCATATTTGGTTTTGTAGACTATAAAGGCCAGGGAGACGAACTCCCTGGCCCACCCCACACCTACGCTGCTTTCGCTGAAGCGTGAATTTTCTTCGAGCGAGGCTCTTGTTTCTTGGCGTGTGCGACTTTCAAGTATCCGCCTTTTTTCAGCCTGGGCATGTAAAACGAAATGATACGCTTGACAGGCTGTTTAGTCTTCAGCTTTCCATCCAACTTGGTGGCTAGCCGGTCAAGCGTAACACCGTGCGTCGCCCGTACTGCTTTTACGATCTCCCTTGCCTGCGGAGGAAGTTTTTCATCCGCCGGTTTACCCGCGATTATTTGATCAGTCATGTTCATATGTTTCCTTTCAACTTGGTGTTTAAGTTGTTTGCCCACCCTCATACTGTAGCACGTTAACAAAACCTTGTAAACCCCCTTAATTCGTTTATTTTCAGCGAATAGAAAAAGACGCGTAGTTAATACGAACCGTAACGCCTAATGAAAAACTCCATTCAGCTAAGGTCGGAGTCCCGGAATGTATTGTCAGTGTACATCGATGACGTTAAATTGGGATGGGAACAGTGGGTCTTACTTTCATCTGACGAACACCACGACAACATTCATTGCGATCATGCTCTTGAAAAGAAACATCTCGATGAGGCGCTTAAGCGCGACGCGCTGATCGTGAAGTACGGGGATCTTTTCTGTGCGATGCAAGGAAAATGGGATAAGCGCGCTGACGAAAGTCAAATGCGTCCCGAGCTTCGAGGAGCGAACTACCTCGACAGGCTCGTCAACTACAACGCCGATTTTTACAAACCGTACGCTAAGAATTTTGCTCTTGTTGCCCCAGGAAACCACGAGGGAAGCATTCTCAAGCATCATCAGACAAACCTGACAGAGAGGTTCGTTCAGATCCTAAACACAATGCGTCCTGTCGACAACCCGATCTATATCGGAGGATTCTCTGGATGGATGCGGTTCATGTTTACCGTGCACGGCACGCAGCGGCTCAGCAAGCGACTGTACTACCACCATGGCTACGGAGGCGACGCTCCGGTTACCAAAGGAACGATCCAAACAAACCGCATGTCGGTGTACCTGCCTGACGCCGACATTGTGTGCACAGGCCACACCCACAACGAATGGATCTTCCCGATCGAGAGGTTGAGGTTGAGCAACTCTGGCGTGATTTACAAAGACACCCAGCTTCACATTAAGACGCCGGGTTACAAGGATGAGTTTGCGGATGGTTCTGAAGGCTGGCACATCGAGCGCGGCGGTCCTCCTAAACCGACCGGCGCGGTGTGGCTCCGTTTCTACTACGGAGAATCAGAGGCCTCGACTGGAAAGGTTAAAGTCCAGGCCATCATGGCGGACTAGTCTTCAATTCGGTGATAAAGCCCCGTCGGGTAAAACAGGCGGAGCTTTATCTTCGCTTTCAGTTTCTTCCCAGACATGCCGGGAGTCCCGTGCTTGAAGTAGATCTCAACTCCAATCGTAAATGAGCCGTAGGATGCCCCGAAGAGCCTAAAGTTGTTCCGCGGGTCGTCCACGATCTGAATCGGGTCGCGGTAGGACTCGTGCAGCTCATAGACCACATACTGGACGGTTTTAAGCTCCTGGGCCGTTCCGTCGAGACGGACGGCCCAGGTCCACTTGTCGCGCTTTCTGACGCGACCGTCGTAGTGAGAAACTGTTTGGACGACTCGCATTATTTCAAGGTGGCTGCGGCGATGGCTTCGTCATTGCGGCCGTTGTTCCGGGCGTGGCGTTCCTTGGAGCTCTTGATGAGTCCAACCTCAGTGAGAACAGCGTCCTCAGTCAGATACCACGTTTCCGGGTCCTCGCTCATGCTGACGCGGTCGATCGAATTCATGACAACATTCTTGATGTCGCCGCCAGAGAAGCCCTCTGTCGAAGCGCAGATGTTCGTCCAATCGCTAATGCGGACGCGCTCGACGCGAGGGAGGTGCCATGCAAAGAGTTGCCGGCGCATTTCTGCATTGGGCAGATTGAACGGGATGTGACGAGCAATGCGGCGCAGCATGGCTGGGTCGTAGTTCTCGAACATGTTGGTGGTCAAGTAAACGATCCCGTCATAGCGGTCAAGCTCCTGCATGAACACGTTGCGGTTTTGGTTGATGCTGGTCGCGAACGACGTGCTCATGGCTATCTCGATGCGGCGAGACACAAGAGAGTCTGCTTCGTCGAAAAGCAAGATGGCGTCGTGTTTTTTGGCAGCAGCGAACGCAGCCACAATGTGCTTGGCAGTGTCACCAAGCTGCTTTGAAATGATGGCAGAGTAGTCGACCTGATAGACTTTCTTCTCAAGCATGCGAGCGATGCAGTAGCAGGCGAGCGTCTTGCCGGTGCCGGGCAATCCCCAGCCGTTCAAGATGCAGCGGTTGCCGAGAGGCTCAATGGCGCTCAGACCCCAAACTTGCTCCATGGCGTCGCGGTTTTGAATGCGCTTCAGACCGGTGGAGATGGCTAAGCGGGTTTCCTCGTGGAGGATGATGCGGCCGAAGTCGTGGCGTTGGTCGGGTTCAATAAGCAGACCAACAGCTTCATCCTCACCGACAGGCTGAATCAGCGGAGCGAGAATAGAGTAGATCTCGTCGCGATCAGCTTGGTGGAAGATTTTGGCGAACTTGTCAAGAGGCTTCGTATAGGTCTCTTGCTGGCCGGGAGCGCAGTAGGTGACCTCGCGGGCGGAACCGTTTCCTTCGATACGGATGATCCTGAACAAGTGGCCAGTCTTATTGCCGATCCAATATTCGGCTTTGAGCTGGTTGTCCGTGAGCCTCATTACAGAGGCGACTTGCTGCGGTGATACGTTACTCATATGAGAGCACTATATCACGCCACGGAAAAATGTAAACACTTTTTTGCGAGAATTTTTAATCCTCGTCTTTTATCCCTTTGGGGCACAGAGAGCGGCCGTACAGCTTGCACAACTTGCAATCGCCTTTTTTCCCGGAAAGTCTCGCCTTGCACCAGTATTGCTTTATGAGAGCGTTTAGCAGATGAATCCCAACTGTGACTGCAGTGGCGATAAGAATAAAGCGTTCTGCGTACATTTTAAAGTGGTCCCAAGTCATCCAGTCCGAAAGCATTATGCACTTCCGGGTGAACCATCCTGAAACCGCGACCAACGGGGTCTTAACCAGCCCGCCCTCGGTCAACAACTCTCGCATCTTCTCGCTCATAAATCTTTCCGGTGCAGTCTATATACGTACACGTTCTCATACTCTGATGCATCACTACAAAGAAAAAGCGGTGTGGCCTTTCTACACGAATCCGAGTGGATTAAACGAGATCTTGTATGCAACTTGCAGCGCGGGTCTATCCAACAGAATCTTTACTCTCGCAGGATGCCAGAGGATCGCCGAGGTTACACGCCGAAACTTGGCACTCTATTGGCCGGTAAACGGAAGCGACGGTGTGGGGTGCAACTTCAACGATTTGTTTAAGATGGACGTTCACCTTATAAGCGAGTGGGACTTCTACTGGATGCTCGATACTGCGCACTCTCTGAAGGTGTACAACCCAGAGCAGCCGATAGACGTTCGTGACCGGGAGACGATCGTGCTGATCCGCTCGTGGGGAAGCCCGAGGTTTAGCGGCGACGACTATGGGACGGCCATGGGAGAAATCCATAGTCGGATTCGCAAGCTTGTCCCGACAGACGCGCTTCAAAAGCTGATCGACTCAAGCGTCGCGCGAGTGAAACCCGGGTCAGTCGGGGTCCACGCGCGGTCGGTCAACTGGCATGAAAACAAGCCAACGCCATTTTTCTGCAGGATCGATCATGCCTGTGCCGGCCGTCCAATCTTTCTCTCGACAGACAGCATGGATGTGACTCGAGACTTTGTCAGGAGATACGGAAGCAGAGTAACGGTTCAGAACAAGCTGGCGTGGGGAGAAAACGGAGTTGATCGCTCGTCGAAAGAAGGGATGTTTGAAGCGCTGTGTGATCTCTACTCCCTAGGAGCGTGTGAGGAAATTATCGGAACGAGAGGGTCGTCGTTTACACAGCTGGCCGGAGCTCTTGGAAAGATTGAGCCCCACGTGATCTAGTTATTCCTCCTCGCCAGGGAGGATAGTGTTTTGCGCGCGAGCTGCGTCATCAGCTTTCTTTTTATCAATCATGGCGGTTATTTGCGCTTGCTGCCTTCCAAGCAGACCAGACATCGGCTGGTCTGGAACAACTGAGACAACGCGGCGTCCTGGTTCAATCTGCCAGTCTACAAAGAGGTGAACGCCGCCGATTCTGCCCTTCTGCCCCGCCACAATTTCGGTGTTTCCGTCAAGTCCTTCAAGGATCTGTCTGAGTTCCCACACTTGCATGTCAAAAAGAACTACTTGCGATGCGAAGCAATAAGGCTGATGGCTATCATCACGACGAATACCCATCCGGTGACACGGTCGTCATGCGCCACAAAAAGCGTGATAAGAGAGATGACAATAGCTAGCCAAATCAATCCGGAGTAGTTTGCCATTCCTTTCAGCGCTGGTTTAAGTCCGGCAAAAATAAGCCACAGCAGGGCCGCGGCCATTACGATCGCAAATGTCCAAACCAGCAGAAGTATGAAAAACAGTACCATGGCTTTGTCTAACATAGCACGCTTGCTTAAGTTTGTAAACCTTATGCCGGGTTTGACACAGGCGCGTCAGCCGCCCGCGGATTGAGGATCTTTTTAGCGGCTCTTGATGGGGAAATTCTGATCGGCTCTTTTGACGCCTTGCTCAGCTTGTACGATTTCTCGATGAACTTCTTGGTCTCAGGAGCTTTCTTTGCAGACCAAGCTACGAAGTCCGAAAACCCTCCATGCTCGCGCTGCGCGTATGTCATAAGCTCTGCCAGGGTTTCAAACCAACCCGCGATTGTTGCGTAGTTGAGAGTTCCGTGCATGAATCTGAACTCAATGTCGCCGCGTTTCAGAGCTGGTTTAACGTTGAGCGCCATGAACCTGTCAACATTCTTTCCTATTCTGTGGAAATACTCCGCTGGCTTGATGTATCCTGATCCCCAGTTGTCCCCGTTCAATTCGTGATAACCTTGGATCCTGGCGAACTCGTGGCCTCGCTCGCCGTCGTTTCCGTAACGCTGAACTGGCAGGTGTCTCGGAACATCTTCAATCCAGCGATTTAGCACCTTGACAAACCGAGCTGCGTGCTCTGTTCCTGAAAACCAGCTGTTGGCGTCGAAGTGGATGTGAACTCCGGCGGAGAAATTTTGAGGGACCCTTGCTCTTGCGAGCCTGATTTTCTTTGCGCCATCAGAGTAGAGATCCGTTTCAGTTGAAATTGAGACAGGGCTGTTTGAGTGCTTTCGAGAAACCGCGACGTAGTCCTCGTGCTTGAGGTACGCCAGCATCTTCATCAACCGCTTGGAGATCCAGTCCCACCTATCAGGACCGATTGAGATTTCAACGTTTGTGTAAAGCTCCTCAAGGCTTCCTGCCATTGGAGTGACAGAATCGTCGAACCCGTACGTGAAATCGAGCTGGCGGACAACTGCTTCAAGCTCTCGGTTTGCAACCAAGTCCTTCCTGGCAAGCATCTCGATCTCAATTCCAACGCTGCCAAGATTGAGATCAGCGTCCTCAAACAGATTGCAAATTTCGCGTCTGGCGTTCACTGCTTAACTACAAAGCGGTTAAGCATCACCAGAAGTGTTACGGCGGCATGGGTGTAGCATCCGAACGGATCTGTGTGAGGAGCAAGATGTGGCCTGAGCTGATAGTGCTTCTTAGACCCTGAGCGGACCGCGATTCGCGACAGCATGCACGCCCTAAGAGCCTGGGCTGATGAGCGGTACCCGTTTTTAATTGCAAACGCCATGGCCTGAACGGCGAACTTCTGGGCGTATCCCCTGGACCGGAGAGCCGCTTTCTTTGTTTTCCGATGAACAAGCGCCTTGCAGTGCGCCGCCTCGGATGTATGGATTTTGTAGTAAAACGCAATCGTCCTTTTTAGGCGTCTAGCGCGAATTGAATCGACCATCCCAGTAAGCTCGTTAAGGATCCAGAATGTCATGGCCTTGCACAGCTTAGTTGTGTTGCACCGAGGAGCCAGGAGGGTCACCTGGGAGATCCAGATTGATGCATACGGCTGCTTCAGGTTGGTGTAGATCATCTCAACCAGGTGCTCCACATCTCGGCGCATTTCGATCGGGGCGCACTTCGGATCCTTCTTAAAGTCCATTGATCTTGGCGATGGTTGAAGTTGTTGAAAGTCCGACCACTAAAGGAATGAATTTGATCTCAGTCCCGAGGCTCTGAAGCACATCCCGCTCTTCTTTATTCACCTTGTCGATATTGTAGTCGCTTCCCTTCACCCAGATGGTCGGGTCGGCAAGCATAAGAAATAGGGAAGCGTTTGTGCTGTCGAAAATGCAAACTGCGTCAACGCACTCGAGAGCTGCAAGTACCTGGGCGCGGTGGTCTTGGGAGTTTACTGGGCGTGCCGGTCCTTTAAGGGACTTGACGGCGAAGTCGCTGTTGATTCCTACGACAAGGCGGTCTCCGAGCTCTTTTGCCTGCTGAAGATATGAGCAGTGACCGGCGTGAAGTATGTCGAAGACTCCATTGGTCGCGACCACCTTTCCGGCTTGGTGAGATCTCCAGGTGCGCAAGTCATGGAACGAGATTATTTTGCTCAAAGCGTAGAGTCTGCTCATGAGCAGAAGAACACGCCGTGACAGCATGACCAATCTTCAACTGCGATGCGGATACCGCTCCAGTCAAACGGGTTCTCTGTCACGGCGCGAAATTAGCTTTGCGAGCTTTGCGCGAGCTTCTCTAAAAGTTCTTTCAAGTCTGCCATGCTTTTAAGAACACGGAAGTCGCGGACGCGGGTCGACGTACCCGCAAACCTTGCACCGCTGTCCCGGCAGAAGGGTAGTCGGAATCCGCTTCGGCTGCTTGACGTTGCACTGAGGACAGCTGACTCCGTGCTCTTCACGGAGTCGCTTTCGTTCGTCCTTCAATTCTCTGAATGTGTCTCCCATGTCTCCCATACTAGTCAGCCATTGTGGTGTTAGGCGATACGATTTTCACATACGGGGCTTCACCGCGCCAAGCAGCTTGGAGGCGGCGGCGTCGTTCGGCGCGAATTGACTGGACATCTGAGTGAGCGTCGTCCCAGCGAGCGGTCACCCAGCTGCGAGCAACTTCAGCTCGACCTTCAACCTCGAGGTTGTCAAGTCCAGTGACGTGCAGCATTTTGTCAAAGCAGTCGCGTCCAGTCGAAGCATCTGGATGGAAGAATGTGGCGTCTCCGAAAGCTCCGTGGTTCACAACCTTGTCATAGACATAAAGCAAGAAGTTGACCCATCCAGTCACATGATTCGGGTTGAGGCTGCCACTCATCAGGCGGAACTCAACAGTGCCGTGTTCCGTGTAAGCGCACCCGTTCATCCAGAAATAGCGGGTAGACCACGCAGACCAACCGCGGTTTTGCCGCAGCTTAGCAAGCACGTCTGCCGTCAGCGGCGCGCAGTAGTGCACCGCGCGGCGTCCAGGAGCGAGCTCAAAGAAGCAGTCTTGGTATTGGACAAAGAAGCGGATAAGGCGGTTTCTCTCGTCCTCAGTGAGACGGCGGACGTCGATATGGACGTGCAACCCGCATTTCTTCGTCACCTTATAACCAAGTTCATCCATCATTTCGCAGACTCTCGACACAGAATTGAGATCAGCGTCGGTGCGCAGAATGGGAGAGTTTAGCTCAACTCCCGCTCCAGAGCGGCCGCAAGAAGCGTCTGTTTTAACGACCCAGTTGAGACCGGCACGGGAGAGCTTGTCAGAGATGAAACGGACATCTGAGTTGACATTCCGTGTGTTTTCCATCTCGATCTCGACGCCGACGGTCGTAACGAGTTCAGTGTTGTTTTGATCTGGCATACACAAGCACTATATCATTCTTCGGAAAAATGTAAACATTTATTTGCAACTATTTTTAGACTAAAAAGGCGTGCCACCTCGTAGCAGCACGCCTTTCATTTTCGTCCCCGCTTAAAGAACTGGTTAATTGATCCGCTGGAATCCTAACGTTTTCAGCTCAGCAGTGCTTTTGACCCGACCGAGCGACGCAGCAACGGCTTTTCCTTGGCTGAATGGCGTTGCTAAGTCGTAAACGGTATCTCCATCCTCTCCAAGCAGCACCTGGACTGAGTTTTTGCTGACAATCACCACGGCCTCTTGCTGGCCAATAGAGACCTCGCCGATCAGCGGCTCTCCACCGTCTGGCCGTTCAGCGCCGCTGTATCCAGTCCAGTCGCTCTCGGTAAACGGGCGAAGTTGAATCGGACCAGGTTCAGCTTCATTGTGGCCAAGAAGGCTTTCAACAATCCGCTCTGCAAGCTTATCATTTCTCGATGTCATGCGCTAACTACTCCTGGTTGTAGATCAACGTCGCACCGGCGTGCTCGGGCGTCAGCACCTCTGGTTCTTCGCGACCGTCAAGCCCGAAAAACTGAACCTTTGCTTTTCCAAGCGGTTGGCCCAATTCTCCTGATCTCAAGCTGCGGCAGAAGTTGATGATTCCTTCGGTGTCGTCGCACCCGAACTCATCGCAGGTGTACGGGTCGACGTTGACATCATCCGGAACTTTGAAAGCGTCGCACTCCCTGATCTCGGGTTTAGCAGGCTCTCCACCGTCAATGATGACAACGATCCCTCCATATTTGAAATTGTCGTCTCCGTCAACGAGTTCCTCAACGATCTGTCTTGCAATCGTCCTATTGTTCATGCTTTAACTACTCCGAAATGTACCTTCTGAATGATGCCGTTGTCGGCCTGGCAGAAACGAAATGAGGGGATATGCGCAGATGGCGGATCGACTTGTCGCACGCCTCGATAAGCAGATCGATCATTCTGGAAGCTCTGGCTGGAGTGATCGAGCGCGGAGTGGCGAATTGCGGCTTGTTGGTCACTTCTTGGTTGAAGCGCTTGTCCAACACGCCATACGTTGCGATCCCGTTTTCTTCGCGAAGAAGCACAAGCCGCTTGTTTTTCTCAGGTTCGACGTCGTCTGGGATTTGGTACCCAGGTGGAGCGCCTCTGAATGCACACTCAACGCAAGGACCAACGTATTGGAATACGCGAGTCTTTGGCTTTTCCTTCACAGTTTCTGATACAGTCATCATACCACTGACTATATCATGTTTTCAGCAAAATGTAAACAAATTTTTATTGCTGAGGCTGCTGGGGTTCCGTGGCTTCCTTTGGAAGTGGAGGTAGAGGGGACTTGACAAGATAAAACGCAGAGCTGACAATTGCTGAAACCAGGAACGCCTTTGCGAGCATCCAAAGATCGCTCAAATTGAACTTCTCTGGATCGAGCACCATGGCTGTAATGGCTGAGGCTCCTCCGCCAACCGCGGCCGCGCCAAGGCCGTGAGCCCACACTCGGACTGATTTTAGGCGCTCTATGCTCATAAACTATTTTGCAACGCCGAGGCCGCGAGCGGTTCCTTCAGCGGCTCCCTGAGCGGCAGCTTTAATGCTGTCTGCATCAGTTCCGCTTCCTTTACAGTCGATGGAGTAGTAGCCGTTGGTTGTCGGTGTAGCCTTGTATCCTTCTGTCTTCCAGAGAAACCGGCTGTTGGCGACATGGACATGATTTGTGACTCCGTTGACCACAATCGTCTGATCAACAACCGTTGTGTTGCACGCCGAGAGCATCAGCAGCGAAACCAATCCGCCAGCTAAAATGAAAGCTGTTTTCATGGCTTAACTACCTGCTAAGAGACCCTCGTCATCAGGAAGGTCGGAGCAGGAGATCCGATAATGTTGTCCTCAGCGCTCCAGTCAACGAACCTGACGAACACTTCTCCGGTCCCATCATGGTAGAAGTCAATTTCGCTGTGGTCGTACCATCCTCCCTCATTGACGAGAATTTTAACCCGGTAGTAGAAGACGTACTCTGGAGGGTAGTCGGTGTGCTTGTTAAAGTTGTTCCAAACTACAAACCCGGCGTTGGCCTGGTCAATTCTCCAGTTTCCATCAGGGCTAAACTTCAGCAAGCCCCCTGTATACTTGACGTGGTACGTTCCAGCAGGAAGAAATCCGAAACTCAGGTCTACCACTTTTTGGTTTACGGATGTGAATGACTTAGAGAGCGGAAGTGCTTGCTGAACGTGAAGCGGAACTCCAACGGTCATGACGGCGTTCCCTCCAGTTCCAGTTACCACGCACCCTATCCAGTCCTCGCATGAGCTAAGTCCTGACAGGTTAAGCGTTGGTGACGTGGCTCCTGAAATCGGATTTCCCCACCAAAGCCAGTCGAGGTACCCTCTGTACCACTGATACGCTAGTGTGTCTCCATCGGGAGCTACCGCGCCTATGGTGAATGTTGCAGTCTGCGTCGTGTCTATCGTGACCGCAGATGGGTTTGTGACTATTTGTGGAGGACGAGGTCTTACCGTCAGCAGCGCGGTCGTTGTCACTGATTTTTGCACAGTTCCATTCACGGCCGTAATCTTGCATGTCACAACCATTCCATTGTCAGCAATGCTCTGAGGGAAAAACTTGGTCGTCCAGGTGTTGCAAGAAAGGTTGTCGCTCATCGAGCTCCCGTGGGCGAAGAATACTGGTGTTGGAGTTTCCACGCTCCCTCTATACCAGTACGAGTACGAAGCTGGACAAACTGTGTACTCGACGCTGTATGTGCCTTCATTCCAGCCGTCACCAACTCCGTGAGAACTTGGGACTGGTATCATGTTAGACGTGACACCGACTGTAAACAGCACTTGTCCGAGCACAGTTGTGGTCGCAGGAGTCAGAGGAGTAGCCAGACTTATGGTTAAAGGACTGCCAGTGTACGTCGCGCTTTTAGTTATCGTGACGCCGTCGGCTCCTTTAAGCTCAAATGTGTACGTGGTAGTGCCGAGCGCTACTGCCGGAACGCCAAAAGTTCCAGGATTGTTTATGCGGCTGTTTAGCGCGCCGTTAAACAGGACAGTCCCGCTATTATTTGTGACCTTCAGAAGTAGGCCGTCTCCACCAACGTAGTAAATGATTCCAAATCCTGTCGTTCCTTCTATGGCGTCCGCCCCTCCGGTGGCAAGACCAAGAGACGTTCCATCTGGAGTAAGGTGAAGCGTCGCTGGCTGGCTTGTTACAGTGACTCCGTCATCTCCAGTAACTTTGCACGTAAATACGTCTCCGTTATTCTCCCAGTTCGGGTAGTCTGCCCGCGGGTGAACAAACGTAGCAGATGTTCCTGGACTTCCATCGTAATCCTCGGTTGTAACCCCGTTGCAGTACCATTGGTACCTTAAGTTGGTGCCCACGGCGCCTACAGTAAACTGTACCGTTGGAGGATTCCGAAACGGATCGCTCGGATCGTATCTCCCTTCTGGATGGTACGTGTTCGAAAACGAGTCAACCGGCTGGGTGACGATCCGCGTTGCTAGCGCTTGCACGGTTAACCGCGCCACCCTGCTAGTCACAGTGACTCCGTCAGACCCTGTGACTTTGACCTTGAATCCAGCTCCAGATGTTCCTATGACTTGGTACACGCTCGATGTCGCGCCACTTATTGCAGTTCCATTTTCGTAGCACCACTGGTAGCTTAGTCCTTCTCCCGTTGCCGTTACTGCAAACATTGCAGAGTCTCCAGGAGCCACTGTTGTGTCTGCTGGCTGTGATGTGATGACGGTCTGAATTGAAAGGTGAACCGTCGCGCTCTGGGTGTGTCCTGCAGGATTCGTGATGACCACCCAAAAGTTCGCTGATGCGGTTGCGTTCACGACAAGCTCGTTGCTGTCTATCCCAACGGGAGTTCCGTTGCGGAACCACTGGTACGACATCTGAGCCCCGGATGCCGTAACTCTGAAAGTGGCTTGGCTTCCCTTCGGAGCTGACACTGCCACTGGTTGAACGAGGATTATCGGAGCCTCCATAAGACGAAGCTCTGCGACGTTGCTTGTGACGCTTCCAGCCTCGTTGTAGACCTCCACGGTATAGTCGGCGTTGGCGTCCGCAAGAACTTTCAGAACGCTGCTGTTTGTGCCCACAGGTTGGCCATCGGCGTACCACTGGTAGTCTGGGTCTGTCCCACGAGCGTCAACCGTAAACGTTACTTCGATGTGCGGAATCGCGTCATGGATACTGGAAGGCTGCGTCCGAATCGAGGGAGGAATTATTACCGGGACGTGGACTTTCGCTGAAGCGGGGTTGCTCCTCACGGCTCCGTATGCATTCTCGACGTCCACCCAGACGTCGGTGGTGTTTCTCACGTTGGTGAGTGACAGCTCTGGCGTATCATTGTTTGGGACAGGCTCAGAGTTGATGTACCATGTGTAGCGAAGAGGCTTAGATCCGGTCGCAAACACAGAGAACGCCGCGGCCTGGCCTCGCTCAATGAATAGATCGGCAGGTTGAACCAGTATGATGGGAGCAAACGGGCTCTTCTCTGGTCTTGGTTTCGGGTGGTAGCGCAGGTTCGAGCCAAACTCGTCAAGTTCGCCGCCAATCACTTGGCTGCGATCCTCAACCTTTAAGTAGACTCCCGGAGCATCATGTCGCTGCATGCGCTAACTAGCGACCTAGTCAGAGATGCTGTTGGCTTTCGCTCCTCCAAGAATGAGGCTTAGAAAGCCACTGTTTTTAAACATGACAGGATTCTTCTGCGGCTCTGGCTCAGACTCGGCCAGAGCGATTGATGCAGAAGTCGGATGGGCTGCAGCCCGCGCTCGGCGGGTTTCCTTAAGATAAGCCTTGCTCTCCTCGCACAGATCAGACTTTGCGAGACCCTTCACTTCCTTTTTAACTTCAGATTTGCGCTCTTTGGCGCACGGCCAAGGCTCACTAAAGTGGTAGTCCTCACAGTGCGAGCAGTAACTCGCGCAGCGAGCGACAGTTGATCCTGGTGGCGTTGTGTACACTATTTCAGCTCTATTTTGACGAGTTCTCCTGCGACTTCGTAAACCCGTCGCTTCAGATATGGACCAATCGGTTCGCGCTCTCCGTTTTCCTCGTCCTTCCACTCCCGCTCGTCAACCGCCGAGTCAAAGATCGAGATTCCCATAAAGTTCACCGCGCAGTCTTCGCCGATGCTGACAAACTCAACAAGCGGACCGTTTTCTTCAATAAATTGCGGGATGCATTCGTACAGCTGCCTGTTTATCTCAAGGACAGACTGAAGCGCTTCCGTTTCGAGGTTTTCCATGCCCGATTAGAACGGAGATTTCTTTGCTTGGATGACCGTACACTGACGCGAAGTTCGAAACCCATCCAGCCTTCCTCTTCTGTATGATGAGGTAGACCTGGCGCTTCCAGTGCCTCTTTCGTTTTCGAGACGAGCGCTTGTAGCCATCCGACCTGTAAGCTCGAACTGCCGCGTCGTAGTCTGACTTTCGCATCCCCATTACTCGGCAGGCGTGATCCTTCTCAATGTCAGGATTGTTCGCAATTTCTCGCGTGATTGCTTCAGACGCCGCTGCCACGAACAGCTGCTCAGCGGCCCTCATGTCCAACGATTGCGGGTTGATGAGATGTGGCGGAACTCCAACTCCAGAGAATACCGAAGCCTTAAGATCCGCGACCTCGCGAGTTATGTGGCGTATCACAACGGACGGCGGAGGAATCGTTTCGGGTGTGACGAGGTAGATCCGGTGATTTTTATTTGGTAGGGCTTGCATGCTTTAAGGTGACCTGTCCCGCTTGTTGCGGCTACTTTGAACAGCCACGTTCCGTACGGGTCGGTCGATATTTTTGACGGGTCTGAAATTGCTTTGTGATTAACCTCTGCCACTTTGCCGCTTACAGGAGAATAAATTGAGAACGTAGCCTTTGACGTCTCTCCGGTGCCGCACGGTTGCAAAGCCTGGACGTACTGCCCAACTTTAGGGAGCTCAACGAACTTTATGCCGCGAATGGGCATCAGACCCACCCTTCCGTCGGGTGCGTACCAAGCTCTGTCTGATGACTTAACGCCGTTCATGCCGCAATGAGCCCCTTATGACCTCTGTTGCATCCTGGAGGGAAAGCATCTGGAGACTTGATCGATGTAAGAAGACCCCCTAGGCTGAACGTAGGATGCACCTTCCTTTCAATTAGAAACCTGACCACGTCCTTTGGAATGCGCTTTCTGTTAAGCTCTACTCGGTAAGCGTCTCCGTATCGCTTGCCGTAATAACCAAAAGCCTCCTCAGCTTGAACCCAGGACTGAAACTCAGACAGCGCAATGGCAAACGCGACTGATGGGCTGCGGCTTATGCCGCCGTGGCAGTGGATCAGAATCTGGCCTTGGTCTCGAAACTTGTCAAATACTTTCGCAGCACCGTAGAAAGCGTGGTATCCCCAAAAGCCGGTCTCATGAATCGGAAACCAGAAGTGTGGAACTGGGCTGCTAAACGCCCGCCCAGGGCTATCTGAGACATTGACCACGGCGGCGTACCGAGTGAGATCGGTGTCCGCAGACGGGATCGGCGTTACGCTGATGAATGACTTCATGGAAGCACAGTACAGCGCTTCCATGGATTTGTAAACACTTTTATGGAAGATCTTCCAGCTTTGGGTACTTTGACAAATCGATCTCGTGAACTTTCTCTCCGCACGTCTGGAATATCTTGTTCGTAATCCAATCGTATGAGGACCAGTATGTCGGTCCAAACACTGGACCGTGAATTACAAGGACAAGCGCTGGAAGTGGATCATCTTTAAGCACTGCAAATGCAGGGCCGCCGCTGTCTCCCCCGTTTGCGTCATGCTCTGTAAATAACACCCGAGGATACGTTGCTGAGGACCCGAGCTCGTAGCTGTCCGAGTATGGGTCACGATCGTAGTCCATCCACGGCCAATTTATGCTCTCTCCTCCAAGGTACTGAATATTCATCTTCTGAGTGTTGTTTCTCAACCACATAACTGGAATTCCGTTTAGGATTGGGTATCCGGAAGATCCAGTGTTTGGAACATAGTTTGTGAAGCATGGAGGAATCATCTGGAACGGGTGAATATCTGGAGGAAGAGGGGTGTCGAGTATGACGAGGCAAAGGTCGTAGCCCGGGTTTCCAGGATCTGACGCTTTAACGGCCTTAGAGACATTCCAGAATGTTGTGGCTTTGCTTATGTGCACAGTTCCGTCGGCAGCTATGAATGGAGTCGTCTCTCCGTTTCCAGGAGCATATCCGACAACATCCACGTCTGTTCCGTTTATGCAGTGCCAGGCGGTGATTGCGCAGCTCGGAGATATGAGGATGCAGTCAAACCCAGACCTGTTAGGACCGGCGTCTGGAACTGGAGGGGTGTCGTAAACGTACCTGTTTGCGTAAGCTCCTGTCGACAGCCCGGTCATGTCAAGGTCCTTCATCCAGCAGTTCGGATTCCTGTTGTAGGTGTTCGTGAACCTCCACTGCGACTCGTCGTATTTTCCGGCGTAGTGCGGGGTCATTCCGTTTTGAAGGCTGTAGCCAAGCGTTCCTTCAGCATACCCAGTGTCTGTGAATGAAAGCCCTCCTCCCGTTTTTATGCACCACCGTTTTGTCATAATCCCGTAAGGAGTGCTAAAGCAAACAACAGCGTTTCCGTCCGCAAGCTCAGACACTTTATTTCCAGAAACGCTGACAGGACCGATCGAAGTCATCGGCCAAACGACCTGCGGGTTGTATTCGCGGTACCAGATAGGGCTGACCCTCGTGCGAGTGAACGCTCCTTTAATAGTCTCGCCGCGCGTTTCAGTAAACGGAACGTCGATCCTTCGAAGGGCTAGGTCCAGCTTTGTGTTTACTGGAACGGGAGCCTTTCCTTTCATCACGAGCTGACCGCCGACGGCGGCGTATGCAGAAAATAGCAGTGCGACTAGTGTTCTCATGGAAGTTCGCTCAGTTTAGGGTATTTTGACAAATCAACTTCGTTAAGGTGCTCTCCGTGGTCAGCGAGCTCTTTTACAATCCACTCTAGCTCTCTTTCATTTGTTATTGCAGGTCCGCTGATCGACGCTGACTGAACCGCGAACAAAAATACTGGGAGTGGGTTGTCCTTAAGGATGGTAAAGACAGGGCCAGAACTGTCTCCTCCCCATGCAGCGTTAAAACCAAACGGGGCAAAAGGTCCATTCATGTAGGGGTCTAGCTCGTTGACGTCGTACCACTCGTTCGGAACTGCTTTGAATGTGTAGTCTACCATTTTAGCACTGCAGCTTCCTCCTTCTACCGTTCCATACCCGAGAACCATAAGACCTCCCCAGTAGTAGTCGCTTTTTCCGTGGATGTCGTTATTTTTGAGCCACATGACTGGAACGCTGCTCATTGGGGTGGTGATATAGTCATGGTAAGCCATTGTAAACACCTGGAATGGATGGATGTATGACGGGCATGGGTATCTGAAGTGGATAAGCACCAGGTCAGATTGTTTCGCTGAGTCTGGGCACGAGACGATCTCGTCCATGAAGTTTTCGAATACCTCTCCAGATTCGCTTTCGAAGTGGGTGACTCTTTCAACCTCTTCGATGCCATGGTTGTCAAATGTGAAGCGCGCCTCGTTGTAGCAAGTCCATCCTGTGACCTTGTCTGTGAGACCTGGATATGCTAAGCAGTGCTTTGCAGTTACTGCATAACTCGGTGAAATCAAAGTGAGGTCTGGTCCGTGGTTCTGGGCCGTCCAAGGTTGGTGGTCAGGACCGCCTGTAGCGAGACCCGACATGTCCATTCCGTACATCCAGCAGTTTCTGTTTCTGTAAAACGTTCTCCAGTAGCTCCATTGAGTGCTAAGGTTTGTTTTTCCGGCGTAGTATGGGTACATCCCGTGCTTTAGGTCGTATCCTAGCGTCCCAGGCTTGTAGTCCTTGTATTCCTCAAGCTGACCTCCAACCGGTGAGGATGACAGCCTAGCGGTCATCGTCCCGTGCGGAGTGGTATAAACTAAAATTAGTCTTCCAGGTTCATTTCCAATCTGAATCGCTTTGCTTCCGTCTTCGTTTAAAACGAAAGTGCTCCCTATGGTGGAGATTCCCCACTGAGGATTGCGCGTTATGGCATAGTCTCTAAAATAGAGGATCTTTTTAACAACTCCGTACGACACATCTTTTGTGAACGGAGGCATGGTAAACGAAGCTGGATCGGCCACTTTCCAATCCAAATTCGTTACTGACCACTGAACTGGAGTTGGAGGACGGGATTTAACCACCACAGCAGGAAGCGCTGAAGTAAGACCGAGCAGCAACAGAAGCGTTAGTTTAAGTTTCATGTTAGTTTACAAGTTCAAATAGTGAGCAGGTGCAGATCAGCGTGTTCCCTGGTTCCGAGAATGCCGCTGTGACGTCAATAGTGTTGTCGATAAGATAGTGGATCCTAGTCGAATCTAGTTTTGGAACAGATATTGATTGAAGCGGAGAGCTGTGAGACGTGTTGTACTGAAATGACGCTTGTCCTACCGCCTCGATGTAATATGTCGAATAGTCGCTTACGTTTTCGTACCCGAATGTGTGCGTGGACACAATCTCTCCTGAGTATGTCCAAGTGTTCTGCTGTCCAGACCCGGATGCTTGGGCGAGTTGCTGCGGACCTGTTTCAAACATTATTGCGCTCCCTATTTTAAGCTTGACGTTAAGCATCGGAGTCCCCGACGTTTTCATGTATCCGCTGAGCTTAAACCTAATGACTCTCCCCTCGTGCGCCATAGAAGCTATCCTAAGGATATTTTTAGCTTCGTACCCGAGCGGCTGGTCAGCTTGATCCATTGAGTTGATCAAACCTCCAGCGGGCTTGCTAAGTCCTGCAACGTTGTTCGAGTAACAAGAAAATCCATCCAAAAGCGTTATTTCATCCGTGGTTAAGATTGGACCTGATGGGCTGGATGACGAAAAGATGGTTGAGGAGACGTATGTGCTTAGTACGGATTGAAGCGTTCCTCCGTTAGTCCATCCTCCGTCAAGGATCAAGCACCCAGCGTCTCCATAAGTTCCAGACTGCATCGAGATTATTCCTCCGTTGTACCCTCGTCTTTTTCCGTTTATGGAAGCGTTTCCTCCGGATGCGCGTATCTCTCCTCCGCGGCCTCCTCTGTTCGTTGTCCATGAATTTCCACTTTTTGAAGCTATGGTAAACGCAGGAAGAGCGTAAATTCCTACGTATTCTTCACCAGTATCCTTGTTTGTTGTGGTCGCTCCTCCGTTTCCTGCAAACCCACTTATAACGAATCCTGGACCTCCAGCTCCTCCAGGATGTCGCGTCACCACATCTTGATCGTTTGTAGTGTAAAAACCTGATCCTCCCATTCCTCCTCTAGCATAAACCTGCAGTCCTAACCCTCCGGTTCCTCGAAGCAGCGTTCCAGAGGACGAGTTTCCTCCTATGAGCGACAGCAGCATCGGATAACCCCCAGCGTATTCTCCTCCACTGGAGTCAGTTCCGTACGTCAGATTAAACCCTCCAGTTTGGCTAAAGTTGGTAGAGTTGATTCCAGGTATTCCTGTGTGAGTTGCAAATGGTATAACTCCTCCGCGCTCAGAGAGCATCCCAGACTCCATCCGCCGATACGCAGCATACAGAGGATCGTCCACTATTACGCACACTGGATCATAAATAAGACCTTTTATTCCGGTCATCGGAGCCGTGTCGTACCCGTTGTTTCTCGTCGCCGGACGAATGCTTATCGGGGAGCACGGAAGGCCACCGGGAGTGCATCCGTCTCCAACTCTAAGCTGCATGGTGTCGATGGTGTAGCCAAGCATCCCGACAGGAAGGATGTTTGTCATGACAGTGTCGGCCGTGTCGAACCAGTTGATCAGCTGAACGTCAAGCGGAGTTGTCGCGTACTTGTTAATCCCGTCCACCATCCAGTTCGCGATATTGGTGCGCGTCTGATCCTGCAGCTCCTCTTCAAGAGGGAAAACTGCGGGAGTTCCTGCGCGTGCGGTGAGAGCCGTTAAGAGAATTGCTGCAAGCAGTATACGCCGTATCATAGCGTAACTACCAGGAGCTTTACACTAGAGGAGGATAGTCCCGGACTTCGTCAATCCGTTGTCCGTTGTTGTCAACCCCCATAAAGAAGTAGTACTGGCCTCCAGACATCGCCTTGCGTATCAGCGCGCTGACAATCGGAGATTCAATCGAGCGGTCGATTCCAGCAGGAGCCGGTATGACGTCATCGATGCGCGTCCCATCATTCTGTGTGGTGACGACTCTGAGATACTCCCCATTTGGAGATAGGAAGAAAGCCTTGATAATGTTGACGTTGACCGAGCTGCTGTACGACCCATTCGAAACAATGTTGTCGAACATCTCTCCGCTCTCAGTCACTCCAATGCTTCTTGTGAAGACGCGATTTGGACTTGAGAAGAGAAACTCAAGGCTGGCGGCGACCTGCTCAGCCGTTACGTCGACAGGATTGCCTGTGCCTCCGTGGTCGTCAGACACCGGGACAAGCGCACTCGCTGCTAGCGACGCGCGCCACCCTACCTGGCCACATATCTGTACTTGGACGCCGTTCATACCCTAACTACTAAACCGTATAGACGTCGGTGAAGTTTGATCCATCAGTCGAGCGCTTCAACACGTAGCCGTTAGCGCCAGATGGCGAAGTCCAGTCGAGCTTAGGAACTCCTCCCTGAAGGACTCCAGTGAGCACCGGAGCGTTCGGAGCCGCGGGGGCGAGAGTTGTCCCAGATCCTTGGGCCGAATCTGCGCTTGACCCGGTCGCATTCGTGGCGCACACCACGTAGTAGTACGTGGTCGAGTCGGCAAGACCAGAGTCGTTGATGCTAGTCCCAGACGGGTTACCAACAACAGTGCTGTAAGGACCACCTGAAGATGTGCCGCGCTTCACGGTGTACGATGTCGCTCCAGTGGATCCAGTCCAGCTGATCGTTAGACCGCCTTGACCATTCGTGGTCACCACGACGTTTGTCGGAATGGCAGGAATCAGAAGAAGGTCAACGACGTTTGAATCGGAACTATTTGTGCCAGTACCTCCAACGCCTGTGGTCGCGATGACTTTGTACCAGTAGTGAGTTCCCTTCACAGCAGTGTTGTCGGTATAGGTTGGCATAACGAGATAAGTTGAAGCGATGGTGGTGTAGATCCCATCGAATGCGCTGGCGCGCAATAGTTTAAATCCAATGGCTCCGCTCGGGACGGTCCAGGTGAGGACGGGCTTTCCGCCGATGAGTGACCCAGAAAGTTCTGGTGCTGCGGGAGGTTCCTCAGCTTCTACGGGTGGGTCGGTGCGGCGCACGAGAACGACTGCTTTGTGGGTGGATGCAGCGAGCCGTCCCTCGTAGCCACGAAGTTGCACTTTAACGCCGTGCGTAGTAGCATTTTCTACTCCAGTCACGCGCTAACTACCATGCAGCTAGCAGTATACCGAGATGGTTTCTCCGCCGTCGATCTTAGCTGCGCGCACAAATCCTGAGCTGACTTCCGTGACTCTGTAGTCGCCGGCAAGATACGCCGTGTTGTAAGATTCACTGAGATTCTGCTCATTCAGGTTGGCGCGCATAAAGTCTCCAATGACGTCAGGATGCAGTCTTGCGCCAGTGTTTGTCTCGACCGCCTTTGCAACGGCAAGGATCACTGCGCGCCGTTCTGCGTCAGGATTCGACTTTAACCGCAGCGGTTCTCCAACTGTGATCAGCATTCCAAGTTTGTCAGCGCTGTACGCGTGATTCTTGCGAGCGTACGCTGCAGGAACTTCAGCAAAGACGTGGTTTCCTCTGATGACGCTGATCACATCTCCAACTGCATAATGCGGTGCTTTTCTCATACCCCCACTATAGCATGAATTCGCGATTTTGTAAACACTTATTTGCGCGGAGTCGTTTCGACCCGGTAGGCCTTGTAATCAGGGACTAGAAAGCCACCTTCAGCGAAACGGCTCTCGGTCAGACCGCAGTACATTTTGAACGTGCGGCCTGTGTCGAGATTCTTGTAGTTGATCATTGCGATCTGAGTTGGAAGCTCCCCGGCATCAGTCCAATCCGTCCGCTTTCCAATTGAAAGCTCTGTGATCCAGCCGTTGACTTCTTTGTCCGATCCACTTCCGCACCTGCGAAGTTTTAGCATGGTCTCAAACTCAGCAGTCATGTCCTGGTCAAACGCTGCTCTGAATTTTGTGTCAACCATGCGAGCCACTCTCGCGCAGTATCCGCAAACCTTGCTGCTGGTTGGCTCGAACGCATACGCGAGCTTCGAAAGCTTTCCGACGAGCTTGTGCCAATCCTCTTTTGTTCCTGAGATGTCGACGGCTGGGAAACCGCATAGCATAGTGCCGTACAAGTAGTAAGGATCAACGGCGTCGCAGAGTGCAACTTGCATGGCAAATCGTGACGATACCGTAGTGGTGCTGAACTCGACAAGGAAATCATCCACGTTTGTTGGCATTCTGGATCTCAAAGCGTCAACGAGGGCGGATGGATCGATAGTTGTCGGATCAAGAGTTGGGATGACGATCAGCTCCTTCTTGTCGGATGTGGTAAACATCTTTTCAAAGACTTTCGGAGTGCGCTTGATCTCCGCTCCAATCTCAGACAGAACCGCAAACCAAATGTCGTCAGGTCGAATAACGATCGAGTAGTGGTTTGACCACGCTGCGATCAAGTAGCCAAAAATCCCGGTGTGGTGAATCAGCGCTCCTTCTCCGCTTGAGAGGTGGGTCCCGAGAGGAACGTATGGCAGGGTCACGCCTGGCATCCTGTTTTCGAGGATGCGGTGAGCTCTGGCGCGGGTTACTTCGTCGAATCCGGCTTGTTCCGGCGTTTTGGTGCTAAGCGTTAAAATCATACGCGGGGTAGAATCAGCTTTTTTGTTTTGTTAGCGATGTTCGGTTATGCCGCCTGGTCCATTCCTCTTTTCCAATCTTTTCGAGATAGACTCGGCCTCTCTCAATATGGTTCCACTTTGCCCTGTGACCCGTTGGAGTAACGCAGCCAGTTCCAGCCTTAGCCTTGCAGCGCGGACAGTCCATCTCTGCTTTAGCCTGAGATGACGCCCGCGGAGAAATGCTTGCAGGCGGATCATCCGACTTTTCAGACTTTCGGCGCGGTTTGAATAGCTCACCTGGGTCGATGTCGAACAGATCGAGTTGTCCGTTGAGCAATGCTTCTGCTCCAGACAGCAAGTAGCCGCACAGCAGGTTGTCGCCCTTAGCTGGTCCGAGCTTCAGCGACTCAGATTTTCCATGGACCTTCGCCAGCGGAGTGACGAATCCAGCCGACACGATGTCACACCCCTCAATTTTAACCTGGGCGTGCGCGATTTGATCTGGGAATATGACCGGGAGGCGGATTCCTCCTGGTAGCGTTACGACGACGTATTTCATTAGAAGTGCTTTCGTTTGGAGAGTTCCTCAATAGCGGCGCGCAGCTCTTCCTGAGGGACGGAGTTGAGCAGCTCAAGCAGCCGCTTTGCCTTTTCTGGTCTCCCGGACCCATCGATCGTGAGGATGAGCTCGAGTTTTTTGACTAGGTCTTTCATAAAAGTTGAACGTCGGGAAGCCTTGAGAAACAGTCTCAGTCCTACTTCGGAAGGACGGCTTCCCGACAAGAGATGTAGGCTTGACGGGAGTCGTTGTTCACCCTGGGCCACGCGGCCCGCCTCATCTCAAAGTGTTAAACGTTTCGGATCTCCTGGCGGTGAATTTTTGCGCGCTGCTCGAGATCGGCTAGCTCTTGGGCTTGACTTCTACTAAGATAAGCGCGCTGAAGCTGCAGGTTGTAAGCTCTGGCAATGTCAAGAGTCTCAAGGCGGGGAGGTTCAACAAACATGTCGCCTGTCAGCAGGTCAACCCGCCACACCTGTCGCCCTTTCTCCCACCGGCCATAAACGATGTTGGCCAGCCCGAGAGTTGTGGCGCGCTGCTTAGCTTCCTCCCCGTATGATCCAGAGAGTGCCATCTCGTATCCCTCGAACTCCTGTAGGGCAACTTGAAAGGCAGTGCCATCATCCACCATGGCTGGCGAGCCTCCGCTGTATCTGGGAATGACGTGGCAATGACCGTTTCTTGGGATTAGCATCATCCGCTGCCGAACGTGGTCGGCAGTGGTTCCGGTAGTGAGTGAGTCGGTGTTCATACTAGTTCTGGGCGGGCGCCGTGTAAGAGATGAGATGCGGGCGCTTTCCAATGCCGAACGTCACATCGTCGCGACTCGCCACGACAGAGACGCGCAGTGTCACGCGGCCGTTCCTCTGAGGGTTTTGGAGAGTGGTGGGAACGGTAGTCCAGACTTTGGAGCCGTTCGCGAGTTTGACTAGCATCTTGGTCGCCGAGCCGAAATTTGTATTGACCACCTTCACGCTGACGATCTCGCCCTCGACGCTGATGCGCTCGCCAGTCGGGACAGGTCCTGCAGGAGCAGCCGCAGCCTGAGCAGCGCGACGGGCTGCAAACTCGTGGTCGCGTTGTATCGAGCGAATGAACGCCGAAACTTGGGCGTCGCTCAGCTTGCCATATTTGTTGAACTTGGCGATGATGTCCTTTACGAAGGCGTTGTTGGCATGGCAAGGATTGGTCACCTCCGCCTCGTTGTTGACGATGGCGGCAAATTCGGGGTTCGCAGTCAGGAAACGTTCGCGAGCTAGGAATAGCTGGATGCGCGCGTTTCCTTGAGCGGCACGGGCGCGGACCTGAGCAGCGACAAACTCATTGCGGTTGGCAAACTCGAGGCGGGCAACGCACACGTCGCCGAACACTACATTTTGGTTCGTGGGGATGTGGCGGACAGCCACGATGTAGCGCACTTGAACGTTGCCGCAATGGGTGCACTTATGGATGTTGGGTTGGTTCTGGCTGCGGAAAGGAAAGTAACGGTCCATCTGCTCGTTCCAGTGGCGGAGCGCGGCGTTATACTCGGTGCGGGCCTCTTCCATGAGGTGGTTGTACGCCTCAGCGCTGCAGCCGAAAACAAACGGGACGAACATCTGCCATTTGGGAGGTTCGTTGTCGAGATACTCGAGCACTTGGTAGTCGCCCGGGTTGAAATTCGTCTCGTTGTGCATGGTGCGATCAGTCATCGGGGCCACGCTCGTCGAGCTCTGATTTGTTTCAACGTCGTTTGTCATCATGGCGATACTATATCACGCCACGGAGATTTGTAAACATTTACTTGCAACTATTTTTGAGACAAAAATGGCGTGGCTGTTTTGCCACGCCGTGAGTTGGACTATTGCCGGGCGTTTAAAGCCGCGACAACGGCGTCCATGTTGTCAACGACATGCTGCGCCATGTCTCCCCACACTGTGCCATCTCCAGGAGTTGAGCTCATAACTTTTACAAGCTCCATGACATCCTCTGATTTAACCTCCCAGCTTCCTGACTTTTGAATCATCAGGTCTCCGTCAGGATCTCCGTACTCGGCTGTGATGTTGGCAGCTTCATTGTCGGGCCACAAGTCAGCGTACATGGCAGCGATGCCGTATCCAGGTCCGTCAGCTTTTCCACCTTGGTACGTCTCTCCGTCGACAGTCATCGTGCCAATGGCCTCAACGCCTCCAGAGCCGTCAAACGCAATCAGTGCGCGATTTTGAGGTGCTCCTCCTTCGGGGACCATCTCGTTTATCATGTCTTTTGTGCTTTTCATAAATTCGATTTAATTACCGGCGGACACGAAGCTGGATGGCGATAGAGTTTAGCATCGCGCTCGCACGCTCCCACAAAATGCGGTTTCCGCCCTTCAGGACTTCAAGCTGAGCAAGCTTCTCGGGGACGTACACTCTGCGAGCGAAGTCGGGATTGTACTGCGCCATCGACGGCACGTTTTCCATGATGTCGCAAATCTTGATAGACGCTGCTCGCGGCGATATTTTTGACAATCGCGCAAGCTCGTTAGCGGCGCGCTCCTCTCGAGTCCCGACATAAACGCCGTTGACTTTCTTGTGGGTATGGGTGAGCTCAATGGTAAGATTCGCTACAGGCTCTCCCAAATGCGCTGCTATTCCTTCGTAGGTATCGCGCTCGTTCTCGATGACGTCGTGAGTCTCTCCGGCGGCGACAACTTCAGGGTCGTCGATCTCCTCGGCCAGCATCTCAGCCACGTGGTGTGGATGAACGTGATACGGCGCCTTGGTGAACTTCCGGAATTCGCCGCTATGAGCAAGCTCGGCGAATTGGCGAGCCTTTACCCACAGCGGGTGGTCTCTACTGGTTTTTAGACTTAGCATATTGGTTTGTGGCTTTCAAACGGTGTCATGATGTCGACTGCCATTGTTTGAATCTCGTCTACGCGTTTAAACTGAGTCTTCCTTGCTTTGCTTGCGAGTTCTGCAGATTCGGAGTAACCGAGCCTGCGGCAGATCATGTTTTCTCCGGCGATCAGCTCAAGTGCCTCGTCCATGAGCTTGATCCTGGCGGCGTCGCGCCTCATTGCATTTGACAGGAATTTAATAAGGCTCTCAGTCTTACTGCCATTCCAGTCGAGCTGGCCGCTTCCATTTGCCTCTGCCCAGGTCTTGCAGATAGCCGCGATGTCGGTGTGCAGACCGTTCCTGACGCGCTGAAGCTCTGCGTAGTTTGATGCTAGCAGCGCATACTCCGTGTCGGTGTGAGGCACCCAGTCCTCGGTGGTGTCAGGTTCAAGCTCAGGGCCAGGGTCCGGAAACTTGACATTCTCATCGCACCACGCCGCAACCTGGTCGACAAAGTCGTCGCTCTCGGCGAGCTTGACAAGGCAGTGCGGGCACGACTCTGGAAGTTCGACTTCAGATGGGTCTCCGCTATCAGAGAACGCGGAAGAATCTGGATTTGAGCATGGTGGCGCCGATCGAGGTGGGGTGTACTTGACCTGGATGGTTTTTCCGCACGCCGGACATTTTGCATCAACGTTTAATACGTTCATTTTTTCCTCACAATGGTTGCTATGGTTTTACTGCTAACGAGCTGACATTTCTGTGCGACCTCAAAGATCCGCCGCTTGGGCACATCGTAGTGGTCCTTGTGGAACCAGCATCTGTTGATTCCGAGTTCCTGGGCCATTATATGCAAGTTCGGGATCGAGTACGGCGCGCAAATCAAGTGCCGCTTGGTGTCACAGAGGTAGATCATCTCTGGGCGATTGCGGTTTCGATCTCGCTGTACAGCCGCGCCAGGTCATTTTGTTTCCTAGATCGAGCGAGTGTCATCCACGCGCGGGTCGTCTGCCTGATCCAGTCATCACGCTGTGGGTCTTTTTCACCGGGCTTTGTTCCCGGCAAGTTTTGCGAGATTCCCAAGACGACGGCCTGAATTAGCTTCGGAACTTCCGCGGTGTAGACTGATTCTTGTTCCGCGTGCTCTTCAGCGATGTCAGTGGCGACAACAGCCTCTCCTGCGCGCCTCAAATCTGCGTAAGCTTTGTCAACTGCGGCGTCGAAAAAGCGAGAAGCCTTGTGAGCTTTAAGACCGCGCTCGAGGCAGTCGCAAACGACGCCCACAGTTCCCTCGTCGCGCATGAATTTCTCGGCTGTGATTTCGTCGACGTGCTCGAAGCGAGTCAGTGCATCCTGGGCTTCCGAGAAGGCTTCGATGAACTCAGACACTCCCCTGTTGCCGTGCCTGGCGATAGTTTCGACTACCAGTTTGAGGTAGTCCTGGCGTGGTTTAGCGTGTGGCATAAATTTTTATTGTTGTTCGCGTTCAAGGCGTTCGATTTTGTCTTCGAGCATGTCGACCTTCATCCTTGCGCAGCCGTAAGAGCTGCGCAGTTCCAGTATTTCCTGGGCGTAATGCTCGCTCTTGTAGACCATCCTGGCGATGACCAGCGCAAACCATCCGCAGATGACGAGCACCGCTTCTTCACCGCCGCAAAAGTATCTCTTGACTGCAGTACCGAAAAACCCGAGTGCAAGAACAACCCATATTGCAGTCACTGCTTTGATTTTAGATTCAGTACTCATGTTATTGGGCGTTGGTAGCGGTTGCTTTGGCGCGGTCAAGCATGAGAGCGGTTTTCACGGCGGCTGCAGGGAATACAGTTCCCATTCCGTCGGAGCGCTTTGTGATGATCGGACGCGAGTGGCGGCGGGTGTTCAGACCGGTGATCGTGTAAGTTTTTCCACCATAGCTGAAGGTCTTGTCAAGATCGGAGGCCTCAAGGCCATACTGGAAAGCGTTGGCGATGAAGGATTGGCGGTAGCGGTCGTTTACCACTCCGTTCTCGCTAACGGTGGACAGGTCGAAGCGGAAACCGGCGTTTTGAGGACTGAACGAGATTCGGATTCCACCAAGCTTGACTCCGTGCTTTTCAGCAATCGCTTTTAAAGCGGTCTTGATTTCTTCGTTAATCAGACCCAGGTTCGAACGGTCAAATGCGTTAATCATGGTAGCACTATATCATGCTACGCATAAATGTAAACACTTTTTTGCAACTATTTTCTGGCCTGACTCTGGACGGCATTTGTTGTGACTGGAAGAGGCGGCAAATCGATGTTCCCAGAAATTCCAGCAACGTGCTCAGTTTCCTCAGTAGGGGGTGGCGGAGGAGGCGGAGGAACAGGGTCGTTTCTCAGCGGAGTTCCAATGGGTTGAACGCCCACGCGGTAAAACGCGATGGCGTCTTGGTCGGAGATGACGTACATTTGGACAGTCAACGGAAGGGTGGCCCGGCATCTCCAGTGAATCAGATCTGGAGAGCTCTCAACGACAAACTCCAGAGCTTGAACGTTATTCGTATAGGGATAGTCCCATGCTAGTGCGTGTACGATCACACCCTAACTACGCTGTTGGCTTTACTAATCCAATCCCACAGCAAACTCTGGCCCATCAGATTTGTGCGTCTTGAAATCTTTTTCAGAGGTCGCAAGCTCGCCGCCTTTTTTCTCGATTGTCACGCGGGCTCTCCCGTCGCCATCGACGAAGAGCTTAGCAGAGCCAGAGTGCCCTGATCGCGTAGAGTTGATCCACCTGAAAAACTGCTCAAGCAGGTCAAGGTGATCTTTGTGGGCATTGATAGTGTACGTTCGAGTCTCGTACCCGTCTTTTTCTTTCTTTTCCCCGAGGACTTGTTCAACCAGGTTGTTCATTCGATTGGTCAATGACGGTTAAATCAGACAGCGCAAAGCGTACAGGAATCAGGCCAAGCGCGTGTTCCATCCCCATCTTAACTGTAGCAGATGGCCCACCCAGCGCTCTGTCGTAGTCAGAGACCAAGGACACTTGGCCAGTCTTTCCGTACGAAGGAGATGTCTTGCGCGTAACGCGGACGATGCTACCGACGCGGATTTCCTGATTTTCGATGACGTGATCTACAAACGTCTCACCGGTTGGCTGGTGAGAAGTTCCGTCGCTCTTTTTCTTCTTGCGCCGGCGAGCAGGCATGGCAGATTCGATTAGCATTCGCGCGTTCACGCGTTAACTATCGCTGTGGCGTGCTCTCCGTCATCGGCTGCCTCCCAATGGCTGTTCGTATGGTTTTCTTCAACAAATTCAACCATGGACCAGTCGGCTGCCAATACGAGTGCCTCAAGATCCTTTGTGCTTGTGTAGCAGTCAAGAGCCTCTCTGATGCATGGCGTGCCAATTCCAGTCGAATTTTTTATACAAAATAGATCGTTTTTGAATGCCGATGCGACGTCCCAGTGCCTATCCGGGTGCTTTCCTTCAACAAACTCGACCAGGCACATATTCGCGACGTCGACAAGAAGCTCTAGATTTCCAAATTCAGCGTATTTTTCAAGACGGCGCAAAGCGCTGGCGATTCGGTCATACTGCGGTTTCTTGTGATAGCCGAGAAGCCCGTATCTGAACGCTCCCATTATTAACCGGTTCCGCATGAGCTGCTCGAACTTTGAGCTCCACGCGTAGGGACCAAGTCGATTGCGCATGAGCTGCTCAAACTGGACGCTCCACTCAGACTTGGCAAGCTTCTCGTACAGCAGCGCCGGATTTGGTTTTGGGGTGATTCCCGCCTTGATGAGGATCCTCTCGCGTAAGATGGCATGAGTATTCACCCATTAAAGAACATCCCCCGCGCTTCGTTTTCTCCTTGTCCCGCTGTGCAATTGGTGCGCAGCCTAGCGTCCTAAATCGACCCCCTACAAAAAGAGTAGCTTTAGGCTATTCCTGAAACAGCAATTAAGTGTTAATAGTATGTCAGGTGGTGCTTGGTTTCCTACTGAAGCGCGGAGGGGGAGATCTCTATTTTGCCGCGCTGAAGTCCAGCGGCGGGACACCACGGCTCAAGATTTTCGAGGACCGCATCTTGGCGCTTTAGAACGGCGACATTCTCAGGTGTCGGTGGAATCACAGCGAGAGTTGGAGGAAGGTTGTCGTTCTCAACCAGACCGAGAAGATGGTCACCTGGGTGTCTTCGAAGCTCCTCAATAAGCTTCGCGCTGACTGTCATCTTTCCTTCTTCGAACAAAGCAATCGCTTGAGACACTGTTAGCATAGACTTTGTCTGCTTTCGTTTTAAGAACTTCTTAAACTGCTTTGCCCACGCGCTATTCTGTCGCGCCCTGTCATCCCGCTCTCGAGCGGCGTCGAGCTTGCGGTTGATCGACTTCATCTCTTCAGAGACTTCCTGCCTTGGCGTCTGGTAGCAAGCTCCGTACGGAATGTCCACTCCGCCGCTGAGCGACGGGAACATGAGGCCGATGAGAGGATGCATCATACCTTTGGAATGTCAATATGCTTCGGTTTTATTAACGATACCAGATCAACCTTTGGCTGCGGAGGTTCAAGAGCAATGCACTCAAGCCTCTCAGAAGCCATGATGAGCGACCTGACGAGCGTGCTTGTGCCGATCCCGCACGTACCGACTGAGAGATGTGGCGCTCCAAGCGCTCCCACTATGGCCATCACTGGATGGTCCTTGAACCTCGCGCTGAGCCTCTCAGCCTCTGACTCGCGCGCAGCTGAATCTCGCGACGATCGCTCGTGTCTTATGTCAACCGGGCTCTGGCAACGACGGATAGCCACCACGCGGTAGTCAGCGACAGGACCGTTGTAGGCCCGAGGAGGTCTGAACACCGGGTGCATAAATGTCCAGTGGGTCCCGTTCGGGTAGCAGCACGGGACAACGGTGCCGTCGCGGAGCTTGATGTCGTAGTATTCCTTATCGCGCTCGCGTTTTGGCTGATAAGGAATCCATTCGCCTGGTAGGTCTTGACTCATGGTTTGGAGAGCTTAGCACCGCACTTCTTGGCCAGGTTCTCGCGTTCGACGCGGAAGATGGCGCGCTCAAGACGCCGACCGGCTTCTCCTTGCTTGCTGTAAGCCTGGAGCTCGAGCAGAGCAGCTTTGGCGCACTTTAGCAGCTCTTCGTGAGGAGGAAGGACAGGCTCGGCGACTCCCTCGCGCTCGTTGCAGCGGTCTCCTCCAAGGAGCTCTCCCGCCAGCTTGCAGCGCAGCCAGGCGCCGACCAGCATGTGGGACCAACCGTCGCGGTAAAACTGTTCAATGGCGATCGGATTTGGGTTCTTGGCGTTCCTCATGTCGGTCGCCAGCTTGTTCCAGCGAGCCGCTTCCTCGAGAATCATTTTCACGTGCGGGTTATCATTCGGGAAGATCTCAGGCAGCTTAGACGGATTCAGGCTGATGCTCATTTCGCCGCCAGCGGCGTGAACGGCTTCAGCGATTTCCTTAAGCTTCAGCTGTTTCTTCTTCGGCTTCTGCGATTTTTTCAGATTTTTTGTTTTCATAGTATTTGTGCATTCGAATTAGCCAGTAAAGTCCTGCCCAGAACACGGAGGCTCCGACCAAAGGTTCGCACCACAGGAATTGCCCAGAGAGGACCACAATCAGGTGGCTAAGACCAACTGCTGTGATAGCAGCTCCGCACAGAGCCTCAATTGCGTAGAGAATCTTCTCCATTACCGCAATGGCGGTGTTGATGTTCATGGAAAGAGTATATCAACTTTTCCGCAGTTTGTAAACATTTTTTAGTGGAATGCCACAAATCCGACAGCAACTCCAACTGAAAATGCGATAAGAACTGCTCCGATGATTCCGCACCTCGACCTTCCAATCGGAGATCCGTAGCTGCGCGGTGGGGGTTTGAGCGACTTCAGAGCTCTAATGTGCTCACACTCATACCAGCATGGGTACGGTCTCTTCGTTTGCTCTTGAGTCTGTTTCTTGATCTGCTCTTGTCCGACTCTCAAAAGCTCCTCTGCGAATGTCTCGCGTGGATTTTCCATAATTTTAAAAGTGCCTGGCCCGAGACTTTCGTCTGGGGCCAGTTACGGGCATGGCGTGTAGAACTGCTATGCCGGGGGTTTTCCACCTGTCGGATCTGGCTTCTCGCCTTCGTCGCTCGGTCCGTCATTTTCTACAGTTCCAGGAGGCGGATCAAACGGAGGATCAAACTTCGGCTCTTCAGGCTTTTGCTCAGGCTCCGCCTTTTTGCGCTTCTTCGGAAGATAGCTTAAAAAGGCGGAGAATGCCGCTTCAAAATCTTCTCCCGCGTAAGCGGGCTTGTGGCCGCCGTCTGTCACCGTGAAGCGGTCTGTAAAAGTGTCGCGCTTCTCTTTATCGGGATGCGCAACCCACATTATCACGGCAAAGTTGTTTTTGAGCATGAATGACGGGCACGGATCCGGCGTGCTCGACGAATCTTTGACTTGGGGATGCGTCCACAGCTGGTCAGGGACTTCAAACGAATCTCCGAAGTAGCGCATCCACGGAGATTTAGGGCCGTCACTCGAGGCGCTGCTCGTGCTTTTCTTGTTCGCTGAGGCTGTCGGTGTTGACCCCGCAGGAACGACTTCCTTAGCAAGCTTAGCCGCAGTGGGCTCGTCGAACAGCTCGTTAAGCGCGGTGTGCACGAGACCCTTAGGACCAACAACCCTGTATTTCTTGTTTCCAACGTGGTAAACGGCGCATCCATTCTTGTTCCCAACGTATGCGATAGTCCCGTCTCCGTTGAAGAAGTCCACAATCACCTCACTCGCCTCAGTGTACTCAATCTTAAGCTTGGAGGGATCCCCTTGCGCAGACAGCGTTCCTGACAGCATGTCGCTGTAAGCTCCGACTAGCAGCTCAATTTGGTAAGGAGTTCCGTATATGCGGATAGTTGACCCGACATGAACGTGACAGTTATACTTTCCGCACACCGAGTTTGCGACGCCTTGCGTGCAGTTTACATCAACATACGCATACTTGTCATCCCTAGTGCTGTAAGAGTATTGGCCAAGCGGTCCATCCCCCAAATAGTCGCTGCTTGGAATCGGCGGCTCAGCTTTGGCGTAAAGTTCCGGGACTTTCTGAGGTCGGTTCGCGAGGTGCGCTTGGATGAGCTTCTTCATTCCTTCTGTATTTCCGGTGAACCGTATGGATCCATCTCCAAGATCCTCAGCCTTGCAGTCGAAATGCGCTGACCAGTTTATTGCGTGCTCAATCCCGTATCCCGGAAGATGGAGTGTGAGCTTGTGAAGCGCTTCTTTTGGCTGAGGAGCCTCCGGAGCAGCCTGAGCTGGAGCCTGAACTGGAGATGCTTGGGCCAGCCAGTAGTTGGTCTCAGGAGTGCTAAAAGAAGTTCCAAAATAGCCCTTCAGGAAAGCTTCGAGAGCTTCTTTAGTTCCTGTCAAGTCAGCGTAGTTTCCTCCGCCAATTCCCGCTTTGTTTCGATTGTTGATTTTGAACTCAACGCCGAGATCATCAGCCCACGGAATGATGTGGTACTCCGCGTACTCTTTAGAGTGTGCCACCTTGAACCCCTTGATGACAAGCTTAGCTGCGTCAGACCCACTCTTTGCAGCGCTTTTAGAGCTTTTCAGAGGTGCGATTCCACCCTGGGCGATGTCTTTAAACGCCGTCGTCGTCGGGTCATGCACTGTTGTAAGGTTGATGATCACGTCGTGAAGCTGTTCCAGACCTCCGGTAAATTCGCAGAAATGCTGCTTAGTGTTTTGATCTTGGTCCGCTATCACAACCTTGACTCCCCTATGCTGCGCGTATCCCTCGATGTCTGTCGTGTCGGCGTGAGGACTGCAGTACATTTTGAGCTTGTAAGAGGCAAATGTTACTTGATGGAAATTGTTCAGGTACTCCGTGCTGTTTCCGAGCTTTGACAGCACCGCGCTTGCTTGAGCCTTGTGCCCAGTTATGCGGTACACCGTAAATCCAGTTGATGCGTAGACGGTGTTAATTTCGCACATGTAGGTCTCTGCGATTCCTTTCGCGTCAGTGAGTGAAAGGTGGCTCTTTGTGATACCAGTGTAAACGGCTCCATCGCTCTTTTCAGCCGGTTTATCCGGTTTAGTCAGCCCTGACATTTCCGGAGTGATAGGAGGCTTAGCATGATGAAGAAGGTTATTGGCGTGCGCAGCCGCCGATTCTGGAGCGATTCCGCGACCTTCGCAGTATGACAGCGCAAGCTTTGACATACTTTTAGCGCTTCCTCGCACTGTCCAGATCGGGACTCCGTCTACGATGTTAGGAGCCGGATCTACAGTGCACCCGTGGTGCGCCGCAAATTTTGCCATGGTGTCGTATCCTTTCGGAGGACCTCCCGAAAGAGTCAGCGAATGCTGCTGATCTCCACTCTGCGCAGCGGGGAGTTTTGGAAGTGGAGGAAGCTTCTTGATGCTCTTCGTCAAGTGAGAGACCATCACGGCGTCTGAGCCGTAGAAGTCTTGTATCGCCTTTTTGATGCTTCCGACTGGACCAGCAACGACTACCGCGTGGTCGTTTTTAAGCGTGAGCTTCACCCCAAACTTTTTCTCGAAGTTTGGGCCGTGGTGGATCGTCCAGTAAGCAAGGTCTCCGCTTGACCTGAGAGTGACCGCTCCTTGGTCATCGTCGCTTAGCACAGGTTTCATGGTCTGCATTGAGGCATCCACGTAAGGCTTGCTCCCACCAGGGGTGTTTGTGTCATACCCGCTATAGAACTTTTTCACTATCTTTTCAAGCTTGTGCTTTGGACCGGTAAAAACAACTGCCGAGCTTGTTCCTGTCGCTTTGACGTCGTTCATGCCCTGAGCGCTCAGCCAGGTTTCGGCATGCTTGTCTGCCCACTCGTGCGATCCAGCTCCTGCGTTGCACTCAACAGACATAATCTCGTTGTCATCAACAGGACGCATATGCTTTCTGACAACCATTTCCTTTCCGTGGTCTCCTTGGGCGTATGCATGAATGACGGACTCAACAGCTCCCTTGCTTCCGGTAAACTCGTAGTATACGGCGTTCCCCTGCCACATCTCTCCAGCTTTCTCAGTAAACGTGCATCCGTGGTTTGCGGCAATGTTCGCTGCTTGCCAGTTCGTCCATTTAGAGTGGCTGGCTGCGAGCTCGATCATCCAGGTCTTTCCATCAAGATCGATGCTGTGTCCAACCCAGCTTGGAGACCCTTCAGTTCCCTTTGCGTACTCAACAGCCGCCCCGAACGCACTGTACGCGTCGTTAACTGCAGCTGCGGGGCCTGTGATAACAAGTCCGGTGATCGCGTCATCAGATACCGTCTTCTTTAGTGTGACCCCATGTTTGTTCGAAAACTGCTGACCGGACTTCTTCATCCACTTTTCGAGCCACTCAACATTGTCGACTGGAGCTGTCTTGCTCGTCATCTTTTCAGCGTCGGCCAGAGCGGCGTCCATGCGCTCGTCCCTGTAACCAGCAGCTTTCAAGGCCATCCGAGCAAGCTTGCGCATGTCACTGGAGCATTTGTCTACCAGGAGGTACGGAGATGTGGCGTGAGCCTTAAAATCTAGTCCGGCAGACAGCCATCCGTATCCACCATTGACCGCATACTCCTTCACTTTGTTCAGCACGGTGCCCGTGTTGTGCTGCATGTCGAACACGTGGTCAATGTTGACAATGGCTCGCCTGATGTTGTCAGACTGCGAGTCTTGAAGCATCAGCCAACCCTCGCAGATGTTTGCCCAGGCGCGGCCGCCGTAGCTTGAGCTCCACCTGAGGTTGTCGAAAGCATAGCGGCACAAAGTCACAAACTCGCGAGCGCTCTGGCCGGACTTCTTGATCGCCCATAGAGCCGCCTTCATTGAGACGGTGTAGGCATTGTGAGATCCCTCAAACTTGGTGCGGATTCGGCGCGGATGAATATCGTTGGCGACTGCTCCTTGCTTTCCTCCGTTGGAGTACTGCTGTGCGCCGGCTCCTAGACCTGAGAACGATCGCAGCTCAGCGTATTTCCTGGTGTATTTTCTAAACACCGAAGACTGGACGATCTGCTGCATCTTTTTCTCGTCCTGTGTGTTGTCGTAAAGGTGGCGGATCTCAGCGCAGATGCTCAGGAACGTGGCATCCATCAGCTCTTTGCGGAGGTGCGGGACCAGGAGGTTCTCAGCGTACTCAATATCGTGCGTGACGTTGTCTCGCTGGGTAAATGCGGCCCGCGATCCTTTCGCCGTCGGATCAAGGATGAGCGTGTTGAGGAAGGCCAGCGTGTAGAAGTCGAAGAAAAGGACGTTTTTTGATGTCGGCAACCGGTAGGTCACCGACTCATTAACGATGTTTTTGAGTAGTGCTCGTGAAATCACTCCTTAACTATCCTCAGGGAAACAAACCCGATGGCAGAACGCCCGCCTGCGAACTTCTTGTTAGCGTGCGTCATCTGTTGAATCTGGAAGTCAATCGGAAGGCCAGTCATCTGCTTTCCGAGAGCTGCGTATGCCATGCACAGCGAGACCCACTTCCCGTTATGATGCGGTAGCTCAGGATCTCCAAGACCCAGGCGTTCATACTCCTTGTCGTCCAGGATGAGCCTAATGTCAACGTCGCGCCACTGCTTGCCAAATAGGGCGGATCCAACAAGATAGGGAGGTTCTCCAAAAGCTGCCCACACCTGTGAGCCGAACTCTTCAAGGTATAGGCTAGTGGGCATGCCGGTTCCTACGACCGGTGGCTTTCCTTCGTGGTTGTCAACCTTGTTGCCCATTACCACATCCTTCCGGCCGCTGTCAACGCCTTAAACAGCTCCTCGAGAGCGCGGGATGGCGAGTTTCCAAAACCGGCAGGAGATTCTTGAAGATTGACGAACATGCTCGTGGTAGCGCACCACTGATTTCCGTCGCGCTTGATGTTATATTCGATTGAACCTCCAGCCACCTGCGGGCTGCGGCGGTGTCCCTGAATGTCGCTGACTCCAGGGATTGAGTACCACACCCTGAAACTGTTGTTCGGGGTCATTTCGCCCTCAGAGCACAGCCACCAGCTCTTATCTGAGTCGTCGAAGTAACGAGCGCTGACTGCGCCTTCTTGCCTGGTGTAGTACCAACCAGCAACAGTTGGGTGCTGAGATTGAGGAATCCACTGCGGATTCCTTGTAAAGGTATTGTGTTCCATTTGATCAGGTATTGCAGATTTTTCGAAGGTCACTGGCGAGAACTGGAAGTGAGCTCTCGATGGCGTCAGCGTAAGCAAGCGCCGCTTTGCGGCAAGCGGCGATGTGCTTCGGGTCTCTTCCTTTTCCGTCAAGCCGTAGGACGAAGTAGACAGCTTCAGGATCTATCGGAGTGCCATCCACTTTAGAGAGATTGAAGCGTTGGTGAAACCCACGCGGGTTTGATTCTTGCGTCGGCATAGGTCCTTGTCCGTTCATATAAGCCTCTTTGATTTCACTTAGCAGCCGCTGCTTGTCCGGTCCAAACGTGCATGCGATGTGCGCCATGCGTATTCTGTCGGGATTGATTGCCCCGTTGGGGAGCGACCACCCGTGCTGTGCTCCTCCACGAAGCATCGCGCATGGAGTCCAGTATTCGTCAAGAGGGAGGATGTCATAGCATATCTCTCCCCTAAGCTTGTTGAGTGCCGCCTGATCTCCGATGTCTCCTGGAACGTAGTGCTCTTTCATTCCAAGCACCTTGTCCCAAAACTCGATAAACTTCGCGGTTGGCTTTGCAGCAAAATACCCGGCGCAAAGGCCGCCGAGACCGTCCTGCTGAAATACCGCTTGGACACCCTGGATCCGGCGCGTCAGGTCCTGAACCACGGGACGCAGAAATATGCAGTCGTTGTCGGCCCAGAAAAAGATGTCTGATCCTCGTTCAAGCTCAGCCTCTAGCCCCGCCTTGATTGTCTTCGCTTTGTCGAGATATGGATTCGAGCTTTCTCCTTCAATTAGGACAACGTCGAACTCAACCGCAGATTCTCGCATAGCGTTCGCCATGCCAAGCTGGTTTGGAGTGGCGAACGCATAAAGGCGGGGTTTTGGCATAAGCTATTTGGTAACGCGTTCAAAGATCTCTTTCAGGTCGCGGATGCTCTTCAGACCGACAGTCTGCTCTACCACCACTCCGCCTTTAAAGACCAGCAGAGTAGGAACAGCGCGGATGCCGAACTGCGACGCCAAGGTCTGGTCTTCGTCTATGTTCACCTTGGCAATCTCAAGGCGTCCTTTGTAGTACTGATCGAGGTCTTCAAGAACCGGAAGCATCATCTTGCACGGCCCGCACCACTCGGCCCAGAAGTCGAGCACGACAGGAATGCTCGATTGGATGACTTCGGTTTCAAAATTGGCTGAATTTACGTTTTTCATATTACGATAATCTTATACAGGCGTGCCACAGGATATTCCCGTCGTTGTTAAACACCAAGAGCAATTCGCGCCCAGCCATCTGCGCCCATGATGCGTCGTCAGACGTAGCGAGGCAAATGCTGGTGCCCGTTTGCGACATGGCCTTTATGAACTCCTGCTTCCATGCGACGCGCTGCGAATACTCGGTGGCTGCAGCAATAGAGACACTCCGAAAAGTATAGTTTCTCTTGGCAATCCCAGACATGTCGCTCTCGCGGTCGTCAGGGTAAGGCTCCATAGCGGCGTCGCAGCACAGCCATCCACTGCGGTTCGGAGAGGAGCAAGTGTCTGTTGATACTGATCCGCATGTCTTGCACTTGTACCTTGGAAGCGGCCACGCGAATATGTTTCCAGACCGAAAGTTGTCCGGCTCTTTGTAGTATGCGAATTCGAGTGGAATGCTCTTGCCAGGTTCGGCCGGACCTGCCATTGGCTGCACCGACGCGATGCTGTCTATGACGCTGCGAACCAGCAGTTTATTGACGATTGGGAGTCTCATTTATTTTTCTCCGGGTTCTTGGCGCAGCGCTCCCAGCGGTGGCACTCGTTCTTCAAGCAGGCTGCGTTTTCAGGTACGCAGAAGTATTCCTTTTCTTCTCCGATCCTTCCGATGTAAGGTAGGCGGTGCAAGTCGGTGAACAGACCACCTCCTACGACCAAGAACGCAAATCCCATAACCCTCGAAAAACCGTGCTCGCAGGCAAGGCATACTATTCCTGTGGTGAACGCGCCGCACATTATCACGAAGATGACCCAGAACAGCAGCCTCATGATTGGGTCGCGCTGATTTCCTGATATGATCTTCATTACTTTCTCCTAAAGTTGAACCAGCGGCGAATGGCGTAGCTGCGGATAATCGAGATGATTGTAAACCAGAACCCGATCTTAAGGTTCGTGCCAATGTGGATCTTGATGCCGTAGAGCGGAAACACAAACAGCTGCGTGAGAATGGCGATCACGTAGCCGATAAGGACATTTGTGATGCTCTCGATAAAGCTGCCGATGCGGGTCTGCCCGCGCGGCTTAACGCTTTCAATAACCTCTGCTGAGTTCATTGTTAAAAGAACCTTTTCTTCTTGCCGGACCGCGCTTGCTGCGCCCTCTTGTTTTCATCGCGCGACAAGCGGTCTCGTCTCTCTTTGTCTGACTCTGTCCTCGCGCTGCAATCAATCCTATCAGGCATGTAGTTCGAATCAAAGTAACCTACGCGATCGCTGTTTGAGATGCAGAAATCCGTGCTTGTGGGTTGCATCCCGATGTCGTGATCGAGCGCAGTCGTCAGCGCGGTCGCAGGACCCACTCCTCCGTACACTTTTGCGAAGCCTGAGCTGCGACTTCCTGCTGGTTCGTTACTGCTCATGCTACGAATGCCCAGTGGGTTAATCGCGCGCTGATAGTGATCATACCGTCGCGAATTCCAGATGGGTTAATCAGAACCACCTCTTCGCAAGCGTCAGGATGGGCTGCGCGTCCTTTGGCGATGATGAGGCGGTCAGGGAATTCAGCGTATGTCTTGTCGAACGCGTCACGCCACGCAATGCCGCAGCCTACGCGCGTCTTCTCGATCTGTTCGGCCATCGAGATAACGATGTTTGCGGGATGCTCTGGGTCAGAGCTCGCAGATGTGGTTACCGGAGGCTCTGCTTTAAGCTCCGCAACTTTCTTTTCAACTGCAGCTGCGACATCGACGAATGTAGTCGCGTCAGTGACGCTGTCTGCTTCCTGGTCGCTAAACTGGATGTTGAACGCGGTCTCGAGCGCGATAACATACTCGATGCAGTCAAGGCTGTCCATCAGCGATTTGACGCTGTCGTTTGGATTTAACCTGCGCTCGTTGATCAGCACCTCATCTGCAGCGATCTTCAGAATTTGATCGATGATTGGAGCTGATGAGTCGTTCATTTCAACGATGCTCACCATATGAACTCCTGGATGAGGAGCACTTCCAAGCTGAACGGGCATTCCAAGCTCAGCTAACGCTTTTCTGATCGCTTGAGCGACCGTCGTTTTACCTGACTTAGGAGGTCCAGCGACAACGAGCACGTTCGGTCCTCCACAGCTAATTTTGATTGAGCTTAAATTCATACAAGTTAGAACATCAAACTGTTAACAATTGGCTTTCTTTGAACACTTCTTAGGCTTACGCGCCACAAGCTCGGCGACAGTCGCCGCAGCAGCGACAGCCGCTTCTGTCGTCCTTGAGCTCAACGCTAAAGATCTGATCTGCTTGATGCGGTCGCTTGGCAAGTCTAAGTCGAGAGAATCGACCATGAAGTGCTGGGCCTTTACCCACTCAGCGTCGCTCTTGGCGTTGTGCGTGCCATCGCAGCTTATCATCAGGTTTTTAGACGAAGCCAGCTGCTTCAGGTCACGGCAGTACATCGGAAATCCTTTTGGAAGATCGACCATCCGACCGAATAGCTGGCAAAACGCAACCCAGTCATAGTCCGCGAAGTATCCCCAAATCTCTGGCTTTCCGTACCTCTCGATGTTGCAGAACTCTAAGATGCTGTCTCTTATTTTGCCGCGGTACGACCATGGGCAGTTTTGTTTATCCCAGCATTTCTCGTCTGCGTCTCCTGACTTTGAGCAGTTGCGCTTCCCGCTCATGTCGAAGTGAGTAAGATGAGGAAACACGTTGCGCCAGACCCAATCTGAAGCTTGCTTGAAGTCGCACATCGCGTTTTGTGCATAGAAGACGCGGCCGTCTTCAGCGATCAGCGCGATGCTGATCAGGTCAATGGTCTGGCCGTTTTCAACGAACTCGGTGTCGAGGAAGTATTTCATGGTTTAGAGTTGTTGTACGCCTCAACGCTCGAGACGGTGTTTTTGAATGCTTGCGTCCTCTGCGACTGGCTCAGCGAGGACCACACCTTTTCGATCTCAGACATCGGTGCGATACCCGCGAAAGCTCCTGTTGGTCCGCCAGCGATGAGGTGCCGGCGGATTTTAAGGCGGAGTTTCTTTTTCATTACCAAATTAAGAGTTCGTAGTGGAGTCCGTTTTCTGATTCGCGCTGGAAAGAGTATCCAATTTTGCGCAGCTCAGATCGAAGCTGCTCAGTTTCTCCTGAATTCAGTTCGCCATCCGCAAACACAATTCTGGATTCACCGCGCTTAATCGCTTTTCTGACCTCTTTGTCGATCTTGTTGAGCGCCTGCTCAACCCGATCTGGCTCTTTCTTTGCGCTGCTTGCGAGCGCTTTCCTTGCTTGTTTTGCCGTAATCATACTAGCTGATTTTGCGGTTGCGCTTTCCTTCGGTCAAGATTGGAAACTTTGGGGATGCCTCCATCGACTTGATCTTCTTCTGCATGAACTTCGCCATCGGCGTAGGATCAGGAAGAGGCTTCTTCACGCATGCCGCCAGTTCTGGGGTGAGTGTTACGGTTACCACTTTTGGCGGGAGCGTAGTGAACAGAGGCAAAAACGGCGAACGGATTCCGCAGTCCATCATCTGAGCTTCTGTCTGGCAGATGACGAACTTCTTTCCGTTTTCGTCGCGATAAACGCTTGCGGTCACTTGTGAGTCGTCACCGACCTTCGGCGTTCCGAACGGCCAATAGACGTTGCCAGATCTCGCAGTGCCTGTTGGACGATAAGCGGCGCATGGTGAATCAAACTCAGACAGCAGGTAGTTGGCGTGCTGGTCACACAGGCGGCTGTTTGCACGTTTATACTTGCGCGTTTTTATGTTGAATACGGTTTTGCGTATTATGCAGGTAGACGTTCTCATGATTTTAAGTCGACTAGTTTTATGTCAAAGCAAATTCTCTCGACGGTGTTGATTCCTGAAAATTCGAGGTGGACGTTGCCCTCTTGTCCTGGCGGGTTCACTACTGGTCCGTGCCAGGCGGCGAACTTGTACACCTTCTGGGTGCACTCAAGCTCAGTATGCACGGCGTTCCAGAAGTTTTGATTTACGACATCAGCGTGGCTCTTTTCAAGCTGCTTGTTTTTGTTGTATTCAACTGTCCACGCAGTACTGATCATGTCTGACAGAAGCTGCAGGGCGTTGTCCACGTTGACATTGTGCGAACTCGCTCCTTTTTGAAGGGTCACTGCCGCGCAGATGCACTCGATGACGTAGTCTTTTCTCATTTCTTGAATCGTGTTTCGTCAGCTCTCCATTTCGACTCGTTATCGTCGAGTCGGTTGTCAAGCTGCTGTTCGGTTTCTGGAGCGAGGTGCATGTCGTGCACCATGCGCAAATAGGTTTTGTGCCACCATTTTCGGATCCTCAGGTCACTATGCTTGTATCCAAGAATCTCGATGGCGTGCAGAAAGTGAAGGTGGTAGTGGTGCGGCAAGCTGTCAATGGATTTCAAGTAGTCCTTGACCACGCCGTCCATGGCAGCTTCCCAGTTGATGGCGTCAAGTCCCTTTCCGGTGTCTTGGAATACCTGGAGAGTCATGCTGTCAACCTCCATGCTTGGTCCTGTGTAAGATCCGCCACCGGGATGATAGGGGTTGTCCAGGGCGCGCCGATCAAACGCGGAGATGACCACGCAACGGCGATACCACTTAGCGAGCTTCTTTGACAGGTGGTTCTTTTCCACCCCATCAGGTCCGCGCATTGCAGCGATGAGGACAGACTGCTGCATGAATGTTTGCTCCATCACCCAGTCCTGCAAGACTGAACGGCGCATGCGGTCAGGGTAGTGCGTCGCTTTCTTCGCGTGACCAGGTTCAGCAGCATCGCTTGGAATTGGGTCTACAACGCTGTCACCAATCATGAAGCGGTAGGTGTAGTCGTACTTGATTCCACTGTCAGACTCACGAAAATCGGTGAAGCTGAAAGTATACTCCTTTCCTGTTTGAACAAAGCTGATGGCGTCGTAGCTGACATTGTAGCAAAGCGTGATCAGTGATTTCAGCTGGTCGATGCTGTTGGCGTCAGCTCGAAACAGGCGCCAAACCCCTGAATCTCCAGCGCGCTCCCAAATGCTCATTTTTGCGTAGCTCATAGTCAGGTGTAAGAACTTGAAGAAAAAGCCCTGGGTAGTTCGAGATACCCAGGGCGTTAACGGGTGAATATGCACCTCACCCTCCGGCTCCGCAGTTGTGAATGATTCAGGCTGCCGTCAACCCGCAAGGACGCTTGGAGAGTATAGTCGGCCAAGCATTCATTCTAGAGCGCACTAGCGGCTGGCGCTTCCTCTGGAGCATTGACTGATCTGAACGCTATTAAGAACCTGTGCCTTGAAGCCGTGGTGGGTTTCTGGGAGCGAGATTTCTGTAGTGGTAGATGGTGAACTCGTCGAACTTTCCTACCGTCTCAACCCGCTTGAAAAGGTGCTCGAACTTCGGGAAAAATTTGTCGCCTTCGTACGAACGGTGCACGATGGTCAAATAGAGATCGAGGCAATACGGGAGAGCCTGCCGGTAAATCTGCTCGCCTCCGCAGATGAAGACGGTCTTGCAGGTGTCATTCGGGTTGACGCACTCGAGGCACGTGATGACCTTGACTCCATTCGGAGTCTCCGGTAAACCGCAGCGCCCGGCGCGAGATAATACGAGTGTGTCGCGACCTGGAAGAGGTTTCCCGATGGACTCGTAGGTCTTCCGGCCCATTACCAGAGCATGGCCCATTGTTACCCGTTTGAACCACGCCAACTCTTCTTTGATCTTCCATGGTATCGCATCCCCGTTGCCTATAACGCGATCCTGGGTCATTGCGGCAATTGCGGTAAAGTATTTCATTCCTCGTAGAGCTGAATAAGCAGGTCGATTTGTTGTCCTTTGTATGACGAGTGGGCGTGAAAGATGAAAAGGTCGCCACGCACCGTCCAGTCGTGAACGCAGTCCTCAATGAATGCGTTCGTCCAGTGAATCGGATTCGCGTCCTTGATTCCAACGGTGTACGGTTTGCCGTCGCAGTAGCGCGTCAAGAGCTTGGTCCGATCCAAGATGGTCCACACCCGGTAGATGCGCTTGCCGCGCATCGGAGTTTCAGAGATGTTGAACTTGTCACCGTTTCCTAGCCCGGTGACGATGACGTTCTTTCCTTCTTTTTCAAATACCATACGGTTGTATGCCGGGAGGCGGATCGCAGAATTCTTGGGTGGGGTCAGACGAGTCCGCATTTGGAAGGCGGCGCTCCATCTCACGCAGCCGACGATTTTCCTCCATGAGTCTTCGAATGTCCGCGACAGGATCTGGCATTCCGGCGCAGGCGTTGATGCACTGGATGATTCGAGCCTGAGTCTCGTCTCGGTCCTCGCGCATGACTCCGCTAGCCTGTGCCACCTGGACACTGCAGTCTTCAAGCTCGATCCACCCGTGCGGACCTTTCTTGACCCTGAGATTGGTTAGGTATGGCTGTGGCATAAATTATCCCGCGAACGGAGCAACGTCAGCGACGAACGGCACGCAGCGAATCCAGCCCCCATTCTTGTGGAAGATCTGGATGCATCCCTCGTTGTCCACAAACACGGCAGCGTCTAGCACGCTCGAGTCTTCGTCAGTCGACGCAGTCACCGTTGTTTTGCGATACTGCTCAAGGCACTCCTGCATCTCTGAGTTATTGACGTGGACCGACTTGATCTCGTCGGTCGCAAGCCACTCCGCGTGCTTTATGGTGGTTTCTTTTGGCATACTACCTATTGTCCCTTGGTGAATGATTTTTTGAATTCTTTGGCAAACTCTTCGGCAGAGACGTCGACCGCTTTCTCGCGACCTTCGCGACAGAACTCAGCCACCATGCGGTATTCCTCAAGGCGCGTGCGAAGCTCGGCAACTCGAGCGACGCGGGTCTTGCGGACTCTCATGCGCACGTCGATAAGCGGGTCGTTCGCGAAGTGTTCGTGGCGCATGATCTCGAGTTCCATTTCAGCAATCTTCTTGGCGAAGTGCTCTTGCGCGGACTCGAAGATCCAGGCGATGTGGTGGGTTTGAATTTGTAATTTTTCTGGCATAAATTAGTCTTCTCCGATAAGTTTTCCGCCGAGTCTCAGCATTTCTTCCTTCGTCGCCCAGAACGCTCCTTCCTCGATTCTGGCCTCAATTGCCTGGTAGAGCTCGTCGCTCTCCTGCAAAACAACGACGTAGAGCTGTCCGTTGTGGTGGTCCGAGTATTGGAGGTAAAGCGTGCTTCCGTCGCGGTTAAGCGAATAGCGAGCGTCATCGTCGTATTCTTCGGAAATCTGCTCTGCTAACGACTCAAAATTTAGTGGCAGTGGAATGTCAGGCATAAATCAGAATGGGAGCTCTTCGTCTCCGGTTGAGGGTTGAACGTCGGCGCGAGGGAGGATGTAGACATTGGTCTCAGGGTCAAAATCGCTACTGGTAAGTGAGTCGATGGCGGCTTGAGCGCGGGAGCGAGTGGCGTGCGTCGAGTGGGCGTCAACCCACGTTCCGCAGATGGCGTCAGTCGCGCGGCAGTAAGCGGGATGCTCAAAGACCACTACGAACAATCCTTTGGCAAGGGCAGCGTTGATCTCCGCGCGAGCGTCGGCGTTGCCCATTGAAACCGAGCTAGCGGCTTCTTCGAGGCACATGCGGTCTTCACGCTCGTGAACGAATTCAAGCTCTTCGCGTTCTTGGATGTTCGTAATCATGATGGCACTATATCACGAAACTAAAATTTGTAAACATTTATTTGCAACTATTTTTGAGACTAAAAAGCCCGAGGTGTTTTGCCTCGGGCTTGACCAATAACCTAATCCTATTTCGTTGAGAACTGCTTAATGACGTCCGTGTTTAGACGGGCGCATTCCTCCCCTGCAGCTTTGAGCTTCTCGATGTCTTCTTTACTGGCAGAATCGAGCGAGAAGTCTGTGCATTCTGGTTGAACGCGGATGTAGTTGCTCCCCATCAGCTGGCTGAGAACAGTTGTTGGGAGGTCGTCGTTCGCTTCAATCATAAGCGACACCGTTTCAAGCGCAACTTTCAAGGCACCAGCGTTTGCCATCGAAGCAGGATCGAACTTGCTTGACGTCTGGCCGCACCCAAGCGACAAGATGCGGTAGCCCTCACCCTTACCCCAGATGCTGATGGCGTCTGATAGCGCAACTAGCGACGGGTTATTGCAAACGCTTCCGCCATCCCACAGAATTTTATTCGTCAGCTTGAAAGCAGGGAAGTAGCTCTGCGCTGCGGATGTTGCGCGGCAAGCTTCCCACATCTTGTAGTACATTCCACTTCCGTAAGACCTGAAGAAGAATGGGTCATACGCCGCCAGGTCGAACGATGTGATAAGCAGCGGAATCTTCGCGCTGCTCATCAGGTTGTCACCCAACCGCGCTTTCAGGCACTTCTCGATCTTGTCGGCGCCGTAGCGCGGTCTGAACATCCCGTCCAGCGACATGAACTGCTTCTTTTTGAAGATGTCTGTACCGTCCTTGTCGAAAAAGTGAAGCGCCTGCGCAGCGGTGTTTCCACTCGCGATCAGCGCCGCAACGATTCCTCCGACAGATGTGCCAGCAACTAGGTCAAAGATCTCGTAGCATGGCTTTCCTTGCGTGTCTTCAAGCTTTGCGAGAAACGTGGTGGGAATGAGTCCCTTCATCCCACCACCATCGATGCACAGTATGGTCTTCATGTTCGTTATTTCTGGACCCAGGCGCCGCCAGTGCGAAGGTAGAGGTTTCCATCAGCTGTCGTACCAAGCGATCCGTTAGGAGCACTCGCGGCAGCTCCAGCGTTTAACCCAGCCAGGTCCGCTGCAGTGTACCAATACAGGTTTCCATTCTTGATTGGTCCAGATGACTCAACCGCAGGAAGTTTGACAGTCGTGCACGCTGTCATGTCTGCCACTTTACTCTGGCTGAATGTGAGGCCGTTGTACGCCGCGCTCGAACCATCGTAGATGGAGAAGCCCAACATGCCGTCTGTCGAGCGGTAGATCGAAACATCGCCTCCAAAGTCAAGCACGCTTCCGTAAGGTGCATTCCAGCCGATGATCAGCTTTGCAGCGCCACCGTGATCGGTAGCCTTCGGAATAAATGCGAATCGCGGAGACGATCCTCCACCCTGCTGAGGAAGCGAGCTGTCCGCCCAAATACCGAAAGCCACAGCGCCGTCATCCCAAGTGAAGTTGTCGGCTCCTACCATCAGAGCGCCATAGACTCCGTTGTTGTATCCAGGAAGTTGGAACAAGCTGTCTGGGTTTAGAACCGTTCCAATGCCAATCTTGCCGCTGTCCTTCAAGGTGAACCGTGGAGTTGCGTATCCTCCGGTGACTAGCTTGAGGTCACCGCCGTTTCTCGGTCCGATGAACAACGAGTTTTGAAGATCGCCGACGACGGTAGAGTTTCCGTACTTGATCGTGGCCGTCACTGTCGTCTTGTCAGAAGCTATCCAGTCGATTCCAGTCCAGTCGCTCTCAGCGTTCGCATATAGCTCGAGCTCGACGTTACTTCCAGAAAACTGGGTGCGAGTCTTTGGATCTGGACCTGCAGGAGATGCGGTAGAGGTGGTGCCTGAAGAAGACACGGTCGCGTTAGTCTGAAACACTCTGAATTGAGCGAACGCCGCTTCCCACTCAGAAACGGTGAAGGTATGCATGACAGTGCTGTCAGAGTGGCGCACAAGAGCCACTGATCCTCCTTGGGTTTCAAACTTGTAAGCGTGATCCATGATTCCGCCGAATGTTTGCTCAAAGGCGTATGGGTCTGATCCGTCAACTTTGACGTACTGACCCATCGCTCCAGGTACTGGAACTCCCATTGACGTAAAGTACGACGAAGGAATTGTAGGGCTTAGATTCACCTCCAAGTTTGTCGTGACGTTGTACACAGACAGGTTGTGCATCGTTCCTTCCGCAGGAAGACCGTTGATGGTTCCTAAGAGCGACGCAGACGCGGCGGTAAAATCCGATGACGTGGCGTAGTCTTGCTCTACTGCCATTTCGTACGTTCCAGATTCGAACGTGCCACCCATTTGGTTCATCAGCTCTGTAAGACTCGACCACTGCATGTGGGCGCTTGCGTCACCTTCAACAGACCAAGTGATGGCAGAGGTCGGTCCAACCTGGTCAACCTTGATGATTTTATCTCCGGTCTCAAGAGTTGGAAACACTCCGTACGGCTGAGCCGGTCCACTCCAGTACCACGTTACAACGTGGTGTGGGCCGGAACTGGCTCGTTGCTCCGGCATTGGTATTCCGTGCAGCTTCTGGTACGAACCAATAAGCCCGTCAGGACCCCCTGCGATGTTTAAAACCTGAGTGCCATCGACGACCTCAGAGACTGTTGTTTTGGCCTCGAGGTAGCGCACCTGGCGAGTCCCAGACGGGGTCTGAGAGTAGATCGTTAGGTTGGTAGCTCCGCCACTTACAGTTGGGACGTACGCTGAACCGTCCACTCCTGGAATTCCTGAGATCGCCGCTTTGAGCTCGTTAGACGCGGTATTGACTGCCGCGCTAACAAAGTTGGATGCAGTTATGATCTTGAAGTCGAGGGCGTTAGAAGTCGTGGTGATGTCCGCTTTGGTGGCGGTCTCCAGCGTGACGATTCTGAGGTTCAGGACGTTCGAGGCGACCGTTACCTGGTCGATGGGTAATTGCCCAAACTCGTTGATGCCCTTGATGGCCAGGGTGGCGACGTTGGTCTTAGTTTCGTAATTGATCTCCTCGTCTAGTGGGACGACGAACGGAATTCCGCAGAACGCGCGCGTACCCAGAAGGACGATAACCGTTAACAGTGCGACTGATCGTAGTTTCATATGGCCTAACTACGACCAGTCGGATACGCATCACGGGACTACTTTATTCCGCGTCTTTTAGCCTCGAGTTGGCGCTGCTGGCGCTTGACTGCGCGCGCCATCTCGGGATAAGTCTTGAAATACCAATCGATCATGGCCTGGCATTGCGCCAGTGAAGGTGCCGGTTGGCCTTGAAAAATGTGTTTTGCGTTCATGCCTGTCTCGTTCCAGGTGGGACCATGCGGCGCCCATCTGGGCTTAGAACCTCAATTTCTCCACTCGCGAACGCGAGCCAGAACTGGAGGCAAGCCATGCACTGGCACCTGGAGTTGTAGTTGTGATTCTTGTCGACTTCAACCCGCAGTTTGTCGTTGGTGCGAATTATGGTTGGTTTCTTTTTAGCCACAAATCCTTTTAGTGCAGCTTGGATTGGTTGCTGCGACGAACATCTGCTGGCAGATGCAGTACTTCAGACTGCTGTCTTTCCGCGCCTCTTCATGCAGCGCGTAGCCGTTGATCGGCTGCACCCAGACGTGGATGCGCCGATCAACTTGATCAGGTTTGAGGTCGAGCTTTCTAGTCATAGTGCCCGATCAGATACCAACCGATCTTTGCGGTCTCGACCGGCAGATTGAACTTCTTCAGCGCTGCCTCTATTCTGGCGCGGCCGTACGAAGGCGTCTCGATGTTCTCGCCAATGAAGTCACCTCCATTTTGCGACTCACGATTGGTCTCGTCGTTGAGCGCGAGGTAATACTCGTCCGTCTCGTACGGCATGTCGACAATGACTCCTTCAGAGACTTCTTGACCGCCCTTGTCGTCTTTGCGGCCGTATTCGTCGAGTCCGCACGCTTTGAAGATCTCTTGCGCGATCTTTTCCGATATTTTAGCTCCGAAGAGCAACTGTCCTACGTCTGCTCCCATAATGGGTTTCCTTTCGGTTTGTGGTTTAATTTGAGGTTTCGTCAGCAAATGAATGGGTTGGCGGTGATCCGCGCCAGCTCGCGACCTTTCAGCGGGTTGTCAGAGCGCAAGTGGAGATCGACTCCGCCCACGTTGATCTCGTAATGGTGCTTGAGACCGCGGTGCATGTTCGGGCTCGTGGATAGCCGGAAGTTGGTGAAGCCCTCGCAGGTCTCGGTGCCGGCCGTCTCCTCGAAGAGGATGACGAACTTTTGCTTGGAGATCAAGCTCAGGAATTGCTGTTCAGTGAGTTCAACTTTGATCATAAATTAGGATTTCAGGCGGCGAAGGATTTCAGCTCGGATTTTGTTGGCGCGGTTTTTAGTGACAATTGAATCGCTGGCAAGCTCGTCCACGAAGTCCTGGACCAGGTCGTCGCTCGACATGGCGTGCAAGTCCACGGTTTCCGCGTCGATCGCTTTCTCCTCTGCAGGTTTTTTCATGTCCGCGGGTCGTACGCTTGAGTCGATTTTGATGGATGTGTCGAAGATCTCGAGTGATGGAGAAACGAACTGACCGTCCAAGTCCAGAAGCTCGAACGTGCCTTTCTCGCGGCGGTGCTTCAGGATCGCGTTGTTGAACGCGTCGCCGTTCTCGGCGGCGTTGGACGACAGGAAGTAGATGTCGACTTCTTCGTCAAAATCCTTGTATCGCGTGCGGTGGACGACGGTGAACGGAGAGCGGTCGTCGCTCCATCCCTGCGGGTCAATAACTTCACCGGTGTTGAACTCAAATGGAATCTGGTTCAAGATGTTCTTGACGCGCTCGCCGTTCCAGGCTTTGAACTGCTCTTCAGTGACTTCGCACCAGAATGAGACAGTGTACTCAACCTCTGCAGGAGGGATGGCTTCTTCGTCTGGCGCGAGCTTGCTGCGCGCGATCAGCCAGTCAATGGGGTGCTGGTCCATGATAACCGCCTCAGGCGATTTCATATAAGGACTCGGAGTGTGCAGGATGGCGTAGTAATAGCGTTTCATGTTAATGACGACGATACCGGGACTCGAACCCGCTCTCCCTCAGTTCATCCCTCCGTCCTTTCGGGCGGAGATGCTTTCAGGTGTAGTCACCCGACTACTTTCACCGTCGATGGGAGCACTATATCACGATACGCAAAAATGTAAACATTTATTTGCAACTATTTTGGCATGACCCGAATGAGCACGACAGATGAGGATGAGAGAGTAAGCGGAACGGAGACGCTTCCCATGCTGCGCTTGAAGATCGGAGCCAAGCTGTCCTCTGTCACCTCAAACACCTCGACGATAGACTGCCCAGACCACGGCAGGTTGGTGACGCTCAGCGAGAGCTTCTCAGGGTTGGCGCGGTGGCTGACGAGGACTTGCACTTTACTCTTATCCTTTGAAACACCAGCACCGACCGAGACGCGGTCCTGATTTGTGGTCTTGATCCTGATGTTGGTGCCAGACAGCACCCAGCTGAAGGCTTGCAGCGCGTACCACGTCGGCCGCGGCGTTCCCCACTGGTCGTAAATGCCGAATCTTCCGGTGTCCGAGTTGAAGGTGAACGCAGCGTCTATTGGTGCATCCTGGCCATCCAGCATGACCGCCATTGTATAAGCGGCGCCGTCGAAGCTGTTCACACGTTCTGACCACTTCTGAGCCTCCTTGTGAGATTTAGAGATGTGTCCCTCCCAGCTGTTTCCAGGCAGGTGGCCCCACTCATTCAGGTGCGACTCAGAGTTGGTGTATCCGTAGTTGTTCAGCGCCTCTCTGATGACCTTGGCCTTTGAGCAGACTTCGTAAGGGCTGTTAGAGTAGTTGTGCCACGAGAAGAAGTCGATCGGAGACCTGCGCGCACGGCAGTATTCCAAAAATGATGCAGTGAACGACTGGATGACCCAGTAGTTGTCTCTAGGAATGCAAGGGTTACCCATTGACGGACCGCCTATCTTCACGTACGGGAACTCCTTCTTGATCTCCTTTGAGGCGATGTCGTACAGCTGAAAGTACGCCTCATCGCTTCCCTTCCAGTTGAGGTAGTTCTCTGGCTCGCTCCAGATCTCCCAGTAGACGATTCCGTAGTGAAACCCGTTAGCCCAGCCGTGGTTGTAGTGACGGATGATTCCCTTGCAGATCTCAGCCCACTTGTGCGGATCAGGCGCGTTTATGAAGTACTTCTTGGGAGTGTGCTCGATGCTCTCTCCAAGCCGGTAAACCACCTTGAAGCCGTTGGTCAGGATTGGAAGCAGGTAATCGTCAGTCCTCGCAAAGAAGTAGTTGTCCGGATTCGACGGGTCGTTCCTAAAGTCTCTGAAGATGCAGTGGACATCAACCACCTCGTGGTAGGCGAAGACGCAGTCGTGGAGGCGGAACATCGGGAAAGCAGCCTTCTTGCTCGGCTCGGTCAGGTCGTATGTGCCATCCTTAACGAGGATGCCGCCGTTGATGCTGTTTAGGGGTTTGAACTCGCCGACAATTTTAGAGCAGTCGATGACGATGTTCGTGGACGCGTTGCAGACGAGCGCGATGCTAGCAATGGCTAAAACTAAGATTCTCACCAACTAGAGAATCACTTGTGCCCGCTGTTGAAGTCAACTGGGCCGATCCTGTGAATCACTTTTCCGTCCTTGATCTCGCCCTTGTAGTAGGTTCCCCAATTTCCACCGAGCTCTTTCGGAAGCCGGATCAGCGTCCCGCCGCAGAAGTGCGAGTACACCAGGTCATAGGTCTTTCCGTCGTGAAGGAATGTTACATGCGCGTGGCCGTGGACGCGAGGCGGAGGATCGCGCCGCTCTTCTTCATCTTCGGCGCTGGTATACTTTGCCTTCTTGGCGTCATACCCAGTGTACTGCTTGCTGTAGCCAATAGCGCACGGAAAGCTTACGGCCACGTCCTTAGGAGTAAGCGCCCTAAAGTTGTGCCTCTTCGCGTAGTCAAAGAGCGACTCTGGTGACAACCGTGGGATCCACTCACTTGTCGCGTCCTTGTACCAAAAACCTTTGCACGTTGCAGATTCGGCTTTGAACAGCGTTGCTCCGTATTGGAAGTACTTTGGCCAGTCCTTAGGCTTTTGAATCTCTGGCTCTCCGCCCGTCTTCAGCGTTTTCGCCGCTAGACGTTGCATGTCGCTTGAGCAGTTTGGAAGCAGCAGCCGGATAGACGAGACCTTGGCCTTGTTGTCGAGACCGCGTGAAAGCCAGCTATATCCTCCGTCGATCGCGTACTCCTTCACCTTGTTGAGCACCGTGCCCGTGTTGTGCTGCATATCGAACAGGTGGTCGATGCTGACGAAGTTCGCGCTCGGATCTCCAGGGTTGGTGTCGTGCAAGCGAATCCAGGCGTCGCAGATGCCGGCCCACGGTCTGCCGCCGTAATCAGCCGACCAGCCCCCTGACGCGAACATCTTGCGGCAATTAAACACGAACTCGCGCTTGCTTGACTGCCTGTCTCTGATCGTGCGAAGCGCCGCCACGACTGAATCGTCATAGCTCTTTGAATTCCCTCTGACCGGGTATGGCTCTCCAGTATGGCGAAGCATGCCTGCGTGCTTGGAAAGATAGTTCCGAGCGTAGTCAAACATCATTGGCATTTTCCTGGCCAACTGCTTCCACTCAGGAAGCTCAGTGAGGCTGTGGCGGATCTCAGCGCAGATGCTCAGGAATGTAGCGTCGAGGAGGTTCTGACGGAGGTAGGGGACCAGCACCTGGACGGCGTGATCGACATCCTCTTTCACCTCGCCGCCGAAGAATGACGCCCTGGAGTCCTTTGACGTGGGATCGAGGTTCAGGCTGCGAAGGTACGAGAGAACGTAGAAATCGTAGAAGAGGACGTTTTTAGATTGGGGAAGCCGGTATGTGACCGACTCTCCAATCAGCTGGGCTAGAATGTCCTTTGCGGGCATGCCATAACTATGGCGAACGCGGCAGGAATCGAACCTGCACGGATTTGCAATCATCTCTCAGAGGTTGGCATCTGACTTACACCCAAGCGCAGAGTCAGCAGGAATGCGTCCGGAGTCCCTCTGTAATTCCCGACCTCGCCACTCATGAGCTTCACCTCGGTGATGTCGCGAGATCTCTCTGTGACCTGGATACTTGCGACTGTTTCAGGGTTGAGCCAGACGTGGCGTCCCTGCGAGTTTTCAAGCTTGACTAGTTGGTTCATTTTGGTTTGCAGGTTTCGTACACGCCGAACAGCAGGATGCCGTCCCTTAGTTCCTGTAGAGTCTCGCGGTCCTTCAGCAGCTTGCCCGGGCTGCACATGCATTCCAGGTAAAGCGAGCGGTGCTCGCGCAGTGCGTCCTGCTCTTGAGGAAGCAGCTCGTTGACGCGCTGGCGCAGGTTTTCAAAGCTGTCAAATAAGAATCCGCTCATTACTCAGCCTTTAAAAAAGCTTTAATCGGAGTTTCGCTGACAAGCCTGATGTGGCCTCCGTTCCCCAGCGTCAGAACAAACTCTTTGTCCGAGTCTCTCCTTAGAATTGAGCCCTGTCCTGGGTCATAATAGGTGATGCTGTCGGCCTCGGTGAACATCTCATTTTCGTCTCTAGTTGGAGTCATTCCATTCATGCTTCCCTTTCCGCTTTGTAGCTCATGGCGTTTTTCAGGCGCTTGCGGGACTTGTTGATCTTGCGTTGGCGCTCCCGGGCTTCGACTGAGTGTTCCAGGCAGTGGATGCCGAGAGCAGGCTTGCTGCACACTACACAGAGACCCTTGGCCTTCTTGCGCAGGATGTGGAGCTGCTGGCGGGACATCGGAGTGCCATCCTTTTTAAGCAATCCTGTAAACTGGTCCTGGATCTTTTCACGGCTCCATTTCTTCGGCATCGCTGCTTTTCGCACGCGCTTCTTTTCCTGGCGTGGATGCGCAGCATTGAATCGCTCGACAAGCGTCTTGAGCCAATCAGGACGTCCAGGCTGAGAGCTCTTGTGCGCGACGATGCGGTGGAACGTTGCTGTCAGTGGATGCGCTTCGTTCCAGTAGCGCGCGGTCCTGACCTGGAAACAGCGGATGTTGTTGACGCTGAGCTGGACTCTTTCGGGCGAGTTCAGGTTGACGCTCAGGACTGGGCGCCCGTCGGTCGTTGAATAGCGCACGGTCAGAGAGTCGACGATGACTCCTTCAAGGATTAGACCTCCTCGGTGGTCAGGATTCCCAGGTACATCAGCGTGGAAGCTGAGTGTCGGGTAGTGCGGCACCTTGGCTCTCGCGTACAGCGCCGCCTGGAACTCCTCTCTGTCGAGAATGACGTCTCTGAACATTGGGCTTATTTCACAGGCTTCTTTCATAGCATTATGCGTAGGTTGAAACGACCTCTTCGACTCCGCAACGTTTGCATGTGCGGACGTACTCGACGATGTTGGTGCCGCCTTCCCAGTGGCCTGTCTTCCCTCCAGTGTGTTCGACCCAGTTTCCGCCCTTGTTGCGACGGCGCTCGGTTCCACCAGGATTGTCCCAGTCGTGCCCGCACTCGCAGTCTGGAGAGATCAATCGCTCGACTTGGTCAAGGATGTCCTTGATCTGGTCTCGCAGCGTAATCAGCTCGTCTCGCGACATCTGTTTGTTTTTCATATCAGTCCTTTTCGTCTGCCCAGGTTGCTTGAGTTTCGTGTAACAGGTCACGCGGGAACGAAGAGATCCCGATCCCATCAATCTCGACTAGCGCGAGATACGGGTCGATGAATCTTCCGTTGCGTGGTCCTGTCGGAAACAGCGCCAAGAAGGTGCGTGGGTTGTCCATGCAGTCCCGCTGCCTCTTTGCGTCGTCCATTAAAGCCGCGAGCGATTTCATTTGATGTAACCTTTCTCCTTCCACTGCGTCAGGGTCGACGTGTCATTCATCAGCGAGTTGATCTCGCGGGCGAGCTCCTTAATGCTCGCGAAGCGGCTCAGGTCCACGAAGTGTCGGCCATTCGCGCAGATTGCTCCTGTGCGGTCGGCTACGTTGAGCAGCAGCATTGACTGGCCGGTGCGCGGGATACCGGCGGTGAAGTAGATCTTGTTGTTGTGGTGGTTGAAATAGGATGGGTTGAAGAATGGGTTGCTGTCGCCGTGCCCGTTCTCGCACAAAAAGCCGTGGTCAGTGGTGTCGCTGGTGCTCAGCTTCCCGAGAGCGCTGTTAAGATCAGCGATGAACTTGCGCAGCTTTACAGCCGCCGCTTCCATGCGCTGGGTTAGTTCGCGCTCAGCCCGCTGCGCTGTGGCGTAGCACGCCTGAAGTTCTGCCATCGATCTGCCATTGCCAGACCCGATGCCGTCCTCGACGTTGTCTGGAACAAAGTCAAAGCGTGGGTTCGGGTTGGCGATGAACTCCATGTGATACTCGATGTTGCCGATCAGCTCTGCCATTTTGCGGTAGCTCTTGACGATGTCGGCTGGAGTGTAAGACCCTTTGACGTTTGTGTTCGCCTCGTTGATCATTCCTTGGAGGGCGTTGATTGCATGAATGTTCCCGTCGACTTTGTCGTAGATGGCGGTGAACTTCATCTCCTTTCGGTAGTCAAGCTGCGCCACAGCTACGCGACCGGACGTCCAGTGGTTGTAGCATGCGTTTCCGTGCCTGTCCTTCAAAGCGTAGCCGCGCTCAGCCATCCAGCGCTTCAGGAGAGCCACAACTAGATTCGAGCTATCGGACTGGTTCATTGCAAGAAGGACCTTGCGGTTCACCTTCAGCACCACCCGTGATGGGAATGATTTCTTCATACGACCCCTACTATATCAATCTACGGAAATTTGTAAACACTTATTTGATCGGTGTCACCCAGCCGCGATTGATCCAGGCATCGAGCTCCTTCTTCGGCGTTTTGCTGTGGATCAGGTTCTGCACCCATTTGGCGACCATCTCGATGCTGGCAAACTTTTGGAGGTTGACGCCGTACGCTCCAGCAAGCTCGAATGTGAAGTATACAACGCTCTGTCCTTCTTCTGGAAGTCTTATCGCAACGCGTCCTCTGCCAAGCTCTGGAAGCTGAACAGCTTTTGCCCAGTAGTTCGGGGAGAAGCGCAGCAACTTTTCCGCGTGGGCACGAATGTAGTGGTTGAACGTCTCTGCAAACTCGTCAAACGACTTGTGAACGTAGTGAGAAAGCTCGTTGTGTTGCTTGTTAAGCTGCTCGAGCTGCGCGGTTCTAGCTCTGAGCTCCACGAGCTGAGCGTCGACGGTGTCATGAACGACGTCGTATGGACGTGGTAGCCCATTCATCGGCGGCAAGATGTTGTACACAAGGACGTATTCGCTGTCCCCAACCAGCTTGATAACCTTTTGAAATGCTTGATGGTCGAGACTTCCAACTTGAGCATCCTTATAGAAGCGGTTTATTGCCGCAATTGCTTCCTCGTTTCCCTTACCTGAGACGTACAGCGCGGTGAAACCGTTGTGCAAGCAGCGCTTTCTCGGAGCTACCCTCGGGTCGAACTGTGTAACCTCGAGCGACGCTGCTGAAAATGCCTTGTACATCGGGTTTGAAAACTGGTCGAGCATCGGCAACCCGCGCTTCTTCATCCAGAGCTTGACCAGCTCCATGAAGATGTTTTTGACCGGCCCGATGTCCTTCAGATTTTTGCGATTGACCACCAGCGTGATCTGCGATGGGAATATAACTTTCTTGGTTTTCATGAGCGTCCGTCTAGGAATTTGGTTAATGCTTCGACCATCGCCTGAGCGGCGATTCGGTCAGCGCCAGAGACGCTAACCCCTTTCAAATGACCGATGTATTCGTGGGCAACATTGAACGTCGCAGCGAGGCAGTCTGGCATGGCGGTGGCTAACTGGAGCTGGTCTTCGGCGTAGCAGCGCGGGCACTCGCCTGGATTCTTCTCGGCGGGCGTGCAGCCGCATGATTGGCACGGCTGCGCTTCCTGGGCCTCGTACTGCTTCATCCAGCGGTGCATGTACACTCCCTCCCGAACCACGTTGTGGCATGCCACGGCGAGCGCAGACTGGGCGGGCGTCAGCTCGCTAATCTTCTGCTGCAGATGCTCGTAGGCTTCGCGCTGGACCTTCTCCGCGATGCGCCGGCGCTCGACAAGCTCGTCGAAGGTGAACCCATCAGAGCTCTTGAACTCCTTGCGAGGAACAGCCGCAGTCGGAGGAGCTGGATCATACTTCTCGGCAGTGAACGCTGCTCCCAGGATTGGTTTAGGGGAGCCGGGATTAGGCGGGAATGTTTCCATACAGATTTATGCTGCTTGTTGCTGCGGGCCCTCGTGGATGAAGTGGAGCTTGTACTCCCGGTTGATCGTGCCAAGGCTCTCCTCGACGAAGTTCTTGGCCAGGTTGTCGTTGTCGAACCGGGTGCGCATCGTCACCCAGCGCCATCCGCACGGGGCAGTCGGGTCAACGGTTGTGAGCCGGATGATCCACTTGTTGGTGCCCTTGGGGTTGGCGTTGTCTTGGCCGTCAAAGGTGATCGTGCCGCACTTCTTGCCTTTGACCTTGATTTCGTGGTGATGCAGCCGACCTACGCCGGCGTTTCCAGTGGGTTTAGGGATTTTTTGGAACGTTGCTTTCATTACGGGTTACTCGGACTTTTTGTTTCGGTTGTGGCTTCGGCCCCATCGATTTGGGGAATCTGTCGCGATACGCCTTAAAGTCGGTTGATTTGCGCCAGTCGTCGCCTTTGCCATTTGTCTTCATTTCAGAGCAGAACGGCGCTTGCGGGCTCGCCTGGCTTCGTTCAATTTGTAGACGCGGTATCGCTCGTAAAATGCGGTGAACGCCGCAAGCACACCGACTGCTGACGCTACGAGCGCGATGTAAGAGGTGAGGACGTGGGTTGGAAGCACTACCACGCAGTAAAACAGCGGGAGCGCCAGGAGCAGCATGGCGAACATCAAGAAGTTCCAGATGTAATGGCGGAGTGTGGGGTTCAGTTTCATGGTTTACCAAGCCTTTCCGCAGTCTTCGCACCAGATGGTGTCGCTGCTTGCTTTCTTGTGCTTATGCAAGCATTTCAGCATCTTCTCTGTGACCACGCCAATCTCTTTGATTTCAAACGAGAACTTGATGATGTCAGTCTCGACCGGCGTCTTTGGTACGGCAGGGACCCAGTGGTTGTTTACCGCAGACGCGCAGAATTCCTGAGCTCGCTGCGCATGCTTGAACGAGGCGTATGGCTTCCCCTTGTCGTCGAACGCAGGGTCAACTCGGTTTCCTGGTTTCGACGGGTTGTAGTATTTCCCGTCCTTGCGGCGCACTTTGTAAAATATCTTTGTCTTCATGCTAGTCGATCGGTTCAACCATGTCTGGGCAATCGCCGCCGCATTCAACAGGAGCGTGCCTGAAGATGTTTTGTCCATGCCAGCGGCCAACGTGCGGGTGTTGCGGATCGAAGGTCTCATTCACCTTGTCCACCATGTTTGGCTCCCACACTGCGACCACGCCGTGGCACGGCTCGCTGTCTTTGCGGTGGCGTCTCTGCTCGAGTATGGTGTAGACTCGGTCGCTGCCTGGGTAGCGAAACCGGGTGCCAAGCGGCAGGTTGCTGAATGAGACCAGTTTTGCCGGTTTCAGCTCAGCCAGCTGGCTCCTCGCTTCTTTCAAAGCGCTCTCGTGGCTCGCGATGCACGCCTCAAGCCCTGCGATCCTACGCGTTTTAAGCTCCTCAGTGGTCAGCTCAAGCTTCTCCCACTTGATCCGTGATGTGCTGAACCGTTCGCTGTATTGAGGCACGAGACCTCGCTCACAGATCCACTCTTCAACTGTTTCCCACCCGTCAAGATCGTCTGGAATCTCCAGCTCTTTGAAGTCAGGGTGGCCGTGATCATTATATTTCCATTTGATCCACATAAGCTATTCGAGTATTTTCAATTGTTTTGCTGCGCGCTGCACGGTGGCCAGCTTCAGCTGCCTCGCGCTGTCGTCAGCTGAGTGGACGCTTTTTACAAAAAAGCAGAGAGGCTCTGAGCTTGGGTCGCCTTTGACCCACCCGCTGACCTTGAGTCGGGTCCACTCTTTACCCGCGCTTTTCAAGATCTTTTCCAGTAGCTCTTCAAGAGACCCAGCGCGGTGCGTTACCTCGCTGCTCGCGCCGTCATACGAGTAGTATTGCTTTTGTTCAGTTTTTCGCATGGCCCTGTTTTGCAAGTTTCTGAATTGCTTTTCTAAGTTGGCGTTTCTTGTGAGCGCCTTTAATCACGTTCACTGCTTTGTGCTCGCCGCTTGTGCCGTAGAAGGCGCAGACCCAGGCGTATGTGACGAGTATCGGGTGATCGCCAAAGAACGGAATCGCCAGTATTGCCACGAGGACATGAGGGGCAATTAGCCAAGTGAGCCACCAGAGTGCGCCGCCAGTCGCGAACGACCCGATCAGCAGTGTGATCCGCGGGAATACCGCCAGCCCGTAAAGGGCGATAGCGTCATGTTTCTCGAAGAAGTTCATTCGCCACCGTCGATGTAAGCCATGGGATTCGAAAGGATGTCCTTGACGTCCTCGTCTTCCAGGCGGTTGTCTGATGAGATTGTGACCTTCTCACCCGCGATCTCTACCTCAATGCGATTCGGAAGTCTCTCGAAGATCTCGACCTTCCCGTGCTTGGACATCTTGAAGTTGGTGATGCCGTCGCATAGCTCGCCGTTTCCTCCATCGCGATCGGAAAACGCGATAACGAAGTCCCTGCTGCACAGGAACTCGATAAACTGGGCGGGTGTGAGGTCGACCGACGTCGGTCCCAGGTTCGAGATCGCGTCAAGAAGCTCGTTGACCATGTGGGCCGGAACTGGCTCGTTGTCGCGCCTGTAGAGACCGGCGCGGTAGGCGATCTGCTTCAGTGTAAAGAGGTCTGTTTTCATCTATTGGTAAATGGTTTCGACTGAGTGTGGTTGACCCGTCTCGTTTGTCAGCTCGCGGCACTTGGTCGCGGCTTCGTCAGATGTTGCGAACTTCTTCGCATCGTCGACGTTGCGGGCGTTTGGCGCCTGCCTCTTGCCGACGTAGCGCTTGGTTACCGTGTTGAACACTACGAATTGCTGTTTCATTGCCATAACTCGGTAGGTTGGGCGTTCGCGTCATGCGGGTGGAAGAAGGCACGCTGGTCGTCGATGCCGAAGTTCGCAGCATGCGGGTGGAAGAAGACTTCGCCGTCAGGCTCGATCTCGACGTGGCAGGCATACTTGGTCTCGGCGTCGCAGCACTGCAAGAGCTCGATGTATCTCGCAGGATCAACAGGAATCCAGCTGTTCATCTCGACGTTGTTGACGATGAAGGTTACTGGGATGTAAGCGTAGATCTTCTCTCCCTTGGCCTGAGCTTCAATCAGCCCTTTAAGCACCTTGATTACGTCCGCGTGGGTTGCTGGTTTGTTGTTCATTTGTTCAGCGCCTCCACGATTTTGCGGAACTCAGTGATGCGCTTGGCGTTGGGTTCGTCAGCGCTAACCGCGACGCCGAACCGCGACTTTTTGTATTTGGCGCAGCGCGTCCGGTAAGCCTTGAGGCTTTTCGGAAGCGAGCAGTGAAACCTGAACTGCGCATTCTCGTCTGAGAACCACGCGGCCAAAACGTATTCAGAGGTCGTAACGCACTTGCCACAGGTGTCTTCTCCGGTTACCACCCACTTGGCGCCGATCTGCTCTGGCTCGATGTGGTCCCACGCGCCGTAGTCAGCGCCACCGCGGACAGTTTCGATCCCGATGTTTGAACCGTCGATTGAGACGATATTGCAGGCGGTGCCACCGCCAAAATCGGCCATCACGCGCGAACCGACCTTGAGCTCTCTGCCATTTAAAGATACGAGTTTCATGGTTATTTCAGGGGGTTAGCGGATTTGACCAACACAGCGTTCACTCCATCCTCGCCGAGGATGACCGTCTTGATGCTGCCGTCTTCGTTCCGGAACAGCTGGCCCGCGTAGAAACCGCAGGTGGTTGTGTCGTAGTGGAACTGAGCTTGACCGCAGCGGCTACCGTCAGGACGAACGATGTCGTATGTGACGTAGCAGTCGTCGCCGATGAAACCAGCGTCAAGCGCTTCGTTCAGCGTGATAGAGTTTTTCGTAACCATGGCACGACTATATCACGCCACGGAAATTTGTAAACACTTTTTTGCAACTATTTTTAGGTGAGAGGCGGGAGTGCCCAGCCGTCAATGCGGTTTGACGAATGGCTCTTCAGGTTCCCGTTCCATGCAAATACCCAGAATTCGTCTCCAATTCCTGTTCCACTCGTCATGCTGGATCCGCTTGCGGTGTAGACATGGCACATCCCATCAGGCGTTTGTGAAACAACCCACGCTCCACCACCAGCAGATTCAAGGTCGTTGTCCGCGCCATCGATGACGTTCTGGTTTGTCGCCGCTCCTGTTCCTTGTGAAGTGAGCGGCATGCTTCCACCAGATGTGAACCTCTGACCCGTATAGTATGTCGCTCCGTCAACCACAGGCCAGCTGATGAGGAAGTGGCGTCCGCCGTTGAGCGCAGGATCTAAGCGCTGGACTGTAATAACTGGGGCGTCAAGTCCGTACTGCAAGGGAGCGATGTCAAGCTCGACTGGCGCGCAGTACTCGTCTTCGAAACCTTCTCTCACGGCGCAGATGCGGTACCAGACCTTGCGGTCCGTGCCGTCGTCAGTCCACCGTGACGTGGCAGAGTCGTAGTAAGTGCGGTCAGTAGCGTCAAACTCTCCAACCGCGGATTCTGCACCGACACTGTACGGAATCTGGGTGTAGACAATTCCTCCCTCTCCGTCGTTCAGCGTCTCGTCCCAATCTTGGTTCAGGCCAGGATCACAAATGCGAAGCTTGTAGCCAGTGGCATCTTCAACTCCAGTCCACGTGAGGACAGGGTGTCCGTTCGGTCCCATTACGGCGGTCAGAGCTGGAACTGATCCGCCTGAGAACCCGCCATTTATGATACTCGAGGATGACTCCTGAGAGTAAGTGGAGTCACCAGAAGCGTTATGCGCTACGACGACATAGAAGTATGTTCCAAGAGGGCGCGAGAGAACGACATGCAGGCTGTCTCCGGCTGGGACAGTAGCGACTTCGGTGTAAGGACCTCCAGTTGTGGTCCCCTCAAGCACGCGGTACAGCTCGACCACAGGCGATGAAGATGGAGGCCACTGAATGTCCATGGGTCCTGAAGTTGCTCCATCCGTGATAGTCCCGTTTGCCTGGCACGTGAGCGGAGCCGCAGGTGTGGTGAGCAGGTCGACGATGTTCGAATCAGCGCTTTGCGCTCCAGTTCCACCTGCGCCTGCGGTGGCGACCACTTTGTACAGGCAGTGCGTTCCTTTTGGGGCAGAGTTGTCGAGGTAGTTCATGGGTTAAAGCTCGTTATCGAGGATCTCGCAGGCTTCATCGGCGGCATCAAGCGCTTGTTGCAACAGGGCTTGGACGCGGGGATTCGACCTGACGCGGTTAGACAGCCCAGTCAGGCGCTCAGCAACCTGGAGAAGATCGTCGGCAATCTCGCCGTCAGACTGCATGGGAGGGAGCGAGACATCGGCTTTTCCGCTCTTAGACTTTTCGCGAGCCAGGTCGGCGTACTGACCGAACTCGTCAGGATGAAATTCGTCTTCGAGAAGAGCACCGATCAGTTTAGCAGCGCGCGCAGCGTTATTCATGCGCTAACTACGGTTCGCTCAGCTTGATCTGAGGGAGCGCGACCGGGTAGGTCTGGACCGGCTCTCTGGTCTTGCATCCCGCCAGGACCAAGAGGCTAAACGTAATAGAAACGAGTAGAAGCTTTTTCATCTTTGGTGAGGGTTATCTCGAGTTGAGTTTGCGGCTCCATGAACACCAGCTCGCGCTCGCCTGACTTGCTTCGACAGACGGCGAAGATGATGGCGTGCGGTCCCTGCTCAGACTCGTAAAACATGTAGCCGACCGCGAGTGCGGTGCCCTCTGGGCGATCCTTGGTGTTGGCGTAAGCGAGGCGAAGGATGGCGACAGTCAGGAGCGCGAAGTCGTCGCAGTCGAAGACTTCCTTCCGATAGCGGGCGCGGAATGAGAAGAGATCGGTCTGTAGGATGCGCGCGCACTCGTCGAAGAAGCAGTCCTTGTCGATGAGTGAGTACTTGGCGTCGACCACCTGGCTGTCAGGGTAGTTCAGCTCGCGCCCAATGAAGCTGTCCAATTCAGAGCTGGTCATCATACGACCTAACTAAGGTCGTAGATTCGGTCAAAGATCTCGTGAACCCAGGGTGGTGCGTGGGGTTGCGGAATGACGTGGAGCTTGGTGTTGTCAAGGGTGTCGATCCCGACCGCTACGAAGTGACTCTCGTAGCCAGAATGGCGTCTCTTGAGGAACTCGTCGACAATGATGCGAACATGGCGCAGCGTATCCTGAGAGGCGCTGAGTCCGATAAACCCGCGCATCTGCTCTCGCAACCCTGCCTCAACGGCCTCAATGTTTATCGTATGCATCTTACTGCCCTATATAAAGCGAACAAGATTCCAAGCACCCCAACGGCGAAGCACAGGAACGGTGACAGCAGGAGGAACGAGACCTTGTGGCGGCGCTGTGGGAGCACCCGGTGCAGCTCTTCCTTGAAGTAGGCCAGAAACAGAACTAGCCAGAGGGTATACGAGGCTAGGAATATGAGCAAGATTTTCATTTCGGTTTAAGAGAGTTTGAGATGTCGTCCACGGTGAGGATGCGGCGATAGTTTTTCATGAACCCGCGCTTGGAGCGCATCCCTGCTGGTTTGCCGTTGATCGCAAGCCTAACTGAGAAGTCGTCGGTGTCCAGGACTTGAATGTCGCAACCTCCGCCAGTCTTTGGCCTCCAGGTCTCGCCGGGCTTTGGCATGATGGGCTGCCTGTCAGGTCCTTTCTCAGCGGCGTCGTTCAGGTCGTCCTGGTACGTCCGCTCTGGCCGCTTCTTGCGAGACGTGCACGTCGCGTTTGCAAGCCACATTCCTACTAGGACGCCGATCAGGATGCCGATTAAGAGGTGGTCAACGTTCATAGGCTTGATTTCTCTGCATCTCGGGCCTCAAGGATGAGCCGCAAAGTATTTTCTTGCTCGTCGGTCAGCTTGAAGCTGAACGCTCCTCTGAAATAACTCCTAATGAGCAGGTTGTCACTCGTGCGGTGATTCACCACGTGGACGTACTTTGTAAGCGCGAGCCGGTGGTAGATCGTCCAGAAATCCGCGAGATCAAAGTGTCCATTGCAATGAAGACTTCCACCTGGCTGGCCGCGCATCTTCTCGGTGGGTTGGTCAACCACAACCACGTTAGGATTTCCGTACTCAGCTACTGCATCCATCATCACAGGTAGCAGGTGCAGCGAGAAGTCCGTTACCACGGTGCTGCTGTTTAGGCTGAGATCTGGCTTCATAGACTCGGGTGCTCCTTCCATTCGGCCGCGGTGCGGCTGTACTCTTCCCTCCATGTGGAAATGGCATTTTGTGCGTCTCCCATTCGGCGCTTGTACGATGCGGTGTGCGTCACGCCGTGGTCGAGCTCGTCAAGATAGCGGTGGAGCCGGTCTAGCTTTTCCTTGACCTCATTTGGGATGGTTACAACCAAGGAGCACTGAACGCAGATGCTGGTCAGGTGGTTCACTTGGGTCTTCTGACGGCAGACGATGCAGGCTCCATCGACGCTAGCATGGTGTGGGTTGAAAAGCATCATAGTCTGTCAATCTCCTCTCTTCTTGCGACAGTCAGCTCCACCCCGTTGTCCACAAGGATCTGGGTGAGCTGACTGCGCTCGTTTGTCGTTAGCTTGCGCAGCGGGTGGCTGAACCAGACGCGCTCGCGGTCGCTCTCGATCTCAACGGTTATGACGGTGCAATCAGTTGGCTCCGTCTGTCGGTTGTAGCGAGGATCTGGCTCCATCAGGCTCCACATCATCCCGCTGATTTGCTCGAATTTGCTCATGGCTTTCGTCTTCGATGAATTTACGCGCTGCTTCCTGCGCTCCCATTGGAGGTGCGTATTCGCGATGCTTTACGTGAAGAACCTTGGGATCGTACCAGCCAACCAAGATCTTTTCGCAAGGACCAGATCGATCCGTGCCTCTGATCCGTCTACCGAGCGTATCGCGCTTGTAGTGCGTGGTGCACGAGAAGATCACGAGGATCTTGCGGTCACCATGCTTGATTAGCGTTGATGGGCTCATTTTGACAGCATCAAGCTTGTCACGCAGGCGATTACCACAAGCCCAACTAGGATCATGCCGCACGTCGCGACCAGCATGGCTGCTTCGTAGCTTGGTTTAATCTTCATCGTACCGTTCCTTCATCCAGGTCCACACCCCACGATTCGCGGATTACCTTCTTGACGTCGTCAGCGACTCCCTCTCCGAGAGCAGCGAGTCTGAACATCTTCAGCTCCTTCTCGCACTCGGACCACTTCTTCAGATACTCGTCAGCGCGTTCCTTGTCGCTGCGATCGTGGTACTGATTGCGGTGTATCGTGAGGATGCGGTAGCGGAACAGGTAGAAGCGGTGGGTGCGATTCATGCGCGAGCCGCCAAACTCACCGATGCCACAGCAGGTGTGATAGAAGAGCCAGTCAGTCAAGCGGGTCTTCAGTGGCAGCAGGTGGCGGAACTTGTCGTTGCGCGGGACGCGGTTGAGGGGCAGCTCGATTTTGATGGTGGTTTCCATGCTATATGCTTCCTAAAAGCTCTCCGCAAGCGTGGCAGTGGCGCAGGTCGTAGGGCCAACCTGCGGTGTCGACTCGCACGATGTGCTGGCATCCCTGCTCCAGCTCCTTAAGCTTGCTCTCCGCTTTTTCTAGTTCGGCGCGAGCGTCGGCGATCTGCTTCTTCAAGCTCTCGGACGCAGCGAGCTCTTCAGGGGTTGTGTCGCGGCAGGTTGATCCTGCTCCTTCGCGCACTTCTACGAATGGGTCTGATTGATTGCTCGTACTTTTGCTCATACTTGCCTCCAGAACGTGCGGTCACACTTGCTGCACTTGTACAGGATCCAGCCAGGGTAGCCTTGGCACACGGAGTGATGGTGCTTCCTGTGGAACAGTGCGCACCAGATTGTTTGGACGATGCTCATTTGGCGTTCAACAAGCCGGTGTGCATTTTGTATTTGATGGACACGACCTTGAAGCTGCCGCTGATGAAGGTTTCCATTTCCCCTTCGGTCCAATAGGCGTAGTTCGCGCCAACGTGCACCGTGGCTCGAGTGGTGTAGAGGTTGGTGATGCCGTCGTGGTAGTGTTCGACTGCCGAGACATAGCTGTTTTGGCCGTTTTTGTACTGCGGGTCTGGAAGTGTCTTGTAGAAGCCGTAGCAGAGCCCGAACATGCAAACCACGATAAGCGCGATAAACGTAGATGATTTCATACGTGGTATAGAACGCGCTTTTGTTAACGAATTCGCCGAGTCGGTGGAGGCATCTCAGGACCGGGTCTCGGAGCGTGAGCGATGCGCCAGAAGAAGCCGAGCCCAAAGATGACAATGAGGACGCTGATGGCAGTCATTGTCCCGTGGCTCCTTCAAGTCCTTTAGGCTCGCCAAGTCCGACCCCAACCCACTCTAGCTTGTTGTTGGTGGTGTTTCGCACTAGCGCGCAGTCGGTTCCTGGGCACAGAGGGGCGAGCTCTCGCTTGACCGTCTCGTCCCAGTCCTTGTTCAGCTCTGCCAGCTTGTCTGCCACACACCGCATGAAGTGCTCGCTGTAGCACCCGCTGTTTTTGCCAGGCAGGTCCAATGGCCAGAAGTAGAAGTAGCCGTCCTCGCACTTGAGGAGGCTTCCACACGGGACCAGGTCCGCTGCTCCCGTGGTGATCTCTACGACGTTTTGATTGAGATGCTTGAAGTTGTACATGTCTAGCTCCTCTTAAGCATCTCGCTTGAATTTGCAAGTGTTAGTGCGCATTCCAGCAGGGCGCCGCGCATCGACTCGTCATGACGCGTCACGACCATCTTTCCGTCTTTGTAGACGGTGACAATCGGCATGTTGTCTCTGGTGTAGCCGATGCGGACCTCGCGGTTGCCGCTCGCCAGTAGGATTAGAAGGTCTTCAATCATGGGATTTGGTTAGGATCAATGAGGCGATGATGAACTTGGTTTCCCATCGAGTCGGCGGCCTCGCGCACAGCGGTGTAGATCACGTGCGGATTGACCGAGCTGTTACCATCGTTCGAGATCTGGTAGTTGCAGCACAGCGAGATACCCGAAAGGACTGCCGATTTAAGGTGATCTCTCGTGGCTTCAGCTTCGTCCTTAGGAACTCCACTCGCAACCATTCGATTGATCACGTGTGTGGAGTAATCGTCGGTTGCCTTTATGATGTCATTTGATAGTTTCGTCATAAGATTCGGTTAGCGCATGTCCAGTCCTCGATCGTAGCGGATTCGATGTGCCATGTCCAATGATAGCGCGCGACCGTGTGCGTTCACGAACTGGACGTCGGCTCCCGTCTCTTTTGCCCGCTTGATCAGCTCGTCAATCAGCTCAAGGTCGGTGATCGGCTTGTCACTGCCGTTTTTAAGGATCTCGTCCAACTGATTGTTGTCCCACGCGGGGTGCGCCGTCTTGACTGTTATCATGGGATCTCCGTGGCTATGATTTCGATGTCGCCACTCTCGAAGATCTTCTGGTTGCCTTGGCGCCACCAGACGAAACCTTCACAGAAATGAAGCTGATCGAGCCGCAAGCCCTCATACACATGGTAGCGAGTCACGACCTTCGCGCTGTATTCCTGCCACTTGATGACGTTTGTGCTGAACCACATGCTGTTGCTGCTTGTGGCATAAAAGTTCGTGTTGAACAGGCTGTTGGTCGGAGGAGGCACAATCATGTTGGTTGCCACCGCGATCGTATTGCTAATGATCTGCTCGATGATCGCGGTGGTATTGCTGGTTGCGTTTACCGCTTTCTCCATGGCTTCAGCCACCTTCTTGGCGTCAGCTTCAACCGCGGCGCGCTTGGCATCAAGCTCTTCATTTTTCTGCTTCAGCTCAGCGAGCGTCAGCTTGAGCTTCTCGAGCTTCTCCTTGTGGGTGATGGCTTCAGATGTGACGAATGCGATGCTGATAGCCAGCACTCCGCACAGCATGAAAAATGCGATTCCAGATGGTTTCATAGATTACCTCAGGTTGGATGATTCGATGTTCAGGTCAATGGCGGTTTGGGCGGCACGCGCCGAGACGCCGTTCAGGTAGTTTGCAATGGCCTTGCCGTAGCGGAGGACCATCTTCTCGAATTCAGCCAGGTGATCGCCGTACTGGCAGGCGCAGCCCACCACAATGTCGCGGTCGTAGAAGGTGATGTATTCGATGGCGCGGTCTTGAGAGCCGACCTGGTTGGGAGTGGCGGTGGCTCGTTCACGGAGCCTTCGCGTTCGCCAGCCTCCCAGGTCCAGTTTTCGAGATCCGAGTCGTCGAACCAGATTTTGCCGCAGGCGCATTCGTGGCGATTAGCCTTGCAGGTGGGTGAAGCGAGGAGGAACGCTTTTACGAACTCCTGGGTTGGAGTAGTGAATACAGGGTTGTGCTTGCCTTTAGTAGCCATGGCTGATAGAACAGCGCGTGGCGCGCGAACGGGCAAAGTATTGTTAACAAGCTACCCAGTGTTAACAAGCTACCCAGCCACCCACGATCCAATTGGCGCCGACCGTAACGACCTTGAGCGGTCCCCACTTCTGGGTATTGGCCAGCAGCCACTCCTCAGCGGTGCGTCTGCCAGGGAACTCCAGGCTGGTGACCTGGATGCCACGCGTCGTGCTGATGGTGCCGTTGTAGGAGTCGTTGCCGCTCTCAGCTCTGGCTTGCTCCACGCTGGTGCGGTACCACTTCTGGAGGCTCGCAGCGTCGGGGAACTTGGCCTTGGGAAGAGCGCAGATCCAGTCGCTGCTGCCTTCAGTAATAAGCTTCTCAATGAGCTTGCTAGACTTGGACTCGTAGCGGGGGCGGCGAGGGCGAGCGGACGGGGGATTGGTCGCGAAGGTGCGGTTAGGACGGTCGTTGAAGGGGTAACCCTGCTTGACTGTCTTGACCCACTGATCTAGGACGCGCGCAGCCTCATCGCTGCTTATGGCGTCGTAGATCTGCTCCGCGACCTCTTTAGGAACTTTGACCGTGGTAGTGATTCCCGCGTAGCGCACCTCAGCCTTCTGCATGGTGGGGTGAGGTGAGAAGGGGAAACGTACCGACCCGTCAGCGCTTAGCACATCGGGTGTCTCGTCGTCAGGAGCTGCTTGCGGATCGGCAATGTATTTGGCCATGCGCTAACTACGAGATAGAGATCAGAACTTTGATCGCTTCAATGCGGTCCTCGTCCCATTTCTCGGTAGTCGCCTTCACAAGAAGTTTTTGAAGGTTTTCTTTACCATAATCCTCGACGAACTTCGCGAACGCATTCCGGACTGCGTCATAGTCCGCTTGGAGCTTGCGCATCGGGTGCTTCTCGCAGACCTTGATGTGGTCAGTCAGTACCTTCACGTCTGCTCCACACGATGGAGTGCCACTGGGATATTCCTGACCGCAATAGACGCAGGTCAGGGTGCGGCGCTCTGGTGTGTTTGTGTGGTGACCCCATCCGTTCGGGAAGCCAGGGCCTGGTACAGGTTGGTTGCTCATGCTACTTGCGCTTCCGTTTTGGGGCGGTTGAGGACTTGATGGTGTTCCTGACTAGCTCGCGCTCCTGGTGGCTCTGGCGAAGCTCGTCAAACTCCACGTTGCACCTTAGCTTCAGCCGCCTGATGCAGTCATCGCAGACGTCGATGTCTTTGGTCATGGTAGATCCGTTGTGCGGGTGCTCGCCGTCAAGCACCTCGACGCGGAACGGATGCGTTGTCTCTTCCTCGCAGATGTCGCAGATGGTCTTGGTCATACTACCTCACGAGGATGCGGACGTTCGTGGGCTGAGCAGGGACCTGGAAGGTGATCACGTTCGAGGGCGGGCTCTCCAGGCCTTCAGCGCTGAATGCTGTCACTGCTGCCCAGTACTTCGTGCCGACCGCCAGGTTAGTGGCCGTGGCCGACAGGTTGGTTGAGGTGACCATGATCGACGGGAGCGACGCCGTCACCTGAGGATCGTTGGTGTACAGGTTGAGATGAAACCCAGCGACCGGGGCGTTCGTGGGATAGTCCCAGGCGAATGATACCTGCCGGCTGTACAGCTCAATGCTGGTGGATGCGACTGCCGCAAGAGCAACCGCTCCTGCGATACCGATTAGTGCTAGCTTCTTTTTCATATTCCTATTTTCCTACCACCCCCATTGCCATGTACTTGGTCCTTCGACCGTCGACAAACCGAACGATGAAGCTCGGCTTGTCAACGGATTCGATGGTGGCCTCGGTGCCGTCCTCTGCAGGAATCTTTGCACCGGGCTTGATCATCTCGAGCTGCGGGGTGGACAGCAGCAAGAGACCACCGTTACGGATTGGAGCTTCGTCGCTCACAGGGCGCCATTGATCTCGTCGATGGCGTCTTCAAACGGCGTGGTGACGTCGTACTTTACGCCGCCTTCCATTACGATTCTGGAGCAGTCACCGAGCACTTCGACTGCGGCGACTTGACTGGGGTTAACGGCGATCTTTCCGCCGCTGGTGAGGGTGAATTCAACGAGTTGCATTTTCTTTCTGTTTCTTTGGGTTGAGTGTTGCGGTTTACTTGTCGTCGCCATCGTCCATGATGGCTTCCACCGGGCAACCGTCCTTCGCTTCGACGCAGGCCGCCATCTCTTCAGGAGTCGTGGGCTGCTTCTTCACGAACGAGAATCCTTCCTCGTTGCGGTCGAAGTGAGCGGGCGCTGCCTCGCGGCAGAGATCGCAGTCAATGCAGTTGTTGTCGGTGTAGAACTTTCCAGGGACGTTGTCCGGGTATCTGTCTTTGTTTGGCATATGCTTTTATTTGTTAGCGGTTAGAACGTGTAAAACATTCGGTACGGTCGAACACGCGGAGCGCGTTCAAAGCGAGTGAGAGATCGCGCTTGCTGGTATAGACCATGCGCTCGGCGATCGAGGGACGCACAGCCTCAGACCTGATTGGGCTGCTTGCATCAGACGGCTCCCTCTGCATGATTGACACAGAGAGCGGATATTCGGTGGCCGTGGCGTAGATGTGCCACATGCGGTGGAGCAGGTCGCGCTGAGATGTGGGAGTGACCATCCAGTGGTTCGTGACTTGCAGCTTGCTGATCATCCGTGTGGGAGACAGCGACCGGGTAGGCACACCCATCTGGCCGATCTCGTTGTAGTGGATCCCAAAGCTGGAGGTTGAGACGCACTCGCACAGCTGCTTGGTCTCCAGGTTAGGAGATCCCTGGGCGGTGTCCACGATGATGAAGACATCGCCCTGGCGCAGGGTGGTCGCAGGTTGATACGGGTTGGTGTCGGGCGCGTCTGCTTCCTCGCCGTAATCAGTAGCTTCCTCGTCGTAATCAGTAGCGGCTCGGTTAGATCCGCGCACGCCTCGAATGCCAGGAGTGCCAGATGTTCCAGTCACGCCAGCGCTTGTGTGAACCGTGGTGGTTGTGGGGACAGGGATTTCCATAGTGAGTGAGTTCGAGTTTGAGTAGCCTGCAGTGACTACGAAGTCTTGGTTAGCAGCGTCCGCGGTGGCTTGCTGAGCCACGAGGTTCGGTGCGCTCCTGAGAGTGGCAGGAGGTTCAGGTTGCGCTTGAGGAACTGGTGCAGCAGTGGGTGATGGCGTCGCAGGGGTCATTACATGCTGGATCATGGACTGCGCTCTCTGCAACCCTTCACGCGCAGATATAAGCTCTCCAATGTTTGCAGGGTTCGCGTTGTAGATGGTCTGAGCGCGCTGGTTGGCTCCTAGCACCTCGCGCAGAACGGCAGGAGGCAGAAGCACGTTGTTGGAGTTGATTAAATCCCTCAAGCGGCGGATGTCAGCACGCACTGATTCGACAGTGACGGGCGCAGTGGGATCCTCCGTAACCTCGACTTGGGTTAGCATGCCAATGGCCGTCCCTAGACGCGATACGGCAATGCTGCAGGTGTCGAGTATCGTCTCAAGGACCACATCAGATTGGCTTGCTACGGCTTGTTCTACCATGGCCTGCATGCGCCGTGCGTCTTCAGCTCGCGCCATCGCAGATAGGACGTCGGGGTTCAAGCGCTGGTTGGTGCCATGCTCTGCGATAAGCGCCACCAGTCGACTGCTCATCGTGTCGATCTCAGTGTAGTAGCCTCGAATGCGCGAGGACAGCTCTTGGCAAGACTGAGTGCGTTCAGCGGCTGAAGTTCTCAGGCCAGCATTGTACGAGTTCAGCTGCTCGGTAAGAAGGTCAATTCCTCGCTGGGTCTCCTGGCTCGCAGCGAACTGGCGGGCTGCCTCACCCAGAGACAAGTTGCTTCGGACGGTGCGTGGTGATCCAGAAATTCGTAACTGAGGTTCGCCAGGAGTGATGCGGTCCAGGTAGTGGACTACGCCAGGTGGCTCGCTCATTGGAGCGACGGGTGGCATCGGGGTAGGAATAGGAGGCGTCTCTTGTGACTGTGACTGTGACTGTGGAGCCCCGTAGCGAGTGTGCATTATCTGACTGTTCAGGGCTGCCAGGGTGTGGTCAACCCTTCTGATCGCCTCTGCGTAGCTCGTCAAAGCGTCCATCGCGGTGATAGGACTGTTGACGTTGTTCGCTGACAGGATGGTTGCGGCCTCGTTCAGAGTGTTTTCGTATTGGTTCCACTGCTCAGGGGTGATGACGTTCGAAGAGCGGATGGTCCTCGCTGCGCTCACGGTCTCGCGTAGCTGCCTCAACAGGTTTGTGTTGATGACTACCTGGTCTTCATTGGTGGGCGTGGGAGAGGCCCCTGAGCGGCGCCGAGCCTGAGCCTGCGGGTCAAAGTTAAACGCAGCACCCGCAGCAGTTATTGCGTCAAACTGATCGCGCATCCTGTCCATGTTCTCGGTCTGGCCTTCGCACGCTGCCTGGAAGTCCATAAGCAGCCGGTCGCTTACGTCGGATACGTTGTTGATCGTCGGTCTCACCTCGTCGAACGCGCTCAAGAGCTGGTCGCATACCCTGACCGCGTTCGTTGCCTCATCTCGTCTATGGCTAGTGGGCTGGTTGTGGCTAACCTGGGCGAGCTGGTTCCTGGACTCGCGCATCCGCCTGATCGTTCGTCCGATTGTTTCAACGATGTTGTTTCGCCGTGTCACTGCATCCGCGGAAGCTGCCATCATGTCGTTCACCAGCTGGATTCGGTTCGCGATCTCACCTGGTCCAATAGTCGCAGCAGGAAGGCGCATGGTCTCTCCCGTCTCCGGGTTCACCACCTCGTGCACCCGTTGAACCTGGTTAGACAGCTCGCGCATCTGCGCTATGACCTGCTCGCTCAGGACGGGCTGGGGTGGCGCGTGTGTAGCCAGAGTCGTTTCAGCTTCAGCTGTCCACGTTCCATCGAGTCGGCGCGGGCGCTCCACTACCTGGCTGCGCTCAACCCGCACGTTCACCACTGGGGTAGGCGTCGGGTCGTTCGTATTGACCATGGTCTCGTCGAACGGGGCCTGAACCTGGCCAACCCGCGCGTTGTCTAGAGCTCGAGAGGGAGGCTCGAGCACGCTAGGATGCGGTCTGGGACGATCAGAGCTGGGGCGCTCAGAGACTTGAGCAGGAGCCTCGTCAATGTCGCCCATGTCATCGTGGGGCCATTCTGGGGTCGCTGGAGCTGGCGCGGATGCCATGGTGGCCTGCAAACGGTTCGATGTCTCGCGAACCGCGTCCGAGACCTCACGGTACGACGACCGCACCCTCGCTGAATCTGCGCGTCTGAACGGGGCTCGGATGGGCGGGACGAGCTCGCCAGGACTGGCTACCCGGGCTTCCACAGCGCCCTCAAGGGTTCCCGGGATCGTGGGCGTTGCGTCAACCGAGGGCGCGGGCTCGGGGGCTCCGGCTTGTCTACGGGCTCGCGCGGGTCGCCGAAGCAGGGGGTTTTCGCGTACCTGGGCTCGCGTCGTAAGTGCTTGACTGTCAGCGACTTGACTCTCATTAGCAGCCGCTCCGATGGGCTCAGCAAAATTTTCAGGCATAAATTTGTCTACGATTTAGATGTTGGACCGCTTTCGCGTAGAGAACGGCATGTCAGTCCGTTAATCAGTCCCAGGTGCTCTTAGGCCGCATGATGCGCACCCTCTTCCCGTCTAGGCAGACGTCATACGCATTGAAGTCAATGTAGATGGATTCAGGGACTGCTATGGCGTGGCAATAGAGCTCTTCGTCCACTATCATCCCACCATCTCTGCAGCCTCTGAGGGCCTTACGGAGGCATCGTAGTGGCCTGCGATCTCCTCGAACAGGCCCTTAGGGAGGGTGAAGTATCTGTTATGGGCGTCGCAGGCGTTGCTACGGGCGCCACGGTACTTGCGGGTCTTCTTATTGAAGGTTACGCCGCAGATGCGGCAGGTAGAGGTTCTCATAGGGTTTCTTATGGTTAGGGCCGGTGTTCAGGGCCCTTGCCGCACTCACACCAGGTTCTGCCGCACATGGGGCAGACCGGGTAGTCGTTAGAGCCTGTTTCCTTGGGGCCTCGGTTGCCGATCTCGAAGATGTCCATGCCGAAGCCTTTCTGCGTAGGGGGCGTTTCCTTGAAGCCCAGGCATGAGTCAGGGATGACAGAGAGGGCAGGGCTAGGTTCCACAGGGGCTTGGGTGACGGGTGCCTCTGGGGCTGTCAGGATGCTTGTGACGACGTGGTCAAGGGGCGTAGGGAGGATGACTTTGGTCAGGAGGGGCTCTGAAGGGCTCTGGGGAGCTTCGTCTAGCGTCGTAGGGACGTGGTCTTCGGGGAGCTCCTGGGCTGTGCCAGAGGGGGTCCGGCGACGAGGGGCTTGTTGCACTGGTGGCAGGTGGCTTGAACCAGGCCCGTGGTCGGGTTGGTGAACTGGAGCTTGCAGGTCGGGCAGTGGGCGGGTGCCTTGATCATGCCCTTGTAGAAGCGGTCGCATTCCTCTTTGATGATCTGCTCGAAGTTCGGGGGTCGGGCGGTAGCCAGGACTTGCAAGATGTCGCGGTCTCTCTGGGAGCGGATGATGTTGTGGCCGACTAGGTCGCTCTCGACTGCCAGGTTCGGGAGCTTGAGGACGCGGGCGGTCTCCTGGGCGAGCAGGGTGTTCATGGTGGTAAGCCCGATCAGCCAATAGCCCATGTCGCGCTGGTCGATGAAGGCCGTGACGCCGCCGGTGACCCAGACCGAGACCTGCATGACGCCGTCCTTGCCAAAGTTGTGGTAGACCTCGTCAGCGTATTTGAGGAACTGGTTGAGATCGACCTCGCCTTCGACGTAGATGTGCAAGGCCTTGGCCTTGGGCGAGAGCTGGAGGAGTTCGGTCCTGATGAATTTTGGAGTGTCCATAGTGGTGGGTAGAAACGTTTTTCCTTGACTTGGGCTAAAAACCGGTAGGGATGGGGAAGTCAAAGCTTAAGCCGGTAGGAAACCGGTAGGAAATGAGGCCCCTAAAATGCCCTTAAGGACATTTTGTGCTGCAGGGAGTATCTTCATATGTTCGCTGGGCTTCTGGCATGCCTGAAATGATCCTGGGTGAGCGGCGAGGACAGCACGGGTGAGTTTGCTACCGCTTTCGCGGCTACCGGCATGATTCTTAACTGGTTATAGAGCCAATTAACTGTGGAAACGCGGTAGGGGTTAACTGGTTAGCTGAAGTCAGGCACGTTGCTCACATCGATGCTGGCAACCTCGACCTCGTGCTCGTGAGCGTCCATGTACGCGTCGAACTCTTCGAAGCCGTCGAACACCTCGTGCGTGAGCTGGTTCGTCTTACGGTCTCTAAACTCAACCTTGTACTGACGCTTGTATTTCACTTTCTTACTACCGTCCTCGCGTAGATTTTCTGGCTTTCGGCCTCTATCTTCGAAAGGAAGTCCCAGACGCAGTCGCATCTGCCGTGTGGCTTCTGTCGAATGCAGCATTCCTTAGAGTGGTTCGGATACGGGTCAAGCTTGATCTTCGCGTAAGCTGACGGGAGACGGCGATCTGGTTTCGGTCTTCTCACACCTTGTCCCCTAATGCGACGTGGATCTTACGCAGGGTAGTCATGTCCCCGCGAAGCTCGCGCTCGATCCAGGTGATCGAGAAGTCACCGACCGAGAGCATGCGCAGCACGTTGAGCCAGCGGCTGTTCAAGCCGTTGCGGAGGCTTTCGCCCGCGATGTTGTGCTCCTTGTCAAAGACGATTTCGCTGTATTTGCGCTGCTCTGCAAGCTCGTTCATCTGCTTGCGCAGTGCGGCTTCTTCAGTCTCCAGGGTTGCTTTTATGATCGCCTTGACTTGAGCGATCAGGGTTTCATTTGCCATACTTTGTCCTTTGGGGTTATGTGGTGGTTTTAGTGATGTGCTGAGAGGCCAGCACGGCGAGGCCTTCAATCTCGTCATTCCAGAGATGGACGGCTTCGAAAATTGTCTTGCCTTTCGTCCCGGTCTTGCCGCAGTTTGGGCACAGAACGTAGAGGAAAGACTCGCGTCCTGAAGAGGCATGAGTGGCGTCAAGATCGATGTGCATCGAGTTTCCACAGACGCAGTCTCTCAGGCGAGGGGTGGTGCTGCAGACCTTCGATTCTCCAAGGCTGACCTCTCCGCACGGGGTGTTTTGGTGCTGGACGGCGACCTCGCTCGGGTGGATGAGCATGGCGCAAAATCCCTCGAACTTCACGGCCAAGTAAGCTCCTCCAATAAACGCCTGCAGCTTTGGAAAGCACTCCTTGAGCTCCGGCTCGTCGTCAATGCAGACAATCTTTCCAACTGCCCCTTTTGGAATCAGGTCTTGGCGGCAACGGATGGGGTGTTTAGCTACGACTATTTTTGGAGTGTTCATTGGATTGAATCTGTATTCGGCGTTGTTCAAGCAAGCGGCGATTCGCGTCAATTATGCGCTGGTTCAGCATGATCTGGCGTTGGCGCATCAGAAGAAGCAGAAGCAGTCCGATAAAGATAGGCACGACGAATAGCGGCATACGGTTGGTAGAATGTCAGATTCCCATCTCGTCCTCGTATCGAGGTGGGACTTCCTGAGGCGGCGCTGGTTCAAGGATCGGCAAGATGACGTCAGGTCCTGGAGCTACGAGCTCTTCGTAGCGCCGTTGCCACCATGCCTGGGACTTTAGCTTCCCTTTGAATGGCGTGCGTCCCCACTCTTTTCCTTTGAGGACGATGACGCATTCTCCGATGTCTGATTTGGGTGAGATTATTTCTTTGCCCATGATCTTATGCCATAAATGTTGATGGCAATGTTTAAAATTTGTGTCAGGATGATCGGGATCTGAAGAGGCCGCAGCGCATAGAGGATCCACACGCAGTTGCTAATGATCCAAACCCACCAGCCGATTTGCTTTTTCTTCGCATTTAAAATTGAGCCGCACGATGTAAAAACGAATGCAATCCAGTCCATTAGGGACTATCTATTCCTCCTTCTAGGATAGTGAGCGCCTCGCGGACGATCTCAGGGCAGTCGGTTGGGTCGCTAAAAGCGTTGGCGTATTCGGCCAGCTTTTGAGTCGCCTTCTGAATCCTGTCGTTCAGGATGAACATCTCGCCTTCGAGAGCGAGACCGTCGTAAGCGGCGACAAGTTCTGTGTTAGTTCCTTCGCCAATCTTGTCGAGACCGGCGCGCAGGTTTTTTACCACTTTCTCTACGGCGTGGTGGCGCGCGATCATCTCGTCAGTCCAGCCATCCTCGACTAGACAGCTCGCTTCAGTAAAGGCATCGATGAACTCGACGAGTTCGCGGTTTCCGTGGCGGGCCATCGTGGTCTCCACCTTTTCAAGGTATTTTCTTCGCATAAATTATTTGGTTGTGCAGCGGATAAGTTTGTAGGTTTGGAATGCCAGAACAACTCCTACAAGGACTGACACTCCGGCGGCAGAATCTTTGCTTGTAAAGCCAAAGTAGAAGCAGGCAATTGCAAGCACAAGATAGATCGCCGCCATTATTGCTGAAATTACTCTCATACTAGCCTGAGTGGACCGTGAAGTATCTTCCGTCGATGGGAGACTTAATGCCAGTCTCGTAGTTTTCCGCGTCGCTGACAGCGTAAAAGAGATATTCGCCATTTTTACGGACGAACGTCGGCACTTCCAGGTTGACGGAAATTCCGCTGTTGCGCATGAAGATCTGAACTCCGCAGCAGCACGTTGTCGTCCAGTGCATCAGCAAGCAGTCCTCGTTATCGTCGACCTCGGTGTCTTCAATGTAAAGCTCTCCATCGACGAGATAAAACTTCCATGGGCGATCCAAATGCTTGCGATTCGGAATCTGATCCGTCCAGTAAGCCTTGAACGGCTCTGGAAGCTGGTCATCTGTAATCGGACCAACGACAGTTTTGCGCAATGCAGTCAGTGCAGCGAGTGCTTCAGCGTTCATGTTCATGTTCATAAATTGTTACCATTGTCCGCATTCGTCAACGTCCATTACGTGGACTGAACCAGCGAACTCTTCAAGCAAATTTTCCTCTTGTTTTGGTTTCTGTGGTTTCTGTTCTTTCCGCGGTTTCTCTTCCGCTGGAATGTTGATGCGAGTGAGTCCCATACTAAAAGCGTTTGGCGCATTCAGGACCGACGCCAGAGTTGATTGATTCAGGGTCAGTTAGACGTCGACCGCAGCAGCAGCAGCGACCGACGTGTTGGATGGCGTAACCTTCAGGAAGGTGCCAGTTGAAAGCGATAACGCGCAGCGCCCAGCGCAAAACCGTAACCTGCCTTGAAGATTCTGCGAAGCGGCTTTTCTGCGTAAGCTTGACAACTTCGGTCTTTGAAGCGACCTTGGTGGGATTGAACACCCCAATGTAGTTGAACCGACCGTTGCTTCCAAGACCATCAACGAGACTCGCGTAAAACGGTTTCGACTCGCTGGGTTTGCGAATCTTGAAGGTGTAATGCTCACCTTCCGCGTTTGTGACAGTAAACGTGGCGTTACCGCCCTTGAAGAAGTTAAACGTTCGGATGTCGTTCATACCCGTACTATATCACGCTACGGATATTTGTAAACATTTATTTGCAACTATTTTCTCTTGCGCTTTTTTGCCAGCTTTTTAAGCTGCGCATCGATCTCGTCAATCTCTTCGAGTAAGATTGACCGGTGTCCTGCGGCGAATTCAGGCGAAACCCACTCCTGACTTGATGGGCTAGCGTTGTTGGCAGGTTCGTCAAGAAGCGTTTGAACGTAAGCCTTGCGCTTTCGCAACGCAACTGGATCCAATTTCTGTTTTGCTCCTAGCACTATCATACGCGCCTGTAGAATTCGAGGCCGCCGCTCTTGGCTTTAGCGTTCCAGCGCTCGTGGGTTGCAGGCTGAGTCGTTCCAGCTCCTGAGCTTATGCCGCAGCACTCGACAGAGTAAAGTACAAGACCGCTGTCACGCGCGTCCTTTTGCGTCTCAGGAACATTTCCGCACACCGGGCATGGAAGCAGCGCAGGAGGTGCGTCGACGAGCCTTTCGCAGTAAGGTGATCCCTCGCTTGCCTCAATGGCGGCGTGCTCTATCGCTCTCGCTATCAGGCTTCCCTCTGAGAATTTTGATACTGATAAGACTGCGGCTACTTGCTTTGCAAATTCAACCTTGTTCGTAGGCGTGATCTTTATGTTTGAGCTCGAGTATGGAACTGAAGTTAGTGTGCCGACACCAACCTCAACGACTAGTTTGCTTCCAACCACCCTGACAGTGAGCGGGTCATCGGATCCGTCAGGAACTGTTTTCTGGACAGGGTCCTCGATGAGTGGAAGGTTGAACCTTTCCCTGATAGGGTTGGTGAACCTGGCGAACCAGGATTTTAGAAGCCGGTCAAGCGCGCTATCGTTCATGCGGTGTAGAACGCGGTTTTGTGAACAATGGGGAGTAAAATTTTGCGGCGGGTCAACTTCGCTCGCCGCTACTGAGACCCGCCGCGATACCGTGGACGGTACTGGCGCGTCGAGTCAGCGCCAACCGGCTTTAACACCAACCTCAGCCAGGTCATTAGGGCTTAACCATGTTGAAATCGCCTGGACCGAGAGTAGCCGTGCAGTAAAGAACCGCTATCGGTGAGGAACGCCTCGGCGTCTGAGGATGCACCTGAGAAGCGGGATGTGGTCGCTCAGAAAGAAGCCCTTGCCTCGCTGCTTGCACCACTCGTAGTAAACCTCGTCACCAAAAACCTTTTGAACGTACGTGTCCAGATTCCACGACGGAAGCTGGCTGGCCGCTTGCTGGTTTCGCATACGGTTAAGAACTCTGAGGAGTGCCTAGCATGCGGTGAGCCCAGTGTTCGTACGTCTCTGGGCCTTTGAATTCGAGCGCCCTTTGAAGCCACTGCTCGAACGTTTCTTTAGTCTCGGTCTCTTGCTGTTTTGCAGTTTCCTGACTCATATGGGAACTAAGTATCCAGCACCTGGAACATGGTTTCGTTCACCAGGATTGAGTGAGGGATGACTTGATCCGAAAACTAAAATGCCGCATGGCTTATGGGAACCATGCGGCAGAAACGAACCAGACAACTATTAGAACTTAGTCGCGTTCGCGGCGTGAGTCCACAGTACCGAGTTTGGTCAGGACTCCGCTCAGCTTCGTGCCCGTGAGCAGGTTGTTGAGCAGGGCTCCGACGCTGTCGTTTTTCACGTAGGCAGACAGGCCCATCTTCGAAACGACGTCGACCATGGCATCGCGATCTGCGCCAGCTTGGAGTGCAGCCACGAAGTCGGCGCTGATAGCAGCGAAGCGTTCCTTGATCGCAGCCGTCTCGACCTTGATGCGATCGGCTTCGATGGCGTCCTGCTTGGTCTCGATCTCCGCCTCAGCAGCGGCAGACTTGGCCTTGATCTCGATTCGCAGGTCGTTTGCAGTAGCTTCAAGCCTGGATTGCTCAATCGTCGCGTTAATCGAAGCGGTCTTCTTCTCGTTCTCGTTTTTGACTTCTGCCAGTGCGCGTTCAAGGGCTCTGGTAAGAGCCTCGACCGCAGCATCGTGGCGCGCTTCTTCGGTCTTCTGCTTCTCCTCAAGCTTGATGCGCTCGGTGAGCTCAGTGTCAGCGATCACTTTGGCTTCTTGCTCGGCGCGGATGACGCTGTAGCGTCCAGCAACCAGGGCCGTCTGCGACTGGCGTATCTGCTCTGCAATCGAGCTGTTCGTGACAGTGACATTCAGCACGTCAACGTCACAGATCTTGACGCTATTCTGCTTGAACACGCAGCCAGGGCGTCCTTTCTCGGGATCCTTGGCGCCAAGCACAGAGTTGCGCACGATGGCGGTGCTTTCCTGGATGAACTTGTCGATTGAGTATGTTCTGGCAACGCCGCGAAGGATTGAGCGGACGTGGTCAGTGATTTGCTTGACATAGTTGTCGACCGTAAACCATGACGCAGGGTCTCCTTCGAACTTCACCTGGAGGATGAGCTTGATCTCGACGCTAACACCATCCGACGTTTCAATCGTGACGATGTCGCTGACCTGGTTTCCAGCGATCTTGAGGTAGACCGTCTCGAAGAGCTTGTCAGTGTTCTTGGGCTTGCTGGTTGACAGGCACAAGCGCGTCAGGTCCTCGTCGTAGCCGAGAAGGACCGTCTTCGGTCCAACTTCAACGCGGCTCTTACCATCTTTCTTCACCACCTGAACGGCGTAGCCGGGCCAGATTGCAATCGGGATCGCACCGTTGTATTTGCTGTCAAGCGTAAGCGTGCGAGGCGGCGTGTAGCTGCTCTTGCGCTGCACCATGTCGGCAGACAGGCTCGTGGATGACGCACCAAATGTTCTGCTGCGCAATGCGGATGACGCATCCGAGCTGTAAGAGATCTGGTTGGAGTAGTCCGATGCACTTTCAGTGCTGGCCATGGCAAGGTTGGCTTGCAGCACTTCGCTGTTTCCAGGGAAGTAAAGCTCAGCCTGCTTGCGGGTAAGATGCGGCGAATGAACACCTCTTTAGTCGGATTCAGCAGCGCCATTTTCGGGCCGATCAGCGTCTGCACTTTTCCTTCCATTTTGTCGAGGACGTAGCGGCCTTCACCTTCAGGAACTGCCGTGGCGTAGTGGATCACGCTGGCAGAGTCGTACTTGACGATGGCGTGCTCGGGGCGAGGGTAGTAGATCGGGGTTGTCTCACCGGTGATGAACAGCTCGGTGCCCGCCTTTATTTCCTTGCCATCTTCTTCGTAGTCAGAAATGACCATGACGTGGATGCCGCTTGTCGGGCTCAGCTCGATGCACTTGAAGATGCGCGAGCTGTCAGAGCCTTCAATGAACGATTCGGTCTCTGTCGGGAACACAACCGCAGGACCTTGCAGGTAGCGCTTCGTGCCGCTCTCGCTGAGGAGCACGCAGTACTGCTGGCTTTCGAGAGTGACTGCCTCGCGAACGTATTTGCTGCGCGAATCGCGCACAACGCGGATGCCGGTAGGAGGAATGAAGAAGCTGATCTCGTCACCACGAATAACGATGCGCTGGCCCATGGTGAACTTGGCGATGTCCAAGTTCTTGATGGCGATTTTGTCGCCAGCGTTTTCACCTTCTGATGTGGCTTTGAAGATTGCTTTTTTCCAGTTCGCTTTAGCTTCAGCTTCGTCGGTCACCTCGCACACGAGGTATTGGTTGCTGCGCAGCTGATGTCCATCGATGACTTCCACTTTCTGCTGCCACCACAACGCGAACGTTACAGGACCAGGGATGTTGACCACGTGCCCGATCTGGAGGGGTGGGGGTTGCTCTGGCTTGCCTTCAGGTGGGTATTGCTTGTCTGCAGCTTTGGTCGTGTTCGCGGGGTTGAACAGAACGACGTACTGACCTTGGGCGGCAGTGACGTAAGGTTGGACAGCTTGCTGCGGGCTTTCGCATTCGACGTATCCTGTCGGATTTTCAGGTGCGAACCTCACAGGAGCTTGCGTATCAGCAAGGCTGGATTTGTAAGGACCGGTCAGCGTTTCAACGTGACCTTTAGTGCGGTCGAGGACGAGGGCGAACCGGCCTGTTGTGATTGCCAGGTCCCTGCTGTTTCTGTTATCTGCCATAGTGCTAGTTCCTTTCGGGTTAATTGGGCCTGGGAGTTAACCCAGGCCCGGGTGAATTATTTCGCTGCTGGTGTCGGGTTAAGAAGGAGGCTCACGCCTTTGTCGAAGTTTTCAGACATGACGTTCAACCCCATTCTCTCGGGGATGTAGCCCTTGATGCCTGAGTATGCGGTGCCAAGCTGCTTAGCAACTTCCACTTTTACGAACGCATCCGCGCCGGGAACAGAGTAAGCGGAAAGTTTCAGCTTCGTAGCTTCAGCTTCTGCTGATCCGAGGGCTTGAATACCTTTCGCTTTCTTCAGGTCAGACTGGAGTTGACCCTCAGCAGTGAGCGACAGCTTTTCGCTTTCAGCTTGTGCTGCCAGAACTTGCTGCTGCTTGGATGCTTCAGCGTCCAGCACAGTCTTCTGCTTCTGGGCTTCAGCTTTTAGCACCGCGACTTGCTTGTCCCTTTCCGCTTCGACCACCTGCTTGTTCAGGTCAGCTTGGGCAAGCGCTTTGGCAACGAGAGCTTGTGCATTCGCCGCTTTTTCTTCTTCAACAGCGCGAAGCTGCTTCTGAGTTGCTACCTGGCGTCCTTTGATTTCGCTCAGAAACTCAGGCTCAAGATCAAGTCGCGTGATGACGAAGTTGTCCACTCTGCAGTAAGACGCAAGCTCTTCGTTTACCTGAGCCGCTTTGTTAATCTCAGCTTGAAGCTTGACTAGGCCCTCACCAGCATAGGCGTCGATGGCCTTCTTAGAAGTCGCGCAGTCCTTAATAATCCGATGCATCATCGGGATGAGCAGCGTTTCGTCAACCTTGCCATGGACATTCTTGTGAAACGCAACAAGCGTTTCAGGGCGAAGTTGCCATTGTATAGTCGCGTTGATGTGCATTGGTTGCTGGTCAAGCGACGGCACCGTGTAGTTGTCTATCGACAGCGTCTGTCGTTGCACATCGTATGGTTTCAGGTGCTCGCCAGGGAAGCAGACGTATGTGCGCGGTGCGTACGTGTTTGAATACACGCCTCCTGTCCACGTTTCCATGACGCCTGTCTGATGGCCTTCGATCTTTACAATGTCAAATGCGCACCATGCTGCGATGAGCACGATCACTAAAATGACAACAGATGCGATTAGGGAGGGTAATCCAAACCCGTAAGAGTTTGGCCGATGATTTGTCATGTTGCTATTCATTTTGTTATCCAATTTTCCGTTAGTTCCGGTTATTTTCCGATTTTTCCGATTCCTTGTTTTTGGCTTCTTCCTTCTTCATCGACTTGCAAAGGAGCACAACGCCCCAGGCAATCGCGTGAACCGATTCCGCTTCCAGCTGAAATCCACCAGACAGCACTGAGACTAGCCGATTAACCTCCTCGGTAAGCTGGTTGATGGTCAGCTTGCTTATTTTCTCGCCGACAGCATCAAACGCGTCGAGATTGCCGCCGATTTTGCACAGCGTAGTTCCGTAGCGGAAATAGCCGCCCACAGGTTTCAATGGAGTGACTTGCATAGTTTAGGCAATTGAGGTTTTGATTGACGCCGGGAGGTCGTTGAGAAAAGCGGCAAACTTCGGACCGAGAACTTCGCGCATCTTCGCGACGGCGGCGGTTTGGGTCTCGAACTGCTTTTTGTAGGAGGGCTTAAAGAAGCCGTCGGTGATAGCAGGGATGGCGTCGCGGTAGGTGCCGATTGTAACCTCGCCGGTCTTGGTGATCTCGCAGAACTGACCGCTAGTTCCCCCGATGTAACAGAGGAGGTTGTTGCGGTTTGCGAACTGAACCGTGTCAGCTTGCCAGCGCGTTGCGCTCGAGGCAGTGACCCTTAACCAAGCGTTGAATTCGGCTTTATTCATGGCGCTACTATATCACGCCACGGAAAATTGTAAACATTTATTTGAAACTATTTTAGAACAGCGCGGACAGGAGTATTGTGTATTTGCGCCGGATCGTGGGTTCGCAGTGTGTGCGTCACTAACAACTCGATTTTCTGCATAGCCACGGGCTCGATTGACGACTACCCTCCTCGTCATAGTTACTACGGCTTGCGCGTCCGCGCCAAATCAAAACGGAGGAGCTGTTAGCTCGGTGTAATAGGACTTGAACGTGGAGAACCTGATGGGAACACCGGCGTCGACGAAGATCTCGTGAACTTGCTTCATGGTCGCTCCCTGGTTGCGAGCCTGTTGTATCAGGTCCATGCAATCTTCAATAAATCTCTTGAGCATGGCTCTGAGAACTCATCTCGGAAGAGGTGGGAGAGTGGATCTCTTGCGGCTGACCTTTACCCTGGCGAACTTTCCGCCTGGAATGGTCGGCGCCCAGTGAGGATACCCAGTGCAGTTGTCGCCCATCGATTCGACTGACTTTGAGATCCGCTTCAGCATGATCTCTGGCTCTGCCGGGGTTTGCTTGGCGCAGACGAAGTCCGCGCACATTCCAGAAGATGTCGCAACCAAGTAGCTGCAGCACTGCGCGCCTTTTCCAAGGCCGCAACGGTTGACGGCGATGTGTCTGCTTAGTTTGAATTCCACAACTCCTAAGAACGGAGGTGTTTGAAGAGAGTATCAAGAGCGCATCCGACTGCTTTTTCATACATCACAGCGCGCTTGCCGCGCATGTTCGTGCGGATGTGCTTGGACGCAGCCGAACGAGCCGCGTCCTCTACCTTTCCTTTAGACTTTTTCACTTCTCGATCACGCGAAGAGGTTTGTCTTTGTTGGTGAGCTTGATCACGCCATGCTTCAGCTCCTTGCCGGGCTTGAACTTGACGAAGGCGCGCGCCGGGATGATGATGTCACCAGCCGGCTTGTGCGGATTGCGCCCAATCATCTGCTTGCGCGTCTTCACCAGGAATGTGCCGAAGTTGCGCAGTTCAACGTGGTCACCACCGAGAAGCGCGGCTGAGATGATGTCGAGGGCTTGCGTTAGAACGGTGTTCACGTCCTTCTGAGTCATCCCAGTCGCGTCCGATATTTTCGTTGTGATGTCGTACTTGGTCATTTGCGTCGTGCGGTCAATTCGCCGCTGGTCTCGTATCCAGCGTGCATCCGCGTGAACTCAGGCACATTGGCATAGAACATCTCTGGGTTGGCCTTAACGCTCTGCATCAATCTCTGGTCAAGCGAGAAGTAAACCAGAGCTTCCATCTCGGTGGTTCCGTCAGTCACCTTGATAGGAGAGCGGCGATACCAGTCAGGGTGCCCCTCGAGACGATCCATAGCGCGGAGCATGTTGATGTCGGTGATCTCGTAGATCTCGCCGATGATGTTCGTGCCCTCGCCTGGGGTGTTGAAAAGGTATGGGATTCCACGAGCCACCATAGGGAACTTCTCCACGGTTGTCGCCGCAGTCTTGAAGTTGGCTCCAAGCAGGTAGTGGTGGTTGTGAAAGCCTCTTTTAAGCGTGCCGTAAACGAACAGCAGCACAGGCAATTCAGGGTATTCGATCTTGATCTTTTGTCCAGGTTTTTGCATTATCTGATTTCCTCTATTGTTAGCGATCCGTAAAGGATCACGGTTTTTCCTTGTGATTTAAATTCAACTCTGCTCACGCAGTCTTGTGGTCTGCTATCTGCTTTCCAGCGCTGGCGAGTGTCGTTCTGAGTGATCCACCACTCGCTCTTTGGATCGGGTTTTGGGTTTGGCTTTTCTGCTGAGTGGCTGGCTGACGCGCAGATAAGACCAAGAGTGACTCCGGTTGCAAGAATCAAAGTGACGATGGTAAGAGCTTTAATGTTCATGCGTTAAGGGGAGAGGTTTCCCTCTCCCCGGTTGAGTTATTCAGTGGCAGTCCCGGTGGTGACGACGTATTCAGCAACCGCTTTCCACTGGTCAGCAGGAGCAGACTGGCGGATGTCGAGGCACTTGAGCATCGTGCGGATGTTGAGGTCTTTGGTGCGGGTCTTGAGAGTGTCAAGCATATCGATCACTTCAAGCTTGTCAGAGAGCGGAAGCTCAGGGCGAACGTTCGGAGCGATGTTGCGCATGCGTTCGATTTTCTCAGGAGCAGTCATGGTCACGTCAACATAGAGCGCGCGGGAGAGGAGAGCTTGAGGGATTTGGTTCAGGCGCTTGTTGCTGATGAAGATAACTTTGCCGATAAAATCAAAGCTGCTAGGAAGCGAGTCTTCGCTCTCACCGCCGCCGCGTTCAGTCATCCAAGCGACGCGGCGCGTGGGCATTGATTCAAGAGCGGCTTTGAGCAGATTGACCGCGGTTTCATTGGTCAGCACGGAGTCGCAATCATCGAACACGATGATCTTGTCGCGGTTGTCGTGCATTGTGCGATACATGGACTTGGGAGTCGTGTAACCTTTGATCAACACGTAGTCTTCGTCTTCTTCAAGACCCTGTTCAGTGAGCTTGTCAAGCACGGTGAAGGTTTTTCCAAGGCCGCCCGAACCGGTGATAATCAGCGAGGTAGGAGTAGCAGTGGCAACCATGCCGACCATCATCGAGAGGTAAGCAAAGCGAGTGTTGATTGGAACGATGGTCTCGGTCTCGACGATCTCAGGAGCAGCAACAGCGACGTCTGTGATTACCGAAACAGCAGCTTCGCTCGTCGCGCCGCCGGAGACGATCGACAGAACCTTGCGAGGCATTTCGCGGTCGCCGATGCGAACTGTCGGCATGTCATATTTGGCGCTCCAGTCGACGTAAGTCGCTTGGGTGGGGACCCCGCGGAGGTTAACCATTACCGTCATGCCAGGAACAAGTTGTTGTTTCGTAATCATGGTAGAAACTATATCACGGAGCGGAAAATTGTAAACACTTTTTTGCAACTATTTTACAGCTCAGTCGGAGCCAAGCCAGGACATCATTTCGCTCACTTGGACGTTTCAAGTTCCAAGCAAAAGTTTAGCCCGATGAACCAATTTTGATGAATTTTCTGCCGTTCTGATTAGAACTCAACAGAAATGCGGCGGTCCTGTACGCTTACAGAGACCGATTTAGGATAGATGTCGAGCGGAAACGACGCTTTGCCGGCGTCGACTTGCACCTTGTATTCGGCGTTTTCAGACGTCCAGTCGAAGTTCCAGTCGCTCTCGTTGCCGGTTTCGACGTTGGTCGCAACGGCGCGGATTTTGACCGCTCTGACTAAGACGTCAAGTCCCTTAACTCCCCACGATCTCCCTTCCATTGCCAGTTCCCAATCCACTTCAGCGGTACCTTCAGCAGTCACTGCGTCGCCGAGCCCGTGAATATCAAGCTGCTTGACGGACGTGTGATACCCGCTCTCGCTTTCGCGAATGCCGAGGAGCTTTTTAACTGGACCTGAAATGGCTGTCTTTTCGTTCACGCAGTAACTACTCATGCAGGCCGCGTATCCAGCTCCGCGGAACGTACATGCCACCCGCCGGGATTAACAGCGTGTCGTGGCCTTCGCGATCTACCACGAGCTGAACAACGTGCCAGGTGCGCCGGCACGTTTTCTTGCGACGAGACCATTTGGCGTCGTGCCACTGACCATTGATGTTTACTTGGCAATTCGCGTCCATTAAACCTCTTCGTGGGCTGCGACAACTTCGCCTGTCGGTGTTTCTGACGCCAGGTCGATCTGCCGGAACTCAACTCCGTCGATGTGCTTCTTCAAGGCGGGAGCTCCGCAGTGCTTTCCGTGTAGCGAGACAGTCTTCTCGACCATCGATTCATTCAACCACTCGAAGTCATCCGAACAGCTAAGGTTAAGCTCTTTGGTCTTCAAGACTTCGGCGAGTGCCGTGGCGTTGAGCGTCCCGACAAGCGTCGCCGTCTTTGGACCTGTTTGAAGTATCCAGACGTCCTGGTCGTCGGCGTCCTCGCCGCAAATCAGGATGATCTCGTTCCAACTCTCCAGCTCGAACGCGCGAATCACTGGGAGTGCAACGGCACCCACTTCAACAGTTGGGCTTGATTTAAGCCTCTTGAACTGGGCTTCGTTAAGCTTGAGGTCAGCCAATTTGATGCTGACTGTAGCGACCTTTTTCATCTCGTCTTTCTTTGCTGCTGGCTTTGCCGGGGTTTCGCCGTCGTCTTCGCGGCTGATAAACCCTTCGCTAATCAGTCGCTGTGTGTAGAACGAGAGTATTCGAGCGGCGGGCTGCTGAGTGTTCAAGCAGCCTTCAAGCATTGCAACGAGGATTGGCCGAGAGACACCTTCTGGTCTCGAGGCTAGTGTTGACACAATAACCTTCGCCTGAGGAGGCAGAGTGTCATCCGCCTGCTTCAGGGCCTTGAATTTGGGGTTCATAGTTTCTTTAATCCGTAAGAAACACGGCGCCGATGAAGGCGCCGCACGTTGTTTGTCAAATGTGTTCAACCCCTAATTACTTCTTGCTGCGGGCAAGGCGCGCAGGAGCGGACGAAGCGACGAGTGTCTCGCGAGAGGCTTCTGCTTTGGTCTCAGGAGCAGGAACAGCCACAGGCACGTATTTGCCAGCAACCACTTGAATGGTGTTTGGAAGAGCTTCGCAGAGTGCTTTCTGCTGTTCAACGTTCGCGAACTTGGTCCAGCGAGCGGTGTGGAACGAGTCTTTCGGAAGCACAACTTTCTTTGTAGAGAGCGGGTTGGCTTTGTTGAAGCGCTTGGCAACCGTGGCCATTGCTTCGCTGAACGCTGCGAAGATCGCTTCGTCGAAGTTGCCGTTGCTGTCCAAGAAGACCTTGTTGTCGAAGGAGGCAGCCACGGTTTCCTGCGCGAAGTCGTTGATGTCGGCGTTGAGATCAGGATACTGGGCGTTGAGAGCGTTGAACGCGGCGTCAGCAGCTTCACCATCGCACTGCTTGTACTTGCTGGTGAAAGACATGCGGACTTGCGAACCGGTGGTATCTTCGAGCTTGATGGAATCGATGGTGGATGTAGGATTCTCGACGTTGTGCTTAAGCAAGCGGCACAGAGCGGCAGATACGATCTCAGGACGGACTTCGTCGAGAGCAGCTTTGGCGTCCTTGGCCTTAGCATCGGCGGCGTTGAAGCGCGAAACCAGCGTTCCGGGAATGTTAATCACCGGAATGTCGCTCTTAGGAGCCGCAGTTTCTTGAACATTTACATTTGCTTTTTTCAGGGCCATAATTTGTTGTATATTTGTTAGTTGTTAAATTAACCGCAATCGTGGATACACTATATCACTCTGCGGAAAATTGTAAACACTTTTTTGCAACTATTTTTAAGGCCCCTCCGCTAGTTGATTTGAACTGACGCCTGCGTTTGAGCCCCATGTTCATCTCGCACTGTAATTGTGGCAGTGATGGTTCCTGCTGCAGTTCGGCGTCCAATGACACAGAACCCATTTCCGTAGGTGACTGTCCCAGGACCCGCGAGAGACCACGAGGCGGTAAGCTTGTTATTTTGCGGATGGGTAGCGTTCGCGCTTAATACAAAGAGTCGACCCGTTGCGACCGATGTTGGATACGCGGTTGGAGATTGGATCTGAGGATTAGAGTTTCCGTTGACGGTCACATACTTGCTTGTCACGAGTGACGCCCCTGATGTGCTTGAGACGGTAATCTGTACTAGCACAGTTGACTTATCAACCAGCCCTGCCGCTGCCGCAACTGCCGTCGTGATTGGCATGGACAGCAAGCTCTTGCATCCCTTTCCAGACGCCGTCAGCGTTGCTGAAAGACCTGGAATGGAGATAACAGAGCTGTCGCTTGTCCTTTTTACCACCCACGCGATGCTGTTTATTGTTCCTCCATTTGGATCAGAGGCGTACACCGACACTTTCATGTTTGTGTCGGACGTGCTCGCGTCAGCGATCCGCATCTCTGTCCAGTCGTAGTCGATCTCAGAGACCATCAGCGGGAGCATGGTTACCCCACAAACCGGGACCTTAATCGTGGTCGAACCGTTTGCGTTAAAGACTACCAAGTCGTACAGCCCAGATGACGGCGTGGTGTTGATGGTGACCAGAGAAGCTCCAACCACATTCTGCTGAACAGAGTTGAACGTGCATGTGCACGGGCCATCCACGTTGAACCGTAGCGCTCCTGCTGCGTATGACACATTGGTGACCAACGGCGGGGCGGACACGACGATCCCAGTCTCGCTCTTCTCAACAGATTGACCACGCTCGTCGACCACGCAGACGCTGTAACTGAGCGGCCCAGGACGGTTGACGATCTTGTCTGCCTGACCGACGTTTGTGACGGACACTGTGCCGTCCCACCATTTCCAAACGAATGTCAAGTTTGTTCCGGTCGCAGTGCACGCAGCGTGCAGTGTATCTCCAATCTTTAAACTCATGAGTGTGTAGGCGTTTGTGCGGTCGGAGCAGCAGGAGATGAATCTGCCTGATAGCTCGCCGCGCTTTCAGATTTAATATGCTCGCGTCTTTCGAACGTTGATCCAGTAATAAGAAGCGCAGAAGGGTAGCCTGGATTGGGGTAATCCGTTCCTTCGTGCGAGTATGACGTTGCTGATCCATCCATTCCAATGGTTGCCATGACTCCACCCGGAGTTGAGGCAATTGACGGTGTGATGGCGACTTCGGTAAGGGTGCCGTTAGCTGGGCTGACCTGGTACATCCGAACCGTACGCTCGAAGATTCGAATCGCGTAGATCGCAATCTGACGCTTGAATCCTTTCTCAGGGAAGTCACGGTCGTTTGTCCAGTTGACCACAAGTGACCACGGCTTTGTCAAGGCAGCGTTGAGCGTGAACTCGAGAGTTGTCGTGGCGCGGTAGTTCAAAGACCCAGGTAGCAACTTCCCGACCACCACAGCGTCTCCAATGCTCAGCTCGACAGCGAACCCGTCGAAACCGGGGTCAGGGCGCCCGACGTTTCCAGCATCAATCTCAACGGCGTAGCTTCCTTTTGGAATGTCAGTGTTAAATGTGAAGCTTAACAGACCCGCGTCGTCTCTTGTGGCGTACGGAAGGTCCTGACCGGTGAACTCGCTCTCAGGGTCGTCCCATGAGTAGTAGACGTCCTTTCCAACAATCGAGCAGACGCTTCGCTGGGTTGAGTAGAGGTATGCTGGCCTGCGAGCTCCGACTGGGCTGGTGTACTCGCCATCAGTCCTTGCGTCATCGAATGAGTGATCGTCATCGATCATGATTCCAGCAGAAGGTGTGCCAACAACCTTGTTGTCCATGTAGCGAAGTTCCCACGTGCTGTCTTTTGGGTAGACCCCTCTTCCGCTTGGGTTGACCTTGTCAGAAGATAGCCCGGTCAACGACACGATTACCTTGTAGCGTCCAAGCGCAGGAGCGCTTACCTGTTTTACCGATCCTACGAAACCATATTTGTCTTCAACAGCAGGAGGATTCTTAAGTCCGGCGGCTCCTTGCGTGATGAGAATCACGTCTGATCCGGGCTCTAAGATGCAGTCGATCTGGCTGAACTCTACAGAGACTTCGCCCAACCCTGTTGCGATCTGAGGAAGGCCACTGGTGTCGAGGAACTGTTGCTCTCCAGGAACAACCGATCCAATCCTTTTTGCCACCGTGATAAGGTTTCCAGTGTCACCAAAGTACTCGGCTGGAGGAGTCCTGTAGGCTGCGACTGCCAGGTTGTTCATCTCTTCTTGCGTGGCGCTGTGAGCCAGGAATATTTCGCGCTGGCTTCTAAGGTAGCGCGAAACAGTCGCGGTGCATACCCCATTTTCTGCTCCAATTTTGTATACAAACCCGTCGTTACCCCTTGTCCATACGTGCGAAGCGCATGGATTGATTGGAGTGGTAACTAGCTTTCCGCTTGCCGGAACATCGCACATGCGAGTTCCAAGCCTCCACGAAGATGCGGGAAGTCCTTGTCCGCCTCCAATTCCAACCTCTCGTTTTAGATCTGATCCGTAGTACCGTCCGCTACCAAGATACCGAATCGCTCTTCCGCGGCGGTCTGCTCCAGACGTGGTAGACTTCTTGACGTACTCAACAGTGACTCGAGTTTTCTCGCTCGAGTTCAGCGTAAGCTCTCCGGTGTAGTAGTTGATCGTCCCTCCAGTCACGAGACCTGACAGACCTATTGTCCCTGTCTCATTTCCTGCGTTAGGAACGTCAGTGATGGTGTTTGATCCCTGGCGCACTACCACCGATCCAGGAGTAACTGGTGACGCGAGCTGACAGGTTGCTGTGGTGGCCACGTCGACATTCTTGAGGTGTGGGAATGGAGCAACCGCGTTGCTTGTTGGGAAAGCGAATCCAGACGGCAGCACCTCAATTCTCCATTTTTCTTTTCGCACCAGTGTCTCAAAGTAAGGCACGGCCTGAACAACTTTTGTGTCGCGCAGTTTTGGAGATAGCAAAGATGCGAGCTGTGCTGAAGTCTTAACCACTCCCCACATCCTTAAGTCGTGTATTCCAAATCCGGTTGAGGACCCAGAGATTCGTGTAAACGTGTCGTCTCCGCTGAAACCGATGTAGCTGACACTTGGATATGACGCTTGCGAAGCTCCGACGCTGGCTGTCACGCCTGCATATCCAGCTGATGTGGGGGTGATGGTGAGAGTGGCAAAGTTAAACTGTCCCGCAGTCAGAGGCAGCGCGGTTGGAAGCAGCGCGAGCACTCCGTTAGCTCCCTTTACCCACCACTGAATTGAGCTTCCGTTAGTGGTAGCAGAAACTACGGGTATGTTTGGAGACACCATCGCAGAAACTTTGATCACGTACGCCGCTCCGACCGCTTGGTATTCAGTTATTCCATCGATGCCGACAAATCCTCCAGTGTAATCCTTTCCAGCGTAGCGAACTGTACCGCCCATTGCTGCGTAAGGAACACCTGGTAAGATGTACCCGCTTGGAGTGCGCGCTGACCCTACTTCAATAATGGTTGAGTTCGCTCCGACTGGTCCTGGCTTAATCCACACTGCGAGTGTAAAAGCTCCGCTAATGTCCTTTCCAGCGCTGGACACCAAAGATACGCCGCTGTTGAGCTTTGTGTACCATCCCCTGTTGGAATCCCACGGGCGGTCGCTTCGTGCGATCGTACCAATCAGGTCTTGTTTCGACTTTGTCGGCGAAATGTCCGCAATGTCCGCCGTTTCTTCAGGGTGCCTGTTGAATGGGATCCAGCAGACGAGGCCTTCAGTGTGCGTCTTTGAATAAAATTTAGAGGGATCCCCGACAAGTACCCCGTTGACAGATCCAATGTGGTAAAGCTTGTCCCCCATCACACCGACTGCCGTGCGTCCCTGGATGTATTCTCCGCTACCATTCGGAACTCGAGGAGCAAGCGAGATGCGGATTGGGCGCGATTGAGTTTGAGACATGATGTCATGACCGATCACGTCAAACTCAACTCCGCTTTGATCTAGCACTGTCAGCTTTGAGGTCTCAGCTCTCAATGACGCGTCAGGTTTGTCAGGAAGATAAGTGTCAAGGTCGACCATGTCCCCGCCAGCGCACAGGCTGCTAAGCACAGAGCCGTCCTCATTCTGAGCATACTGTCCTTCAGTCGGATCTTGCTCATCTTCAGGTCTCCCCTGGTATCCCACCAAGTCTTGTTCCTTGAGAGCGTTTGTCGGCTCAGGACGCAACTTGTCTGGAGTTTCAGGAATCCACTTTGCGATGATCTGCTGTCCAACTGCGACATCTCCAGACCAGCTATACTTGAACGTGTTGATCGGAATCGGAGTTGTCACGCTATCTGCGCCAGAGTCTCCGCTTGGAAAGCGGAATGTGGCTGTGAACCCGCGAGTCACGCCTAGTTTGTCAATAACGGTAGCCGTGTAGTTGATAGTGTGCTGGTCGTTCGGGTCAGTTTCACCTGTGGCTGCAACTTGCGTTTCGCCGTCTGCGCAAAGAAGCACGAGTGAAGCGCTGTAAGGCGGTTCAGGAGGATTTGGACTTATGGCCAGAGCATCTCCGTTTCCCGTCATCTCGTCGCCTTCGGCGTAGGTTGCCAAGGTTGTTTTATTCGGAAATGGAGCGTAGATCACGTTGTCCGCAAGCGAGAATCCAAACGATAATCGACGAGGGGCACGAGTTGCAGCGCGGACCTCCTCAAAGTGCTGAGTAGACTGAAGCCCGATCTCGCTGAGCTTTGCCATGTCGATCTGCACGTCCTTATTTGCTGGTGACGCTTGGACGCGCGGTCTTACTCCAGTCCACGGCCGAAATGGAGCTTGGGCTGTTCCATCAGAGCACAGTGACGGGTTCTCGGCAAGATTCTTGTTTTTGGTAACCGCTGAAGCTCCGTACGCTTTCACGAACTTTTCAAAGTCGATAGTAAGCGACAGGTTGTAGTAGCTTGTTCGGTATTTGACCGCAGACAGGTAGTAAGGCTCAATCCTTAGTTGTCCTAGCGCTCCAGTTGTAAGTGTCACTCCGTTAAATCCTGGACCTTCTGCAATTGCTTCTGCCCACATCCTGGCGCCGTCGGGGTTGCTGGTCACTGACAGGTCAGATGAATCTGCGTCTGCGCCTCCTACGTTGAAGACGCGACTAAAAATTCCTCCATTTCCGGTAAACCTGCTGCTGGCCGCATAACAGACGCCGTTGTACAAAACGACTCCTGTTCCTACCACCGCGTACTTGAAACCTTGTTTGATACCCGCTACCCTCAACCCAAGATACAGAGGGCCTGAGGAGCCGCTTCGACCTCCGATGTCCACCCCGTTGTACGTCGCGTAGTCGTTGGCGCTTCCAGACCCAGATTGAATGGTGTATGTCTCTCCGACTTGCACCGGGATAGTTGGAATCTCGTTTCCAAGCGAGTCTGAGACCACTGAGTGTGCAACTACGTTTCCACTCGAGTCTCTTGCAATCACATTGCCAGTGATTACTGCGTAGGTCTTTCCGACCACTCCCGTGAACTGGTTTGTCACGACGTAACTCTTTGAGGTGTCGTTCCCTGAGTCTGTCACGGCGTAGACTTCAACACTTCCGGATGCCGTGCCGACTTCAATTCCGCTTGCTCCGGTGAAGATCGAGTCTTGAGCGTAGTTGACTCCTCCATAGATGACTGCTCCCTTTCCAGCAACAGCATGCAGCGCGCTTGAAAGTGGAAGACTGCGCAAAGCGTCGGTGTTGATCTCAGTTGGGCCTTGAACCAGCTCCACGGACGCTTTCCTGTGGTTTGCTCCACCTGACAGGACGTAAGCGGTTCCTGCTTTCGGGTGGCTTACTGTTCCTGTCTCGCTTACAAAGATCTTTACAAATGGGTTGTAGCCATTCACCGCGGTCGGGTAAAAGCTCTGCGTGTTTCGGCTGGTACTCAGGGTGGCGTAGCTTCCAAATGTCCAGTCTGTTCCGTTCTGAACCGCAGGCCACCCGAAGAGCTCTCCTCCATCAGTATAGTCAAACGGATCGTACGGCTGAATGTCTTCAGGCGTACTAACAGCAACCGTGGGCTCGATGTCAGGCGAGAATTTGAAGTCCTTGTCGTTAGCAGGAGAGCCTACGTCGTTTGGAAGGCGCGGCGTGAGTCGCCCCCATAGAGGAGTCAGTTTCACTTCGCCAAAGTTCATCAACCTGCCGAGCACTTCAAAGCTCTGCGATGTTCCTTTGATCTTGAGCCGCGGGAAGTAACCTGCCACGATGCGCCGCTGCTCAGACGCACGAAGCTTGCTCTTGTTGGTCTGATAAAGGACGGTGCCGAAAGTCGAAGCCAGATACTGGATGATGTCGGCGTCGACAGCGCGCAGGAAGTCAGTCCCAAGCGAGACGCTTGTCAGCAGGTCTGAGCTCATTCCCATGCGCTCAGCGGCCCACTCTGCGACATTTCCGTACCACAGCTTCCACGGTCCAGATCCAGGAACGGTGCCTTCAGGAAGCTTTGGAGTCGAGCTGTCCACCGTGAGGGTCCTTATGACAGTTCGTCCTTGAGAGCTGGTGTAAGTGGCAAAGATGACGTTGTCTGAAGTCTCAGGAAATGGCGCAGTTGGATCGAGCAGCTGTTCGTACTTCTTGACGTACGAGCGCAGATCTTCGAGGCGGTCCTGGTAACCACCGCACAGCGCTTGAAGCACTCCTCGTGAATCGAGGTTTTGAACTCCCTCAGGGATCTTGTTAAAAAGAAAATCTTCTGGCAGTGGCTGCAAGCTCATGCCATATCTACAGGTCGGTTAGCCCTTCCGAGCTATTTCTTCTTGCGCTTGAAGCTGATAAGGCCGTCCTTGACTTTGAAGCCAAACTTCGTCGGCTTGGGAGGGCCGTCAGAGTCAAGAAGCTGGTTCACCAGCGCTTCCGCTTGCTTCTCTGGTGTTAGGCTTTCAACCCTAGATGAACGTTCTTTTGCCAGGTTGATCAACTTATTGCTTTTCATCTCCCTGGCCTTCTGGACCAAATCTATGATGTCGTCGCTTTTTGGGCGGAATGGAAACAGCCTGATGATTTCATTCTCAGTCTTGGCATCCCGCCATGTCTGAGCTTTCTCCTGGCGCTCAGGTTCTGGCGCCGCTTCAGGCTCAGGGCTTCCGTGCTCGTTTCCGAACCACTGACCTTCGATGTACTCGACCACACCGTGGATGATCTCATACAAATTTCCAAGGTCTTCGTCCCTGTTCCCAGAGTACCTGATCGGCCCAAGGCCGCCCGATCCGTGGTTTCCAAGCTTTTTCTTCTTCGGCCTGAAGGAGTAGATGATTCCACTCGGGACTACATTAACTTGAAACTCGCCAATCTCCGACGCCCACGTGAGATAGTCCTTGCTTCCTCTGGTGGTGATGCCGACGTAGGACCACGTTGAAGTCGTTTTGATGTCCTGTCCTGTTGAATCCACCGCAGAGACGATCGATTGGAGATATTGGGAGTCAGTCATATTATTCGCAAGAAGCGTTGCGGCCTCTGCCGTGCGGTCCATCTCGGCGCGCCTCAAGGTCGTTGCGTTCCTGGTCCTCAGACGCGTCTGAATCTCCGGCGCGCGTCAGCGCCGACAGAGGGACCCACGACGGGCTCTCTTTTACGGTGAATTTGACCAGAACCTTTCCTTGGGTTTCGTGGCGCTTCACGACCTGACCGGTTGTTCCAGCTGGAATGCCGATGAACGGGCGCGTCAGCTTGACCTGTTCAGCACCTGGAACAGCGGCCTCAATGAGCTTACGAGAGACGGACTCTTCAACTTCCGCTTTTCCCTTCGGCTTTAGAGTTCCAACGCGGTACGTGCACAAGCGGTTGTGGATTGCCACAGTAGCATTTTCTCCCTTGATTTTGCGCACCACGCCAACAAGTCCTGTCCTTGTTACAACTTTCTGGCCAACGCTTAGCGACTCGTTCACGCCGCGCTCATACCCCAGAATCCTGCAAGCCTCTTTAGCCGCGCTCTGAGCAGCTTCGTCTTCGAGACCCATATCTCTAGCGGCGTCGATGCACAGCGACCAGCATTCCTCACTCTGGTCTTCTGGGCTCATATCGGCGTCGATTACATCGCCGAGAAACTGTTCAACTCGGTCAACAATCCTATCTGCTGTGCTCTTTTTGGGAGGAGCTGCAGGTTGAGGAGGCCATACAGCCACAGGCGCTTTCTTGGGTTTCATGTTATTGCTGAATGGGGGTAAAATGGTAGCCAGAGACAGCGTGCAGCGTGGTGCCATTGTCAAACTTGACAGTGTAATACTCGAAGTCCTTGTTAGGCTCTTCGTTACCTGAGCAGACATCCAGGCTCTCGATAGTGCCAGTCGCGCCCTCAAATTCTTCGATGCTTCCTTCTCCTCCGATGTCGGAAAGGTCGCCAAATTCCCTCGGGCTAATATCTCTCAGGTTAAACCGCACCCGCGTGCCATCGGCGAGCTCTTGAGGATCCTTTTGCTGGTGTTGTGGATCATCCCTGAAATCAGGTGTTCCGTCCTCAAGAAGGGCGGCCACCACGCGTGCCGCTTTTGACTCGTTTATTTTCATGCTGGTTAACTACACCTCGAGATCCTCGTCGGTTGCGCCGAACTCGTTTTTGAGCACGTAGTTGAACACCTCTTGCTCAAGGAAATCCATGAGCTCGTCAGTTCGCTTTCCAGAGTCGTAGATGTTTTCAAACCTCTCAATGACAATCTTCTCGAAGCGATCGAAAGCCTTCCAAACATCTTCAGGGTCCTTGACGTTGACGGCATGCGTGACGAGATCGGCCATAAGGAGCCTTCTAAGCTCGTCAACTTGTCCCTTAACGTCGCCAACAACTTCGTCCTCCGCGTCTGCAAATCCTTTGAGCGGGGTCAGAATCTTTCCGTTTGCCACAATGTCGTTCATTCGCACCCAGTAGATGTTGGTGGTAGAAGTGTCTTCGCCTTCTGGGATGCATGGGTAAAGCTCGGTGCTCTGCTTGAGCCACTCCTTAGCTGCCGGATCGACGACGTGACGCCAATTTTGGCTGTATTCCTGGGTAGCGTGGAAGTACACTGAATCAAGCTCGCCTGGACCGCCTCTTTCTTCGCCGTACGCCGGAGAGATGTAGGCTGATCCTTTCTGGTAAGTCCCAGGATTCAGCTTTCTGACGCGTCCGATGTCTCGGCTGTTCTCAGGGTCTTGGTCGCAGTGAAACGCCTCGATCGGTCGGAGTATTTTGAATTTAAACTTCCCTGACTGCGCTCCGTCAAGCTCGTTTGATTTACGCCACTGGTCGTCCGCTGGAGGTGCGCCAGGATTCGGGTTTAGTGCGTACTCGTCCAAAAGGTGCTCGACCACTTTCTTAGCAGTCGCTTGTTTTTGTTTCTCATTCATGGGATTACTTTGCTTTTGGCTTTCTTTCGCGCTTGCTGGCTGGATCAAGTTCGCGCTCGCATCTTGGGCAGGTCTTGCTGTTAAACGCAGCAAGCACTACGTCGTCGCAGTGGCCGCAATAGTAAAGGGATCCATTTTCAATCTTGCCACCATCTTCCTCGAGAAGGGCTCTTACCAGCTGGTCAGCCTTGGATTCATTTCGCATACACTACTTATGATACCCCAAGACCGCCAAAATGTAAACATTTCTTATTTGAAACGAGGCTCGCTCTGTGACAGGATTGACGCGTAGCGGTACTTTGCGAGAGGGGCCTGTACTGATACTCCTTTGCGGTTCAGGAGATGAAGGGATGGACCCTGGGTGACAACAGCTAGTGCGTCTTCAGCTGAGATGTCGATGTGAGAAATGACCTCCAGTCCGTCGTCGCTTACGCGGGTGACTCGGTATGGTGCCTCGCCTGGCTTTGGGTTGCGATGCACCATGAACCTGAACGGTGTGCCGTCAATCGCGGCTACAAAATCAAAGCGGATGAGCAAGCGCGCGGGCATGCTCTAACTACGGTCAGTCGATCAGTCGCCTTACGAGCTCGTCTGCTTTTGACTCCGAAGTTTGCTTGGCAGGAGTCGGAGGAGTGTCGCAGTTCCAATCTTGCAGCGCCATGAGCATTCCAGCCATGGCGTTGTCGTCGCCGTTCCACCAGATGATCTCGCCTCTCGCCACCTTGCCGCTTGAGTCGAAGATGACTTTGACCATGTTGGCTTCGTTGTCATGCTGGCCGTCATAAAGGACGTATTCCAAGCCTGGATCGAAGCTGAAGTCGTACTCCTCTGGGTCATGGCGAACTGGCTTGCCATTTTGCAGCAGACGGAGATCGCAGTGGTCCGCATTTTCAGCGGCGTGCTCGTCAGCATCTAAACAAAACAGCTGCGCGAGGTCGTCAAACGTGGCCTCGTGGCCTTTGGTGGGGATGTAGACGTTGCCGTCCTCGCGCTTTGGAATCCAGTTGTCGTTCATTGCTTGTAAATGTAAAAAGTCAGCGGTATCTTGCCTGATGCCCGGTTTCCCTTGTACAGCCGTCCTGAGTCAGCTCTCCACCAGTCTCCGCTAGGCTGTATCAGCTGAGACTTGAATGGTTCAGGCATCTCGAACTCGTCATCTTGGAAGATGTATCCTGGCATCTGAATCTTGGAGGCCGCAAGCCACTGATTGGCGCAATGCGCCAGGAACTTGAAGCTTGGGTCCCAATGGGAGGTGCCATACTGGCGGACAAAGTCGACGTATTCCTGTGATGGCTTCGGGTGGCCGGTAACTCGTGGAGGATTCTCGCCGAAGTATGCGGTGGCGTCGAATTGGATGCACTTGCCCTCTACGGGGTCAATTCCGATTAGGTATTTGACCTCTGGCAGGTCGTAGTCACGATACTGCCTTGCACCATAGCCGGCAAGAGGACCAGGCCCTGGGGCCCCTCCGGACCACTTTAAGGTGTGCTTGCCAAGCAGGTCATTGAGGTAGACTGCCACCTCGTAGGTGACATCCTTCAATGGCACTGGCGGGAACACGGATGCTCCCGGTACCGCGGCCTCAATGAGCTGGCGAGCCTTCATTATTTTTCCTTGCCAGGAGTGCGGCCAGTTTTCTTGGACCACCTTGCTGCAAACTTGTTTTCGCGGTCCTTGTTTTTGAGATCCTTCTTCATCTCTTTGTCGGCGCCTTTGAAACCTTTACCGGTTTTGCAGGCGGGTCCTTTGCACATGGCTTCGATAATTTGTCTTGCTCGCATGGGCTAACTATTCGTCTCCATCCCCGTCTGTGTCGCTCCAGGTGACACCTGGGAAAGAGTTATCGATGCGGTTCATAGTATGCTCGTCAGCCTTGCCCACCACCTTAAATTCCCCGCTGAGCAGCTCGGCTGAAGCGTAAGGGTCATCGACTGACATGCCGTCAGAAGGTTCAGAGGGATCCTCACCGGCGTAGTACAGGCCACCTTTAGCAAGCGAGACAAACCACATAGTAGCGCCGCCTCTGGTAATGCCGTCAATGGCCACGAATTGCTCGCCGTCCACCTCCACGATGTCACCGATGTCTACGCCCTCAAGGTACTCGGGCTCTGATGAGCCTCCGCTACCTGCGAGATCGTATTCGGCAATCAGAGCTTCGCTGGTAGACGCCTTGCGCAGCAGGAAGCCCCGCGTACTCAGGCTGTAGACTTCGTACCCAGTGTAGCCCTGCTCTTCCAGGTGCTTCGTCAGCCCGTGAGCCACGTCTTCCCATTCGCTCTTATCGCATTGGTGTTTGTATTCCCGGTAGCGCATCCCGATCTCTTCGCCCCCGAGGTGAGACCAAGCAGTGACCGAATCGCCGATGTGCTCGTCTACCCATGGCTTCAGGAGAGCGTTAATGGCGTCGTCAACCTCGTCTCTGGAAGGAGCGGGCTTCGGCTTGGGCTCGTAATATTCGTCCTCGCCAAGCAGAGACTCAACCACGCTCTGTGCAATCTTCTCGTTCGTCATGCCAATAACTATGGACTCTGACTGCTTAATCTTCGGATGGGTCGCGTAAAAGTTCTGGTTGGTCACGATCGTGTGCCTGAAGCTCTGACCTCCTGACCTAGCCAGATAGTCCTCCACCGCAAACTTGTCATCGTCCTTAGGATAATCCCACCAGACTACCACTCCCTTGCCGTCGTAACGCCAGCGCTCAGCAGGGTTGTACTTCCCAAAGTGCTTAGTGTGGTTGTCCTCTCTGTCACCTGTGACGCTAGCAGCGCGCACCTCTCCCTGATGAACTACCCCGATAAGGACCTTGCCGCGTACCTTAGATGCCTTAGGAGTCTCGGTAGCCTCGCAGTCAGCAGCATCCAGCCAGTATCGCCGTCTCTGCCAGCGCACTAGCACCTTTAGACCACCCCCGACAGGCTCGCCAGAGAAGACGTTCACGTCTGACCCGTCAGCATAGCCCACGAAGACTACCGTGCGATTGTGCTTCGTGTCGCGCACTAAGGATTGACTCGTAACAAGGTCTTTGAGTTGAGATTTGTCCACGCCATAACTAGCCCCGTTACGGCCCAAGAAATGAGCCAAGTGAGATGCAAAGGATGAAATGTCTAACGGATGAGCCACAAGCACTCGGTATGCCTTGGGCAATAGTGATCAAGAGAAAAAAGATCACGGTGTGTTGACCAATGGGTCTGGCGACCCCTATTTCAGGAGCGCGGGGAGCGGGCGTGGGGGTGCCTGAACGCGTGGGGGTGGTCAGCCCCCGGTCAACCGGTCGTGTTGGATTAGCCAACTCACGAGCGGCGATTTGGCGTCTGAGAGATAGAGACAACTCAGGTGTTATCGACATGGTTGCGTTAACAACAACGCGACAGAGCGCCAGGCATATGTTTAAAGTCTTGCCAAAGGACATCTCGAACGGGAATTAAAAAACCGTGGTGGTCATGTGGGCCTGGGAGTCTCTTGGACTGGACTGGGAATGTCCTCTAGTCACTCATTGCTCCATAATATGCCGACCATCCACGGGTGTTGAATCGACTCACGAAGTATGTGGACCTTTGGGCTCTATGGCCGCTGACTTGTCACTTCGCACTGCGAACAACAACAGTTGTTTAAAGAACTGGACTTTTTAAGCCAGCCTCAAAACTCTTAGGTTCTCATAAGCGTGGTCACGTTAACAGAAACTGCATCGCGGATAAGGATCTTCGGCTCGAACGAAGAGATCAACACGATTACGGATCATTTTAAGTTCCGTCCTGAGAACTATTGGAGGGCCGACTCCTACCAGATGTATAAGCTCACGGAGGGCAAGCGAGGCTGGAGTGGATACCTCTACCCGGTCGAGAAAACCAGCCCGACAAGCGCCGAGGCTCGACGCGGATGGCTAAGGGACGTCCTCGATCTCTGCCGCATACACCGGTTTGATCTTAACACCTCAAAGCTTCTTCCAAGGTCATTCAAGGGAATGGTTCCAGATGATGTCCCTGACGACATAGTGGCCTCTGAGTTCCAATTAGACGAGGGTCAACGTAGATGCATCTGCGCGTGGCTCTCTGAAGCGATCGGGATGTGCCAGGTCACTGTATCAGGTGGTAAGACTGTCACTTTCTGCGCCGCCGCGGCGATGATCAAGAAAGAGATGCCTGACGCTCGGTTCATTTATTTCACGGCGTCTGAGCGTCTGGCCAACCAGGTTATCAAAGAAGCCAGGAAGTTCCTTCCGTCGTGGGACATCGCCCAATTTGGTGGTGGCAAGAATGAACTGATGAAGAAAGACTCGAGTGGAAACGAGGTTTGGACCTTGTCCAAAGGTCGCGATATGGTTGTCGTGACTGGCTCAATGCTTTCTCGCCACTTCATCAAGCTGAAACGCGACGGCTGGTTCAACACTTTCGCGGGAATCCTCGTCGATGAGTGTCACCACGCTCCGAGTGACTCCTGGTCCAAGGCTATAATGGCCATCCCTGCCTTCTATCGTCTTGGTGCCTCAGACACCACGCTTTCCGAAGATAAGACGCGGTGCAGCGACATGCACGGTTTGGTCGGTCCCATCCTTGAGAAGATCGAGGCGGCGCCGCTCATTCACGTCGGACGCATCGCGAAGCCCATCGTGCATGTGGTCGACATCCGCGCGTGGAAAAACAAGTTCAAGGGAGTCAGCCAGCTTCCGACCGAGGAGACTGACGCCTGGGCGTTGATCAAAGGGGTCTGGCAGAGAGGGACATATCTTGGTCCAGTCTACGAAACTGATCCAGATCAGAAATACGAGGATGGGCTGCTTCGTGACAAAGACGGCGAGCTGGTCAAGGTGCCAAACTGCCACCGCCTCTCACTTCCAGCTCCGAATGGAAAGATGGGAGAGTTTGAGGTTGAGTCAAAGTGGTGCCTGCTTGAGCGCATGTATGACAAGAGCATCATATCGTTTAAGGAGCGCAACCAGCTCATTGCCAGGTGGGCTAAGTTCTACGCGGACCAGGGTCTACAGACTCTTGTGGTTGCCACAAGAACGCTCCACGTCTACATTCTCCAGGCGATGATCTCCAAGCTGGTCGGCGCCGATAAGGTGAGGATACTATTTTCTGAGCACAGCACCAAGCAGCGCGACGAGACGTTCGACTGGCTGAGAGCCACACCAGGCTGCATCCTGATCTCGAGTGTGGTCAAAGAAGGCGTGTCTGTTAATGAGATACGAGCAGGCGTGATCGCTGACTATGTGGCCTCGTTTGAGCTGCTAAATCAGATGATCGGTCGCATGATTCGCAAGAAGTATACCGGCGAGAACGTCGGTCGCATCACAATGTTTGTGGAACGCCAGCACCCAACCTACTACCGCGGATCTATGGATGTTATCAAAGGTCTTGAGAAGTTCAGGGCTTACGAGTTCAAGTATCCGTGCACCGAGCCAGAGTCTGCCCAGGCCGCCGAAACTTTCAAGGCCGCTGAACCTTACGCTGGCGCGTAGTTATGGCATGCAAGTTAAAAAGAAAAAAGGATCATTCAACGACTACGAGTTGAACATGTCGTGGGGCGAACTTGAAGCCATTCGCGATGCGCTGTCCCAACACCACACTGGTCCGATTGCCGACGAGCTTTTTGCCGGCATCATCTGGAGCATGGAACGACTTCCCAAGCCAGGTGAAGATGAAGACAGCAAAGAGGGCGACGGTGAAGAAAACATTCAGACTGGAGGCTCTCAACCGATTTCCGCGGGTCCTGGCGCTCCTAAATCTCCTGGTGGAGCATCTGGTGAGATCAACTCTCTCGCTGATTTGGACCGCGAGCTTCCTGCCCCGAAAGACGCTGCTGGTGAGGATGAAGGAGAAGGCGATGAAGCGCCTCCCCCTGAAGACGACGAGAAATAGTTTGGCTGTTGGTTTGTTTGGGGCGTCCTTGGAAACGAGGACGCCTTTTTAGTCACTTGATCCCGAGCTCCACTTTCAGATCGTCGGGAATTCTGCTTTGCAGTACTGAAGGAGGAGCTAGCTTGCACAGGTGTGTGACGATCTCGTCACTCATGAATGGGTTTAACAGCCACCATACGCCGTCGCCATCCGGTGCGGGAACTGACAAAATAACGATGATGGACGATGACCTGCCAGTAGGCGTTGGTGTAAGAACTAGAAGGAATTTGATTTCGCTTCCTCCTGAATGAAGAAACCTGTCAACCTCAACGAACGAGCTTCCAGCAACGCAATCAAACTTAAACCTATCAATGACTTCTTTCTGTAGCAGGCGCATAGAGCCTAGAACTTGTTCTGTAAGTATGCTATGCCTAACACGGTCGGGGTCATAACGAACAATACAGCGAGCGACATCAGCGCACTAACGAGCGCGTCTTCGGCTGGAGTGGCTCAGCTTCAGGCGATTATAGGCAATTTGATCAGCGACGTCACTGGAGCGATAAACGATTTCAAGTCTAGAGCTGACGCACGCCTTAACCAGCACGCCAGCCTTTCATTAGTGGAGGCGCATGGGGTAACGCTTAAAGCTCCGAGCACGCCGTACCGGAATTCATACGGTTCAGTCGTAGGATACTGGGTGTTTGTGTTTAACGTTCCGCGCAGGCTTGACGACGGCTCAATCGATACAAGCAAGGCTCCTGTGACGATGTACGTTCCCTGCTCTTACGTTCCGTCAGGACCAAACGGGAACGTTTCCTCTAAAGCGTCAGACGTCACGTATGTCGTGCCAGCTGGCGGAAAGACGCTAGAGGAAATATCGACGATTTACTATACTGTTCCCGATCTGTGGTGGGTTATTGCAAAGATCAATAACATCACGAACGTGACTGCTGTTGTTGCTGCTGGAACCTCGCTGAAAGTTCCAACTCAGGCGAGAATGATTTCTGAAAAGATACTAGTACTGTAATATGGACTCTGCGCTAACAACCCAAGCAATTATAGCCGGTCTCACGTCGGGTGTTGACACGGTGTCAAACAGCCTTTCAAACGCAGAGGACTCATTTATCGCAAAGTGCCAAGAAGCGATAGACGACGTAAACGCGATGATCGTGAGTGCCACAAGCGACATCTCAGCGCACGCAGCTAAAGCTGCAGTCGACGGCCATGCGTGCCAAATCAATACTTCGACATACAAATACGCGGCAGGAGGACTAGTTGGAAAAAGAGTCTTAAGGGTTGAATGCAACGGCACGACGATGTACATTCCAGCAAGCACAATACTCGGAGTTACCTAGATGAGCACCACGAATTTAATTACCCAGGCTGCGGTTAGCGGATTGCTCACTAAGCTTGACTGCATCGATTCGAAAGTAGGAGTCATAGGACCTTCTGTCGATGCCGCGAAGCTTGCAATACTTCAAGCTGTTGGAAACGGAGGACCCGCGGATGCGTCAGTTTCAGGAAGCCTTTCATCTCATGCGTCAGCAAGCTACCTCAGCGCCCACTCAGCAGCCCCAAGCGGAACTGGCACGCTTCTTCCGATAGGATTCAGGGGAGGTAACATGACGTACAGCGCCGGAGGAAACACGGTCATCAACGCGAATCACGTCATTATGATTTCGATAGGGGGTCAGAAGTACTATCTTCCGGCGTGTGAAAAGTCGGGTGGTCCGTGCTACACTCCTCCATGCGACGACGACTGCTGCTGCTATGGAGGACTTGGATAGCATACTTTCTCTTGAGCGCTGGCTTGACGGAGACTACTGCTCGAGAACCGGTACTGGGTCTGGGCGTCTTCACGGAAGAGACCTTATCTCTTTCGCGATTGCAAAGCTAGAGAAATCATTCGGGCCAGTATTAGAGATCGAGTGCAGATGGAATCGCCCGTCAAGCGGACTTGTCTCTATTGCTGTTGGAAAGCATCCCCACTCTTCATTCTGCGGAACGTGCTCAACCACCGCTGGAGAGCTTCAATTCCACGCGGTGTGCAGCGAAGGTCAAGCTCAGCCGGTTCGGCGCGTTGATGCTGTAACTCGAGTTCCATGCAAGGTGTCAACTGCTGCGGCGGTTCACCTTCTGTGCTCAGCTGACAATCTTGCGGTGTGTGTTGCAATGCGTGGTCACTGCACGAATATCAATGAAAAGTCGATGTATGTTCACGAAGCCCACAGGTTTGACTGCGCTAAAGCCTTCTTAGGAATTGGAGAAGTTCCAGTCGCTGAGATTGTGGGAGAGAGAATCTTCAAAGAAAGAACGTTCCTTACTGTGCGCTGTCGCAGGAATCAAATCGAAACCAGTTACCTTGTTTCTTACGCCAAGATCTCTGCGCCGTAGGACTCGATCTCTTCGCGCGTTAGCACCGGTTCGTCCATCCATCTGGCGGTGCTTTCAACGCGCTCCGCAAGCTGGTGTTCAAACAGTGACGGGTCGTCGACGTTAGCAAGGATCCTAAAAACCTGCTTGGCGACGACTTTATAAAAGGCGCATTTCTCGTCAGTCAGAAGAGGGCAGCGTGACCGGCACGCGTTTCGGTAGCAGCACTGACTGCACTCGGAACTTTTAAAGTACTGCTCGTAGGCGACTGCGTACTTCGACGGATCCACCTCAGTTCCAAACTCAAATTTTTGTTTTTCTGAAGCGAGAAGAGTGGGTACCTCTGGGCAGTAGTTCAGATTTCCGTCTGGACCGATAGCGATCTGAGAATACATTCCGCATCCCTGCTGCATAAACGCGGATGGCATCAGGAGCTCAAAGACTCGCTTAAAGTGCCCCATCAGCTTTAGGTTGAGCCGCCCGTTTATAGCATCGTTCGCGTCGTTTTCAAGAGCTTTTTCAACAACTTTCAAATTTGTCAAAAATGAGTCCTGCTTAACGTGACCGGCATTAAGGACCACCTTCTCCACCGGAACTCCAGTCGCAGCAGAAAGATCAGACCTTAGGATTCTGTGATCGCAGCAGGCGTCAGATGACGTTGCGCCGGCTCTCCACCTGGCTCCAAGTTTGTGAATGACTCCAACCCTTCTTATTGTCTCTTTGTACCAATCTCCCTTAAACCCAGAGTACACTCTAGAGTACGAAAATCCAGGCTGCGGAGGAGGATCGATCGACATTCCTATCACACAATCGTGCTTAACGAGGTTCTCGACCTTTCGGACCAAATCAGACTCCTCAAACCCTAGCCCAGTCATGAAAATCAACTCAGTTCCTTCTGCCGTGCACGACCTCATGATCTCAGGCATCTCGTCGATCATGAGAGAGTCTCCGCCAAACACGGTGGCGCGTTTGAACTTCTTTCCGTGCTTTTCTAGGAATGAAAAAAGAGCTTGGCTTCCTTTTTGAGGTTTCTTTGACTTTGCGTAGCAGTAGCTGCAGGACATGTTGCACGCCAGAGTAGGAACAACCATGAGGGTCAAAGGTATATTCCTGTTCACCACGTCGTGCCTTGTTCGACCTTGGCATGCGCGACGGTGATTGAGACTGAGCAACCCAGCGTATGGTTTAAGCGCCTCGATTTCTGAGAACTCAGCGTGGACAAGGCTGTCATCAACACGAAGGTCTGGGATGAAAATAGGAAGACCCTGGTTTACTAGGTAAGCCAGGGTCCCGAGCCCGCTGTCGTTCCGGGCAAGCACTACAGGGTTCAGCATGCTGCTAAGAACTAAAAGGGCTTCGCCCCAAAGAGAGACACGTTGAACTTCTGCTCAGCGGCCGTTCCAGTGTCAACTGTGATAATAAACGCGTCCTTCGAGGCATTAGGAGCTGCTGAGATACTCAAGATGCCAGCCGTGTTATTCGCGGCAATCGCGAGGCATTTAACGTCGTCCGTTGTCCATGTAGCCTTACTCGGTTTTGAGCCTGCGCCTGGCTTAGGAAGCGAAAGAGTAATAGTAAATGCGGTGTTGTTGACGTTGTCCTTACCAAGCAGCGAAGCCCCTCCGATGAGGACTGCGAATCCAGACGCATCGTCAGTCGAATAAACTAATGACTCCTTGCAAAATCCTGTGGTTTCTGTGGACGCATTGCGAGTTAGCGCAAGATAGCCTCCAGACGTTGATCCCTGAGCCGTTGTTGTGGTGTATCCGGCAGTCAGGTAGTAGGCGGATACAGTGTCACCAGTCACGGCCACGCCAGTGTAAGACGGCCCAAAAAGCTCCATCCAGTATGTTCCAACGCCAGTGGTTCCAGCGTCGTCGATGGGACTTAGCCCAGCTGGAGCTGACGCCGAGAAGACAACAAACGTGCGATTTATGACGTCTTGAAGTATGGTGACAAGGTCGCACTTGTAGTACGTTAGGCCTGGATTCCACCGACCGCACGGATTGATGCTAGTTCCATTCGCTCCATTCGCTCCAGGAGTTCCTGCTGTTCCTGGAATTCCTTGCGGACCCTGAGTAACGCCAGCTCCGACAAACAGATCCCACTGAGTCGTGGACGCGGTGACTGATGGGTCAGGAGGATAAAACCCAGAGTTCGCGGCAATTGAGACCTTGGCGATGAAGCACGAGTAGATTCCTCCGAAAGCCTTGCGCACGACGTCGTTTGCGGAATACGCCTGGGTGATGTCGTGAAGACCGCGCCAAATGAAGCTGATTCCATTCGTGCCGTTGTTGCCAGTGGCGCCACGAGCACCGGTCAATCCGCGAGGACCCGTCTGTCCAACCGTTCCTGCACTGATAAGGCCACCTGCTTGAACACCGAGCGGGCGCAGAGAGATGATTACGCTGGCAACTACGTCAGTCGCGATCGTGGAGGACGTAAGGTTGACGACGAACTCGCCTACGCCATAGAAGGACGTACCCGCGTTGACCTCAGACATGGTCGAAACGATTTCTTGACCAGTTGTCTGCCCGTACGATTCGTTGTACAGGACCTTGAGCGTGGCATCAGAGCTGGTCGAGAAAACCTTGGCGTTGATGATGCGAGCTTCGTAGCCGTCTGGGATGCGAAAGTTGGCAACTGTCTCGGTAGACGAAGCGGGAAGCGTGGTGCGAACTGTCGGCAAAGTGATGAGCTGCTCGCGGTTGTTTATGGCGCCGATGACTTCGTTCAGCTTGTCAGAAATCAGGACGTCGCGGTAGGCAAGCTGCCGGGTAGCGGAAGATATTGCCGGATAGGCGAGCTCGTCGGTCTGCGTCAGGTGGGCGACATCTCCATGCGCGTACTCCTGAGCGCCTGCATCAGGAATGCTTAGCGGTTTAACAATTAGTGCCATATAGCTAAATAGCTACGCCCACCGCAAGTTGTGAGTTTCCTCGAATTTGCGAAACAGCGAGAACTTCCAGCGGATCCGCTGTCCTATGTTGTACTCCCTTTGCACATGCTTGATTCCTCCGCGCACGCGCTGAAATCCCATGTTAACCACACGAGCTTTGGTCACGACTGGGATGACAGCGCCGACCTTTCCGAAACCCACTCGGCTTCCTGCGATGATGGCGTCTTCAATCACTGAGACTGTTACCTTGTAAGCCTTTGCGGCTTCTTCATACGTAAAACCCGACGCCATGTATCTCCGAATGAACTCGGAACGCGTCACAGTCTCTTTTTTACTCATTGAACTAAGAACGGTTGTAGGATGCGTCAACTTGAAACGTCTGGCCGGCGTTAGAGTTGAACTCAGCGACGATCTTTACCCCTTTTCCTTTTCGCTCAATGATAAGTTTCGCGAGTGAGGCTCTCGGCTCCCAACGGTTGAGAGCTTGAGTGATCTCTTCTTGAAGCTGAGATTCAGCGTCTGGAGTATTGGGATCAAACAGAATCTTGGCAATGTTAGTGCCGTATTCAGGCTCAGCAATCCTGTCGCCCTTTCCAGTGACCATCAGCATCTTCACTGATGATGCAATTACAGCCACTCCAGACCCAGAGTGAAGAGACCATTGGTCAGCGTTTGGAAACCCATTATCGCGCGGAAGGATAGGGCCAAACAGCGTTCCAAGCTTAGGAGCTACGACAACAGCACCCTCAACGGTAACGGTAACGGCCTGCGTCACTATCTCGGGGGTTGGCGTCCTATAGTTCCTGGCAGTCACAACTACCGTGTAGGTCCCGGGAGCGTAAGGATGAACTAGCTTGCTGACAGCCAGCGTTTTTCTGATTTTTGCCAGGTCAGCCGAACCGTCTGTTGTGTACTCAACCGGCGTTCGCGTCGCGACGTCAAGAAGAGGAGTTCCGTCACCCCAGTCAATAGTCCCTGAGACAAGCTGGTGCGCCAGCTGGTTGTTGTTCTCGGTAATCAGGATTCCGGCCTGGTTGTCATCGCCGAGCTTGAAGTCAACAAACCGCGACCGCTCTGCTTTGAGCGAAGTCGCGACTGGATTTAAGACCAGAGTAGGCATAAGCTATTTGAGAGGAGACCACTTTCTCCATGCCGGTTCGGCAGAAGCAGACTCATTGATTGACTGAGAGCTCTTTGCCACTGGAGGTGTGCCGGCAAGCTGGGTAAGCGGGTTGGTCCCGAAAGATGATACTACCAACTCGTCTTTTTTGAACTCTGGCATTTTGGTCAGGGTTTCTTTCATGCGCCGAGCTTCGCGCTTCTCGGCCATGCTGTTTCCTGGTCCGCCGTAGACTGCCTCTTGAAGCTGTCGCATCCGCATGAGAGCGTCACGATTTCCGGTGGCGTACTGGGCACATTCGGCTAGAATCTTGCCGATAGCAGGAGCTGGTTTGCGCTTGCTTTCCTCTTGAGCTTCGGCTTCGGGAGGAAGCGCCGTCAGAAAGACGTTCACGACGTCATCAGGAAGGTGCATGTACCGCTTGAAAATGACTTCGACCCACGCTTCGCGTGGGAGGCTGTACTTCTCCATCAAGTCGCCAAGCTTGTCAAGGACATCTGCCTGGGCGGCGAGGAGCTCGAGCTTCATCTGATCTTCAAGAGATCCAATCGGCGACATCTTAGCTCTGATCTCAAGCTTGCTGACGTCTTTGTTTTTGAGCAGGGCATGGAAGTAACCCAGGCGAGTGTACTCGTTGATGACAGGGCGGCGAATCGATTTGATCTTGCGCAAGAACCTCATGTCCTGCGCCAGCAGCGACTTGCCAGAAGGAGGATTCTGGCCATCTTTCGTGACACCGAACCATGCCTTAGGCATGCCGATGATTGAATAGAATAGATCGGTAAGGAGCTCAATGTCGTACACGTCTGGGACTGACGCGGTGCCAGGAAGCTTCTCAACGGTATGCTGGAAGCCGTTGGGTTTGGCCATCCAGAGGATGGTGTCAAGGGCCATGGCGTTATGGAAAGAGTCGAACGACGATGGGTCAGTCATTGCGGACGCCGATTGACCAGGCCCAAACGCCAGCTTGCTGCGGAGTGACTGCTTCCAGCGCGCGACTGTCTTCATCTGCTCCATCGGAGCCTGGTCTTTGACGTCGATGTTCACGACGTACCTGTCAGGCTGAATCTGAGCGCGGTGCACGACCATCATGTCAACGGCCATGCGCAGCTTCTTGTAGATGCCTTGTGCTTCTTCAAAAATGGGTTCGCCGTGCTCTGAGGATCGGAGCCTGAAAGTGCGGCGCATGTGCATGAAGTCCCACGGATACCAAAGATGCTCGACATTTTGGCCAGTGCTCATTTGGACGCGCTGGATCTCGGACTTGTTGTCCGGCTGCACAAACACGTCGTCATGGCGCGGATTGTGGTTGTTCCAACGGAAACCAATGCACTGGCGGTTGCGCTCGAGCCAGTAGCGGCGGACGTCAAAAGGATGGACGAAGCTCAAACCTCTCACGCCGTCTCCAGGCTCATAGTCGATCTTCTCGAAAGAGTTGCCTAACCCAGCAACGTGCCACACTTGAGATGGAAGGATGTCTTCGACGCCGATAACGCCAAGCATGTCATTTAGCTCGTCTTCCATGCTTGGGTCATTGCATTCGTACCAAAGTGATCCGGGGCTCGTAGCATCGGTCTGGGTAGCTTCGTGGACGATTTCAGATAGGGCGGCGCAGATAAGGTCCCAGTCAGCCATCTCGTTCCACAGCTGAAGCATGGCGTCGAACGATGTCGGCCGCCGCGTCAGCGAGTTGTACTTTGACCAAATGTCAGGATCAGCGAGTCTCCCTGCGTCACTGAAATCTTGCGTGGCTTGCTGCCGCGCAGAGACCGTGTTGGCTCTAGGAACAAGTGACCCTGTCGGAACTCCTGTCGAACCAATGAGTCCTAGGTGATTGAATATTTTTAGTGATGTAGGAGACATTCTGGTTATAAGAATCTGCAAACTCTCCAGTTCTTAAGTCGCATGGACAATACAAAAGAGCGAGTTGTTGCCTTCCGAATCCCAGATAACCTCGCATCCAATTTAGAGACTAAAGCTGTTGAACCTAAGATCATCGGTATCCGGTCTGGCAATCAGTTTGCACGTAAGCTTGTTATTGACTTTCTTGCTGGCCGCCTGGTCTACCTGAATCCAGCCGACCGTAAGCGCGATCCCGTGGTAAACGGGCTCACCAGTTAACTACTCCGATTGGGTATGACTGGATTTGCTGTCGAGCGAGGCAAGTTGTTCGGATCTGAAAAGATCCGTTTTACGGACACCCGTACGCTTGTCACGATCAAGAAGTTTAGTCTTCTTTGGGTGGCTTTTTGTATTGTGAAGGCGGAGAGGGTTGACCGCCAGTTTGAACCTCAACTTAGATCCCTCGTTCGCACATGGGCGGAAGAGGGACGGACGATCAACCTAGGGCCGGTTGCTGACGTCCTGTCTGACCAAATCCTTCGCCTCGCGTATTCGGGCGCTGCTTCTCAGACTTCGAAGCACTTAGCTGCTCGTCAGAAATGAAAAACTGAAATCCCGTGCAAGGCTTGCGTTCCTCGTCAAAGGCAAGCGCCCTGATTCCAGGGACTCCGATCAAGTCTTTAACCTGAGAGATGGTTTCTTCAGGAAGCTTCGAGAACTTGATCTGGAAAATGACTCCGCTCTTCCCCTCGTCGCTCTCCTTAATCATAGCAATGTCATGGAGATACGCCAGCAGCGACGGCGCCGAGTAAATGCGAAGAAGAAGACGATCAGCAAAGACTTTTGCGTCGTAGTTCTCGTCGTCACCTTCAATCAAAAACTGTGCGGCTTGGTTTGCGTTCACGAGTTAACTACTCCTTGTCTTAAAGCAGCGTGTTAGAGCAATCTGCACGACTCCTCGCAGCCAAGTGGCGTTAACCCGCGGTCGAACGGGAAGCCACCTTGGAGTCTCAATGCTGACGGTGCAGGCTGGTGCGCCGTTCAGCTCTAATGCGTAAGCTCTTACTTGCACGAATTAAGTTTCCATGAAGTAAGAACTCTTCGGAGTAAGACAAGAAGTCTGACTAGCAGGATTGCCTGCTAACTGTCTTGTGGGTGGGTGCGATAAACGTGATGTGACGTTTTCCCTTTGCGGTGCGAATGCATCCTATTTCTCCAAGAAGAGTCAGAAATGCAGCTGGGGCATGGCAGGCTTTTGAGTTGCAAACGGAGGACACGAGGTCCCCAAGAGTTACGAGGTGTGATTTCATAGTGGTGGACGTAATATTGAAAGTTCTATACCTCGTATCGAGAATGTAAACACCAAAAATGAAAAATTTATCTAATGTTGTCGGATGGAAAAAATTTGATGAACCGCGCCCTTACGCCACTATTGGCGGCATCGCGTTTGACGATCACGGGAGGCTTCCAATACTTTACAGGGGACCAAATATACGATCAGCCAAAAACTGCTGGAGCTTGGTCACCGGGCTGCATGAAGTTGGGCTAACTGCCGCCGAACAATTCGCCGCGGAGCTCAAGGAGGAGTGCGGAGTTGAGGCGTGTTTCGACACATTTGATCCAATCAACATCGGGTTTTTTGAAAACATTGCGCCAGAGATTGAAAACGCGCCGAATGACCCTCAGTGGCACTGGATCATCCATATCACAGCGCTGCGCGTCAAAACCCTCGAGACTTTCGTGAATAAGGAGCCTGACAAGCACCCCGAACACCGCATCGTCACCCTGGAGGAGCTGTTCGACTTTATCCCGCATTCCAAGTGGGCCGGAGGTCTCGGTGAGTTTCTTACAGCGAACGTTGACAAGGTTTTTGCCGCCCGCTTTGATCTTTGCGGATTCTAAGCAGCATGAAAGCTCTCGTTTACGGCGATCTTCAAGCGACGGACGGCTCTGATAGGTGTTTCAACAGCCCTACAGAGTCGCTCCAAATCTGGCGCGTCAAGAAGTTTTACTCTGAGCTCGCGCAGATCTACAAAAAGCACCGCTGCTCCGCCATCTGGGACCTTGGAGACATGTTTGATGACAGGTCAAGCATTCCTGTGCCTGCGCTTGACGCCGTAATCGAGGGAATTGAGCAGTTTCCTGCATCACAGTTGAACATCAAACTGATCGGAAACCACGACCAATACTTCCGCAACACCAGCGTGCACAGTGGAAGGATGTTCAAGCCGTACTTCCAAGTCGTCGGTGAATCTCAAATCATCCGGTGGCACAAGACGGCGATTTTATGCTGCGCTTACGAGGAAGACTCGGCGGTTCAGGCTAAGTGGATCGCTGACGCGGTTGACCAGTGCTACCCTGACGAGAAGATCGTTGTGATTGGCCACTTTCAGGTCGTGGGATGCAAGATGAACAGCGGGGTGTCGTTGACAGGGGTGCCTCTAGAAGTCATGTCTGAGGTTAACCTGGCAATTCTAGGGCATGTCCACAAACCCCAGGAGCTCAGCGAAAACATCCACTATGTTGGATCGCCATTCCAGCAAGATTTTGGAGAAGCCAATGAGAACAAGCGCGTCGGGATCGTCGATACTGAAGCATGCACAGTTGAATGGGTGCCAATTACAGGATTTCCAAGCTACAGGACAGTTGGGCTTAATGAGTTCATGGCGACTGCTAAGGTCGACAGCGAAGATCGCTACAAGGTCGTCCTGACGTCGTACGAAGAAGCCGAAAAGTTTTATGCCCACCCGTTGTCCACGCGATGCGAGCCGATCTACGACTACAAAGCCTCAGACGACGCGAAAGCAGCTGCAGTTCCTGCGCAGCTTCAGGGTCGAAAAGACGTGCTGTTGAGGTATCTTGGTCAGGCGACTCCAGACACGCGTGGAGTGCTTATTTCTGTCGAGGAAATGGCCGAATTCGGAGATCAGCTTGCCGAGGCTGCTGACGCTTAATTCGGAATGGGATACGCAGGACGTGCGACCACTTCACTCTGCGGGATGCTGTTCCTCTCATGCGTTTTATCTTGCATGTTTTTAACAACCCCCATGCCAAAAGCGAGTTTTTCAGCGTCGGGAGATCCAGTCTTGCCTTGTTCTCCCTGCTGGAACTTCTGCGCGGTTGCGATGCGATCGTATAAGCTGTTGTCCATGCCATAACTACCATGAGTGCGCTTGCGTCAAAGATTAAGCGAACAGTGGACGAGCTGTTTGAGGTCAACAAGGATCGCTCCACCACGGACGAACTCGTCTTTATCTGCCCTCAGCCAGGATGCGCGGATAAGTCGGGAAACCGGTCTGTCAACCTCAGGACTGGAAGGACGAACTGCTGGCGTTGCAACGTCGGTCACGCTAACTTCTTTAAGTGGGTTCAGCGCCTTGGATACGAGGTTGAGGACGGAATTGTTGATCCAGACATCTCAGAGGTTGAGAAGCTGATCGACGAAACAGACAGCATAGGAGTGCGCACAATAACCCCTCTAATGTCAAATGCGAAGCTACCGCGTGGCTTCAGGCTGCTTAAGGACAATCCTCGGTCAACCTACTACCGCCTTGTCGCTGAAATGGCAGAGCGCAAAAATCTCCACATTAGCGACTTTATAAAAGCTGGCGCGGGATACACCATGGAAGACCCATACTGGGAGCCATACACCATCTTTCCTGTGATGGAGTGGGGGAAGCTGGTCTATTACCAAGGGCGCATGTATGGACAGCCTCCTCCGGGTGAGGGAACTAAGAAATTTCCTAGCCGCAGAGAGGTCCCGCTAGGATCCAAGTATTGGGTCTACAACATTGACAGGGTGCGCGAGGTTAAGCCAGAGACCATCATAATCGTTGAAGCAATATTCAACGTGCTGTCGCTCGAAAAGAAGATAGAGAAGATCGGAGCAAAGAGCGTGGTCCCTGTCGCGGTGTTCAAGCACAACATGAGCAAGCCTCAGATTTCAAAGCTGCTCAGCTTGCGAGGGGTCAAAGAGTTTTGCCTCATGTTCGACGCTGACTCAACCGCTGAATCTTGGAAGTCAGCCGAGAGGCTGGTCAACCAGCGAACCGCGACTGTGGCGTCTCTTCCTCGAACTGCAGACAACCGGACACTCGATCCTAACGACGACGTCGACTTTGCTTGGGACCGCTTTCTTGTAAGACGCAAGTCGTGTCCTGTCGAAAGCTTGTCTACCCAGCTCGATCAGTTCTTAGAAGGTAATGAAAAATAACGTTCTCGTTTTCGGTTCTCGCGTTGCCTTAAAAGTCGTCGAGGAAAAGCATGAGGGTCTTATTGTCCTTCCTCCTGGCACAGGCCGCAAATCTCACCTTCTTGGATCCGTGGTTTCCGTAAGCAAGACTGTCGACGGCGCCCCTGCCCGCGACACCCAGCTTTCTCCAGGAGACACCGTGCTCTTTCAGTCGAACGACTACATGCTGCAGCAAGCTGCGTATGAGTCTCCTTCGTTCAGCGGCATTGTGCTCCACCAAAATGACATGGTGGCCAGGCTGAAGTCCGCAAAGGTCACGCTGAAAAACTTCGAGATGCTCGGGCGCTGGTTGCTGGTGGAGCCATTTACCTCCCGCAAGGACTCTCCGATCATTATCCCTGGGAATATCGACAACACCAATGAGATGCAGCGCTTCAAGCTCGTTCAGAAAGGTGCTTGGGTTGATTACGACCTCGCGCCTGGAACTGAGCTCATCCTCAACAAGGGTCAAGTTAACGCGCTCAGCATCGACGGGAAGTCTTACTGCTACATTTCCTCGGAAGGTGTGCTTGGAGCGGTTTCCGGAACGTAAGCGCTGCGCTGCTCTGATCGCTCAGCAATGGCTCTTACAGCCTCATGAGTAAAGGCGTTCATCCTTGCCGCGACTGCCGCCACCGCGGCAAGGACAGACCGCACAATGTAGTCCGCCCTCTCCTCATCGCGTATGCCATCTATGGGAACGTAGATCGGGTCCACTCCTCCGCTTCCGATCAGCACCTGAATTGCTCTCCTAGATCGCAGCGCGTCTCCAAGATATTTCACATTGCTCTTAACTTTTGAGTCGGACACCCTGACGCTTGTAACATAGGCCACGCGTGAGGTATCTTTGCAAAGTGACACGTCAACTGCGGTCCCCCTCAGCACGAGCCGGATTCCGTACTCGTAGTCGATTGGGCACTCGTCTCTAAACCCGGCGCTCATGAGGGCGTCCCTGACCATCTGAATTCCCTCTGCATCCGGGTCGACGTACCTCTTGTCTGAGGCATCAAGCGGCATCGGAATGTCTTTAGCGTCGTGGCGCTGGACGACTGTAAACGTGGTGTTCTCATCAGGACTTTTCACAATGCGGAGAACAAAAAAGCCCTGGCTGTTACGCCAGGGCTTGAATTCGGTGAGACGCTCAGTTATTCACCAATCGCTTTGTCAGCGGCAGTACCATCGGGAGCTTGGCCGTAACCAGCAACCATCTGCTTGGTGTCGAAGCCGTCGTCGAAGCCCCAACCGCGCCGACCAGTGGCGTTGATGTCGATCTGAGCACCGCGCAAATCCGCAGGGTTGCGGATGACAGTCGAGATGTTCGCCGTGGTGTTTCCAGAGCCGAAGAAGCCAACCTTCTTGGAGTTCAGGGTGAAGTTCTTCGTGACCTGTCCGCGAGCCGCAACAGTGACCGGGGTGCCGATCGGAGACCAGCCGCTGGGGGAGGTTGTGCCATCCCACTCTTTGAACTGGAGGTACAGGGCGTTGTTGCCGGTGTTCTCGATCAGGAAGCTGAAGGAGCCGAGGCGCTCGTTAGCGCGGTTAGCATACGCGGCCAGAACGTTAGCGTCTGTGCCGAATCCAATGCAACTTTGTTGATTCATAATATTTGTGTGTTAATTTTAACGTTTTCGCAGCGAACTTGCGAGATCACCCACAAAGTTATCCGCGTCGTAATAAGCACAATTTTGATTTGCGCTTTATTCTCGAAGTTGAAGACCAATCTTCCCGGTTAGTACGGCGCGATGGAAGAGCTTGGAAGCTCATTGTACGTTTGAAGCCCCTCAGTCCCGTTTGCGTTCAGGATGTCATCGCAAAAGAACACAGTAGACACCGTGAAGATTTCGTTGCCCTTCTCGTAGGACAAGTCGCTAAGCTGAGTCGAGCTCAACCAGGCGTTTTTTGCGGTAAGCTTCGTGCTGTACGACATTCCAGAGCTTGAGTCGTCCAGAGATGGGTTGGAGGCCCCTCTCAGCAGGTTGATTCCGAAGTCGTGAGCGTATGGAGTGCCGTACGCGACGTTATTCACGAAATGGCGCTCGTTCGACATGGGACCGCGGCCAGCCCTCACTACAGCTCTCCATGTGTCTAGGAACTTAAGAAGCTGTGATCGGCTGTAAGCGTACTCTCTGACACCTGCTGTCTTTGACGACGCCGCAGCTCCTGCATCAACGCGAAATACAATGCGAAGCGCGCCAACAGCCTCATCCCATCCTGGGAAGTTGTACGGGCGCGAGTCTCTACGAACAACTTCAGGATTTGTCCGAACCTCTGGAAATGAGACGGACACCGCGTTGTATTTGATGTCAATCCCGTAAAATCCTCCCCCAAAGATTCCGTTCGAGGTAAAAAAGTTGAACGGTATCTGGAAGTCAATTTCCCACAGGTCGGCCCTCTGTAGCTCGGCTCCGCTACCTGATCTTCCCCACGGGTTTATGGCTGATTTTAAGATTGACATAGGCCTTTCGTGCTATAACTACGGACGGTAGTTACGGCGTGAGTCAGCTAAGCGGGACATTTATTGGTACTGTTGAAGATAACGCCGATCCGTTGAAGATGGGTCGGCTCAAGGTCCGTGTTCCGCACATCTATGGCCCGTCCAAGAGCGATTTCGGGTCTGTCAGCACCAAGGACATTCCATGGGCGCTTCCTGTCGGCATGCCCGCTGGCAACTCTCCTGCATCCGGTGGTATCTCCTGGCTCCCAGAACCTGGCGACCAAGTGTACGTCAGGTTTTTGAATCTTGAGCCAGAGAAGCCAATCTGGGAGTGGGGTAATCAAACCATTGCGGGAACTGAGAATCTTAAGCTGCACCAGCATGATGAAAAGACAGGGCTTCCTAAGCGCGCTGCGCTGACCAGGTATGGCCACACCATCGAGTTTAACAGCGAGTCAATCCTTGAAATCTCGGCGAAAGGAAACGCCTGGATGCTGGATGACAAGTGCAACGGTGGTCTTCTCCACATTAACGAGGACCTGACCTACAACATCGGTGAGCAGTGGGTGGTGCTTGCTAACGACTTTGATTTTGAGGCGATAAAGAGGATGCGGTTCTCGGCCGATGTCGCGATCACCTACACGACGAAGGACATGGCCCTTATTATTGATGAGGACTACATCCTACAGGCAGGCAAGGGTTTTTCAATTTTCTCTGGTGACGAAGAATGCTCCACGCTGTCGCTGAAAAATGGAAAATTTGCAGTGACAGACAGCGGAGGCGGAGCCATTGCGCTTGGAGATGGAGCTGGAGCGATCTCTGCGTCTACTGGGTCGTACGTGAGCGTTGACGGTCAGAAGGTAGTGCTTTACGCCGCGCCATTAACCACCGGGCTTCCCGGTGCTTCTATCACCGTGGATAACACGGGGCTGAGCAGCGTTACGTTCATGTGCAACTCCATCAATTTTGACACCGCTGGATTTACGGTAGGATCAGCGCTAGGATCACAGCTGACTGTCCAGACCACTCCGGCCGGAGTCACGATAAAATCTGGCCCTACTCCAGTTCCAATCATAATTCAAGCTGGAGCACACACCTTAACCATAGACCCTGCTACAGGATTTACTTTTGTATGACCCAGATGATTGAAGCAAACGGTTTGAACCTGATCATTTCGGTGACCATCCCGATCCCTACGTTTAGCTTAGGGGCGTGGATACCGGCAATCCCCACTATCAAGCTTCCGGATCTTCCGAACGTCCTAAAGTGGCTAGGGGACCACATTCAGGAGCTTATTAACTTGATTCTCAAGCTGATCGACATGATCCCTGAGGCGTCTGTCCGTCTCAAGATCTACATCAAGACGGCCGCTGCAAAAACAAAGATCTTTGACGAAACTGTTGGAATATGAGCGCTTGTCGTGTCTTAGATTCGCTTCAAAAGCACCAGCTTGGTCTTATTGACCGCATGAACCGCCGCGTTGAGTCGATGCAGCGGATGGCTGACCTCATTGAGCAAGCGGCTGACCTCAAGACGCTGGTGCCGAACCCTGCGAACCTTATTCCTGTTTCCAACATCGATCTTACGCTTTACAACGACCTTAGAAACAGCTGCCCATTCCTGAATCTTCCTTACGCAGACATGGACAACCTTCTTGGAATTGACCAGCTAAGAGGAGAGCTCAACAAAGCGTACGCCCATCTGTGCGATCAGATTGACAGTCACGCGGCATTGCGATTGGACCGTTTTAAGAAATGTCTGGCAAGGTTTCAGCACCATATGAACATTGACCTTGGAAAGATTCAAGGCTACATCAGGTGCGCCGATGGAATGTGTCATGCGGCTGAAAATACAGGGGCCGCGATGGGGGCGGCTGGAGCGGCTGTTAACGACTATGCCAAGAACCTTGCTGCTGGTCCTTCAGCTCTTGGAAATCAGGCAATTCAGAGAAAGAATCGAGAGATGGCCGAGCTTAAATCGAGCATCAAAGACATGATGATCTAGGTGGCGCTTGTCGCGCACCCGTTCATTCCTGCTTGGGTCATCGCATGACCGCACGACGTCATCGTTCCAACCAGCGCAACAGCATCGGTGTTGTATCTCACAATTTGGCTGCAGAATGGAAGCAGTGGAGTCGAGTCCATCGCCATCCGGTTTCCTAACGCATCGACAGGGTGAAGCCCGTATCCTCCAGGTCCTTGACCGGCTGCTGCAGGACAGGACGCCGTGCAGGTGTTTGTGACTGCCTCTCCTCCACCAAATTCTGGAGCTCCTGGCTTGCCGGTAAAAACTGCTCCACCAGCGTTTTGGGCTCCCGTAACGCATATTAGTCGACCTGGCATACTTTACCTACTCAACGGAAAAGTAACCGCTCGCGGCTCGTCAACGCGAAGAAGCTCGTATCCACAAACCCAGACGTCGAAGTCGTAGTAGTTTTCGTAGTAGTACGACTGACGGATTCCCGCAAAGTATGGGTAGAAGTCTCCCCACGCTCCTCTCGGAAATTTTACCTGATACCGCCAAGTGCAAAACATCGGATCCCAGTAGCCACAGACCACCTGGCCGCGCGCACTTCCAGGGTAATTGACCTCTTGAGTCTTCAGGACCACGAGATCTCCGCGCATGAAAGGAGGGCTAGTCTTTCCCTCGGATGTGGGCTGAAATGACGAAGGAGGGTACCTGACAGGGGCAATGGTGCACCCGCACAACAGCGCTAGCAAGACTGATAACATCAAGGAGTTCTTCATACTGTCAATGTACAGCACAAGCGCTGAAATGTAAACAATGAAAGTTTCGCATTGGCAACGAACATAAACTGAGATCGATAGTTATCACGACATGAATATCAAAGGCTTTGTTACGATGCGACTCGTTGACTCTTCCAACGGGAAGAACGTTCCGCTTGAAAAAGCAATCAAATTTGGCTGGCTCCTAGATTCGCGCTGCTCCACCTCTCGCCGAGGCTGGGATGTGCGTGACGGAGAGATAGTGCTTGGATCCAACCTGTTTGTCGACCAAGGCCGCCAGATGCTCAGTTACCTGTTTGGTGGCAAGAATCCGACATCTGACTACGTCTGCGCCAAATTCGGCGTCGGTACTGGAACAACCGCCCCGAAAGTCACTGATGTCGGTCTTGAAAGCCCGATTTCGTTCGTCGAAGGCCAGGAGGTTTATCTCAAGGAGATCGACGGCGTTGACTGGCCGCGCCCATTCGTTTCCCGCGTGGAGTTTTCAATTGGGGCTGGTGAAGCCAACGGCTATCTCATTAAGGAAATGGGACTCTTCTCTGGAAACGAAACTCTCATCGCCCGCAAGACCTATGTGGGCATCAACAAGTCTGACGATTTCTCGCCTGTCTGGTCGTGGAGTATCAGATGCTAGTTAGCCGTGAACGCGAAGCAGGCAATTGAGCAGCTTGTTGGCCAAGACGGAAAGCCAATACCCCAAACGACAGACGCCGTTGTGTGGGCAAAAGAATTCTGCAGCTGCATCAAAAAGAACCCCTCCATTCCTTCAGATGAAGGAACCATGATTGGTTGGTTTGCCAACGCTATTATGGCGGGGGTGGATTCGAAGCAATGCGAGAGCCTCATCGAGGCGTACTGGCATGGGACTGCAAGTGGAGATCTCAGGGGAGGCGCCACCGGACTTCACGTTGGAACCCACCTTGCTGCTTACGAGGCGCTCACTGCCACTATCGGCTATCCTGTGAGCGGAGTCTGGGACGGCACTCGAGAGTACGGCAAGACTCTCTTGTGCGGCAAAAGGACTCTTCAAAAAAGAGGGATACGACCAACAGGGTTCAACTGCGGGTTCGGGTCTCCGTTTCCAGAGGATGACTTCTATCCTGGAGAGTACAAGCCCGCCACGTTCTCAAACGGCCAGCCAATTCCTCTCGATTCGAAGCCTGACATCTTTGAGCTTGAGATCGTCGGTAAGATGAGCAATAGCGAGTATCGCCCTCATGGCGACAGCCACGCGAACGGAAGAATGCGTGGTCTTTTAAAGCGCGGAAAAGCTAAATCCGGCTACTTTTACAAGAATGACGGCGAAGACTGGGGCTCGATTTCCGCTGTCCTTCCAGGCGAAGCTCATATTCGAAAGATCGAGCGCGAAGCCGGAATCTAAGACCTCGGGTATTTAAGGCATGAAAATTTTCGTGTCTGACACCGCCGTAGTGGGAGAGGTCGATGCTGTCCTCTTTTCGATGCTCCAACAAGGTCAAGTTTCCGCTCTGGTCACCCTGAGAAACGCCGGAACTAACACCGTCAACTATCGCTGGCAAGAGTTTAACGGGACTGCCTGGGTCGACGTTGGAAACACCAGCACCCTTATCGCTGGTCAAACTGTTCCATGCGTGGTCACCTCGAGCTATCCTCAAGTTCGCCTGTCTGGCAACGCTTCCGGTGGCGCCCTTCTTGACTTCTCCGTGACTCGCACGGCTGACCGACCGGCTGGCGGTCCGCTTCCGATCTTGAGCATGTAAGTGTTTACAGATTTTTGAATCTGTGCTATATTATTCGTATGAAACAAAACGAAAAGAAGGCTGAGCAGCTCGTCGAGAAACTTCTCGGCGAGAACGAACCACCGAAAGCAGACAATGTTCAAGATGTAATGGCCAACGGTGGTCTGACTCCTGAGCAATTCAAGGGTCTTAAAGAAGGTCAGCGGATAGTCCTCACTCAGTACGCTGACGGGCTCACTCCAGGATTCAAGGACGTCCACGGAACGATCGAACAGGTCGAATCTCAAGGCTTTACAGGCCACTCCATCTACGTCATTCCGGATGACAAGAGCATCAAAGGTGCATTCGCTAACGCAGAGGTTGAAGAAGAAGGTGAAGAGGGCAAAAATGACGGAATTGCCATCGCCATGATCGAAGACCCAGATCCTCGTAGCGGATGCCTTTCTCCGTTTGCTGAATGGGGTCCGTCAACCTGCGAAATGTACTGGTACAAGCTTGCTTACGAGCTTGACCCTCAAGATCCAACTGGCGGTCGGGCTCCGTCTGACGGCCAACCATAAGATATGAAATCAAAGCAGATTATTGAGCAGCTTGTTGTCGAAGGGCTTGACTTGCGCGACGAGGCTGAAGGAGCCCGCGTTTCAGCCGCCTACAAAAGACCGGCTGACAACCGAAAGTTTCTGCAGCGCAGAGACAATCCAGGAATCGGAAACGACGGGTTTTCCTGGGACGAGCTCCCTGTCGGGTACGCCGTGGTTGTTCCAAACCCAATTAAAGTTCTCGCGTCTGAGTGGAACGGCGGATACAGCCGCCACAATCGCGAAAGCTACGTCGACCTTCCAGAGCAAACGGTGTTTTTCACCCTTCCAGGGGGCCTGTTTGCCGTTGATCTTGACGGGAAGCATTATTCAGTCAGGCGTGGAAGCGACGACAAAATTCTCCAAAACAGCATCATAATGCGCAGGATGCGAGGATAACTTATGAAACAAACATTTTGCAAATCGTGCGGGGGTATGACATCTATGAAGGTCAACGGGCGTGAAGTTTCACCAGCCGAGTGGACGCGACACGGCGTGGCAAGCGACATCGGGTGTATCTGCCAGAACCCTCACCTCAAGAAAAAACCATCGAAGGAAAAGGTCGCTGAGGCTGTCGTCGCCAGCTTGCTTGAAGAGGGACCTCAGACTCAACAGAACCTCGGTGGCTTATCGACACGCCTCGGCGTGAAATCGAACTCATCTGAAGTCATTTCTGTTCAGCTGGACATCGCCGTTGAGCCTGAAGATACAAAGAGAGGAGATGTTCATGCTAACACCGTTGATTGGGCGTCAAAGTACGGGTGCACTGCGCGTCTTATCAAGAAAAACGGCCCTGGAGGCGGTTGGCCGGTGTACGAGTTTTCTGGGACGAAGCAGAACATTCTGCGGCTCGTCAAAAACTACGACCCTGACAACTACGCCGATTACCTCAGCGCTGAAGATCGTCCTGCTCCGAAACCGCAGACAAAACGGCGCGAGTATCCCGACAACGAGGAGCTGAGACGCCGCTCTTTCAGCAAACTGAAATGAAATCAAGGCGTCTAATTGAATCTGTGATTGGTCACGCAGTCACTCGTAAGCTTCGCCAGCTCTTGTTGGCGAGGCTTACGGATTACTCCTATGAGAAGCTTCCTCGCGAGACCAGAAAGTCGCTAACCCACCGCACTAGCCAGGGATTCGTTCAATCGGTCGAGATCTTAAACCACATCCAATTCGATCGCAACACACCGGATGCAAAGGAAAACGCTTGGGCGCTTGATCACAGCAGCAAGTTCACCGTCCGCATCAGCAATATCGACCCTGGAAACTCTGGAAACACTCTCTGGGACAAGAAGTATCTGCTGAACGCTAACCTAGTCTCTGTGGCTGACGAGGTGGCAAAGACAGCCCGACAGCTGCTGATCTCTGAACCTGGAATGCGGCGGCTTCGGCAGGACCTTGATGACCTCAGGCGGGATATTGAGGATGAGGGCCCGAATGATCCGAACAGCGAGCCTCCGTTTTAATACTCCGCTTCGTCGAACTTTCCTGGGGCAGAATCCGTCGCTCGGTCTTCGTATTGGAGCTTCACCTGGTCATAGTATGTCTGGACAGTAGGAAAGCCCAGCTCCTCAAGGATCGGTTCATCCGTAAATCTCAACGGTGCTGGCTCCGGGACGCCGGGAACCTCTGGATCTAGCATCGTGGCATTCAAGGATGTGTAGAATTCATCCTTCTTCGCATCCGGGATCATCGAGTCTATCTTGTCTAGGGCCTGGCTGAAACTCATGTCCTCGGTGACATTCTCAAACAATGCCTTGGCTTTAGCAGGTCCCCACCCTCTGATTCCTGTGATTCCGTCGCTGTGGTCGCCGATAATGGCCAAGGCGAGCGGGACCTGAGATGGCCGCTTGATGCCCCACTTCGATAGGACGAAGTTCCTGGAAAGGACTGCCCGGTTGTTCAGGCAGTAATAGTAGCAGTTGTCGCCGATAAGGGCGTGCAGGTCCTTATCCCCGGAAATGACGTACACATTTCCAGTCTTCTGGCGAAGTGCTGCGGTGGCAACGGCGTCATCTGCTTCGTGGCAAGGAGGAATGGCGTGGGCAGAGTTAAAGAGCTTGGTCAGGATCTCGCGGATGGTGACAATCCCTTCGTCGTACTCTTTTGGCTTCGGATCGCGTGGCTTATTGGACTTTCGTCCGGTGTCCCAGCAGAAGAGGGTGTGAGTCAGCACGTCTGGAAGGCGCGACGAGTGGAAGTCAAGCTGGTTCAGCAGCGTTGTGATGCCAAGCTTGAACCCCTCGTGGACGTCCTCGTTAGCCGCATAGTACGACCGGCTGTACCATGAGTTTGCGTCCCATATCCCGTAGTTGCTGTTTGTGCTCATTGCTTAGTTCCCTCTAGGGTTTTCAGCTCTTTTGAAATTCGTTCCTGGTGTTTCATGATGACGTCGATCGCCCAGCTCGGAATTCTGGTAAGGTCAATCGTCAAACCACGCCCAATATATGCGGCTTCTGCCATCTCACGGTAGTAGTCTTCCTGACCGATGAGAGCCGCGTTAGCGAAAAAACTTTTCGTTGAATGTTAGAATGTGCTGGAAGATGTGCTTGCAGTCCGGGTTGTCGCACTGGACGCTGAGGTTCTGGTCGAGATGAGGGTAAAGCTCGTCTTCCTTGTCTTGCAGCTCTTGTTTGTCGATCGGGTGGAGAGCGTCGTACCAGCTCTGAAGCTCACTAAACGTATCAGGCGTTGTGTCGTTAACTTCGACGACAGGAACGAGGATTTTCAGCAGGCGGTCAGGAAGGATCAGCTTGTCATCTTCAGGGCGGCCATCGATCTTCTTCATGTCGCCGACGACGAGCGGACGAATCTTGACTGCGTCTTTGCAGTCAGGAAGAGTGATGGTGTCGTAACCTGGATAGTCTGCTGATTTTTCACCAATCTTTGACAGGTTGTCAGGAACCTTGATTTCTTCGGTCGCCTGCTTGCCGCACATCGGGCATTTTGGAGAGATCTGAACGACGTTGCGGTTCATGATGCCGCGTGAAACCAAGATCACGGTGTTGACGTCGCCTACAACAAAGCGGTCGATTGGACAGCCTTTCAAATCGCACTGTCGAGCGCAGAGATCCCACATAAAATTCGAGCTTCCGCCAGAGCGGCGAATGCGGTCAACAATCCAGTCATCAGTCTCAGGGTCCCATGGGTAGACCGTGATTTTGCCGTCAGGAAAAGACTGAGGAGCAGCGTAGCCATGCGAGAGTAAAGTGATCTCGCGTTTGAATTTCTCACGCGCTGGCGTGAGGCTTGTCAGATTGGTCTTTAGAGCCATATTCGAATTAGAACTGTTCTTCGGTGTACTGCGGGCTGCCAATAATTCTTTCAAATAAATGTTTACAAAGTTTTATTCGCATGCTATAGTGCTGATGAAACTTATGCTGTTCGCAGCTAAACAAACATATGATCAAAAAATCGAAAATTGCCTGTCTGTCGGCGGAGCAAGCTCAGGGCGTCTTGACCAAAGTCGAGACCGCACTGGCGATTGCCAGCCGTCCCTCGAAGAAAGTCGTCGTCGAGACCATGGCCTCAGAAGGCCTCTGCTCAGCGTCAAGCTCTGGTACCGAAGCCACTTTCTTGAAGCACCTTCAATCCCTGAATCTGGCCCTTCCGGCCAAGTTCGCCCAAGTCATGGGAGTCCCTCCGACTCAAGCGGGGTCTGCGTCTGTGTCGACGTTGCCTCCAGTGGCGCCGCTGCGGGAAGCGCAAATTCAGTCCCCGACAGCCCCGTCTCAACCCAGTGCGGAGAAACCGGAACCGTCCCCTTTGGAGATGGTGGCAGCGCCTCCCAGCAGCAGCCAGCGGTCGAGCCTGCCAGTGTCACCGTCAACAACGTCGCTGGTGGCCCTCAAGGGAGCCAGCAAGGTAACGTTTGCACCCGATGGTGCCATGGTGTTGTATCCCGATGGCGCAGTTTTGCGAGCTCCAAATTTAGACGTGCAAAAATTGCGTTCGAGCTGCAACCTGATCGAGTTCAGCGGATCATACAAATAAACCGCCGATTCAACAAGACAGGGGCTCTCATTTACGGGCCATTAGCCTTTGTCAGCGGACTCCTCATTGCCACGCATAGCCCACTTCGGTGGGTTTGCATTTTGCCCGCAGTCTGGTTTGTTGGAATGGTGCTCAGCCACCTGATCTTCGACCGCTGCGTCCTCAATGAGATTACTGTGAGGCTCGGAAAGCTGAAGCGAGGCGGCCGCGCGAAAGCCGAGATTTATCAGAGAACTGCAGGATACACCCGGAAGTCGCTTCCGGCTGGGCGGTCGATTCCCGTTGAGGGAGGACTGCTGACCAGGATTTACGACAATTGAAACTATGAAACCGACATACGTGCTTCTTAACGGCGGTCCCACCCCGGTGGCGATCAACACGCAAGACATCAAGTCTATCGTGATTGACAATGGGGTCGTCACAATCACAACCTCGTCTGACGCGCACGTCATGTGCGATGTTTCTCAGCATATGCTTGACCGCATTACTCAGGAACTCCGCTCGAGGTACAACATCGTCACTCTGAACCACTCAGGATTCAATGTGACCAACAACCGCAAGGACAACTCGATCCTTGATCTGCGTGACGCCAGCGGCAAGCGGGCAGTCGTCTTCCCGAAGGGGCTTCAGGCGCTGTCAGTGGTTGGCGCGCGGGTCACGGTGCTGACCTTTGGCGTCCCTCCAATGGTTGTGGACGTCACTGGCAGTTGCAACCACGAGGCGGCTCAAAGCTACCTTGGCGTGGTGGTCATCTAATCTGAAAACGAGACTGGCCGCACGTTACGTGCGGCCAGTTCGTAGCAACCAATCCCCAACCCGACTTACGGTCTGTTTCCAACGTTCGAGGAAAAGACCATATTGTCCAAGTCCTTCGGATAGTAGCGGTCGACCTGAAGTGTGAACTCAAGGTTGACCAGCGAGGCGTCGCCTGTTGCGGCCATGTCGGCGCCACCAGGTTTCAATCCAGTGATCAGGATTCCTTCCAAGGTGTATTCCTGGCCTTTGATGAAGGCCATCTTCTCATCGAAGTTCTGCTGAGCCCGCATGTCTGGAATCAACCAGCGGAATTCTCCCATCGCTTTCGCAAAGCTTGTCAGCGCCACGCCACCAGAGCGAGGGTTCGAGCACAGGCACTTCCACATCTCCAACCGGCGATGGGTTTCCTGGTTGAACGCGTACCGCACAGGAATTTCGATCGGACCAGTGGGAGCGTCAGCTCCAAGCACGTGGTTCGTCTGATTCATGTATTTGACTGGAATCGTGTCGCTCTTGCGGTCGGGGAAGGGAAACTTCTGGACCGCAAATTTGACATGGTTATTCCACGCTGACACACCACCGCAGGCCGCAGGCAAGATAATCTCGACCTCGAACAAATCGGCGCGCTGTTGGTCGAAACCTTGGTTCGCCGTACCCCACAGGTTTTTGTATAGCATTGTCATAAGTTTGAGTATTAAACGATTTTGTTAAGGGTCGCGCCACTCTCACGAACAGTAGCGTTGATGTAAATGCGTTCCGCTGCATCAACCGGGATGTAGGAGAAGTCCACGATGACTTCGCGCTTGTTTCGGGTGTCGGCAGTGTTGTTTGTGGTATCGAGGACCAGCAGGTACTCTTCCACGCCACGGCCGTCTTTCACCGTTTCGAGGAACGCTGTCATGGACAGGTTCAGCGAAGAAAGCAGGGTCGGATCGTTCGGATCGAACACAAACTTGCGAGCAATCAGGCCCATATTCTTGAGCATGTTGTTCGTCAAGCAGACGCTGTGAGTGGCCGTCAGTTTGCTTTCGGCGCGCTGCATCGTGCGATCGCCATAGACCATGATGCGCCCGCGTTGAAGCAAGATCGGGTTCACGCTGTTTCCGTCGCCGTACATCGCCGACTTAGTGTCAGAAGACACGCGCTCGAACTCAACCGCGAGAGCTTCGGGGATGATACCGCGAACTTCACCAGCAGCAGCAAACCAGGGCTTGAAGCCATCGAATGTAGCAGCTTGGCAGCGCATGAAACCAAGAGAGGGAGGAACCCACACGAGGTTTCCGTTGTAAGAGTCAGCGATCTGGATCCAGTTCCAGCAGGTCGACAGCGAGTAGTTGTCGATGCGGCCGCGAGAGGCGTAGAAACCTGCGCCGTTGTGATAGTCGATCGCGTTGCGAGCGTTCAAACCGCGAGGAATGTCAGCGAAGCCGTTGGCGTAGACCTTGCGGCCCACGCGAGCGATTTCCTGAAGGATCGCGACGTCGTTCTCAGCGAACAACTCAGGGACGTCAGGAGCAGCGATGGCGTCCACGTCCAAGTTTTCGTCATCGAAGCACTGCAACCCAGTCGGAGAGTCGTCTGCGGGGTTAATGGTGCCGATGAAGTCTTGGATGCTCGGAGAGTCACCGTTGAATCCACCATTGAACGCTGCAAAGTTGACTGTCGTGGCCACCGCGGTGTTCCAGGGGTTGACTGTGTTAGCAGGATGAACCGCTACAGTGTAACCAGCCGGGATGGCGATGTACGAGGAACCTTGGATGCGCTTGTTGTAGAAGTTATCGTCACTCTGGACCAGAGACAAGTTGTCGATGGTCTCAACAAGGCCAGAGTTCTCGTAGACGAGCAGCTTCTTGGTGCCCGGTTTTGACCCAGGGCTCACTTGAACCACAAGGCCAGTCTTCACACCGTCCGAGTTCGCCCACTCACCAGCGGATGACGCAATAAGCGGAATGGCCGTCCGTGTGACAGGAGATCCGTCAGCGTTCTTCGCCACCTTCGAGATGGTGGCAGCCGGGATGGCATTGTCGTAGAGCGAAGGATCCAGATAAGAGTCCTGGAGCGCCACAGCTTGGTAGCCGTACTCCGCATCGTTCGATGTGTCAAAAGTGATGGTAGCCAAACCGCTGACCAACGGGCCGACGTCCTTGACGCGAATTTCAGAGGTCGTGATGCGGCCTTCTTGCTCGATCTTGATCAGGTCGCCAACGTGCAACGCGGCAGAGGCATCCGCGGTAACTGTGAGCTTGTACTCGTTCTTGCGACCCACGATCGTTCCAAGCGACGTAATCGGAGAGTCGTATGTGTAAGTGTCGAGAAACGCTTCAGCTTCGTTGGCTGCGCCAGAAACTTCAGCAGAATCAACCACAGCGCCATGGTACGTGTCAGCAAGCGCAGCATCCTGAGTGCTGAGCAAGAGGTTTCCTCCAGAGATCTGGGCGATCTGCATGTTGACGGAGGTCTTCTTGCCAGGCTGAGAGACGCGGACGAATTCGTTGACGCTGAACAGCACCGCTTTCGAGCCGACGTGGACGGTGTGGCTTCCAGCTTCGCCAGAACCACCGGTCGCAACCGTCTTGTAGCGATTTCCGACGCGGACAACCGTAAGGCCATCGGACAAGTCACCGAGAACTGCGCCATAGTGCGCCATGTAGCGGTTCGGAATGGATTTGCCGAACGTCTTCAAGTAGTCGCGTTTTGAGCGGACCGCGGTCGGAACGTCAAACGGACCTTTTTCAGCAACGCCGATCAACCCAGGGTGATAGCGGCTGGTGGTTTCAGTAACGAAGCTTTGGTCGGTGACTTTTGAGTAGACACCGGGAAAAGTTGATGCGTGAATCGTTGCCATAAAAATTCTGTTCTCTTGTTATCGGCCTTATCTACAGCTTAGGCGGGATGTTTGGCCGCGAGTTTAAATCGTCGTTGCCATCGTCAGGCCTCAAGTCGTCAGTTGAAAAAATCTTTGTGAGAGCGTCAGGTGCCACCGCTTTACTCTCAGCTACGAGGGTCCAAAGGGAAGGCACGACAGCGTAGTTGATTTCTGGGCAGTAACCTTCAACCGTTACGCTGAAGCTCGTACGAAACTGGGTGACTTCTCCTTCAGGCGCAACTTCTGGAGTCACGGACTGAATATCTCCATCCATAACCATGTGGAGCGTTTGGTGCCCCCAGTGACCCGGGTAAACTGCGTCGATCCACGTCTGAGGCTGTCCTCCAAAGTAGCTGAACGCCTGCATCAGCGATGTGATGAAGTTCGACTGCGTACTCGGGTTCATGCAGAAGTGGTCAATCTGGAAGCGGAAGTCCCAGGCAGACGGCATCCTGACCTGCGCAACGTTCGCGAGATCCTGCTTTTTGGCGTTGTCGCTTATGGTCAGCCACCCGACGTTCCTGTGAACGCGGACTCCCCAGCTCTGAGAGGCGCGTGGGCGCCAACCAAGGCGATGAACTGAAAGCAGAGGATAGAGCGGCGGAGCAGGGTACGGCTGATACCGCGGGCGACCGTGCTCGTCCTTGAGCTCAAGCAAGTAGCTGAATGGGTTGTCCTTGTCTCTCCACAGGATGCTGAACTGAGCGAACGCATCCATTGGGTTGGAGAAGATCACAGGAACTGGGTAACCTGAGGAGACTAAAAAGCAGCGGTGTAGCCACCGCTGCAAAGCGAGTTCATGCCATCGGAGAGAGCCTCCGAGTCCATCGGGTTTGATTACGGCGTCCGCTGTGACGATAGATGGCATGTTCGGATCATGCGATTAAAGCTTGATCAGCAAGTCAGCTTGGAGGGGCATAACGGTACCGTTGGCGAGTTCAACGTCAACAAAACCCTCACCTTTCGCGGATTTACCGCGGACCTTTCCAACCTGTCCAGACGCAGGGAACGTCGGGTCGTCAATGACGGCAACCGAGTTTCCAGCGCTCAGATCAACAGGAGACTCAATGATTCGGCGTGCAGCTTCCGTAACGGTGGCGGGCTTTTTGAGGTCCACAGTCTTCAGAGCTTCTTCGATTCGGGCTGTTACATTCGATTTCATTTTGTTTAAATTATGAGCTAAATACTGTCTCCACTACGAGGCGCGCGAGATCGGGATGGCCAACAAACCAGTCCGTTCCGCGGGTAAGACCGATCAGGGTCAAATCCGCGTCGCCCGAAGCAGATATTTCAAACTTCTGGCCGTCTATCTTAAATACCAGTTCCTTGCACATCCTGTCAATTCGTCCGCGCCACGCCTCGAGTTTGGAAGGAATATCTGCCGTCGGAAGCTTCCTGGTCTCCGTGCTCAGCCAGGTGTATATGGCGTTGGAAACCTTCTGGCGTTCCGCGTCGCTCATTTCGTTGAGCTTTGCAGTTATCGAAGCGTAGACCGCGTCGTCTATGGCATTTCCAAGCATTAGGCCTCGCGATGTTGGCTAAGCTTTTGGAACGCCGTAGATTTCTCGCTTGGAGTCAGCGTCTTAGCGTCGATGACTGGAGTCGAATCACCTTCAGGAGGAACGACGCATTCAACAGTTAAACCCATCCACTGCTGCGTCTGTTGCCAGTAAGCTTCCGGATCGATTACCACGTTGAGGATCACATAGCGGTACCCGTTCCATACAACCTTGTCACCGCGCTCAGGGAAATAATCGAGCTGCTGAAGGGTGTTGTGGGCAATGATGAACTTGTCCTGGCGGCAGGCGATGATTCCCATCTGAGTCAGCCTCCACGACGGCTTTTGAAACACGTTGATGCAGGGAACATCAAGCTCTCGCGTGAATTGAACAGGACCTACGTGCGAATGCCACAGCGGATCCATTCTTGATGCGCTGCGGTCAACTTCAAGAAACTTTGGGCGTGGATTCGCAGAGTGGCGTACGCACCACTCGTTGTAGATTCTCAGGGCTGTCTGAGTATCTTGCAACCCAAAAACATCTGGGTTCGAAAGAAAATCTTTACGTTCTTGAAATCGCACGCGATAACTACAATATGAAAATGCCTGCTGAAATTGGTGATTTGTTGGAGGAACTTGAAGCTCTTGGAGACGAAACCGTCGGTACGATTGAGTCGTCTCGCATGATCGTTGCTACTGCGCAAGGAAACCTTGAATTCAACAAGGAAGAGTGCGAGAAGCTGCTTCAAGACGAATCCACGGTTCAACAATTCTTCGACGCTCTCGGGGTTTCCAAGGCGTCCATCGAGCTCTATGCCCTCGAGCTGACAGACCCCGTCCTCGATAAAATCCGCGAATTATTCGACCCAGTCGATGAGTACTGATTCCTTGCCTCAGCTATGCCGTAAGTGCGGCAAGCAGAAAGCGGCGAGTCTCTGCAAGAAGTTCAAGAGCAGGTCAAGGTTCAACTCTTACTACTGGATCTGTCTTCACTGCCTTGAGACTCCTGAGATTACGCGCGGCACTCGCCAAAACAACGAGAGCTACCCTGAGCGTAAAGTGCGCGAAGCTCTCCAAGTTGCGAAGATCTACGCCAAGGCGGAATACGAGATGGGTGGGTTCATCTACGACTTTGCATTTCCTAACCTGCGGCTTCTCATTGAAATTGACTCGCGGCGCTATCACCGCTCAGGTCGCCAAGTGAATCGCGACAAGATGAAAGACCAGTATGCCTCTGGCCACGAATGGAAACTGGTGAGGATCAACGCTGGTGACAGCGTAGGAAACCAGGCCGTCCAAACAGTTCTAGACAGGAAGCGAGAATTGGGACTTTAAAAATAAATGTTTACAAATTCTTGTTTCGTGATATAGTATTGATATGAACGCGAACAAATGCAACGTCGTGGATAAACTCGACGACTATTTCACTGTAATACTATCGCTTGTGCTTCTATCTCTCACCGGATTCTGCTGGTGCGCTGATAGCCTCAGTTGGAGCAGCGCTCTGCTTGTTCGGGTCGTTCAAAGTGGCAACTCTTCTTTTTAAATAATATGTGCGCGATTATTGGATGGGCTGGTAAAATCAGCACCCCGCTGCTGCGTGAGATGTATGGGAGATCGATTCCATACGGACCGCACTCTGTTGGCCTTGCCTACGCTGAGACAGGGCACCCCCTGAAAGTGTTCAAGCGAGCAATTCACCCGGCGGTGTTTCTGCGCAACTGCAATCACCGCATCGAGCGTGCCGCCCGCGTCAGCCGACTCGGATTTGGCCACGTCCGCTATGCCACACATGGTGCGCACACCGACGTCAACGCTCACCCGTTTGAGTTTGAAGGGGTTGTCTATGCGCACAACGGCATCATCTCCAATTACAACCTGATCCGACCCGGCGTGGTGGTCGACAGCGAGTGCTTAGGGCCTCTTATCAAGACCCGCGCTCTGCAGAGAGCGCACGGATCAGTTGGGCTGATTTGGTTCGAAGGTGGCGAGATGTTCGTGTATCGCAAAAATCAGTCGCTGCAGGCATGGACGTGGAAATTCAGCGACACCGACTATCTGACGCTCGTGGCATCGCGCCAGTGCATCATCCCAACTCAGTTGGCGCGCGTTCAGCATACCACCCACACTCTTGGGATGGGCGACGCTTACAAGGTTACTGAAAAGGGACTTGAGCACGTCTGGTCAGTTCCAGATGAGCCGTCTGAGCACCGCGATTTCTTCAACCGCCCAAGAGTTGCCCTGTGCGAGCACGAAGAAGAGTGACGCTAGTTAGGAAGTGCCGACATCAACGACCATTGCGAACAGCGGGAACGCTCAGTGCATCTTTCAAATCGGAGTAACCGTCAATGGTCAGCAGTCTGTCGTCGACGTACGCGGAACTGCTGACCATTGCACTACTACTATCAAGGAACGGATCAATGCATGGTCCGAGTCAGTCACCATCCTTGCCTCAAGTGACGAGGAAGTCATCAGAGTAGTCCAACCAGCAATGTCGTCTGGTGAGCCTGAGTGCAAGATCAGGTTTGGGATTGGAACACCACGCGCCATGCAATGGCTTCCGTGGCAGCGCCATTTCATTACGGAATTTTCAGCCATCCCATACGGTAACGGGACCCACCACGTCAAAATATGCACAGCTGACCCGTTATGGAAGATCAGCCGAGCGCACAAGATTGTTTCGCGGCAGGGGCTGATTAGCGACATGGTCAAGGCGATCGCCGCCGAACACCAGATCGAAGCGATTGTCGAGCCAACCATCGGAAAATTTAGCCTCGTTCAGCCTCGGATCTCCGACTTCACTTTCATTGTCGACAGGTGCATCTCAAGAGCGGTGAACGAAAAAGGACGCGGGAACTTCAGGCTGTACGTGAAGGACAGCGTGCTTCATTTCCACTCTCCAGATTACCAATCCGAGCTCAAGGAGCTGTCGTACTTTGGTCCAACTAACAGCCTGTCGCTGATTCAGAGCGACCGCTCACAGGTGCAATGCGAGGATGGGGCGGCTGGGGCTGTTGTCAGGATGGTTGCTCACAACCCGATGACGGGAGAGACCCAAGCTGTTCGATCTGACAGTTCACGAGTCCTAAAGATCGGGAACTCAGCCCCGGAAATCCCTCAAGAGTACGACCGCATTTTCTCGTACCACGTGGGTGAAAATGGGGCTGTTGAGGGAGAAAACATCATCCAAAACAAATATGAGCAGCAGAGATCAGCGATGTATTCTCTTGAGCTCAAGACCACAAAAACCCCGCTTCTCCGCATTAACGACTTCATCGACATCAAGCTTGGTAAGAGTGGCGCCGACACTTCGTGGGCTGGATATTACAGTGTATCTCAGTCCACGCATGTCATCGACAAGGGAGACCTCGTTAGCGCCTTCACCCTGCATCGAGGTGAGCTTCAGACGAATCGCGCTAGCCAACAGGCTATGCGAGATGCCGGTAACACGAATATAGTTTCTAGCGCGAACGAGGCGCAAGGGCAGCAAATCAGCCTTCTGGCTGTGGGGTCGTCTACGATCGGTCCGACCTCTCGCGAAGTTCGCGATCCTTCACGCGGGTAGATGCTAAAAAGCTCCTCCACAAGGAGGAGCTTCACTATGGATAACAGTTTCTGATGCTGACTAACTGGTCACCTCACCCGCACTCCCTGATTGACCAAATACTGTAGTTGCACCGCGAGAAGCATCCAGATCGGCGTCAGCCGCTTGGGTCAGACCCAGGATGTCATACTCAGTGTCAACTTTCGAGAACGCGAGAGGCTCCCAGCGGATTTCAGAGGTAATCTGGACTTTAAGATTTCCAGATCCCGCAGAGCCTTCGAATTCGATGTACTTCGTGACTGGCGTGACGCTGACTGTCTTCTGGCCGCCAGGCATGAGGACCACTTCACTCAGCTGCGCTCTCGTGCCGGCAGGCGAGTGATTGTCTGTGCCCTGAATGAGCACGGTGAATTGTGACTTCCCAGTGTTCTCAAGCAGAACCTGACAGAGGCTTTGAGTGGTGCCTGTCGGTTTTTGAGACGCACGGAAGCGAAGACCAACAAAGCCCGACTCGATAGGAGCCGAACCTGAGGTGGTCCGATTCAGCGGTTGTGCGTATTCTCCGGGGTGCATAAAATTTATTCGGCGTTTCTGCTGGCGTCAGGAGAGCGGAAGCTGCGGCGCCGAGCGGGTTTTGCGGGTGGTTCGTCCTCTTCACCTTCATCTCCCTCACCCTCACCCTCTCCACCCTCGCCACCTTCGCCACCTTCGAGACCATCGAGGTCGTCAGCAGGAGCGCCAGGAGCTTCGCCACCAGAAGGGTATTCAGGAACAGCGAGCTCGCCAGGGGCACCGGGAGCAGCAGGAGCAGCGGGTGCCGCAGGGGCTGCAGCAGGGTTCATCGCAGGATTTTCCAAAGCGGTAGAGAGGCGCTGGATTCCAGAGGCGATGTCTCTCAGCAGGCTGAGAGCTTCTTCACCCTGGTCTTGGCCACCTTGAGGAGGCGTGGGTTCGGATCCAAATCCGCCGTCAGGACCAGCGGGTCCACCGGCTGAACCAGCTTCAGGTCCACTCAGTTCATTTTGAAAACTGTCTTCCAGCTCTTCAACCAATTTGTGGGCGTCTTTCAAAGCTTGCATATGTGCATTAACTACTAGTCCCTCCTCAGTTTCACCTGGCTCGGGTTCGCCATTAGGCGTGTCGCTGTTTGGTGTGTTGTTTGGGTTTCGCGGGTTTTCAGGATTCGAAGTTTTGTCTGGAGCTTCGACTCCTGCGTTATCTCCCACGGCAGGTGGAGCGCTCGGAGCGTTTGACGGCTCCTGGCCTCTGTTTCTTCGCTGCGCGTTTGCGCGCACCTCGGCTTCTCGGTCAAGCGCCTGCGCGCTCGTACCTGGCGGAACGTTGACCCAGCGGTCATTTGAGTACTTGAGCAACTTCCGCATCGCTTTATCCTGGTCTTCGCTTCCGCCGCTAGACGGAAACACCTCAGGAGACATTGAATTTCCGATGTACTCTTGGAGAGCAATCAAGTGCTTGCACAACCCAACTTTACCGGCTGGATTCGTGATGCGCGGAGCTCTGTTCCAGGCCTTGTTCATGCTCTGGCCGCCCACGACGCTTGACCCGCGCTGCTTGTTTGTCCACGCCCAGCGGTACTTGTAGTCGGGGCATGTGCAGTCCACAATGCACTCAACGTCCTGAAGTCGCTTTTGTCGGCGAGGACGAAGGAACTTAATGAACCCGTGGTGGCGGAAACCGGTAGTACTCGGGAATGACTTAAAGTTGAAAATGTAATAGATCGAGTCAGATCCGGTTGCGATCTTTAACGGTGGTCCGCGGACTGTCAGCGCTCTGACTTTTCGGCGAGGTTCGCTGCGCTGCAATAGCTGGGCAAAGCTTAGCCGCTCGAACACTGGACCGCTGAAGACTTCAGCCCAGGTAAATTTTTGCAAGATGGGCTTCATGAGTGCACAGTCAGCTTCGGATCTTGGTTAGGAGACCACTTGGCTGGAGCTGGAAATCCTTTTGTCCAACGCATGCGAAGGACATCCTTCTTTCCGGACGCCTTTGGATCGTACCCAGGAGGCGGCGCGTGCGTGATGGGCTGCGGTTTTTGGTGGGCTGGTCGGTTGTCAGGCTTAACGGACGCAGCGTAGTCGTTCACCATAGCGTCAAACTCGTCGTCTGCCGGCGTCCTCTTTTCCCACTTCGTTTTTTGGCGAATTACCTTGTCCATTCTACGCGGCTCCTTTTCGCCATACAGAAGTGCGCCCACCGTGGTCTTGGTAGGAGGAGCGTCGATAGTCTTGAACCAGAGGACGCTTTCTCCGAGACCCTGCGAGAAGTGCGCGTCGATCCAGTTGAGCTGATCTTGCGTCAGTTTTGGACGGTCGCGGCTTATCACCACGTCGTACATGGCGATTCCATGAAACATAACCACGAGTCCGTGCCTCTCAATCATGCTTACTGCAGATGCTAGCGGGTCCATCATCAGGGTCTCGCGATTTTTCTTTGAGCGCGACCACAGGTTGACAAACTTCTCGAGAGCTGGAATGATCTTTGATCCGTCGTGGCGCATGAAGAAGACCCCATTCGAACCGATATAGCCGCGGCCAGAGGTGTCGAAAAACACCGCGCCTGTGAAAAAGATCTGTTCGATGATACTACGAGCCGTCATGCGTTCTAAATACAGCATGCCATCTGCTAAGCTAAAATCAGTTGAAATTCGAAATTGGGGAACTATTCGCGAGGCGAAGATCGATTTTCCAGACCGTGGGTTAGTGCTCGTTTCTGGCCCGATCGGAGCCGGAAAGACGCTGCTCGGTGAAGCTCTGTGCCGAGCGCTAGTTGGCGTTAAGGGAAGATTTACGCAAGTCGCACACTACGCCTGCGATGACTCCGGAAAGAATTCCTACGTCAAAATCGAGGCAGACCGTGGTGAAAAGCCGCTGGTTGTCGAACTTGGATACAAGTGCTCTGAGCTTTCTTCAACCGGTGAGGGATTCAGGTTCACCCACGACGGAAAGGTTGTCTGGCGCGATGTTATCTCATCAACTCGAGAGGAATTGATCAAAATCCTCGGGGTAACTCCTCAGCTGGCAGAGTGGGTGGTCTTTATCGACGGCGGGCTGAACTTTGCAACGCTGTCCCAGAAGGACGCGGTTGACCTCGTGATGGCGTCGCTTGCCACCCCTCCGTGGTCAAAATACCACAAGCACGCTTTGAAGGTCCTTGAAAAGTTCAAGAAGGAAGAAACCACCGCAGAGTCAGCCTATAATGAGGCCAAGAGAGCAGTCGACACCGTGACTCAGGACATCTCCGATGCTGAGGAAACTCTAAGCAGCGAGCGATCTGCCCACGAGAAAGAAAAGCTCGAGCATTCTGAAAAGCTCCAGAGAGCGGAAGACCGTCTTTCCAGAGCCAGAGAGGAGCTTAAGAAAAAGCAGGATGCGGTCGCTGACAAGCGAGAAGAGATCAAGGAAATCACCTCGAAAATAAGGAAGCTTGAGAACGACAGCGCTGAGAGCTACCACCAGATTGAGGTGAAGAAGCAGAAGATCAACAAGAAACTGTCTCAGGCTCGGTCGTTCAGACAGCGGCGTCTTGATCGAATTGAAGACCTAAAGTCAAATGCGCGAGCCGCCGAAAGAGCGCTTCAGGCCATGAAAGACGCTCCGACGTCATGCCCAAGGTGCAACCGTCCGTGGGACGCCCGACACAGCGCTCAAGAGCTTTCAGACCAACAGGCAAAAATCAATGGGATCAAGGAGCGCCAAAAGAAATTCGACGCTCTCGTTTCTGAAGCTGTTGCTGACGCCTCCACCTACAACGGCCAGTTAAACGTCCTTGACGAAGAGACCGCGGCGCTGGGTGTTCGGGATAAGGTCAAACAGCTTAGCGAGGATTGCGAGGACGTCGAAGATGAAATTTCAGCCTTAAACCGCGCCATCAGAACCGCGTCGGATGACATTGCGTCCATGGAGTCTTCGGTAGCGGTCCTTCGCCAAGGACCCGATGCGTCGAGGGTTAACCGCGCCGAAGCCGTCCTCGGTGAGCGGAAGCGCCAGCTCAAGTCTGCTGAGTTGCGAGTTGACACCTCTTCTGCCTCATTCAGTGACGCTAAGGAGGCCACGAAAGCCATAGCCTACTGGGTAGAAGGGTATGGGCCAACCGGCATCCCTAATATGATTCTGCGCGATTCTGTGGCACCTTTAAACGACATCGCGAAGAGAATCAGCCACATTATGACCGAGGGGACCCTTAATGTGTCATTCGCGACCACGAAGACGCTCGCTAGCGGTGAAGACCGATGCCAGCTGTCAATCAAGGTTGACAACAAGCTTGGGTGCAAGAGAGCAGAGGGAAGCTCGAAGGGCGAGCGTGGTGAGACAAACCTGATTGTTGCTGAGACATTCGCTGAAGTCGGGCAGGTTTGGAACAGAGTCGGATTCAGGTGGTATGACGAGGTGACTGGAAACTTCCAGCCATCAACGCGCCGCAGTCTGTTCAGCTACCTCAAGGAGCTAGCAAACAAGCTTGGGATTCTGATCTTCATTGTGGACCACCATGAGGAAGTCCAGAATTACGCCGATCACGTCCTCGAGGTATCGAAAGAAGGCAGGGTTACGAGCCTCGCGTGGAAGCGCTAGTGCTTGTAGCCGGTGTAGCTGTTTCCTACCTTGAGAGCCAGATCCATCGTGTTGTACAGCGATTTCTTGACGTCGTCCGCGTACGCCTGGACGTTCTGCTGAGTGATCGACGATGACAGCTGGCTTGTTCCAAAGTTGTTGGTGTGACTCGGGCGGTGCACAAACACGAACGAGGCTTCAAGCGTGGTAGGAATGTTGACCAGGGTAAAGTCTGGAGAGCAGATCCACGGACCACCAAACTTTGTCGAAACGTCCTTGACGTACCCCACGCAGCGCACGCCAGGAGCTTGTCCTCCGGCCTTGATCAAATCCAAAACTGCGGCGACTGGAAAGGCCACAGCATCCGCATCTTTGTCGTTAAGCGTGGGAGTGTCGCCGGTATTTGGTGACGCCGCCCCTTTTGCATCATCTCCTGCGGACTGCTTTGGCGTGAACGCTTCTCCAGCAGAAGTTGCAGAAATAAGACGGGCGCTGTCCCCGATCGGGAGAGTTAAGGAATGAAGCTTGGCTGCAATGTCAAGCAGCGTAAGGCCGGCCTGAGGACAGAAGGAGGAGTCGTAGGCATGCACTTTAAATGAAAACGGAATCTCCAGAGGAGTCGTTCCTTTGTACCTGTGATGCGACCCGTCTGGCGCAGTAAAATTCTCATAGACGACGTAATTGGCCTTGCGCGCCAGCTCTATGGAATCAGGCATCGCAGGGAAGTTGATGATCACCGCGTTTGACACGGTTGATCCACCCGTGAGGACTGACACTGATGCCGGAGTCAGCTGAGACACCAGAGACTTCAGAGATCCAAAACCGTACGTGCTAGTGCGGGAGTAAACTCGATTTTCGGTGAATGGAGAGAATAGCATGTTAGTGTCCTACTGGAACTGGAGCCCACCCGATGTGATTTCCAAGAGATCGGATTATGGCTTCGTTGTCGCGAGCATTCTCGCGCTTCTCGTTCTCCTGAGCTTCTTTTCTGGCGGTAGACACCATGACTCGGAGAGACTCAGCAATCTCTTCGTTCACTTCAAGCTGCTTCTTCAGGTACTCAGCAGTCTTCTGGTCGCTCTGTCCAGTTCCAAGGTTAAGCTGTGCTTTTGTGAGCTTGGCTGTCAGCAGGCTTTCGCGCTCGCGCATTCCTTTTCCAATTGCAATGGCGACGTCAATATCGGATAGGCCTTTCAGCTTTCCAATCTTCTTTTCCTTCTCAATGGCGTCGCGGATCTCGCTTGCAGAGGCGCCCTGCTCTGTCTTTGTGCGGACCATTCTCTTGACGTCCGTAGTAAAGGCGTCCTGCTTCGTGTAATCCTTCTTCTGAGCCATGAAGCTGGAAAAGAACTTCTGTTGCCAGTTGTCAAGCTTTCCACCCAGAGCAGCGTTTGCAATTTTGTACAGGCCGTAGGCGGCAACAGCCCCAATAATGACTGGAACAGCCGCTCCAGCTACCGCTCCAAGGCCTCCCATCATAGGGAGAAGCATGCGCATTGCTAGGGATGAAACACCAGACGAAGCCGCCTTTCCAAACAGCGTCGGAATTCTCCCGATCGCCCCGCTTGCGGCAGTAACGGCAGATGCTCCCCACTGGTACGCTTTGCTCATCGCAACCATCGATCTGAGATTCTCAAATCTTGCGACCATAAGGAGCTTCTGAAACTCGTATCCCTTAGTGAAGGCGGAGGTCAGGCGTTCCATTGATGTTGCAGCTGCTGCAGCGCTTCCTGCTCTGGTAACCACGCCTCCGTATCCAAAACCAGCGGGTCCAGGTCCCGGAGTCCCTCTTCCAGGAGATCCGCCTTTGTTCCCGATGATGTCTTTAATGGCGTCAAAAATTCCTGATCCGCGCTCAAGCGTTCCCTCAGTTGCTTGAGAAGCGGCGGCCGCAGCAGCGCTTTTAGCAGCCATAGCTGCAGCTCTGGCTAGAAAAATAAGGCTTGTAGTCAGAGAGTAAACCTGCTTAATGAGGTATGGTATGGCCATCAGCGCAAGGCCTTGAAGAGCGACTGTGATTCCTGGAATCTTTGAAACAGTTCCTATGAGTGAAGCAGCCGCCTTTGATAGCATCTGAATCGGAAGTAGAAGAGGCTGGACAACTTTAATGGCTAAAAAGCGCAAAGACCCGATCATTGAGTTTACCGCTTCTCCTGTCGTTACCAGCTGGTTTTTCCACGCCTGCTCAATGGTCGTCCTTGAGCCCATCTTCTTACTTGCGTCGTCCATCGCTGTGCTCAGTGATGAAAGCGCAAGGGTGCTCATTCCAGTCATTTCAGACAGACTTTCAAGAGCGCTCAAGCGCGCATCTCCACCGAGACCGCGCAAAGTGTTGTCAACCAGACTCCGCAAAGCTTTTGTCATGCGCTCAGCGCCGTCTTTTCCACCGAGGCTTTCGATGTTTTTGATGCCAAGCATGTGAGCGACGCCAGCGCCATCCAGGGTCGTGGTCATCCTGGTGTACATTGCTGTAAGCTCGCCAGTCACGCCAGTGGCAGATTTGAGCTGGCCTTCGATGCGGTTTAAAAACTCAGCAACCTCACTAGATCCTTTACCCATTCCAGTGCGCATCGTCGAAAGCGCGCGAGCGATGTTAATTGAAAACCGCGAGGCTTCATCCGCGCTAAGAGCTGTATCAGCAGTTACTCTTGCAATGCCATCGCCGACGCTCCTAACGTCGACTCCAAGACGCTGGAAAGCGCTGACTAGCTCCGCCCCGTGCTGGACGCTTACTCCAAGCCCCGAGTTCATCTGATAGACTAGTTTCGCGCTGTCAGCAAAGTTGCTGTTGAGGTCAATGCCGTACTCGGTCAGCGCATGCGCAACTACAGACATCTCTCTGGTTGAGGCTCCGGTTTCGGATTGAACCTTGTAAATCTTGGTGAGAAGGTCGTATCTTGCTGCGATGGATGAGTTCGCATGAATCAGAGACTCGTTCAGAGTCCGAGACGTGGAAAGCATCCCAGCAATGGTCGTTCCAGCAAGCACCAGCCATTTGACCTCAATCTTTCCGAGCTCAACGTACTCCTTGCGAGCTTCATTTTTCCACTTGATCTGCTGAAGCTCAAGCTCTGCCATCTTAACCTGCTTCTTTGCTAGGTCGTACTGGGCGTTTCCATCTTTGAGCCCCTTCTCAGAGAGATATGCGAGGGACTCTGACAGGGTCGCCAGGCGCTCGTCTGCGTTGCCGATGTCAATCAAGTCCTTCATCTGCGACACTTCTTTGAGCTCGTGATAGATGGATTTGACGTGGCGCCCTACGCCCGACATGCTCAGCAGCCACCCAGTGGCGCCGACAGACACAGCGTTTGTGATGGTGGAGAGAATGGACCAAGACTTCCCGAGCTGGTCAGACTCAGCGTGCGACCGCTCAATCGATGCATGGACGCCGCCGAGACTCTTCAGCGTGTCCTCCAAAATGGTAGCTTGGCTCACGCGCTAACTATTGCGACGGCTTCGGACCAATCACGACGGTGTTGGTATCCGTCCTGTGGTCGCACCAGAACTTGAAGGTGTCAGCGTATCCTGGCCGTATGTTGTCGAGATCGAACACGAACGGGCAACCATTTGACTCGCAAGAAGGAGAGCAGCAGACGTGCCACGAAAGATCGCGGCTCGGATAGAAGTGCATCTGGTCAATCAGCTGAAAGTGCGCTGTCAGCTGCGCCTGCGCCATCTCGTGGATCTTCTTGACGTCGTCCGTCTGCAAAATTTTCCAGAATGCAAGCGCATTCGTTCGGCTGGCATCCATGAACTTCTCGACATGCTCAGCCGGAAACGGCATGTCAAACGGTGCGTAGTAACGAAGAGGGTCCGGGTGGTGGTATACGAATGGCCTCTTTAAAACACCCCCGCCGTCCTGAGCGATAGCTTGGACGGCGGAGAGAGCAACAGCGATTACAACAGCTTTCATCTTTCGTTAAGAATACCGCGGTTGTAGAGCCACTCGGGTGGAGGGAGAGTGGCAGGAGGAGGGTTATACGCCGGCAATCCAGGCTCCTCAGTGAATGGCTCTCCATCATCGTTGTATCCTCGCTTGTACCACGCAGATAGGATTTCAAATATCTTCGACTTTTTTTGGTATTCGGCGTCGTACGCCTGCCTCTCTGCAGAGGCGTCAACATACCAGTTTTCGATCTTAAGGAAGCCGTCCATGCCATTCGTGAAACCGTGCCGCGCGTTGTACTGATCGAAGCTTTCGACGTACATCGTCTGTCGGTACTTCGGCTCCCAGGCGTTGACGTTAGTTCCTGCCGCCATAAGTTGGACGATCCAGCGCGACCGCGTTTCGTTCTCGTAGTAGACCTGGCCGAGGTAGACGTTGTAGTGCTTTGTGATGATCGGGTTCGGCGTCCATTGGTCCATGAACCACTCTGGAACGTCGGTGGCGTGAGGGCTGATCAAGGTCACGTTTCCTGATCCGTCGCGGACGTACATTTCGGCATATCCGATCGTACCTCCTGTTCCCGTGGTGTTTGTTTTAGCGTAGATCTGGGCGTATACGCTAGAGCTTGATGGATCTACCGCGGCGTAAGCTCTTACCCTGACTGACCCTCCTGCCGCAGCATCCACATAAACGTACCCGGGAGACCCCGCAGCTCCACTCCCGTTTTGCACTCCAGGTCTTCCTGGCTTTAAAGTGACGTCACCGCCGCTACCTGCTCCTCCGTTGTTTGGTCCTCCGTTACCGCCGGTTCCAGCAGTCAGCGCGACGCTTCCTCCGTTTCCTCCCATGCCCCCAGATTGCGCCGTCTGCGACGACCCGCTACCTCCAGATCCCGCAGTTGCAATAAATGATCCGCCGTTTCCTCCCCAGCGACCAGAGGTAAACGATCCCGCTATTAGCCCGTCACCGTTTGCTCCAGTTCCGGCGTAGTTTGTCATGCTAGTTCCTACTGCACCTATTGAGTCCACCACAAACGCCCCACCTGGGGTAGCGTACAGCGTCGCGTTTGTCGCGGCTTTCGTGTTAATCACGCTTTGAAGGTTGTTTGACGCCGTAATCATTTGATTCGACGTTGTCGTGATTGAGGTCTGCAGAGCGTTGGATGTGGTAATTCCGACCGAGTTAAGCGCATTGGACGTGGTAGTGATCGCCGTCTGGAGAGCGTTGGATGCAGTCGTGATTGAAGTTTGCAGCGAATTTGACGACAGGACAAGAGAGTTGGATGTTGTGGTTATCTGTCCTTGAAGGGCGTTCGATGACGTGGTAACTTGGCCGATTGGATTCAGCCCGTAAAGGTTGATGCCGTCAATCAACCAATTTACGACGTTCGTTTTTGTCGCGGGATTCCGCTCTCCTCCGAGCGGAAGTATGACCGGTGTGCCGGCATAACAAGATCCAGCGATAAACAATGTTGCGAGTGTTGCGTTTAACTTCATAAAACTAAGATGACACGGGCTGCTGCGCTACCCTGAAAGGTTCGATGGTGTTGAAAGGGTCTCCTAGGTCGTCGACCCCTATGTGAAGGTAGTTGCTTTCACCTGGAACGGCGAAGCACTGTCGGATCAAATTCTGAATTTTAAGCGCATCGGTTGTCGCGTGCAAGACAGGAGCATCAATAACGCAGTCAGTTGGGGTGCCGTCGTCTGCGACCCCAAGCACTCTGAGGTATAGGCCATTAGGAGATACGAAAAACAACCTCAGGTCATCCAGGATGATTTTGCTGCTGAAATCAGTGTTGTCGACCACTTCATCAACAATCTCTCCACTCGGGTCAACGTAGATGTTCCTGGTGAATGCCCCGTTTGGGCTCGAGAAAAGATACTTGAGTGAATCTCCAACGTTGGAGACCGTGGCGACAGGCGGGTTACTCGGAGGATTCCCAGCTGTTTGCCTTCCCGGTTCCGCAATGGGCGTAGTGAACAGCATCACGATCGCTGCTCTCACTCCGAAATTGTGCCCGCCTATAACTGCTTGCATGGCGTAACTACCAAAAAGGCCCGGAGCTTTCGCTCCGGGCCTTTCTCTTTTTGAAACAAGCAGTGGATTATGCTGCTCGGCAAAATTAAAAGGCGCGATGGGATGACTCACCGCGCCTTCAGCGATAAATGTTATCGTTTCGGGCGAAGCCCTACCACAGCTAACCGTAGTCCCACTTAAACGGGCGGGCTGCGCCCAGTATATGGTCACCCGCTGGCGTGATTACCAGCTTAAAATTCAAAAGATGTTGAATTGTCGCCACAGGTTTTGTTGACCGCCGCTGACGACAATAAGAACACCATTTTACTGCGGCTTTCTGGCAAACTGAGCTGGCGTGAATCGCACACGCGACGGGAAAGTGGGATCGTAGAATCCGACCTGGCCGCTTCCAGTTAGGTGCGAGAACTTCATCGGTCTCCACATTCCGCCGCGGAACTGGATCTCGATGTCATCGCCTTTGTTCATGCTGTAAAAACCAGAATTGTACGCAGAATCTTTGCGCACGTTGTTGCGATCATTTTTCGCTCTGACGTACTTGCTTATGAGATCTGCAGCGCCAGACCGCGCAGTCTGCTGATCGGCAGCGCTTGCTGTTCCGATCTTTTTGGCCATGCGTTCAGGAACGTTCCAGACCTTTCCGTCGTCTGACATGATGATCAGCACGCGTTGGCCTGGAACTTGGAGACCGTAAGCTTTAACCAGCGGGTTTCTCGACCCGGTGCGCCTGAGCTTAGTATCGGTGACAGTGCCACGGATCGTCTCACCGCGCCCGTTAAACTCTATTCGATCTCCAATATTCATGATTTAACTATGCCATTTGGCGTTTTGCGAATCCCGCCATCACTGACATTGGGCAGCGCCCCGTCAGCGGGAGGTTAATCACTCTCTTGGTGACGTTTGATGTCAAGCGAAGTAAACCTTCGTGGATCACCTCGAGGCTGAAATTCGTCATCGGCTCTTCGATTGAAGTCCCTTCCTGCATGACGCTTACCGCAGCCTCAAGCTCGGATAAGTCAATTTTAGGAACAGTATTCATACCGCTAATATAGCGCGAACGCGCAGAGTGTAAACGCTTTTTGTTAACCATATGCGATTATTCCTGCATCCAAGCGGCGTCGGCGTGGTCCTGGGCGGTAAGAGTGCGAAAATGAACCCACTTTCCATTGACAAGCTGCTCAACAGCAGTATCTGTTTTCTCCATTCCAGCGGCAGCTTCGTCAACCGTGGAGTATTCGTTGTGAGAAGGAATGTAGCGGAACAGGTTTCTCGCGCTTTCGTTGCCGCTCTTTCTGATCAGCTCGCCGCCAGTAATGTTTCCTCCGTTGTCTCGCGTTACGCGAACAGTCTCACCAGTGGATTTGAGAGCAGCCACAGGATCAGCATAACCAGTGATATTGCAAAGCTGAACCACGTTGTAGAAGCTTTCGTTATCGATGTTGTCTCTGGTAACTGTTTCGTTCGTAATCATGGTAGAACTATATCACGAAACGGAAATTTGTAAACATTTATTTGCAACTATTTTTTGTTCTACCAACTCATGATCTTGCTGACCACGTTTTTCAAGAATGAACCGCGCGAAGAAGAGCTGGTGCACTGCATCAAGCACAATCTTGACCAGCCATTTTTCAGCCGCGTCTTTATTTTCTGCGAGAGGGGGTACCTCCCACCTATTGAGCACCCGAAGCTGGAGTTTGTTAGCGTCAGTGACCGTCCCACATACGGAGCCTACTTCGAATTCGCCAATAAGTCATTGCTCGGAGAGTTCGTCGTGGTTTCAAATACAGACATCAAGTACGACAGCACAATGGAGCTGCTAGCGTCGCTTCCTCCGAGCCGCTGGGACAACCATCTGTTTTGCATCACTCGTGTAAATGAAGATGGCCAGCTTCAAAATCAGTGGTCGCAAGACACGTGGGTGTTCAAAGCTCCCATCTGCAAAATGCAAGATGACATCATACTTGGAATTGACGGATGCGACACCTATCTGGCGCAAAAAGCCGTAGAAGCAGGTTTAACCGTGAGCAACCCTTGCCACTCTGTTAGGTGTCATCACTACCATCGCAGCGGAGGACGCCGCGCAAGGCTAAATGGATCGTGCTACTGGAGTGCGCCTGGGTACACCGGCCACGCAATCCCGTTTTCAACCCTGTGAAGTCGGTCATTTCATACAGCCTGTGGGGAAGCGCGCCAATGTACACCGTTGGCGCGCTTAAAAACGCAGAGCTGGCAAAGAGCGTCTATCCAAATTTTGTCTGCCGGTTTTACGTCGATTCAACTGTGCCTGAGTGCGTTGTGAAGGCACTCTCCGACTCTGGAGCAGAGATCATCATTAAGCCAGACAACGTGGACTGCTCAGGGATGCGCTGGCGCTTCGAGCCTTTGTTTGATCCGTCAGTCAGCGTGGCGATAGTACGCGACGCTGACGCTCGCTTGACAAAAAGAGAGGCTGAAGCTGTGCGCGAGTGGCTGGCGTCTGGAAAGACTTACCACGTCATGCGAGACCACCCAAACCACGTTCAGCACATCATGGCTGGGATGTGGGGTGCTTTGTGCAACCGCATTCCAGAGTTTGAGCAGAGGCTTAAAGATTGGAAGCAAGACGCATTTTGGGGAGACTTCAACTTCCTTGACACCTTCTGGGAAAGCCACTTCAAAAATGACCACTTTGCCCACGACACATTCAACCGTGCCAACGGGAAACCCATACCAGGGCCTGATCCAGAACGGGGGTGGTTCGTCGGCAATAAGTTCCAGGCTGACGACACCCCGGTTTACTTCTGGTGATCTGCGGTCGTGAAGAAAACAACAGTGAAGTTGTCCTCACCCTGAGTGATGTACTCAAGCGCGAATGGGGCTCCTCCAGATTGGAAGACGCGCTCGAAACCTTGGCCGGCTTCAGCGCGATCGCTGCGGGCTTCGAGCTGGTCAAGCATCTCCATCATGTCCGCTCCCTGAAGCTCGTTGCTGGTGACGACTTGAATGCCTCCGCCAAGCAAGCGCTTTGCGCTGGTTGCCGCGGAGATCATCTCGCGAACGTGCTCAGGGTCGTACCCTCCAGATCTCAGCTCCTGGATAAAGGCGTCGATCTCAATTCCGCTTTTCCCGTTTTCGTCTCCAATCAATTCCTCAACCAGTTTGCTTGCGAGAGACTCATTATTCATGCCATAACTATCTTGGGAACCTTCTTTAGAAATAATCCGTGTTTGTCCACCGTCGGCCCATGCCCACACTTTGTGCTTTGATGGATTAAACCCTCGCCGCGCCAGAAAGTCTTCAACTTCCTCCATCTGCTCCTTAGACGGCTCGTCGCTCCACACGACAACATCGGGTCTGTTGGGGTTGTAGCGGAATCGTCCAGTAGCTCCAAGTGCTTTTCCAACATCGCTGTGGTCATACGAATGGTCGTCAACCTGCTCCGCTGTAATGGCGTGAACGACCATTCCTCCTCCTGAGAACATTCCAATGTATCCCAAGGACTCTTTTATTGCATGCTGAACCTTCTGGCCACCATCCTTGTTGCAGAAACCATGCTTACGGCTCTTTTGATTGGTGATGGCTGCAACCATGTCAATGTAGGCCTTGGGCTTCCTAGGACCCAATCCTCCATTCCTGGAGTTGAGCTTAGAGAAGGTCCGAGCTTCTGGAGGTAGTCCAAGCTTTGAAGTGTCGTCGCACCCTTCTCGAACCAAGCCGATGAAAGTCACCTTCACAGACGGGTTATCTTCTGCGAATTGGTCAAGAACTGCCCGCTGCCGGTGCGAGATTTGTGAGCTCTGAACAAATACCTCGTCTTTGCTCGGATCTCCAACTGCCCACCTAATCCACCCATCTCGCAAATAGGAATCGATGTCCCTCCCAGTGACGGCCGCGAAGACGTCGTGGTAGTTTCCGTACAGACCCGCATCCTCAATCTCAGCGGCGAGTTCGGGGTTCTTGTCAAGAGCGTCCCAGACGGCTTCTCCAGAATACACGACTCCGCTAGGGTCGATCATCGCGGGACTCTTCATAAGAGGTCCCCTTAAGGCACGCAAGCTGCGCATATGCTAACTAGCGCTTCCGACGAAGCTTGCCTCCGGGTCCGTACTCGAAGCGGTAGTCAGAGTGTTCTGGGTGAAGGATGGTATTTTCGCGATTTTCTTCTGCGAAGGCATCGACGTCTGTGTTGTGCAGCTTTGCAGCTTCTTCGTTGTCGACAAAACGACCTTTGTTGGTGAACCAGCCGTGGTGCGCCCACTCAAAGTTGACCTGGAGTTTGGCAAAACCTTCTGGGTCTGTCTGCTCAAGAAAGTCCCAGTATCCTTCAGAAAGGGTTGCGTGGATGTCAGACGGCCTTCCAAGCAGGGTAACTCCGGCCATCTGGGTCGCTACGGCGATAACGCGCTCAGGACCTTGAGATACCTGGACTGCGCATGGCTCGAACAAGCCATCGTCGTTCATCTTAAGGACGCTTCCTTTGTCAGGAACGAGAGCTTCGATTATTGCGCTAGCTGTCATCTATTGCGAACCCGCGTACTCAGCCATTTTCTTGTCCATTGCCGCCTGAATGGATCTCCGTCCAAGAAGTCTGCTAATGGATGCCGTTTCACGCTCTAATTACACCGCGTGCTCTTCGGCCCATCTCTCCAAGCGGTGCCACTGGATGTGCGCGGCCCAGCACGGAACATTCGGAACGTCGATCTGAAACCCTTCTATTCCGCGCACTCCTTTTTCGTTGAAGGTGGAATTGGCGTACCAGTAAGCGCCGTTGCACGCGTCATCAGATCTGACAACAATAACGTCGCCCTTCTGAATATCTGCGAATGGCTTGTCTAAGTGGGTCTCGATGGTGACTGAGTCATGGATGATGTGCTTGAGGCGGTAGATGTCCACCCTCCGCTTTTGCTCCTCAGGCTTTGGAGCGGCCTTAAGCTTGCAAGCGAGCGTAGCGGGGAAGGCAATCAGAGCGCCTCCAACCGCAGCCAGAGATGAAATAGCTTCGCGTCGAGAGATATTCATACGGGATAGAACACGAAAATGATAACAAAAAAGGCCCTCGTTTCCGAGGGCCTGTGAATTGTTATCGGCTATTCTGCGGCGCTTAACCGATCACGGTGCCGAAGCTCGAGGGACTGTTGCGGATGATACCGCGGCAGTACATCTTCGAATTCACGACTTTCTTCGCGAACGAGGTCGCAAAGCCACGTTGGTGGATGAAGTCGGGCAACTGGATGTCGGGCGTGGTGTACAGCTTCTGGTATTCAGCCAGAACGTAGCCGGTGGTCAGGAACTGATCGCCCTTGTGACCAACGAGGAATTCGTTGTTCGGGAAGTGCGGGTCAGCGAACACTTTCTTGTTGCCGAGGTCACCCAGGTAGGTGATGCCCTGCATGTTCGTGCGATTGTTCTTGGGCACGAACTGAGGAAGTGTCACAACCACGGTCGCAGCTTGCAAACCGCAGATGATCCAGTTACCAGCGACCATGTTGGTCGAGCTGTAGATGAAGTTCGAGGCAGTCTCGAAGGCGTCGATGATGCTGAACTTGTGGGTCTGGTAGTTGACGTTAGCCGGAGGCGTGGCGTCCCAGACAACGAAACCGGCATCAGCGCGGGCGCGGATGTCAGCGATGACCTGGCGATGCTTCTGGTATTGCAGCGCGTTGGTCAGGGCGTTCAGCAAGACCGGTTCGGCCTTGATGTTGTACATCGCCTGAAGGTTCTGATCGGCTTCCTCGGTCCAGGTGGCTTTGAGCTTCAAGACCTTCGCAGTCACCGGGGTGCTGGACAGCTTGATGTCATAGTTCTGGATCTTCTGGTTGCCTTCAGAGTTGTACGCGTAGGTCACGTCAACTTCAGTTCCATCGGCCACAGCAGACGTCCTCACGACGAGTTCGCCGGTGACGTAGTTGATGGTCGAAGTCGCGAGGATCTTGCCACTGGCTTGGAAGCCGCCGTTGCCATCGTCAACCGCCACATCGTTACCGACAGTCACCTGGACAGTGCCAGGGCGAATGGGGAACCACTCGAGGTTGTTGGTAGCCGTGTTGGTCTGGATGGTGTTGGACATGACCTCACCGGTGATCAGCTCATCGGCGTCGTCGTAGCGGTCAACAGCACCTTGCAGAGCGCGCCACATGGGAGCGCCAGCAGGAATGCGGCCTTTGCGCTGACCAGTCACGATGTCCATGAACACGATCTGCGAAACGGGGCCAGCCATGGGCTGCAGGGCAACCAACTGGTCGATCACGTCGTTTTCGGACATGTTTGCGATGACCGGGAAGATCCACTTGTCGAACGTGCCGAGGTTCTGCGTGCGGGTGACTTCGTCCATACGGCCGAAGCGCGCGCGGCAGTTTTCCAGCATGATCGCGGCAAGGGGTCTCTTGTATTCGGGCATGTGCTGCACGAACTCTTTCCAGCCTCGGGATTCCCAGAGACCTTTGCTGGAGCTGCCCTCAGGAACTCCGACGGGAGTTTCCGCAAGGCGCCAGCCGAGTTCGAGCACTTCGGTGAAACGGGAGATGCTACCGCCTGGCGTGGCTAAAGTAGGCCTCCCAACAGAATCAAGTATTACCATATACTATTTTCTCAGTGTGTGTTGTTTATGTTGACGCCTTATTGGGCGGTTGTCCGTGACAGGCGCTGAGCAACAGCGACTGACTCAGAAATGGATCGCGCACCTGCGAAAGGTTGCGTGTTGATGTTCTCGTTCGCCGCAGGAGCAGCAGGAGCAGGCGCCGCGGGAGCGGGAGCTGCAGGAGCTGGGGTAGCGGCCGGTGTAGCAGGAGCGGGAGCAGGCGCAGCAGCCGGAGTAGCCGCAGCTGCAGGAGCAGCGGGCTTCGAAATGCTCTCACGGATGGCGACGATGTGCTTGAGGCGGGTCGCTTCAGAGAGGGCTTTCTTAATCTCAGGGGTTTTGGCCTGTTCAGCGAATTCGAGCTGAATAACGCGCCGAGCAAGGGGAACGGTATCGGTGTGATAGCGCTCAGTCAGCTTGTCCAAGGCGATAGTTGCCACATCGTAGCGCTGTTCAAGGACGGCCAGCCTGGACTCAAGCTGCTCGCATTTGTTGCGCCAGAATTTACCGCGGGTAACAGCAGCTGAGACCAGCTGCTTTTGACCGGCGATCGTGTTAATAGCTTCACCGAGACGGGTGCGGAACTTATCAGCCGCTGCAACAACTGCAGAGGTAACCTGAAGGAGTTTGCTCCGGTCTTCAGAGAGCTTCGTGGCTTGAACAGAGGGAGCTTTCGCCGCCTGCGTCCAAGTCTGTTCCAAGGCAGAAATATCGGTGTGGAGCTGCTGAGCTTCCCACGACCTCTTCGCATCTTCAGAAAGATAGTTGGCTACCTCCTGGTGAAGCGAGTTCATTTCGGCCAGCCCACCAGCGAAACGGGCGGGATCCATCTTCGAGCAATCGACTGCTCGGAGCGCCGCTAAGCGCTGCTTTATTGACTCACTCATGACTTTTTTGGTCTGATTTACTTGGGTGTTTTGGCTAGCCGATGGGCTAGAAGAGGGCTTCGACTCCCTCAAACTTGGTGCTGCAGGAGGAGCCACGGGAGCCGTGGATTCAGAGGTAGGTTTCGAGTGAGCATTGAAGATGGCCTTCACAAAGCTCGGTTTCAGCACGACGTCCCATCCTTCGCAGACATAATCTTCTTGAACCTCGTCGACGCCGTCAGTCCCGCGAACCAAGGATCCAAACCCGCGGCTTGACACCGTCGGATTCCATCCACCCTCGATCAGAGCAATAAGGCGTTGTCCCTCAGGGGTACCGAGCACTGTAATCTCACCGACAACTTCACCTTTTTCATTCAGTGAAACCTGCGTGGTGGAGATAGCGATGGGGCTGAGAAGGTCGACGTGTCCGTCTTTCGGGTGTTCAAGCAAACCGAAAGCGGCATTAGCAGAGATGGCGGACTGAAGCGTGGATCCAGTGGCGAGATTCTTTTCCCACACTTTGCGCGAATATCGGCGATTGTTTCCGTTCAGCGTATCGCACAGTGAGAAAAGACCCGGAATTCTGGTAAGCTGCTTACCCGAGGGGGTACTTTCTGTTACCATCTTTGAACGATCTGGAACGAACGTACCGAAATTATCCTCAAGCAGCATTTTCGACATGCGATAACTGTTTGTTTACCACGTTCAGCTAAGGGGCACTCCCCATTCACGCCTCAGAGGGTTGATGATCAATCTCTACCGTTATGGCGAGCTAGATGGACGGGCGCAAGCGCGGATTGCTAAACGTAGGCTCTTTCGGGTTCGCGATGTAAACCTCCGCGTGATAGAAGTTCCATGCGTAATCTAGTGCCTTTTCAACGGCTTCCATGTTTGCGCCGCGATCTCTGAACCACGTCCTAGCTTCATCTGGCTCAAGGTCTTCGGTGTGCCCGTTAGACAGCTTGAACGTGAACCACTCCATGAAGGGCTCGCGCTCTATTTCGACGTGGAGCCCCTGAGGGGTAGTTGTCGGGCTTACAATGTAGGTCTTCTCTATCAACCCACAAATCTCCTGAATGCATCGATCACCTTACCAGGCTGGGCCTGAACAGGTGCGGGCATCGGAGCATTCGCGTTAAGGGCTGCGTCTCCAGTTGGAATGGCAGACTGGCTCTCTCCGAGTGACGCGATGGTAGGGATTCCTGGAAGGCTTGCAGGCGCCGATTCGCTGACTGACTTTCCAACCATGGATCTCCAGTTGATAGACTCGACTGGATTTTGAGGAGTGATTACCGCAGGAGCAGGAGCAGAAGGCTGAGGAGCAGGGACTGGAGTCGCAGAAGCCGGAGTCTGAGGCTGCTGACCAAGCACGACGCTGATGGCTGGATCTTGTTTCGGAGGAGGCACCATTGATGGGTCAATGGGCTTCATTGCGTCGGGTGTAACGTCAGGGGCTACGAGCGCGGAGGATGGGTTAATGAGGTCTCCAGGATCGTTGTCGCTGCTGTTATCCTGGGTGCTCTGATTAGGGCTTCCGACTTCAACCTCAAGTTCAATCTCGCGGGCATCTTTAGGAATAATCGGCTCGTCATTTCCATCTTCACCAATGACCTTGCCAGCGTTACCAGCTGGTTTGCGTCGGCGAAAGCTGAAGCGCTTGCTAGACGCGACTCCGATAGGAGGTCCGTCAACAGCTGGAACTCCGCTTGCCGATGTCATTTCTCCGATTATTCTAGAAACGTTATTCACAGCCTAGCTACAGGACAGCGGTCAGTTCTACACTCCATGACCAGTGCAAAGTCAGCCATCGCCGTTTTAACATATAACCGCGTCGAATCACTCGCAACCTGCCTAAAAGGCCTCAAAGACCACTGCGGAAAAACACCCGTGGCCGTCTTTGAGGACTGCGGTGGAATGGATGAGACCGAGTCGCTGCTGACTCGCGGTTCAAAGGTCAAGTCAGGATTTGCTGACTCCATCGAAAGTGATCAGTACACAGGGTGGCTTCCGAACATTTCAGTTTTCATGGGAAGGAGAAACCTCGGTGTGGCAGCTCAGTCCAACAAAGCGATTGCGTGGATGCGCCATATTAGAGCGGATCACCTCGTGATAATAAACGATGACATCGAGGTTCGTGGTCCTTTCGAGGATTTCTATCGAAAAGCACACGCTGACCTTGGAATTGGAATGTTTTGCTTTTGCGACTTCACGTCTGACTCATATCGATGGAGATCTGCGAGGTCGAATGGGTACACTGTCAAGATACTTTCTCGAATGACCGGAATCGCCATCTCAATCACGCGCGACCTGGTTGACCGAATCGGCTACTTTGACACCCGCTTCGGTAAGTTTGGAGAAGAGCACTGCGACTACACTCACCGCGCTCGCATGGCAGGTTTGCTGAAGTTTGAAGGATCAGACGTGCTGTGTGTCGATGTCGACCATAAATTTCTTGCGCACCAAGAAGTCGAAACGTCTCTCCAAGGACCTGAACGAGGCCGCGCCGACGCCATTGCGTCAATGGTGATGTCTCAAGTAGGTCCTCTCTACGCGACTACTAATCCTTACCGTAAATTTAGCTTAGAGACACCTCTAGTCGCGGGTGGAAGAGATGGTGAGGGAATCAGCACGACGGCGCTTAACCGCTACACATTCGTTCCAGCCGTGTAACCTGGCTGGATCTGGTAGGTTTCAATAATACCACGCACCTTGTCGGCGTGGTACTCCGTCAGCTTCATCTCAGCGGGGTGGTCAACGTTCTTCTGGTCGCTTCCGCGCATAATGTGTGATGCATCCCAGATGTTTCTTCCGTGGTAAGTCCTGACGTACTGAAGTGGGTCTGTGAACGGGTTTAGAATGGAGTTATCAATTGCGATAATTCTGCTAAAGCTCTTTACAAAAGCGGTGTCCTCTGCTCGTTCAAGCTTTAGATAGCGGTGAGCCACTGACCTGTGGAATAGCACCGACATGTGCTGACCTCCTTCCATCTTGTCATAAAACGCCGAGCCGGTGACCAGGTTCAACCTGATCTGCCAGAGATAGGTCACCAGAGCGTCATGCCTGGCTTCCTTCATCTGCTGGGCAATGCGCGTAGGGTGGTGCCAGTCGTCGTCATCCCACTGCACGCACCATTCTCCGCTGGCGGCGTCGATGCTCATGTTTCTCAAATCGCCAAGAGAAACATCAGGTCCTTTTGTCGTCATCACTTCGACAACGCGTGGATCTCCTGTTGATAGAGGGGTGTCCCCGTGATTGATAATCACCAGCTGCTTGTTGTGCCACGTCTGATCGAGAAAGCAGCGAATGGCGACGCGGGCCAACGGCAACCGTTCTGGGCATTTTCCGGTCAGCATCAAGCAAGACACGAGAGGCTCGCAAATTGAAGTTCCTGCGTCCATGATGGACGTTCTTATCGAGGCCCACTTTTTAAGCGCAGCCTCTTTAAACTGCAAATCCAGCGGGTTCGACGCCGACCCATCGTGAATGTTATAGTTGTAGACCACTGTTCCAGGACAGGCCTTCATGTTGATCTCGCGCTTAAACCACGACATCCACAAAGCAGCTTCTTCGTTGATCTCTAAGTCTTCGCGAAACAGAGCTCCGTTTCCTGGAATGAGGCTGTGGTGGAACATTACCGCGCCACATTTGATGTTCCCTCGGACCTGATTTTCAGGAGCGGCGATGACGAGTTCGTTTCCTTTGAAATAGTCGCCAAAGACCGCAAGGCTTCCAGAGTCTACCATCGCGCGAAGCAGAGTGCCGTGGTCCTCAGACAGCGTGTCGTCAGCGTCAACCATGCAGATGGCAGGAAACTCTCTGGTCGAGTCGCCCATGGCCATGCTGATGGCCTTGTTTCTTGCCGCGCCAACGCTGCGAGATTTTGGAAAGCGTTTTATAGTCAGGGATGGAAATTGGCCATTAAGCTCAGAAACGAGAGCGTACGTGTGATCCGTGCTGGAGTCATCAGCCACCAGGACTTTCCACCCGCTCTTTAAATGACGCATGGCGCGTTTTACGCTCAGGAGGCAATCGGTTATCCAGGGGCCAGCGTTGTGAGCCGTAATGACAATCTGGAGGCCAGGAAGGCCATCCAGGGAGAATTCAGACCAGACGCCTCGTCCCATTTCTTCCCTCTTTTCAGGCGTCGGCTCCACGCGGACAGGAGGGTTCAGGCGATGAGTGTCTGCCTGTCGAACCATCATGTCACATATCTTCTGAGAAACAATGCCGTCCTGCTGAAGCCCGTTCGCCTGCTGGAACCTCATTACTGCCGCTTTTGTCCGCTGGCAGTAGTGTCCCGACACTGGGACCCTTTCACCTATGAGGTTAAGGCACTGTTGCAGCTGACGTACACTTTCTCCAGAATCTCCAAGTCTCATTTTGCTTCAACTCCAAGTATGGCAACTTCGATGTTTCCGACCGTGTTCACGGACAGCTCGCGAAGCTTGTACTTGCTGTTGATGCTCGCTAGGAGTCTTTTAAACGACAGGTCGATTCCACTCCAACCGATCCAGGTGTTGTGATGCGCGCTCGGTCGAACAAGAGTCACCGTTGACCCTGGCATAATTCGGTCCACAACCACGCTAGTTCCGAGGAACCAATCCTCTCCAAATCCGTAGTCCCAAAAAACAGTAACGTCGTCGAAAAAAGACGAGAACGCCCCTGGTATTGAAACTACCTCTATTGGTGTGAGCTCTCTGTTAAATATGCACGCACCATGAATTCCTTCAACCCACGACTGGGTCTTAAGAGTCATTGAAAATCCTTCTCCAGGGTTGATGTCAGATGGAGGATTGACAAGCAGTCTGCTGAGTGCGTTTGAAAGCGCGAACGGATAGGTTTTCCAGAAGCACGAAAGCAACCTGCCTTGCCGCGCTATTTGAGGAGTTCTTGGCGCGAAAGCGAGATTTAGATCTGACAGGGCGTCGTCGCTGATGTCTTGACGGTTTCCCATCGCAACCTGGCAGCGACGCGCCATGTCAGGATCTGAAAATACAGACAGTCCAGAGTATTCGCGAGCGGCATCCGCTATGCTAACTGCGACGCGCTCTAAAAAGAGATCTTTCACTCTCCTCCTCGCTGGATAAAGCCGACGGCCAGTTTCGCAGCATCAGCGGGCATCATCTTAACGTCTGCCCACACCTTGATCACGTACCAATTGCACCTGTAAACCAGTGACACAATCCAGAGCTGCGTCACGATTATGCAAGCAACGGCCACCGCAAGGCTAGACCACTTCGCGCCGCAGATCATGAGCACGAAGGCTGTGATGACCGCGAGCGATATGATCGCCGCAAGGACCGCGTCTATCGGCTTGAAGAATCCGACCTCTCTTAGGGCTGTCTCAGATTTCATTTGAATGTGGCAGTTGCGTGTAGGTTGATCAGTTCAGCGGCGTCCTTTGCAGGAGTGGCGCTTGGAAGATAATACCCATTCTTGCGCTTTTCAAGGCGCCCGATAATGGTGGCAGGAGGGTTGCAGAATCGAAGCTGCATAGGTTCTCCGCTGACGCGATGGAACCAAAAGATGTATTTGACCTTCTTGCTTGGAGGGAGCTCCTTGTGCCTGAAATAAGGTTCGTTCGCGTATTTGACCTGACGAAAATTCTCTGAGAGGAAATTAAAGATTTCGTCGTCGCGCTCGCTGGAGAGGGGAGCGCCGTCGTCTTTGATGGACGAGATGTCAGGAGCAGGAATGCTGCTCTGCTCTTCTTGGAGCTTGGGCTGTTGTCTCGCAACCAGGATAGGGATTCGCGTTTGCTTTGTGCCAAGAAGCTTTGGCGACAGCGTGATCTCTCCGAGACCCACGTTAGCCGCTTCAGTCTTGCACGACTCAAGCATTCCGCACGTACTGCATATTTTGTGGCCGCGCTGGTAGAGGACTCCGTAGCACGAGAGGATGCTACCTTTCGCATCGGGAGCTTTTGCTCCGACAGTCGCCAGCATCTCTCGAACGTCAGCGTTCACCTTCTCAAACTGATCGCGTGCGGCGATCGTGAGCAGTCGGCGAATCACTAGCTTGTCAATCGAGCGAGGAATCTGAACGCCAAACAGCTCAGAGAGCTGAGAAATTGCCACGTTGTATTTGATGGCGTCTGGTGACGCTTGAGATTGTTGCATAAACTCGCTAACCTTTGTTTTAATTGACTCTTGGATCTTGGTGAACTGGTCAATTCCAATACCGAGACCATCAGCCATGTGCTGATACCTGACTTTGATTTTAACAGAACTCGGTTTCTTCCCCATGTGCGACTCAACCATGGCAAATGTCAGCGCTTCTGGGTTGGGCTCAATCATTTGGCGCATGACAAGCTTTTCGATCGGACTAAGGATCTGCTCTATCTCTTCCAGAAGATCGCTATCTCCGACTCCTCCGCCTCCAGAGAAGCTCTCGATGTCGCTGTCGCTTATCTGCAGGTGTGAATCAGGGTCATCAAGGCTGATCTCTACTGGTTTTCCTGACTCAGCATGGCTGTCTGGATTAAAGTTGAAGCGGTCTTCTTTAGGAGGAGGTCGGTGACCCGTGCGTTTTACCGTGAACCTGTGTCGGTGAACCAACCCCTTGATGTGGTTGTTCACCGCTGTCTTGAAAAATTTGAAGAATTCGACGCGGTTTGGAAGGCGGCTGAGATGGCCTTTGTCGATGATCTCTGCGAGCTTGAACCGTCCCTCAGCGACGAGGTCTTCGAAGTGGAGCTGAGGACAGCTCGTATCGGTGTATCTCGTCGCGATAGACGTGATGACGTGATTGATGTCTTCCATCATCTCATCTAAGACTGGGGGACGATGGTGGGGGTCCTTGAATACGAGGAAGAGCGAGCTACCTGGACGCGGGGTTAGCAACTCCGTAATAGTTTGGGCCATATAGGACGAAAATTTGACGAAAATTTTGTTTGACCAACATGGACAATCTAACCGTACGTGAATATAAAGTAAACACTTTTTTGCAAAAAAGTGTAAATTTATTTCGGTGATGGCAGGCGCATCAATCCTCGTACACCTGAAATTCTCCAGAGCGGTCAGGATTCAAAGTTTCGACCATGGATTCATAAGCTTCCTGCGCTGTGCGCGGAGTTCTCTTTCGATTCTTCGCGACGGCGGCGATAGAGTCAGGATCTTTATCCGTGGCTTCTACCTCCCGGAAGGTATTGTAGTCTTCTTTGAGCTGGGCAATCTGGGCAATCGTGGGGATCTTGAACCTCATCCCGCCGCGAGTAACAATGAGTCGGCGCAGTTGGTCCCACGTTAGGATATTGAGAAGGTCTGGGAGGTGGGTGTAGCTGAACCGGTGGCGGAACAAGTCCTGCTCTGTGAAAGGAACATAGACCTGATCGTACATGACGTCGCGTAGAGACACAAGCGACCAGGTGTAGAAAAACTTGGCTAAATCGATAGGAATTCCGTATGCGTAAGCGCAGCCCTTTATGGCCGATTGCTTGTCGTGGGTGTCAGAGATGATGCATTCGGTCAGGAAGTGCAGCGATCCGATCTCTTCAGGAGAGCCCCATCTCGACGTAATTTCTGACAGGCGGTTGCGCACCTGCCTTGCCGCGTCGTGCTTGTCAACCTCATGTTCCTCGAACCCGTAGAACTTCTCAAGGTTGTCACCAGTGACGTGGAAGCGCTTGCGGTACTGAGACACCTTTACCACTTCAGACCTGAACGCGTTCTTGGCACACTTCGAGAACCAGGTGAAGAGCTTTCCTTTCTTTGGCTTCCAGCGCAGAAGCCACTTGACCACCTTTTCTTGCGCCGCGGCGACGAGAATTGGAAGGTCAACAGTGCGGTGAAAGTCTTCGTACTGAGCCAGCCGTTCGAACATCGCCGTAGATTCGATGATGATGTACTCGAGGAGCTCAGACGCCTCACGGTGTCGGCCCTTGCTATTGAGCTCCTTCCATCTGATGGCGTACTCAGTCAGCTTTGTAGCCGGAAAGATGTGCTCATTCTTCGGAGTCTCTTCTGGTTTTGCTGGTGCTTTTAGTTGAACGTTTGGCACTCTAGATAGAACCGCAAACAAAAAGAGCCTGGGAACTAGTCCCAGGCTCTCGGCATTGGAGGGGTGTGGTTTTAAGGGAAATTTTAACCAATCACTTGGTTGTATTCCTGGAGAAGGTCGTTCAGCTTCTTGCGACGGCTTTCGGCACCGGGCTTGCTGTCGACTTCAGCGATCTGCAGCGCACTGACAAGCAGAGCGACGACGCTGATGTTCTGGTTGATGGACGGTTTGGTTTTGGCGTCGCCAGCGGGAGCTTCAGCAGGAGCTTCCGAGGTTTCGGCTTCGGCGACCGGAGCAGAACTTTCGGAGGTTTCAGCAGGTGCTTCAGCGGCGGGTGCTTCGGCGCCAGGAGCAACGGTGTTCCGTCTCCGACT